GCACCCGTCGTGAGGGCCGGTCCTCCTCCCCCGGGGGCGTCTTGCAAGGGGGGGGGGCTTTGCGGCGTCGGTCGCGGGCGCGAGGAGGCGAGAGGCGGCGGGGGGAGAGGAGGCCGGCAGGAGGCGGCAGAGGAGGCGAGAGGAGGCGGTCGGCGGAGGAGGCGGCAGGAGGCGGCAGAGGAGGCCGGAGGGCGTGGGCTGCCCTGGCCCCCCGTCGCGCCGCTCTCTCTCCCCTTTTCCCGCTCTCTCTCCCCTTTTCCCGCCCGCCTGCCCTTCGGTCCCCGCTCCCTCTCCGCCCGGGCCCCTTCTCGCCCCCGTCCCTCCCGGCGCGCGCTCCTCCGCCGGCGCCCCGCCCGGCTCCCCGGCGTTTCTCCTTTTCTCCGCCGCCTCCGCCCACCCGCCCTTTCTTGACATCCACCTCCCCCCCCTTCCCCTCCTCCCGCTCATCCCGCTCATCCCGCTTGCGCTTTTTTCCCCCCTCTCCTCCCGGGTGCGCGCCGTTGGCCTTCTTTCCCCCTACCCCCTCCCGCCCCACTTCCTTCCCCCTTTCGCCTTCTCCCTTCCCTCTCCTCCTCCCTCTCCTTCCTCCTCCTGCCTCCTCTCCGAACATCTGTCTCCCTTCTCCTCCTCCCTTCTCTGTCTCGACTCTGAGTCTGTCCTCTCCTCCCCTCTTCGTTCCGCACCCCTCTCTCCGCTCTTTCCCTCTCCGCTCTTCTCCTCTCCTCTCTGTCCCGAAAATAGGTCTCCGCTCTTCTCCTCTCCTCTCCGTCCCGAAAATAGGTCTCCGCTCTTCTCCTCTCCTCTCCGCCCCGATAATGGGTCTCCTCTCTCCTCCTCTCCTCTCTCCTCCCTCCTCCTGCCTCTGCTCCGCCGTCCGCTCTCCTCTCTCGCCTCCCGCTCTCCGCGCTTCTTCTGCCTCTGCTCCGTCTCCCGCCCTCCGCCCCTCTCCTCTCCTCGCCTCGCCCTTCCTCCTTCTCTCTCCGCTCCTCTTCTCCTTCTCCGTCCTCTCATCCACTCGCCCGGCCTCCGGTGATTCCATCTTACCCTCTTCATCGCACGGACTATAAGACGGCAGCACCGGCGGCCGGTCTCCCCGTCCCTCCCTCTCCTCTCCCGTCTCCGCCGTCTCGGTCGCCTCCTCCGCCCTCCCTCTCTCACTCCCCTACCCCGCATCACGTCTTCCCCCGCGACACGGAGCACGAGAGAAAGAGAGGAAGGCGGCCCCGGCCCCGTCCTCCCCGCCTCTCTTTCTTGTCCTCGCCGTCTCGTCGACGGACGACGACCGGACTCCTCCACCTGGTCCGGCGCCTGCCGCCGACACGACCGCGGTAAGGAAGCGTCCGGCTGCCGTCCGCCTCCCGTGTCGTCCTCGTCGCCTCCGTCTCTCCTCCGCGTCCCTCTCGCCCCTCCGCGTCTTCGGTCCCCTCGGTCCCCCTCGGCGTCTATATACGCGCGTCCGCTCCTCCCCGTTCCCGCCCCCGCCCCCCAGCGCCCCGTCCCCCGGACAGATCACGCCGGACACCTCGTCTCTCGCCCTCGCCTCTTTATTGTCCTCTCCCACACACGCTCGCTCCCTCTTTATACAGCTCGTCCCCCCGCCCCGGGTCCCGTCCTCCCTCTCCCACCCGGTCCGCGGTCAGTCGCCCCCGCGTCCGGCACGTTCGCCCTTCCCGCCGTCTCGCCCGGCCTCGACCGCGGCCTCGAAGTAGGTCTCCCGGACGGTGCCGCTCCCGCTCCGGCTCCGCGTGGACCTGAGCTCGCGCCCGTCGGCGCCCAGCACGACGTTGCGGCCGACGCCCTCCTCGCTCCCGACCGTGTGCAGCCCGTCGTCTCCCGCGCCGCAGCCGTCCGCGGGCGTCTCGCCGCCGTCCGGTCGCCCCTCGTCCCGCGTCCCGTCCGGCTCCGGCCCTCGGCCCTCGGCGCCGGGGCCCTCCTCTCCGGCTCCCCCGCGCTCCCCCGCCTCGTCCGCCGGCGTCGGAGGCGGCGCGTCCGTCTCCGGCCTCGGACTCGCCCGCGTCGCCTGAGCCGGCACCAGGAGGAGCGACAGCAGGGTGATCGGCTGCGGCGCCAGCGGGAGCGCGGAGTCCACGCCGGGCGGGAGCGGGCGGTACGGCCGCGGCTCGGTCGCGGGCGTCGAGCGTTCGGTCGTCGCCTCCCCCGTCACGGCGGTCGAGGAGTCGGGGACCGTACCGCGCCCCCGCCGCCGTCGTCGTCTCGGTCGCCGGCGGCGCCGCCGCTCTTCCTCCGGACCCGGGCGCTCCGTCGCCTGACCTCGCCGCCGCCGCCCGCCCTCCGGCCGCTGCGGGTGGCGGGGCTCTGCTGCGCCGGCGGTCCGGAGGCCTCGGTCGCGGACCCGCCCTCCTCCCGCCCGTCCGCCGCCGGACTCTCCCCCCCGGGTCGCGGCGTCTCCTACCTCCTCGCGGCCGGCCGCCCCCGGCCTCTCCCCCGGCAGCGCGAAGGTGACCGCGGCCCGCGCCCGCGCGCGAGAGTAGGTCCGGGCGGCCTTGGGGAACGGATCTCCCCCGACGCCGGCGGCCCCGGGCCTCCTCCGTCCCGTCTCTCCGTCCCCTTCCTCGGGCGCCGGCGCGTCTCCCCCATGCTGGCGCTCCCCCTCCTGGTGCTGTTCTCCGCCGTCCTGTCGCTCGTCCTGATGCCCGCCCGTCCGCCGCGCCTCCCGGTCCGCCGCCTCCTGGTCCGCGCGCGGGAGCGCCTGCCGCTCCCCCGGCTGCTCGTCCTGCCGTTCCTGCTCCTGCTGTGGATCCTGCGTCTGGTCTGCACCCGCTCCCCCGTCTGAGCCCGACCCGGCCGGCGGCCGGCGGGACCCGGCGCGGGCGCGGGCCCGGACGACGGCGGGCAGCTGCGGCACGAGCTTGGGCAGACCGAACTCGTCCCCGGTGTCCTCGTCCGACTCGATGGCCCTGACCACCTTGGACAGCTTCTTGGCCTCCCGCGCGGCCTTGGCGAGCTTGAGCGCCTTCTCGCGGGCCTCCTTGGCCTCCCGCGTGGCCCGGTCCCGGGCCTTCCTGGCCTCCCGGGCCTCCCTGGCGGCCTGCTCCGCCTTGACGGCGGCGGACGCGGCGGCGGCGGCGGCCACGGCGGCGGCCGAGACCACGGCGTCGCCCGAGACGTCCTCGCCCTCCGCGTCGTCCGGCCGGAGCCCGGTCCCGCCGTCGTCGCCCGCGGCCTCCCGTCGCTCGACGCCGCCGCGGGCGACGGCCCGGCGCTCAGAGAGTCTGGACCCGGCGCGTCGGGTGACGACGGTCCGCGGGCTCGGTCCCGTCGCTGCGTCGCCGTCCCCTCCTCCCCCGGGCCGCGCCCTCCTGGCCGGGGAGCGCGAGCCGGAGTCCGACGCCTTCCTCTTCCTCCCGATCGAGGACGGCGGCAGGGCCGCCAGCAGGACCCGCGGCGAGGGGAGCGCCCGGGCCCCGGCCTCCTCCCGCCTCGCGGGGCTGGTCGGTGACGGCGACGAAGGTCCCGCGTCCGGAGACGCGGACGCGACGGGTCCCGGCGCCGTCGTCGGCCCTCCACCCGAGCCCGCGGGGCCCGAAGCCCGGGTAGAAGATCCGTCTGCCGTCCCGAGCCACGGCCCACAGGCCCCGGGGGTCTCGGGGACAGGCGCAGAGCCCGCGGTCGTGAGCTCTCTCCTCTCCTCCTCCTCCTCCGGCCCCCTCGCGGCCGACGGTCCGGAGGTCCTCCCGTCCCCGACGGAGGTCGACCCGGTCGCTCCCCGGGTCGGACTCGTACCCCAGGGTGGATCGGGAGTGGAAGTGCGAGCCCGAGGAGACGGACCCGGAGTCGGACCGGAGCAGTCCCGAGAGCGAGCCGTCGACGGAAGAGTAGGTGCCGAGGCCGAGGTCGCAGTCGTAGACGGAGCGGACGTCGTCCTCGGAGTCAGCACCGGCGTCCCGGTCCCCTTGCCCCCGAGACCGGTCGTCGTCGTCGTCGTCGTCGTCGTCGTCGTCGTCGTCGTCGTCGTCGTCCCCTCGGTCGACGCGTCTCCTCGGGAGGCGGGGGGCGTCGCAGGAGTCGCGTCGGAGAGACGACACCCGGGACAGGAGCGGCTCGATCCCCCGCGGCTCGAGGTCCCAGGCCACCCGGCCGCCCGCGGCCCGGCCGGCGCAGCCTCGGGAACAGATGGATCCCATGTCCCGGCCGCGCCCCGACTGAGCGAGTCGCCGCGGCTCGCGGGCGACACATCCTGAGGACGCCGGAGATCGGTGGGAGCGGCCGCGGGGAGCGGGACGTCGAGCCCCGACGGGTGGTTCGGGGGATACAGGTCGTCGGACCGGACGACGACGGCCAGCTGGTCGAAGACCCGGCGCCCCTCGAGGTCGGCCTCGTCGCCGAAGAAGTCGTCCTCCGCGCCTCCCGCCGTCCCGTCCGCGAAGCCCGGGACCCCCGCGGCGGCCCCGTAGATCGCGGTCGACGGCGGCTGCTGGTAGACCGGCGGGGTGCCGGGCGCGGGGGTCGGCGTCGGCCCCAACCCGACCCCGACCCCGGCGCCGTCCCCGAAGAGGATGGACGCGAGGGTGGAGGAGGAGAAGCGGCGACGGTGAGGCGGCGCGACCGACGGCTGCGGCGTCTGGGGCGGCGGAGGAGGCGGCGCCGCGGGCCGCGAGACGGACGCCGAGGACGCCCTCCTGGCGGAGAAGGAGCACGGGAGCGGAGGCCCCGCCGGCGCGTCGAAGCCCAGGAGGGACTGCTGGAGCTGCTGGAGCAACTGCTGCTGCTGCAACGCCGCCGACGACTGCGACGGCTGCTGTGGCAGCTGTGGCAACTGCTGCGCCTCGAGCTGCGCCGGTTGCGACGGTTGCTGCGGCAGCTGCTGCGGGACGTGTTGCGCGCCGCCGAGGAGCGCGGCCATCGCGGGGTTCGCCGCGTGCGGCGCCGGCTGGAGGAGCGGCGACGGGAAGAGGGCGCCGCCGCCGCCGCCCAGCGGGTAGACGGCGGAGCCGAGCGACACCGGCACGGACCCGGTCCCCGCGACGGAGGTGCAGACGGCGAACGGGTCGAAGGCGGCCGGCGAGGCGGGAAACCAGGCCGTGGCCATGGCCGTGGAGGTATACGCGTCCAGCCCGCCCGCGGCGTTGGTCGTCGTCGCCGGCGTCGGCGCGGGCGGGAGAGACATCGTCGGCACGGACAGCGATCTCTGTCGATGATAGAACGGCAGCGGCGCGACCGGGGCGGCGGCCGGCCCCAGCAGGGCGGGCAGGACCGCGGGCCAGCCGACGGCGGCGGGAAAGTCGAACTCGGGCGCGTAGGCCGAGGCCGCGGCGGCGACCCCGAGCCCGGTCGGCACCGCGTCCCGCGCCCTGACGTAACCCGGGTAGCCGCGGTGGGGATCGATGGGGAAGGCCATGGTCCCCCGGGACCTGTGGTCCTCCGGCTCTGGCGCACCCGACACAGCCGGAGTGTTTGGCGCGCAGCCTGGATTTATAATAACACCGAGACCACGCGTCGGCGCGTAGAGCGGAAGGGGGCAGAACTCGGGGACCTCGTGGCGCGCGTCCGCGCCGGGGTCGCGAGGTCCCGGACCGAGGTCTCCCGCCCGCGACCCCGGCGCGGCGCCGCGGAAAAACAGACGACGACACGAGGTAAGGTGCCGGCGACTCGACGAGTCAGCTTTATTCTCTCTCGCGGGCGTCGGGCGCCGACCCGCCTCCCCCGCTCATTAAAGATCTGGAAAACGCCCCGGCGTCCCCGCGTCCGTGTGTGTGTGTCTCTCTCTCTCCGCGCGCCCCCGCCCCGCCTCACGCGTCCGCCTCCCGGCGCGGGTCCACGGCCGAGATGGTCACCACGACCGACACGGTCCCCCTGAGGTCCTCCGTGGAGAGGTCGCAGACGCCCGACGAGTCGTCCCCGGCGGCCCCGTCGGAGTCCCGGGCGTCGTCCGACTCGTCGCTCGTGGACGGCGGGGCGCGCGGGGGATACGGCCAGTCCTCGCGCCGGAACCGTCCCCAGGGATCGACCTCCCCGTCCGGCTCGACCTCTCGCCCGCGCCGCTCCCGCTCCTCCTCCTCGGCCTCCTCCTCGGCCTCCTCCTCGGCCTCCTCCTCGGCCTCCTCCTTCCCCTCCGACGCGCCGTCGTCGTCCCGGCGGTCGCCGCCGACGTCCCCGGCGACGTCCGGTCCCTCGACCTCGCTGTCGTCGGACACGACCTCCACGACGGTCTCCCGGTCGTCCTCCCCGTGCGAGTCGCCGGCCAGGACGATGCCGTTGTCGGCGCCCTTGGAGGAGCCCCAGATGCAGACCGAGAGCATGACGAGCCCGCCGAGCAGCACCAGCGACAGGATGACGAAGACCACGGTGCTGCTGTACACGTCGAGGTGGCCGCCGCCCGCGGGGGGACCGGGCGCGGGGCCGGCGGGCCGCGGGCGCGTGCCGTTCTCCGCCGTGGTCGTCGCGACGGGCAGGGAGGCGGCGGCGGCGCTGGGGAAGGCGGCCGTCTGGCGGGCGCCGAGACAGGGGTCGGCCGGCACGGTCATGACGCAGCTGAACTTCTTGACGACGTCCAGGCTCAGGAGCCCGTGATAGACGCCGGATCGGCGGGCGGAGAAGACGAACCTGAGGGTCCCGTCCTCCCGACCGTTCACGGTGTCGACCGGCGGCACCATGTAGCTGCGCGCGGCGTCCCGCCCCCCGACGACGCGGACGCCCGAGGAGTCGAAGTGCACCGAGCCGGCCGGGACGCGCTCCGGGACGCCGTCCCCGTCGGGCGGCCCGTCCACGTACCAGACGAACTGTCCGTGCCGGTAGCGCTGGATCGGGAAGACGATGACGGACTCGACCCGCGGATCCCCCTCCCCGTCGACGCAGCCGCGGACCCGGGTCTCGGCCACGGTGGCGACCAGGGGCACCTCCCGGACCTCGCCGGAGTGGGCGACGACCCGTCCCTGGGCCGTGCCGCTCCCCGGCAGGTCGAGGAAGACCGGCGCGTAGTGCACGACGCAGCGGTAGAGGCCGGCCAGGTCGTTGGCCCGCGGGCCGAGCCTCCAGACGCAGGAGCCCTCGAAGTCGCAGGAGAGCCGCAGGGCCTTGCCGGGCTCGTCGTTCGGGACGAAGCGGCAGTTCCGTCGGAAGTCGCAGCCGTGGCTCTCCCAGTTCCTCCAGCGGTCCTGGTCCGCGTAGCCGTGCTCGTTGGCCCAGACGAGGGAGACGTCCAGCAGCTGGCCGTTGCCGTCCAGCAGGCAGGTGGCGACGCACTCCTCCCCGTGCCGGGCGCAGTCGAACTCGAGGCGCCCCTCGGCCCGGCCGGCCGTCGCGGCGGAGCGGCGTCCGTCGGGATCGGGCGCGAGGCCCCGGGGGCCGGACAGGCCTCCTCCGCGACGGCGGGCCGCGGCGGGACGGTCGGGTCGCCGTAGCCCCGGCCCACCGCGACGGCGGCCGCGGCGGGCGGCCAGGCGCAGAAGGCGGCCACCGCCACGTTGACGACCGCGAGGGCCGGCGCGAGGTTGGCCGCGGCCCGGGGGAAGCCGCGGCGCGGCTGCCGGCCCCCGCCGAAGCCGCGGCGCTCCATGAGGAGCCAGAGCCCGCCGGGGAAGGCGGCCCCGTGCCGCTCCTCCTCCTCCTGGAGGCGCCGCCGCAGCCTCCGGTACCGCCTCCGGCGGCAGCGGTCGTAGAGGTAGCGCCCGAGCAGGGCGCAGGCCATCACGAGACCCGCCACGGCGACGAAGGACGCGGCCCCGACGGCCACCCCGACGAAGAAACGGACGACGCCGGCCGCGGCCCGGGAGTAGGCGTCGGGATAGCGGTCCTCGGGGGCGGAGCCGGGGCGGTAGTCGGCCGCGGAGATGGTGGGATCGAGGAAGTCCGGGAACGGGGTCCGGGGAGCGGACTGGTTGAGCGGAAAGTTCCCCAGGATCAGGGAGAAGAGCGGGCCGGAGAGCGGGAGGATCTTAATGGCACAAGTGAGGGAGACGACCCGGACGAACCTCGGGTCTTTTATGGAGGGGTTGAGCAGCAGAGCTGTGCGTAACCGCACCAGGCCATCGCGCGCTGGCGCCCGATCCCCGATCTGGGAGCAGAACTCGCCCCACCCGCTCCGAGAGGTCCCGGTCCCGAGGCGCCCCCGCGGGTCGGACGCCGAGACGAGCTCCTCGAACTCGTCGCCGGCGTAGAGCAGGCGCCAGGACACGACGGCCGCCCAGCTGCCGTTCGACGGCGCGTCCGCCAGGCGCTCGGGGATCTCGGCGTAGCACCCGAGGCCGAGCGTCGCCGGGCGGGTGTCCGCGTCCCAGACGTAGGCCTCGAGCGTCGCGCCGTAGAGCAGGGCCGCCGGGTGGACCCGCTCCCTCCTCGCCGTCCACCGACCCCCCTCCGGGTCGACGGAGCAGGGCCGGGAGCCGGAGACCGCGGGTCCGGCGTAGCGGTAGGCGGGAGCGCCGAGGATCCGCGGCGCCGCGCAGGAAAATAGGACGCCGAGCGCCAGGAACGCGCACCGCGGCCGGTCGGACGACCGCGCCCCGGCCGCGGTCCGCATGGCGGCCGTCGGACAGACCCGCCGCCTCCCCGCCCGCGCCCCGCCCGAGGAGAGGACACACCACCGACACGGAGCGGCGAGGCCGCGGTCTCGGATCCACGGGTTTTATTTTTATACCCGCTCCCCGCCGACCCCGGCCTCCCCCCCCTCCACGCGCCCCGCGTCCCCCGACTTCCGCCGCGGCCGGCCGATCGACCTCAAGCCGTTCGGGACCTCTCTCCGTACGTACTCGGGTCCCGTCCACTCCGAGGTCGGTCGGCCGCGCGCGCCCGCCCGTCGACGACGGGGACGCGGTCCTCAGCGCCGTCGGAAGCTCCCGAGGAGGCGCCGGAGGGCGTCCCCCACGCCGTTCCGCCGCCGGAGCTTGGGCCAGACGGGCTCGCTGCCGGGCGGCACCCCGTTGGTGGCCGCGTGGTGACAGAAGCCGTTGGGGCACTCGACCCTCCTGGCCAGGGCGGCCTCGGCCGGGTCGGCGATGAAGAGCGCGTTCCGACGGTAGCGGAGCATCCCGCACTGGACGAACTCGTAGAGGTCGTCGGCCACGATGGAGAGCGCCGAGGCCCCGCGGACGACGTAGACGCGACACAGCCCGTCGACGAGCACGGCCAGCGGCGGGACCACGAGCGGGTCGAGGACGATCCCCAGCAGGTCCATGGACCCGACGTCGGCCTCGACGGCCCAGCGCTCCATGAGGTGGAGGTCGAAGCCCACGAACGTCTCGTCGCAGGGACTGACCTCCGTCCCGTCGCCCAGCACGACGCGGCGGGCCAGGTGGCGCTCGCGCCACAGGACGACGTCGTCGCAGTCCCGGCACAGCACCAGCTCGCGCACGACCGGATCCCGGCACTCCATCGGGCGGCGCACGGCCAGGTAGACGGCGGTGACGCCCTCGCGCAGCAGCTCCTCCAGGTCCCGGGCGACGCAGGCCACGGCCTCGCTGCGGGTGAGGCGGACGTAGGCGAAGAACTTGCCCGTGGAGCCCACGTAGAGCTCCGGCGGCTGGCCGTAGGCGGGCGGGCCCGCGAGCGGCGGGTAGACGACGGCCGGCCCCAGCACGGCGGCGGCGGCCACGGCCACGGCGTTGACGAGGCCGTCCGGCCCCCCGGAGCCCGGCCCCCGGCCCCCCGGCGGCTCGGCGGGCAGGAAGCTGCCGACGAACTTGAGGTTCTCGGCGCAGCACACCATGTCGGCCAGGCGGGCGCACTCGTCCCCCGGGCCGCCGTCGGGCCCCGGCGGGGGTTCGCGGAACCTCCTCCCGACGCAGAGCACGACGCCCTTGGGGGCGGCGGAGCCGGACCCGCCGCCCCGCGTGGCGGCTCACGGACGCCTCGACCTCCTCGAAGGAGGTGAGGATCCGCGCCAGAGTCTCGGGCGGAGCCATGTCGAGATCGCCCGGACCCCGAGACGGAGCGGCCTCTCGACCCGCCGGGCGAGGGGGAGCGAGGTCCCGCAGTCTTTTTTGAGCGCGCGACCCGGGGGATCCACCCTCCCCCGCGCGTCGACGGAGACCAGACGACGAGACGAGAGGAGGGCGGTCGGCTCGTCTCCGACCCCGGCCTCGTCACCCGTCCGCGATCCGCCCCCGGGCCGGACCCCCCGACCGACCCCCTGTCGCGCCCCGCGCGTCCCCTATCTGTGTCCCCGGCCGGGCCGGCCGCGGGCAAATATGTTCGGCCTCAGCAGAAGAGGTCGGCGAGGCACGGGGGCCGCCTCTCGCGCCCCGAGCGCCGACGCTCCTCCTCGTCCTCGGGCGGCGCGCCCAGATCCCGACGGGCGAACCTCCGGTTCTCGAAGAAGCGGGACACCCCGATGCCCGAGAAGCCGGGCAGCGAGTCGGCCACCAGGACGTAGGAGCCGTCGCACACGTCCCCGGCGAAGACCCGTCCGGTGGGCACGCCGACGAAGACGGGGGTGCCGAACGCCGGCCAGCATCCTCGTCTGACCCGCCCCAGGGGCACGACCGCGTCGTCGCCGTCGGGCACGGGGGCGCGGAGGAGGCCGCCGCCGCCCCGGGCGTGGGCGTCGCGGCGGGCCGACCAGCGGAGGCAGCCCAGGGAGCAGAGGCGCAGGACCTCGCGGACGCCGGGCAGCCGGCGGGCCACGCCGACGCTCTCCCCGTGGCCGCGGACGACGAAGCGGGCCACGGCGTCGGCGTCCGCCCCCTGCCGGACGAGCAGCCAGAGGCGGCCGAGCACGATCCCGACCTCGCCGAGGCCGGCCCGGCAGTGCAGCGGGTACAGGAAGCGGTAGCCGACGGCGGCGAAGTCCTCGGCGGAGGTGGACAGCAGGTAGAGCGCGTCGTCGGCCCCGCCGCGGTAGGCGTAGTAGCGGCCGAAGACGTCCATGAGCACGTCGAGCTCGAAGCCCGCGGGGAGCCCCGCGCCGCGGCCGACGACGTAGACCAGCACGTCGCAGCAGCAGTGCTGGAGGAGGCGGTTGCGGACCCCGGGCCGGACCTCCCAGCCGGCGACGGAGGGGTCGACGAGGACGCCGGCGCCCTCGGGCCAGGGCAGCGGCACGAGCCGCCCCGCGTGGCGCGCGATGAGGGCGCGCACGGCGTCGGTGCCCCGGGCGACCTCGTCGGCGAAGTCGCAGAGCAGGGCCGCGGAGGGCGAGACGGAGCGGACGGCGGTGTCGTCCGCCTCGGCCTCGTCCCCGGACGGGGAACCGAGGAGTCCGAGGGCCGGACACGCGCTCGACGGGTCGTCCGGATTCATATTTCGAGGTTTACACCACTATATAAATCCGGCGGGCCCGGTGTGCCCGGGTATCCGCCTCCGTCCGCCGGGCGCGACAGGGTCCCGACGCGCGTCCTTCGAGTCCGCGGGCGAGACCCCGGGGAGACCTCCGAGAGATGGCCGACGCGACGGACGCCGGCGGGAGGCGAGAGCGCAAACTGTTCGCGTCGGACGACGAGGGGTCCGACGGCTCGGACGCGGACGACCCGCGGGACGAGGAGATGACCGCGGTCCGCGGGGACGCCGCGGACGGGGGCCGGGGAAGGGGCGGAGACCGCGAGGACGACGACGACGGAGAGGACGACGAGGCCCTGGCCCGGGAGATGCAGAACGGGATCGACCTGGACGAGGACGAGGAGGACGAGGGCTACGGGGAGCACGAGCGGCCGCCCAGGGCCGGGGACCCCGAGGCCGAGGAGAATGAGTACATGGTGGAGGACGCCGACCCGGACATATATCGGCGCCGCGGCCCGCCGCGGCCCGAGGCGGGGGCCCGAGGGGCGAGGCAGGAGCCGGCGTACCGAGGCTACGGGGACGAGGCCGGGAGCGACGACGACGACGACGTGTTCTACCCGAGCGACCCCGGGCGCGACGCCCGCTTCCCCACGGACAGGGACGGGTACACCCTGATCCCCGACGACGCGGCGACGGGGAGGGACGCGGAGGACCCCTACGAGGTGGTGGACATCCCGATGGAGCCCCCGAAGCTGCCGAGGAAGCGGCGCTCGGCAAATAGGCAGTCGTTCCCCGCCCCGGTCCCCACGAAGACGCGGGCCACCGTCTCGTACCGCCGCTCGACGACGCGGCCGCCGATCTCGGACGCGCTCCCCACGCCGGGCAGACCGCTGCCGCCTCTGCCGAACCGCCCGCCGTCGACGATCGGGACGGCGACGCCGATCCGCCAGCCGGCCGCGACCCCGGCGACGGGGACGGGCCCGGGGTTCTTCTTCAAGTCGCGGTCCCTGCCGCCCCTGAAGCGGACCTCGTCGACGCCGGCGGGGAAGAGCCAGCCCAAGCGCCCGGACCCGAGGACGTTCTTCCAGCAGGCCATCCGCATCAGCACGAGACCCGTGGCGCCGCCCGAGTCGCCGACGACCCCCGAGGCGGCGCCGCCGGACCGGCTCGCCGTCGCGAACGCGAACAACAACGCCCGGTTCAACCAGGTGAACCGCGACCCCCCGAGCTCGCCTTCGGGCGGCGGCGGCGGCGCCGGGATCGCGAGCTCGCCGCGCGCGAGGCGGGAGCTGGGCTTCTCGGCCACGGTGCTGACGGGGAACGACGTGCGCTTCATCAAGGCCTGCCTCCACGACGCGTACGTGCACCAGGCCGCCATGCTGAACTCGTGCGTCCCGATGCCGCCGTACGTGCTGCAGACGCTGGCGGAGCCGATCATCTCCCGGCGCGCGGTCCGCATGGCGGAGCTGGTGAGGCCGATGATCAGGGCCATCCTGCTGATCAACTACTACCACATCGGCACGGGCCGGCTGGCGAGGATGCGCAACCTGGCGCGGAGGGCGATGAACCCGACGACGATGGAGAGCCTGCGGCGCAAGCTGGGCCCGCTGCTGCCGCCGCAGGACTCGGCGGCGCCCCCGCTGCCCCTGCGGATGCTCGGGCGGCTGAACATCACCGACATGCAGCACGCGGCCTGCGCCGTGACGCTGGACAGGCTGCTGAAGCCGACGCGGGAGAACGAGAGGCGGGCGCAGCACATGGAGTGCGCCCGGGCGTTCCGCGCGAAGAACCTGCTGTTCAAGGCGTTCCGCTTCAACCGCGACGAGTCGAAGGAGGTGTTCCTGAGGAACCTGGCGATCCTGAACGACGACGCGGACGACGAGGGCGAGATCACGCTGGTGATCGAGACGCAGCCGTACCCGACCCGCGACGCCATCGTCAACGACGCCGTGTTCTGCCTGGCGCTCGGTAACATGATCCACTCGTTCGACCGGGCGCTCGCGGACCTGCGCGCCATGATCCACCTGCAGCTCGAGGACCTGACCGAGACGATGTACTTCGCGTACGTGCAGCTGCCCGTGCTGCGGGACGACTTCCGCGTGTTCTACCACGAGGTGGCGAACGAGGTGAACTCGGTCCGGATCGACACCCAGGGCCTGGCCTCGCTGGCCCGCCGCATGCTGGCGTTCGCGCGCCGCTGCTACGACTCGGGCGCGTTCGTGGTGCCGCGGTTCGTCCGCTACCTGACGCGCTGCGCCTCCCTGTGGGACGCCGGCTACCTGGGCTTCTCGATGGAGAGGGCGGCGGCGAGCCTGGCGTCCCCGGACCTGCTGCGGCCGAACAACACGGAGACGGCGGCCAGGAAGCTGCTGCGGCGCACCACGCACTTCACCAAGATCGAGCCGCCGACCGCGTCGGGGCCGCAGATGCAGGTGACCCACGTCCCCGGGAACTCGACGACCGAGCTGGCGGTGCGGGCGGCGCACCTGATGACGACCGTCTCGCCGCGGCTCCAGCTCCCGGACGAGGCGACGGCCGCGGCGGTGATCACGGGCGCGATCCCGAGACGCGGGAGCCTGAGGGGCGCGACGCCGGTGTGAGCGGGAAGGAGAGGAGGGAGAGGGAGAAGGAGAGGGAGAGGAAGGAGAAGAAGGAGAGGAGGAGGAGGAGAGAGGACCCGGCCCCGAACGCCCGTCGCACTCGCGCGCCCTATACCGCGCTACGCTCAATAAAAAGTACAAACACTACGAAAAGACCACGTCTCTCGCGCGTTTCCTCGGATCAGTCTCTCTTTTATTTCGCGTCCACGATAAAAACTTTGTACACGGGGAAGGGGGACGGGGGGACGAGGGACGAGGGGACGGGAGAGAGGGATCAGAACAGGTTCCCGAAGGCGGCGGCGCGTTCCGGCCGGGAGGGGAGTCCCCGGCCCCGTAGAGTTCGAAGATCCGAGAGAGGGAACGGACGGCGCTGCCGCTGGAGAAACAGCCCTTGGGCAGCGGGACGAAGGTCTCGACGTGCGGGCAGAGCGGGATGCGGTCCCCGAACCAGAAGGGCAGCCGGTGACGGAAGCGGTAGCACTTCTTGACGGCCCGCAGCCCCACGGCGAAGAGCTCGGCCACGCTGCCGCAGACCCGGACGACGCTGTCCTCCCACGGGTTGTAGGCGTAGACGACGCCGAGGGCGCCGACGGCCAGCAGGATCTCCCGGAGGGCGGGATCGAGGTTGGGACCGACCACGGAGGCGAAGTAGAGCAGGCGCCAGGAGGAGTCGACGCCGGCGATGACCCGCTCCCGGGGGCTGACGATCTTGATGAAGGCGCCCTTGGGCCAGGGCAGGGCGAACATGGTGCCGGGGCTGGCGACGGCGAAGCGCGCGACGGAGTCGACGGAGCCGGGCACGATCCGGTCGAGGAAGCCGGTGCCGTAGTCGCCGCAGCCCGTCTCCCCGTAGATGGGGAAGTAGTGGCGGAGGCCGCGCTTGAGGAAGGCGGCGTAGCTGTGGGCGAGCAGGTAGACGGCGTTGTCCGCCCCGCCGACGAAGAGGTAGACCCGCGTCCGCTCCCCGAGCAGCAGGACGGCCAGGTGCTCGTCGCCTCCCCCGTCGCGCGGACCCCGGCCGTTCTGGCGGTCGGCCGCGGCGGCGACGAAGTCCTCGGTCCCGCCGACGCGGTAGACGCCGCCGACGACGGTGAGCTCCTCGGGACAGCAGAGGTAGTCGCGGGACAGGCGGTTGAGCTCCCCGACGGGCATCCCGAGGTCGGCGTCGGTCTGGATCCGGACCCCGTGCGTCCGCGGCCACGGGAGGACGAAGCCGCGGCCGCGGTGGACGCGCAGAAAGTCCCGCAGCTTGTCCGGGCTGAGGCAGACGTAGGCCAGGTCCTGGGCCTCCAGGTCGAAGCGCATCATGATCGTCACCGCGACTCTCGGAGACGGACCTCCGCGACCAGGGGACCCGGAGGGCGACCGGCGCCGGACTGCGACGGCACGCTGTTCCGCGCAGGGGTTTTTGAAGCCCGGGCGGGCGCTGAGTCAGCCTGGGGAAAATAGGGGAGAGAGCGGGAGGGCGGGTCGCCGAGGCGCCGGGAGGAGAGACTGCGAGGCGGCCCGCGTCCCCGCGAGGGTCCCCTCTAGTCGGGCTGCAGGAAGAGCGTCTCGTCGCCCAGGCGGGAGGGGACGACGCGCGAGTTCTTGAAGAACCTCCTGACCCCGATCCGATAGAACATGTCGAGGTTCTCGGCGATCCGCAGGAGGCGGAAGACGCCGCGGTGGAAGCAGTAGACGGCCTCGTCCTCGCCGACGTAGACGGGGACGCGGTCCTCGGGCGCGGCGCGCTCCGGCCCGAAGTGGCCGAAGACGACGATGTGGTCCCGGAGCCAGAAGGCGCTCTGGCTCTCGCTGAGGAGGCCGGAGTCGTCGGCCTGCTCGTGCGGCACGCCGAAGACGAAGGTGAAGCCCTCGGGCCAGGCCAGGCGACAGCGGAACTCCTCGGCCGCGGGCGGCGAGCCGACGAGCCGCCTGACGTCCCGGGGCAGCGGGCGCAGCGGGTCCTCCTCCGCGACGATGACGGGCTCGACGTAGGGGTCCCGGTAGATGCCGTCGAAGGCGCTGAGGCCGCACCTGACGAAGTCGAAGATGGTGAAGGAGAGGCGGTAGAGGCCGCCGTGGGACGAGGGGTCGTAGAGGTAGACGGCGGTGACGGGCGAGATGAGGAAGACGCACCTATCGCCTCCGGGCGTCGCGCCACCCTTCGAGAAAGCCACAGATATCCAGGTGCCCGACGGAGGGATTCAAGGACATCAGCGCGGCGACGTCGCACTCGCCGCGGTCGATCTCCCCCGGGGAGCAGAACACGAGATAGGTCGGCCGCCGGGTGGGGAAGGGCAGCGGGATCTTCTCCCCGCGCCGCGCCTCGAGACTCTCGTCCAGGGAACCCTCCCGGGCCGAGCGTCCCAGCGTCAGCAGCCGGTTGACCGCGATCATCTGCCGGGCGGCCTGCGCCCGGTCGGTCAACGTCGTCAGCTCCGACGTCGAAGAAGCCAGTTCGAGGACCGCGGGCGACGCCGGGCTCCCCTCCGCCTCCGTCATCGTCGTCGTCGCCGTCGCCCGCGGCGGCCAAGAGTCAGGGACCGGACGCGACGGCGGCCGATTTAAACAAGTCGTCGCTCAAGTCCTCCTCTCCGAGGCGGACCCCGCGCAGCAGACGCTCCGAGGGCACCCCGACCCGGACGACGCCCTCGAAGTCGACGGGCGCGCAGTGAGCAGTGGTGTAGGCAGGCGGCAGCCAGTGAGAGTATATGATGCTGTGGGCCGCCTCGGGCGGAGACGACAGAGCGTATGGCGCAGCGGGGGCCGGACCGACGATAGCACTGTCGCCGCCAGCGCGGGCGTCCCCCTGGCTCCGGATGTACTCGTCGGGCAGCCCGTAGGCCAGGAAATCGACGAGGTCGTCGGCCACGCGGCTGATGAAGCACACGGGCCCCATGTCGTAGACGCAGATCCGGCCGGCGCCGTTGGCGGCCACGACCCGGCGGTCCCAGACCAGGGTGTGGCGGTAGCCGATCGTGCCGACCACGCAGAGCTGACCCGCCATGAGCGGGTGCGAGCGCCAGTACTGGTAGTCGCGCGGGGTGAGGATGGTGTCGTCCTCGCCGCCGACGAAGAGCACGTAGCCCGCGGGGCTGGGCAGGGCGATCTCGATCCCCCGCAGCCGGCGGACGCACCTCGAGAGGGCCCCGGGCCCGACGGCCGCGGCGACGATGAGGTCGCAGATCTCGACCCCGGAGGCGCCGTAGGGCGACTCGGACCGGGCCGCCCGATCGAAGATGCCGTTCCTCCCGGCGCCGACTCGGTCCATGGCCGCCGTCTCCGGAGGAGGGGACGCTCGGAGGGGACGGACGGCGCCCGCGCCCAACCCCGGCGGCGCGGAAGGAGAAAACGGCGACAGGGGGAGAAAAGACGCGGACACCAGGGCCGAGCGAGCCCGCTCCCAACGGGTTTTTATACACGCCTCTGTGACAAAAACACCGCCCACCGTTTTACTTCCTCCTTCCCCATGGTCTTCCCCAGCCTCACGTCCGATAACCTTCCAGTCTCTCGACGACATAACGGGGCCCCTCGTCCGCGTCCTCGTCGTCCTCCTCGTCTCCGGACATCGCGTCGTCGCCGCCGTCGTCGTCGTCCCCGTCGTCGTCATCGTCGTCCCCGTCGACGATCCCGAACATCGGATCGTGGTCCGCGTCCAGCCCGAGGTCGGAGTCGTCGTAGTCCTCGAGGCGGATGCCCTCCTCGCGGCGGTCGCGGCCGGCCGGCCCGAACTCGACCTCCCGCCCGTCGTCCTCGTCGGCCGCCTCCTCGATCTCGACGTCGGCGTCGGCGTAGGCGGCCAGCTCGCTCTTGGACACGTACATCCTCTGCAGCTCCATCATGAACGTCCGCTTCTTGACGGGGATCTCGCGGATGACCTCCACCTCCTCGAAACGCTCGTAGAAGTCCACGTGGCCGGCGAACATGTCGTCCCCGCGCACGCCGACGATCTCCTCGTCGAGCAGCGTGACGTTGCGCGCCTGGACGGCCCAGCCGTCCCGCCGCCAGTGCCCGCCGACGCACAGGTGATAGGGGACCAGCTTCTCGCCGTGGAACTCGGCGAGCACGCGCTCGTCGTACAGGCGGCGGATGCCCAGGGTGTGCGCCAGCAGCTCCTCCCGGGCGCGGTGCTCGCGCAGGGCCCGGGGGACGTGATAGGCGGCGGCGGCCCCGAGGACGACGGCCGCGTCCTGACGGAAGCAGCCGACCCTCTCGTCCACGGACGTCCCGTCGGGGTCCCGACGCTCGACGACGCGGCAGCCCCGGAAGGTGACCCGCTCCAGGGCGCCGACGATGCTGAGGTCCTTCTCCTCGGCCGAGAGCCCGGGGTCCAGGAAGTCGAAATAGGTGCGCCGCGGCGGGACGGCCCCCGCGGCCACCCGGGCCTCCACGTCCTCCCGCAGCGCCCGGGCCGCGTCGCGGGCCAGGCCGAGGCACAGCTCCCCGTAGGCGCGCTCCTCGTGCCGCATCACGTCGCGCACGGTCCGGATGAGGAAACAGAGGAAGTAGGAGTTGCTGGCGAGGTAGAGCACGTAGGCGAGGTCCAGGTTGAGCTTCTCGGCGGAGCAGAAGGGGATGGGGACGCCCCGCATGCGGGACATCCCGCGGCACACGCCGAACATGCTGTCGAACATGAGATCGCGGCCGATGTGGCGGCACAGGAGCTCCTGCTGGACGAGGTCGAGGTGTCGGATCCGGGGCAGCCGCAGGCGCCCGAGCTCCGGGCAGAAGGGCAGCGCGACGTCGTTCTCCTCGAAGAAGCGGTTGCGCCTCTTCTTCCGCAGCATGCCGCGCCGGGCGGTCAGGCCGCGCGCGTCCCCCAGCGCCCGGGCCCGGACCGCCACGATGCGCTCGGACCGCCGCATGCCGCACTCGGCGCACTCGCAAAAGCGGTCGAACATGGCGTCGACGGCCGCCTCGACGCAGTCGTAGTACTCGTCGGAGAGGAAGAGCTCGTGGGCGGCGGGCACCCCGAGCAGGGCGGCGACGCGCTCGGGCAGCACGCCCTGGATGACGCCCAGGTCCTCGGCCTCGACGCGCAGGTTGGACACGATGCTGAGGTGGCGGATGCGGTCGTTCAGCTCGACGAGCTCCTGGACGAGCGAGCGGAGGTAGCGGGGGACGGCCGCGCAGTGGTCGTAGCTGAAGAGGATGGACACGCCGTACTGCGCGGCCACGCAGGCGCGACACAGGGCCCGGACGACCTCGTTGGCCTCGGGGCGGAACTGCATCGCGGCGATGATGCCGGAGAGCCGGGCGCAGTTGGGGAAGACGAAGGGATTGGAGTAGGGCACGCACTCGATCTCGCGGAGCAGCCCCCAGACGGCCGTGTCCCACCGGAGCGCGAGCCCGATGATGCCGTAGTGGCCGTTGGCCGTGGCGAAGCGCGCGTTCTTGAGATAGCTGATCTTGAGCTCGACGTGGTCGAAGGGCTCGTCGACGCTGAGGAAGCGGGTGATCTCCCGCGGCGCCTTGCCGTTGCGCTTGGACCAGGAGTCCATGGAGAAGCCGAGACGCGAGGCGTACTCGCAGTTGCCCAGCCGGACCAGGTGATCGGAGAGGACCTCCGGACGAACGGGTCGACCACGTCATCCTCCACGACCTCGTACACCAGACGATGCCGGACCGTCGGGGGCTCGGCGGCCTCGCGCTCGCGTCGGGCCCTCGCCTCGCGGATCTGCTCCTCGAGAGACAGATCGGGACGCATCCACGGGTCCAGTCCCCGACGCCACATCCCGGACCTCGCCTCCCCGCCGCGTTCCCCACCGCGTCGGAAGAGAAACTGACAACGCCGTGCGGTTTCCGAAAAGTTTTTATTTCCCGAGGATCAGAGGGAGATGAGAAAAAAAAAAGCCAGACCCGATTCGTCAGGCGCTCCGCCCACCTCCCTCTCCCCCGAGCCGGCGCACGCCAGCGCGTTAGTAAGACAGGGATCGGGTCCGCGTCTCCGTCTCGGACGATCAGACGGTCGGGACGCAGTGCTCCTGGATGAACGGCCCGCTGTCGACGTTGGCCAGCCAGTGGTAGAACTCGCGGGCGCAGGGCAGGGCGTACTCGACGTCGCACTTGAAGGTCCGGATCTGTCCGACGGACATGAGGGCCAGGTCGACGTCCCCGGAGCGGAAGGCGCGACGGTACGGCTGGACGTTGGTCCGCAGGCGGTCGCGGAGGAACCCCGGGAAGCCGTTGGCGACCTTGAGGACCCGCGCCCGGTCGAGCAGCACGAAGACCTCGAGCATGACGTTGCAGACGACGATGAGCCCCTGCTCCCCGCGACCGACCACGTAGTAGCCGGCGTCCCGCAGGCAGCCGAAGAGCCGATCCGGGAAGAACTGGGCCAGACCGAGTCCGGTCTCGTCGCCGACCATGAAGTAGCCGCCGGGCTTGCCGAAAGACGCGGAGCGCGACGGCTGTCCGTACCGGAAGGTGGACAGGCAGACCTTCTCGCGGACGAAGGCCTGCACCTCGAAGATGTTGACGCAGAGGGCCAGCGGCATCATCGACAGGGGCACGCCGCAGCCGTCGTCGTCCTCGTCCGGCCGCAGGTCGTACATCTCGTGGACGTGGCGGTGACCGTGCCGGACGAGGAGCTCGTCGAGACCGCGCTCCGAGACGATGTAGAGGATCCGGGTCTCCTCGCTGTAGACGTAACAGCGGTCCCCGCCGCTGTAGACGGCGACGAGCAGCCGGTGTTCGCCGGAGCCGAAGATCAGCCGGCCGATGACGGTCATCCGCGCGGTGTGCATGGTGCACTGGTAGCGCAGGAGCTGGCCGAGGTCGAAGTCGGGACACACGGTCGCCAGGTCGCCGACCTCGTACCACACCTCCATCTCGTCGTCCAGGTCGACCCTGACGCCGCCGTTCTCCTTGACGCAGCGCTCCACGTCCTCGAAGGAGGTCCGGTTCGCCGAGCGGGCCCGGGACAGGAGCTCGTGTTTGACCGTGACGGGCCGCAGGCGCCGCTCGGTCTCCTCGTCCACGAGGATCTTGCGCGCCGTGCCGACGACGACGTGCTCGCCGTCGTCTCCCACGACGCAGTCCCGGACGTCGGGACACGGGGTGACGACCCGGACGTCGGGCTCCCGCACGAAGACGTCGTCGGAGGAGCCGTCGGAATCGCTCCGGGACGCGGCCGCCCCGCTCATGGCGGCGACGACGGGGGAAGAGGCGCGAGGACAGGCGATAACACTGACAGCGGTAACGGAGGAGGACGCAGTGGCAGCGGTGAGAATAAGCAAGAGAAGTTTATAGGAGCCTCCCGCGCGGGGATTCCCGGCCCCTCCCGTCCCCCCGAGTGCCGATTAAGCGAAAAACAGGAACGGCGCGGCGCGTGAGGGCGCACGGGCGGCGGTCCCGCTCCGGGGCGACCGCCGTCTCAGACGCGGACCTTGGCCTTCCGCTTCGGCTTCCTGGGCGACTGCCTCCGGTCGGCGGCGCTCCCGATCTGGTCGGCGAGCCCCGGGTACCCGTCCAGGGACAGCGGCCCCCGGGACGCCGCCCGGGGCGGAGACGGGGGCGGAGAGGGCTGGAGCGGGAGCGGGGGACGACAGCACGGAACCTCGACCTCGTCCCGGACCCGCTGCGCGTCGAGCTCGGCCTGACGCACCGCCCTGCTGATCCGCAGGGACTTCTCGAAGTCGGTGAGGAACTCGTCATTCTCGCTGTCGTCGTCGTAGTCGCCCCTCGCGTCGTCGTAGTCCGCCATCCCGACGTCCGACTCGATCGGGGGCCGGCGCCGGGAGCGGCGCCCGTAGAGCATCCGCAGGCGGGCCTCGCAGCGTCGGGCCACCTCGTCGTCGAAACGCACCTGCTCCTCGGGGGTGAGGGTGTCGTAGAAGGCGATGAGGCGCTTCATGTCGCAGACGGGAAAGCGCCCCTCGGCGTTGACCATGAACGTGGTGTAGCGTTCCCAGGACCGGGCCTTCTCCTCGTCCATGTCGGAGACTCAAAAACACGCCCCCCGATCTCAAGAGCCAGGCGAACGGGCATATAAGGAAGGACCGGACCGCGCGGACCGCTCCGATCTGCGGACTGAACTCGCAAGAGGCGTTTTATATATAACCGGGAGCCGAGGCGGGAAGTCAGCGACGGGCCCGAGAAAGCGCGAGAGTGGAGAAAACCACCCGGGCCAGGGTCTCCGCCCCGACTCTAATATGGAAGCGAGGGAAAACGAGCACGTCTCGTCGCCGCTACGGAGGGCGACGACGTGCCGAGAGGACGGACCCGAGCACCACCGGGCCCGTTCGAGCTCCGCGTCGAGGAGCCACCGCCGAGAGCGCCAGAAGCCGTCCCCGGACTCGCTGGCGTCCTTTAAGAGGATGCGCCGGGATCGGGAGACGCCGAGTCGGGGTTCGGAGAGCTCGTCCGGCCGGGAGACGACGCCGTCCCGCAACCACCACGGCGGCGGCTCCACCCCGGAGCGTCCCCCGCCGACGATGGACTCGGCGCTGGCGATGGCGATGACGATGACGGAGCGCTTCGGCCGGCGGGAGAGCCCGGGACGCCACCACGGCCGCCGGAACGGAAACACCACGCCGAGGAACTCGCCGCCGCAGCAGCCGCCGCCGTCGCAGGCCAGGGAGAGGGGAGACGCGAGGGACGCGAGGGACGCGAGGGAGGAGTCGCAGCGGGAGGACGCGGCCCCGTCCTCGTCGTCGGTCGCGGATCCGGAGACGGGCGCCGAGACGAGCGACTCGGACGCGCAACCCCATCCGCTGGGCTACTACGGCCAGATCTCCGTGCAGCAGGCCATGGACATGAGCGCGCAGCAGCCGTCCATCATCGTGGGGACGCCGAACGCGTCGGTGTCGATCGGGGCCGGGGACTACTCGTCGCCGGTGGTGCTGGTGAACGGCTCGGAGGCCACGGTGCTGGACACGTCCGGGGAGTGCATGCGCGAGATCTGCGACAACCTGACGAAGTACACGAACTCGATCGACTTCGCCACGCAGGACTCGCGCTTCCAGACCAACGCGTCGCCCCGGCGGCACATCAACAGCTACCGCGGGCGGCTGCTGACGATCGTGTGCCAGTACAACCAGCTGGTGCCCGACGAGCTGCGCGCCCGCTACCACAAGGGCGGGATCCACTTCTCGACGACCGTGATGGCGAGCCCGTTCCACCTGCCGGACGGCACGCTGCACAACTGGGCCACCATGCTGACCCCGCGGGCCACGGGCATCCCGGGCGGCTTCTTCCTGCTGACCTCGCTGAAGGGCAACGCGGCGGTGTGCCAGCCGTTCATCACCCGCGGCGGGACGCGGGCGGCGCTGGTGACCTACCCGTCGGCGAGCTCGGCGCCGCCCCCGAAGAAGATCGTGAAGCTGGACCTGACGTGCATGTTCTTCACCCCGTTCCGGATCCCGGAGTTCGGCGTGCGGATGATCGCGCTGGACGACCCCATGTTCCGCGCGGGCGGCATCGCGTTCGGGATCATGAGCCCGGTGAAACGGACCGGGGCGACGACGGTCGCCCTGTTCTCGGGACTGACGTGGTGCATCCGCACGGCGATCGGCGAACACGGGCAGATGATCACGACGTACGCGGCCTGGTTCGAGTGCACGCAGGACAACGCGTACGGCACCTGCAAGTTCTGGCGCCCCGGGCCGCCGGCGGTGTACGAGTGCGGCGAGCACGAGGTGACCATCACGGTGGAGAACATGTACGTGATCCACGGCGGGAGGAAGCTGATCGGGACGCTGGCCGTGCGCAGCGACTACTTCACCGCGCCGTCGCTACGCACGGAGATGATGCCGAGCATGCTGGTGCTGCGGTTCGAGCTGTACGGCGTGAGGCACCGGGAGCCCGAGATCATGTTCGCCACCAACCCGACGTGCCACCTGGCGTGGCCGCTGGGCGAGAGCGAACACGAGATCCACGTGTACTCGCCGTACGACGTGCAGTTCAAGGGCGGACGGCACCACTTCTCCCTGGACCTGCGGTACTTCAAGCCCCAGCACCGCCGCTGCTTCCTGGTGTCCGTGCCCCAGGACGAGACGCGGTTCCACACGGCCATGACCGTCTGGCGACCGGACGCCCCGCTGCGCCTGACCCTGGTGTCCCACCTCCCGAACCTGCAGCTGCACCGCGGCACCCAGGTGGCCACCCTGTACCTGATCCACACGACGGAAGGGGACGTGTATCAGGTGAACGAGCAGGCGGCGCTGAAGCTGATCAAGTGCAACGACGCGACGAACCTGTACGCGGGCGACCTGAGGCTGCCGCGCGACAACTTCGCGTTCTACGACGAGCTGTGAACGGGTCCCGCGAGCGGGGACCCGCGACGCGAAAAATAATACACACTACCGAGACTGAGTTTTATATACAGATTTCTCTATTTTTTTCTAATAAACGGGAGGTAATCTAGGTATCGTGTAGTGTTTTTTTTTTTCTCTCTCTCGCGTGCGCGCGACACCCCGGCCCTACCTACCCCCCGACCCCGACTTGTGCCGCCGCCTGTCGCCGGTGTCGTTCGACAGGACGGTGACGCCGGAGCTGTCCGAGGCGTCGGGCCCGCCGACGGCGTCCCCCGCGGGCAGGAAGGACGGCGGCGACGGCATCCCGCGGGACAGCGGCGGGGCGAACTGCGGTCCCCCGGCGGTCGGGCTGTTGATGTTCAAGCCCTGCAGCTGCCGCTGTATGCGCTCGAAGTCGTCGTCCTCCGCGACGCCGTCGTCCGCCTCTCCCAGATCGTCCCAGTAGTACTCGTCCTCGTCGTCCGAACGCACGGTGGGGCGCCTCTTAGCATAGGAGGCGCCGGAGTTCCGCTGCGCCGCCGCCTTCCTGGGCCTGACCGCCTTCCCGGTCAGCGAGCGGGGACGGAGGGGAGAGAGATCCCGCTCCTCCCTCCCTCCCGGTCCGTCGACGCGGGGACCGCTGGGTCGGAAATATCTCTCGTCCAGGTAGGAGATCGGCGGGAAGACGACGTCGTCCGTCCCGATCTCCGTCCCGGGCCGCTCGGGCGGGGGTCTCGTCGAGGACGCGGGCGAGGGAGACGCGGCGTCGAGAGCGACGGGCAGCGTGACCGTCTTCCCGTCGGAGACGAAGACCCGCTCGGGTCCGGGCGCGCCCCCCGAGGACGGATCGCCGCCGCTCTCCAGCCAGTAGGTCCGGGCCCGCGGCCGGTCGGCGGCGGACGCGGCCCCGACCGAGGCGCGTCGTTTCGCCCCCGCCTTCCGGTCCCCGTCGCCCGCGGCGTCGGGCTCGGCCCGCAGCGACCGAGGAACGTCCAGGAGGGAGTCGAACCCGTCCCCGTCACCCGACCAGGACCGCTCGCCGTCCGAGAGCTCGCCGTCGGTCGCGGACCTCCACGAGGACCGACCGCCGTCGTCCTCCCGGACGGAGCCGCCGCGCCCCCGGGACGCGGACCTCCCGGGCGTCTCCTTCCCCCGGTCGTCCCCGCGCCCCAGGCCGGGATCGCTGAGCACCCGGGTCCGGCCCCCCGCCCCGGGCCCGCCGTCGCCGACGTCGCGTCCGCCGCGACGGAGCGGGAGCGAGCCGCCGGCGATCCCCCGCGCGTCGCCGTCCCGGTCCCCGTCCCCTTCGTCGTCGTCCTCCTCCTCGCTGGTGGAGTCCAATCCCCAGTCGGGGTCGCCCCACCGGAGGGCGTTCTTGAACAGCACGCGGTCCTCCTCGAAACGTCTCAGAAGCGCGTACACGTTCGTGTGGTCGACAACCCGCTCCAGGGCGTTACGGGCGTAGACCCGGGCGAACGCGGGACTCTCGTGGAACGAGAGGATCAGGCGCCGCCGTATGAGGTTGAGGCGATCGAGGGCCGCCTCGCAGATCTCCCGCCAGCCCTTGCTCATGGCGTAGGCGACGCGGCACAGGTACATGAGGCGGTTGAGGGCGACGACCAGCGGATCGCTGTTCTGGAAGTCGCGCACGTCCAGGAGGCGGTAGGTGTGGAGGTTATCGGCGGCGCTGCGAGCGTTGGAGACCAGACGCTGCGCCTCGTCGGAACGCAGGTTGATGAAGCCGAAGCCGTCCGCGATCTTGCTGCCGTCCTTAGCCGAGAGATAGGCCGCCAGGTCGTAGAGGCCCTGGATGAAGACGTCGACCCGCGGGATGTAATCGTCCGCGTAGACCATCCCGCCGACGACGTCCACGTCGCTGAGACCGAAGTAGGGCGAGAGTTCGCCGTCGGCCCGCACGAAGCCGAAGAGGCGGTCGTACTCGGTCCGGATCCGGTCCATGAGGTCGATGTGCGTCGGCCGGCGGGCCACGAGGGCCTCGTAGTAGCGGAGCCATAGCACGAGCTCGTTGAACAGCTGCGTCTCCTTGGAGAGCTTCCGTCCGCGACATTCATTGATCACATGAGGGTGATTGAAGAGATTCGGAGACCTCTCCCGATAAAATCCGTCGAGGAAGGTCCGAAGATTCCTCAGAGACCTCTTGGGCAAGCGGACAAAACCCAATCCGCTCATCTCCGCCCCGTGTCTCCGTGTCGCAGGCCGGCGGGCGACCGATCTTAAATACAGTGGGGGACCACCGTGGCGACGGAGACGGGACCGGTATGGACGTGCTGCTGGGGACAGAGGAACTGGAGGACGAGCTCCACCAGCTGCACTTCAACTACACCTGTGTGCCATCGCTGGGCCTGTCGGTGGCGAGGGACGCGGAGACGGCGGTGAACTTCCTGATCGTGCTGGTCGGCGGGCCGATGAACTTCCTGGTGCTGGCGACGCAGATGCTGTCGAACCGCTCGTACAGCGTGTCGACGCCGACCCTGTACATGACGAACCTGTACCTGGCCAACCTGCTGACGGTGGCGACGCTGCCGTTCCTGATGCTGAGCAACCGCGGCCTGGTCGGCAGCTCGCCCGAGGGCTGCAAGATCGCGGCCCTGGCCTACTACGCGACGTGCACGGCCGGCTTCGCCACGCTGATGCTGATCGCCATCAACCGCTACCGGGTGATCCACCAGCGCACGAGGTCGGGGGCGGGCTCGAAGCGGCAGACGTACGCCGTGCTGGCGGTGACCTGGCTGGCGTCCCTGATGTGCGCGTCGCCGGCGCCGCTGTACGCCACGGTGATGGCCCACGACTCGGCCGACGCCCTGGCCTTCGAGACGTGCATCATCTACTTCTCGTACGACCAGGTGAAGACGGTGCTGGCGACGTTCAAGATCCTGATCACGATGATCTGGGGCATCACGCCGGTGGTGATGATGAGCTGGTTCTACGTGTTCTTCTACCGGCGCCTGAAACTGACCTCGTACCGGCGGCGGAGCCAGACCCTGACGTTCGTGACGACCCTGATGCTGTCGTTCCTGGTGGTGCAGACGCCGTTCGTGGCCATCATGAGCTACGACAGCTACGGCGTGCTGAACTGGCCGATCAACTGCGACACGATCAACAAGAGGGACGCGGTGAGCATGCTCGCTCGGGTGGTGCCCAACTTCCACTGCCTGCTGAATCCCGTGCTGTACGCCTTCCTCGGGCGGGACTTCAATAAACGCTTCATCCTCTGCATCTCTGGCAAACTCTTCAGTCGCCGCCGTGCCCTGAGGGAGCGGGCCGGGCTAGGAGCTCAGATCGTCGGTCCGGTGTGCGCTCTGCCCTCGAAAACAGTCACGCTCTCGGAGGAGACCAGGGATCTGTCGCAGGAGATCCGCCGACTGCGAGCCCTGGGTCGTCCGCCCCCGCCGCCGCCTCCGCCTCCGCCGCCGAACTGCTGAGTCGGCAGATCGCCGCCGTCGCCGAGCGTCCGCGGAAAAAAGGAGAAGTGGGGACTCCGCGGGTCACGCCACTGTTCCGCGCGCGGGAAAAAAAGGCCAGAAAAAGACCGCACAGCGTCGGAGGCGGCTCAGACCAATCGAGCCGGGCGCTAAGTAGCGTGTAGGAGTGGCGGAGCGGCCCAAAAGCGCGGCGGCACGGCGCCCCGGTCCCACAGCGCGGAGAGACGCTCCGGGCGCGAGGCGGAAACGGGAGGTCGGATGGAGACGAACCCCGTATCCCGCGGGTCCGTCGGCGATCCGGAACGCGCGTTCTCCCGTCACGACCACGGGAACGACCACCCGCCCCGCGGCGGCGGCCGAGACCGGCGCCACCAGCTGACGAGGACGCGGTCGGACGAGGTGACCGGCGCCCCGTACCGCAAGCGGGCCAAGCACTCGCGACACGACCGCGAGCCGGACCGGCGGGGGACCCGGCCCCGCCACCTGTCCGAGACGAGCCACACCGCGTATCGGTACCGGCTGGGGAGCGGGGGAGAGCGGTCTCCCACGTACCCGGGCCCGTCGCCGATGGGCGGCCGGGCGAGATTCCGGCGCGGGGAGACGGAGAAGCCGCCGCCGTCCTCGGACCGCAGGCCCCAGGCGAGCTGCCGGCCGCGGAAGGAGCCCCCGGGCGCGGCGGAGACGGCGGAGAGGTCGCCGCCCCGTCCGCGCTCTCACCCTCGTCCCTCCCGTCCCCCGGGATCGGCGCCCCAGCCGTCGTCTCCCCCCGCGACGACGACGCCGCCGCCGATCCCGCACCAGACGCGGCCGCCCTCGCCGAAGAAGGAACCGCGGCCGGGGCCGTCGCGCCGCGAGTACGACGGCGCCTACCGCTCGGCGCTGGCGGAGAACTTCATCCGCTCGGTGTCCGGGACCTACAAGATGATGAACCGCGCGGAGGAGCGGAAGCGGATCCTGTCGAACCAGCTGCCGTCGTGCATCAAATCGAAGTCGATCGCCAATTCCTTCATCTTCTGCACCCCGGCCGACGGGGACCACCTCGAGGCCGAGATCGCGACGACCCGCCGACACCAGAAGCGCATCGTGGACTTCGGGCGACTGGACGCGGTGATCCAGGGGGTGAGCTGTCGGGTCCGCCGCCGCCCGATGTCGGCCACGCTGACGTCGCGGCAGACGGAGCTGATCCGAGCGGTGCGCGTCATCTCGGTGGCCTTCAACCGGATCACCTTCGTGGCGCGGATCAAACACTACTGCGACCGCGACACGCGGTTGGCCAACTACCTGCGCGACGAGCTGACGAAGCGGTGCAGCGAGGGGTCCCGGCTCAACTGCGGCATCCGTCAGTTCATCGGACTGGTGGACCTGGAGCGCCACCGCGACCTGTGCCTCATCTTCGTGGGCATGCTGTCCCAGACCCCGCACATGTGGGCCCGGTCGATCCGCCTGCTGAGCCGCCTGAAGATCTTCTACCAGAACACGCTGGTGAAGCTGTTCGCGGACGAGAAGGTGGACCTGAAGGACGTGTTCGATCTGCCGTACCACTCGACGGCGCAGAAGATCCTGAGCCAGGTGAAGCAGTACACGGCCTCGGCGTTCACGCTGAACGACGTGGTGGGCGGCGTGGTCGACGCCATGCGGCAGAGACGCGCCGCGCCCCCGCTGACCTTCGCGTCCATGCCGTCGCGTCCCGCCTCGTCTTCGGCGGCGGCGGCCATGGCGATGGCGACCACCATGTACGACGACCACGCCCGGTACGACCCGTTCGGACCGCCGGGCGGCAGCCCGACGCCACCCGAGACGACCGAGTACACCTTCTACCCGAACGCCGGCCGCGGGTCGCGCAGTCCGTCCTCCGACGGGGACGAGGAGGACGAAGAGGAGGAGGACGAAGAGGAGGAGGAAGAGGAGGACACGACGGACCGCGGGCGCGATTCCCCCCGATACCGCGACCGCGAGACGGACACGGACAGCAGCGTGAGGACGAGCCCCGGTCGGAGGACGCCGCCCTCGCACGACTCCTACGACCTGTTGCTGAAAAACGGCGGCCTGCGCTACGACGACCCCTTCTCCTCGTCCTCCTCCGTCTGCTCCCTCCCGGCCGAGATCCTGCAGCCCCCGCCCCTCACCCCCCGCCCCGTCCCCCCGTCCGCCGACAGGAGGACGCCGGCGGGAAGCCGCTCCCCGAGGGCGGACGAGCCCCAGTCCGACGGCTCGTCGTCCTCGTCCCCGTCGTCGTCCTCGTCGTCCCCGTCGTCGTCGGGCTCCTCGGGCTCCGGCTCCTCGGGCTCGTCGCGCTCGTCCGTCTCGGAGGAGCCCATGACCGTGTCGCCCTACCGTGGCGGCGCGCGAGGGGGCCCGGCGATCGACGCGACGGCGATGCTGAAGTACCCCGGCGACCCCGCGACGGGCGCGGGCTTCGGCTTCCCGACCCCGATGCACTATCTGGAGCGGGATCCGGAGAACCCGCAGAACTACATCTCGGTGCACGTGGGCCGCTCGTCCCCGCCGGGCGCGCGGACGCGGCGGGAGTGCATCAACATCATGCTGGACAGCCGGTGAGCGGCGGCCGGCCGCGAACGGACGACAGACACGGGCGGTCTCGAGACCAGGGCGAGCCGCCGCACAGAACGGCTAGAGATCGGAGAGCGTCCCATCTCCCGCCCCCCCTCCACCCGATCCGCCCCCGCGGTAAACATCCCTGTCCCGCGATGGCGTTCTAAATAAAAAAAACAAAACAGGCAAGCCCCCGCGGCCATGACCGTGTCAGTTGTCGAGATTATTTAACACTCGAGCCCCCGGACGGGTCACCTATCCTTACGTACGTCATCTCCCCCTCCTCCGTCCGCGGGAAACGGGTCCCCGCGGACGCGCGGAGCCGGCGCCATGGAGGAGGCCCCCGCGTCCGACGACCCGCGGTACCGCACGAGTCTGTTCATCGACGCGCGACACAACTTCCCCGAACGATTCCTGTCGCCCGACGACCTCGACCTGATCCTCGCGGCCCTGACGGACGGGGACGCGGGCGTCGTCGCGGCCCTGAACGCGGGCCTGCCCATGGCGCCGTACATGTTCGAGGCCCTGTGCAACCCCAGGGTGCGCCACCGGTTCGTGAAGGTGAGGCAGCTGCTGGAGCCGGTGATCTCGTTCGCCGTGGGCGCGGCCCACTACTACAACGGTAAGCGCGTCCTGGAGGAGGCCACCAACCGGAGGGCGCGGATGTTCGGGCCGCCCGACATCCAGAGACTCGACATCGGGCTGCGCCGGATCTACCGGGCGGCGCGGTCGGACGACAACCCGTACGACCTCATGGAGGCCGTCGAGGACCTGGATCTGCCGAAGGGCGCGTACGAGAAGCACCTGAGGACGCTGTACGACCTGCTGCAGAGGGTGAACGTGGACCTGGCGGCCACCTCGGGCCTGGACTACCAACGGCTGAGCACCTTCAACTACCTGTTCGACGCGCCGCGGTTCCTGACGCAGGAGGCCATCGAGACGTACGCGGACAACCTGGCGGACATCACGCGACGCGACGCCACGCGACCGCTGAGGTCCCTGACCGTGTTCAAGAGGAGCAAGGACGTCGAGGACGTGGCGAACGACATCATGTTCTCCCTGGCCCTGGGCAACGCCATCGTGCAACAGCAGGCGGCGCTGATCGCCATGCGAAAGTCCCTCCTGCTGAAGCTGAGCCGCCTGTGCGAACTGAGCTACGTGGCGTACACCCAGGTCCCCGAGACGAAGGCCGTCTTCGCGGACCTGGCCCGGGAGACGCACCGCCTGGTGACCTCGACGTCCGAAGAACCCCCCGACTTCGGGCCCCCCGTCGCCACGCTGCTGCGTTTCGTGAGGGCGCTGATGGACGCGGACGTGTACGTGTGCCCGGAGTACGTGACGGGCCAGATCTTCGCCATCAACTCGAGGATGTACGACCTGGACAGCGCCCTGGCCGGCTACGACCACGAGCTGGAGATCGAAGGCGACCCGAGCGGACCGTACGACCAGATCCGCTACTACGCGATCAACCCCTACACGGACAGCAGACTGTTCAAGTGCCCCAAAGACCTGCTGGGCCACCTCGGAGACGGGCTGATCAGGACGAGGATGGTCCAGAGCCTGATCACGGAGGCCACGGACACGGCGGTGACCTACGACAACTACGAACTGGACGCCGTGAACGGCCTGATCCTAGAGGGCGCGGCCCGCTCCCTGAAGATCAGCCTCGAGCAGCTCCGGCACTACATGGAGGCCGTCCCGGACGGCGCGGGCGCGGCCGTGGTGGCGGACGGGGAGGAGGACGCGGACCTGTTCGCCGACGTGGAGGTCCGCCGGCCGGCGCCGACCCGGCCCGCGCGGGGCTCGCGCTTCGCCAACCTCAAGGGGGCCAAACCCTACTCGGCGACGGGGAGACGCCGGGGCGCGGTCGAGGGGACGCGCGAGACGTCCCTGTGACGACCGCGTCCCCTCGCGCGCGCGTCCCTCGCCCCCGTCCGTCGCCCGCTCGCGAAGACGAGAGGGGCGGTGAGGTTTTTTAATTAAAGAATAACAAACGCACACCGTCGGTCCGTTTTCCTTTATTCCGCACGTCCCGTCCCCCCCTCCCCGAGAACCGGGTCCCGTCACTTGCCCCGCAGTCGGTTGAAGAGGGCCTCCCGCCGCCCCTCGATGCACCTCCGGCAGGGGGGGTCGCCGATGGCGGCCCGGGTGTCCTCGCGGTCGAGGTCGGGATCGTCGTCCACGATGGACATGGCGCGCATCTTCTCCAGGGCCTCCCGCACCCTGGGGTCGCGGGCCATGGGCAGGCAGGGCGGGTGTCCGTTGAGGAGGGCGTCCACCTCGTCGGGCCAGAGTTTGTCGGTGATCTGCCGGTGATCGAAATAGGCGGCCCGCATGAGGAGGGCGGCCTCGTAGTGGCAGACCACGTCGGTGACGAAGCCCTCCGAGCACTGGTTGCGGTTGATGCGACTCGGGTCGAAGAAGCGGTTCTTGCGGCCCACGAACGCGTCGTGTCCGATGGGCTCCCCGAAGCTGACGAAGCGGGCGAGGGAGAAGGAGTCGGACGGGTTGCGGGAGATGTACTGGGGCTCGATGTCGAAGTTGGAGTCGGGGTCCAGGGCGATCTCCCGGACGTTGCAGACGTGCGGGCAGTGGGGGATCTTCTCCAGCCGCCGGGCGCCGCGGGTGCCGGGGTCGTGTCGGAAATTAAAGAGGCTCTTCTGGCTGACGATGCGGGTGAAGATCTTGAAGCTGTCGGCCAGGCGGTAGATGCGGTTGAGGCAGTTGTCGAAGCCGTAGACGGCCCCGAGCGGGTCCATGAGGACGAAGAGGCGCGGGTGGAAGACGGCCGTGGCGACCTTGTAGCCCAGGGCGCCGATGATCTCGAAGGCGCAGGACATCCTCTTGACCACGTTGCACATGACGGTCGTGAGGTTGACGGTGGTGCCCAGGCTGCAGGAGGTGACGGTGCCGTGGGTGCCGCGGTAGAGCATGAACTGGTTGTCGACGCCCGCCAGGTTGTCGGACACGGGGTAGATGCTGCCCTGGTTGGCGGCCACGATGGACGTGAAGACCGCCGTGCTCTCGGCCTCCATGAGGCTGGCCATGACGCCGTCGATGAGCATCCGCGGCAGAGCGACGGGCAGGTCGTAGACGGCGTCCATCCGCCGCAGCCCGTCGCAGAAGAAGGACTGGAGGCTGTCGCCCAGCTGATAGACGCAGTCCTCCTGCAGGTCGTAGCAGTACACGCCGCCGGTCGAGCCGTACAGGACGACGAAGCGGTTCTTCTCGATCACGGAACCGAACAGGCGCCCGATGGGCGCGAACTCCTCGCAACAGCACACGTACCGGCCCCCCAGACACACGGCGTCGGCCACCCGGGCGAACCGGGAGATGGTGCGGACGTCCATGAGCATGACGGACACGCCGTCCGGCCAGGAGAGGGGGAGCAGGGAGCCGCACTTGTCCGAGACGTGCTTGCGGATCCTGTCCCGGTCGAACCCGGCGTCCGCCAGCCAGGCGTAGTAGCCGGAGATGTCGCCGCAGCCCAGGTATTCCATGGCCCCGACCTCTCCCGACCCGGCCGCCGCCCCCCGCGTCCCCGCGCCAGACCCGCGGCGTCCCGAAGTGAGCCCGGCCGGCGGAGCCTCCGACCCTTTATAGCGTTTGTGACGCACCCGGAAAGGAGAACCGCGGCCGCTGGGTCCTCACCCGCATCAGCGATTCCTTCCCCCCTCGCCGAGGCGAGAGGCGCGCGCGGGCGCGGCGGACAGGGTCTCAGAGGCTCACGCGCCGGAGGCTCGCCAGGGACCCGGCCGTCGCCCCCTCGGGCTCGCCCCTCGTCGACCGGAGCGAGGAGCGGCCCTGGAAGTCCTTCAGGATCGACCGCCTCTGCTTCATCGACATGCAGCAGAGGAGCGCGAGCAGGGCGAAGGCCCCGGTGGCCACGATGAACATGCCGGTCATGTTGGCGAGCCGGTCCCCCCCTTCGCGTCCGCGCACGGAGAGGTGGAACGCCACGTCCCGGTAGCAGAACTCGTCGAACTCCCCGTACTTGGTCCAGTTGGCCCACACGGCGGACCAGTTCAGGTACACGTTGGCCCCCACGCAGGGCTCCTTCCTGACGACGGAGGTCCTCAGGTTCCGCGAGCGCCGGTTGCTCGAGGCGTGCCCCACGACGGCGGCGTCGACGATGTCCCCGCAGCGGAGCAACACGCCCACGTCCAGGCTCACGTTGGTCCCCAGGATCCGGCCGACGACCTCGGAGCGGTTCCCGCTCCCCTTCCACGTCGCGTTCCTCTCCCCGTCCCGGACGTCCAACACGTACCTCTCCGTCTCGGTGACGTTCAGCTCCACGGAGCCGCCGGTCGTCCCGTCCCGTCTCCAGCAGGTGGCCGCCCCGCCGAGGTGACTGGCGTTCCCCTCGGTCCACTTCAGGGACCCGGCGACCCGGGAGCTGAGCGGGCGGAGGAGGTACCCCGAGAAGTAGTAGGCGAGCCCGATCTTCACGGCCCTCAGCTCGCGGTGCGAGGAGTGACGGACGTTCTTCACGAACCACCAGCTGACGACCCCGAACCAGTCGCTGCACGTCCCCGAGAAGACGAGCTCCCGGTCGACCCGGCAGGTGACCAGGCAGCCGACCAGCACCCGGGGTTCCCGGCGCCGGGTCACGCACATGTCGTAGGCGCACCTGAGCTCGCGCCCTTCGGCGCCGGCCCCCGCGGGGAACGCGAGCTGTAACGCGGCGAGACACAGGAGGCTTCGTCGGGACATCGCGGGCGACGACACATCGGACACGATCTCGACAGAACACGAAACCCACGACAAGACTTTGGCACATTTCTGTTTATTGTGTCGGTGCTGTCGCGACACCGCCTCTCCCCCGGGTCAACGAGGTTTCGCAATCCCCTCGGCCTCGACCCCTCGAGTCCCCGACCGGACGACCCTCCCGCCCGCGGGCCGCGGCGGCTTCTTCGTCGCCGTCGTCGCCGCCGCCGGGACCGCCGTCGCCCTCTTGCGCCGAGAGGAGGACGAGACCGACGGCGGGGTCGCGGCGACGGGGAGCGGAGCGGCCGCGACCGGGTCCGGCTGGGCCTCGCGTCCCGCGGAGGAGAAGGGCACCAGGGCCAGGTGGGAACGGCTGAGGCCGATCGGGGTCCGCACGGGCCGGGACAGCACCACGGTGCCGAGCTCCTGCTCCACCCGGCTCAGCTCCCGCTCGGAGTTCCCGTGGACGCGGACCAGGTCCCGACTGGCGCCCACGGTGGAGATCGGCACCAGCCGCGCCCCCCTCCGCGTCCTCCAGTACATGTCGAGGTAGACCAGGTCGACGTGGGCGTGCAGGACCGCCCGATCGGAGAAGAGGACGGGCAGGTCCCCCGCGGCGACGGCCGCGGCGGCGGAGGCGATCATCTTCATGTAGCGGTTGACCTTGAGGGGCACGGCCTTCCCGGGGCGGTTACGGTTGTCCCGGGCCTCCATGATGACCCGGTTGATGCGGATCCGGTTGTAGAGCTCGACGAACTCGTCGAGGTTGACGTAGGCCTGCTTGACGTACTTCTGCACGCAGAGGGGGAAGATGGCGTTCTCGTACTCGAAGACGACGTCGGCCGTCCAGAAGTCCTGCAGCGTGGGGCTGATGTAGAAGAGGACCCCTCCCTCGTGCGCGACCACGCAACCGTCCCGGGCCACGAGGAAGGTGACCTGTCGGGTCGGAACGCTGGCCGCCATCTTCCACTCCTCGGCGGCCGCGAATATCATCATGCTCGACGACGACACCGGCACGAAGTCCCTCCGCATCCAGACGAGGTTATCCTCCGAGATGGTCAGGTGTTCGTACCAGCGGTCGCAGATCAGGATCTTCATGCCGCTGGCGTGCGTGATCTCCGTCCGGTTGATCGTGCACTGACGCAGCGCGTTCGCGAAGGCGTACGTCCCCGTCTTGTGCGCCCTCACCAGCCAGGCGGCCTGGATCGCCGACTCCCGGTCCATCGCGTTCCCGAGCATCCCGATACCTGGAGAGCGCGGTCAGGAGCTCGCCGGCGGCCTCTCGCGCCAGACGACGTTCCCCGGCCGTCAGCGGAGTCCGGGACGCGATCCGCCGACCGCGGCGACCCGCTCCCGCGTCGTCCACCGCCGCGTCCGATGTACTGGGCAGAGCGGGGACGCCCCGACTTTTATCGCCGACCCCGAAGCGGCGCGACCAATGGGCCAGGGCCCAACCGGCTGTAAAACAGAGGACGGAGGCGACGACCGCGAGGCCGCGTTCGCCCACGAACTCGAGCAGCTCCCTGCGTACGACCTCCATCGTCCCCCGGGACCGACTGCGGGAGCCCTCCTGGGTCCCCTTCCGTCTTATGACGACCTCGGCGGCGTCGATCCTCTTCCCCCCCATCCCCGCGTCAGCTCCCCTGTCGTCCCCGCGGAGGATGAGATCCCCACCCCTCCCACCACAGCGCCCGACCCCGCGGACTCCGTCAGAACGAGTGCACCGTGACGTTGGCGCGACCGAGGTCGTCCAGGCCGTCGTGGGCCTCGTCCCGGAGGGCCCGCTCCCGCCACCGGCGGCCGCGGTCGCGCTCGTAGTCGTCGTCGTCCTCGTCGATGAAGAAACACTCGGTGTCGTCCCCGCCCGCGGCGACGAACTCCTCCTCCACGGTGGCGAGCCCGTTCCGCTGGAGCCGGGAGGCGGCGGTGGAGACCTCCAGGAGAGCCTGCTGCGAGAAGCACAGGTCGCCGAGGCAGGGCGCGCAGGCGTAGAACCGCCGTCGGCAGTTGACCCCCAGGCTGCCGGGCAACGGCGAGCCGAAGACGCGGTCGAAGAAGAAGGCGACCATCGCGCCGATCCAGACGCCGGCCAGGACGAGGACGACCGTGACGTCGGGCCGGACGCAGCTCTCCGGCGCGGAGATGAAGCGGCACTCGCCGCAGCACATCTCCGTGCCGTTGGGGAACTGGGGGGACACGTCGGGCCGATAGGCGTACTTGCAGGTGGGCAGGGCGGCGCCCGCGGTCCAGAGCGCGCCGGAGGACCAGAGCGGGAGGACCCGGGGGACGAGGCCGCGTCGACTCATCATCCCTGGCATCGGAGGCGGCTCTGGACCGCCGCGGAGCGCGACGGCGCTTATATGCGTCCCCGGGGACCACTGTCACTCGGGTCGCTCCGTCAACCTCGTCCACCTGGCCCCGGTGCGATCGCCCCGGGTGGCGTTGTGCCCGCGCCGCACGACGGTGACATAGGTGTAGGCGAAGTACAGCAGGAAGGCCAGGACGACGAAGGCCACGACGGCGGCGGAGAAGTAGAAGACGGCCTCGGCGCGCCGCCACACCTCCCCCAGATCCGAGTGGGGCAGCCGCCCCCGCGAGCCGTTGCCGTAGAAGGTGAGGCCGCCGTCGCCCGCCGCGGCGCGCCGCAGCAGCGGGACGGTCCGCTCCGAGGCCCCGGCCACGGACGCGCTGTCGGGAAAGAGGGTGATCTCGTCGTCGGACCCCATGTCCTCCGAGAAGACCTCGAGCGCGTCCCCGTCCGCGCGTCGATCCGACATGCCCTCCCCGAGAGAGACCCGACCCCGCGGGGGAAGAACGAGACCGGACGCGTCGGAAGGACGGTAAACGCGTCTGTCTTTATTCGCAGCGACGCGGTTCTTATAAATTTTAATACAGGACGGGGGAGGAGAGGAGCCGCCCCGTCACCGATCCAGGATCAACACGAGCAGGATGACGACGCAGAGCGTCCCGAGCACGCTCGCGTAGACCAGATCGGCGGAACATCTCTCGCGGGCGACGTCGAAGAGGCCGAAGGGTCCGGGTCCTCCCCAGCCGCGGCGCAGGACGGACAGCGAGGGCAGGGGCCGCGGGATCTGGCCCGCGCCGAAGAAGCTGAGCCGGCTGTCGCTCCCGTGGAACATGACGCCGCCCTCGCTCTGGGTCAGGGACGCGTCCGAGCCGTACAGGTCGCAACGAAACGCAGAAGGACCGCCGCTCCCGCGCCCGCCAGGACGGTCTTCCGCAGCTGGGTCCTCTCCCAGTCGGTGATGCCCCGCTTGCCCTCCGGGGCGAGGAGCATGTAGGCCACCGTCAGCGCCGTCACGATCATAGCGCGCTCCCATGTGAATGGACGGCCGCTCGGGGACTGCGCGAGACAAAAGAGAGGGGACGCCGGAGGGGTGGGAGGGCGCAAGGACCCCGCGCGCGTCAGTGCCCGGTGTCCCGGGGAAAGACGACGATGATGATGACGAGGATGAGCACGACGAGGACGGCCACGGACACCCCGACCGACGCGGAGGTCCACTTAAAGTCTCTATCCAGCGCCTCCAGCACGGTCCGGTCGCCCAGCCCCGGGACGCGGACGTCTCCGCCGTCCTGGCTCCGATCGGGCGAGGGATCGCGCGAGAAGACGCCGACGGACTCGACCGCGCGACCGAACAGGCTCTCGTAAGGGGGAGGGAAACACGGATCGCGGGGATCCGCCGGGTCGCCCGACCCCACGGCCTCCTCGTAGGAAGGGAGCGCGCCGGTCGCCGCGCTGTCCGGCGCCTCGTACTCGGCCCACCTCAACGCCCCGGGCGGAGTGAACATGACTGTCCCGCCCGGGCCGCCACGGCGCTCATTTTATATTCTCCAAGAACGCGAAGGAGACCGAGCCAAGGTCGCGCGGCGACCTACCCCCGTCGCGGACGGCACCCGCGTCCCGACCCGCGTCCCGGCCCCCGTCCCCCGCCCCGCCGCCCTCCCCGTCGCCGCCTCCCCGCCCTCTCTACCTGTCCGCGGGTACCGAGGAGGCCGGGGACGCCCCCGGGGAAGACCGAGCCGACGGAGGAGACGGTCGCCCAGATAGAGACGCGAGACGCGAGATCGGATCTGGCGAAAGGGACGGCGACGCGCCCCGTTTTTATTCATCCCCGGCAGCAACCCACCATCCACCCCCACTTGCCGCACAGCCAGCGCCAGGCGCGACCGGTCCACGTGCGCCGCGCCCCGCCTCGCAGGCACCTCGGTCCGCGCGGGCAGTACGCGGTCTTCTCGGCGACGGCGCCGGAGGGGCCGCCGCGGCGGGCGCCCGCGTGCGCCCGGGTCTGGTTCCGCTGCCTCGTCAGGTCCCTCTTCCTCCGGTTCGCCTCGCCCCGCGACGCGGGGAAAGCCCCCCGCAGGTAGAAGCTGTTGCTGCGGTAGCGGACGAGGCCCAGGACGAGGAAGGTGTACAGGTCGGACGCGAGGAAGCGGATGCGGCTGTTGACCCGGTCCACGTAGAAGAGCGTCCCGGCCTCCGAGATCAGTACGGGGGAGTCCACCCAGACGCCGTCGACGTAGGCCTTGACCGTGAACATGGGCTCCAGCCGCAGGTGTCCCGACTGTACCGTCCACCTCTCGAACTCCTCCTGTCCGTAGCCGAGATCGTCGAGCCGGCTGATCCGCAGGAAGGTCCACACGTTGTCGGTGTGGAAGACGGCCGCCTCGGTGCCCAGCAGCCGGTCCCTCGCCCCGACCAGCTCGTCGAGGGAGTGCCGGCACTCGAGCAGGGACTTGAACGGCTCCTCGCCGTAGTCCACGGGGGTGGAGGTCACGTCCCGGTCGGTGACGGCCCGCTCCCGCAGCCCCCGGCGACAGAACTCGGCGAAGCCGTTCTTGGTGAGCAGGTACAGGACCGGGCCGACGCCCCCGTCGTCGTAGAGGTAGACGAACCCGTCGTCCCCCAGCAGGATCACGGGAAACTCGGACTCGGTGTGCTCGGAGCCGACGTCGTGCACCACCCCGATGGGCGTGATGTTGACGTCGCAGCAGACGTGGCCGTCCCGGACGACCGCGCCGCCGACCTTCTGCAGCCGGGGCGAGCGGATCGGGTCGACGACGGTGAAGACCCACCCGGTGGGCCAGGCGAGCAGCACGCAGCTGCCGTGGAAGCGCCGGATGAGGTCCCGCAGCCGAGCCCGCTGACCGGCCGCGGCCAGCTCGTGGATGAACATGACCTCGTCGGAGCAGAGGATCATGTCGGCCTCGACCGCGGCCAACTTGAGGTCGACCTTCCTGTAGACGCGGTCCCGCAGCTCGAAGAGGTCCGGGAAGACCGAGGGGGAGCAGTCGCCGCCGAGACCGGAGCCGCCGTCCTCGCCGCCGTCCTCGCCGCCGCCGTCTCCGCCGTCTCCGACGCGCGACGAGGTTGCGGACGTTTCGCCCGCGGGACGAGACTCCACCGTCTCGTGTCCCCGGATCGGAGAGACAGAGCCTCGTACGGCGGGAGGACGGATTTTGTCCCCCGCCTCGAAGACCTCCTCTCCTGTCCCTGCCTCCCCACCGCCCCGACATCCCCCGGACGTCGACGACGAGGGCCGCCGGTACCAGTAGGGCCGACGCCGGTGTCGGCGCGTCCCGACGAAGCCGACCGCGACGATCGCGTGCGGCCGCCCGCGCACGAACGTCGTCCCGAGGACCCGGCGGCCCGGTCGGAAGCAGACGTCGCACCAGCAGATGCCGCGGACGCCGACCGCGGCGAGCCCGGGCCCGGAGCGTCTCCACCTGGCGGTGACGGCCAGGGTGTAGCCGATCTCGCGCGCGACGAAGAGCTGGTAGTCGGTGGCCATGGCGGCGGGTCCCTCTTGTCTCGGAGACGGCGGGTCACGGGTATTTCACGACGTCTCACGGTACTCGACGCCCGTCACTCACAGACGCCACCGCGCGAGACGCGCGGGCTTTGGGTTAACCCTCTCCTTACCGTAAGATAAAACCACGCGCCGCGAGGCCGGACCTCGACGTACCTCTCCCCGACGGTGACGTCCGCGACGGCGACGGACGGATCCGACGTCGAGCATGCCGCCCGCGGCGACCTGGGTGCTTGCCGGCTGATAACGCGACACGATCGAGACACAGACGCGATATCGGCCGGCGAACCCCTATCGCGCGTCCGGGCGAGAGAGGAGGATCGGACGTCGCGGAGACTCGCCGTCGAGAGCGCCGCCGGCCGCTCCGAGGACATTACCGAACGACAGACACGGAGGGGAGGGTCGCCCGCGGAAGAGGACGAACCGGGGAAACCGAGACCTGTAAACGGGAACGGGACGGGGGAGAGGGAACCGACCGCCGCGCCCCGCCACCGGGACTCTCCGACCGCGCGCGCACCTTCAGCACTTCTGCTTCTTCGCGCTCGGGGTGTACTCGAAGGTGACCGACTCGTCGCTCTCGCTCTCCTCCTTGGCGTCGTTGAAGTAGCCGCCGCGATCGGGGCCGCCGAGGCCGGAGCCGCCGCCGGAACCGCCCTTGGACACCATGAAACTGGTGATCTTGTGCTGCTCGTGCTTCTCCTTGGCCGAGGCGGAGGAGCCGCCGTGATCGTCCCCGAGACCGCCGCGGTCGGACGACGGGCCGCCGCCGCCGCCGGCGCCCTTGCGGCCCGAGCGCTCGTGCTTCTTGCCGCAGGACTCGACGACCTGGTCGACGCAGACCGAGAAGTCGTCGCCGCCGGAGCTGCCCGAGTTGGCCTGGTAGTTGGAGTTGAGGACGCCGCGCTCGTAGGACACCTCGTTGCGGGTGAACGGCTCCTCGCTGAGGAAGTTCTCGATGGTGAAGACGTTATTCTTGCTCCCGACGTAGACGACGGTCTCGTGGTCGGTCATGATCCGGAGGGTACAGGTGAGCTTGGTGACGGCGCAGTGGTTGAAGGCCTGGTAGAGGTTGCGGGCCTGCACGGTGGCGCGCAGGTTCTTGACCTCGTGGAAGGCCACCCGGTTGCCGGCCGTGAACTCGACCTCGGTGTTGGGGGCCAGCGAGAACTTGACCGTCGGCGGGTTGGGCATGAGCGTGATCTGCACCGTCCCGGTGGGCATGATCTGCTTCTTGGAGTTACGCTTGGGGCGGATGTGGGGCCCGATCCACTTGATGAGCTCGGCGACGACGTTGAAATCGAAGTCGACGCGGGCGACCGAGTTGCCGTTCTCGCGGACGACGATGTCCTGGCTGTGGACGCAGGCCGAGCTGAAGTCCATGTTGAAGTCGGGGGCCGACATGCAAACGCGCGCCGACAGGTCCGAGCTGTCCTGCACGATGAACTTGGTGAGCTCGCGGTTGGAGCTCATGTACATGAGATTGCCGACCAGGGGGACGTGGTTGTTGATGGTTTTGGGGGTGAACGTCCGGTCGGTGACGTACAGACAGGAGCTGTTGAAGACGATCTTGCCGACGAACTGGCTCCGGACGGTCTGGACGACCAGGGCCGGGGTGGGCAGGAAGGTGACCGTGGTGTTGTCCTTGAGCGAGCGGACGACGCAACGCAGCTGCTGGATGGCGGCCTTGTAGGCCTTGAGCCGGAAAGCCAGGGTCGGGGGTTCGGGTTCCCGGTGCCTCCGCCCGCCGCCGTGACCGTGACCGTGGCCGCCGCCCTCCATGGCTGGGGAGAACGAGAGGAGATTTCGATCAGAGAGATTTACGGGACAGAGGGAGCGGGGGGGATCTCGACGCGCGCGACGGACAGATCGAGACGGACCAGGCCCGGCTTCGGAAAGAACATGCGAGGCTTTATTTTTTCCTCTCTCTCGGCGGACGACGAAAACTACAGAGCGGACTCACACGGGCCGCCTCCTCGGCGAAGAATGAAGCGGCAGCGGACAGACACTCTCGCTTTTATAGCGCGGGGGGACGTCGCGAAAACCAATCGCGTTGTCGGACGTGGGGCGCGGAGCAGGACAAACAGGTGACACGGGCGGGCGCCGCGAGGCGAGCGGCGGGGCGGACCCGAAGCCCGGGGGCACTTCGAGGCGACGTCCGCCATCAACGCGGAGGGTTCGACGAAGCGACGCGACATTTATATAATCCGATCCCCAATCCCGCGGCGCCGGCACGCCGAAGATGGCGGGCCACGTCCACCATGGACCTCCCCGACCCCAGGAACAGGGGCAGCCCCTGCCCCTGGTCCACGTAGGGCTGTCGGTCGACGGCCATCTTCAGCACGGCCTCCTGAGACGTCATCCAGCCCGTCTCCAGGGAGGCCCGGTCCTCGTCCTCCTCCTCCACGCCCGCGTACAGGCCCGCCGCGTAGCCCATGCGCACCGCCAGGACGGCCCGGGAGCGGGGGATCTCCGCCAGGTAGCGGTTGACCACGGGCAGGTAGACGCGCTGGTTCCCGACGAGGGCCAGCAGGCTGCGGTCCGAGGCGTTGGGCAGGTCGAGGCGCAGGTCCTCGGCGACGCGCAGGGCCTCGCCGAGGCACCGGTCCCGGGGCGCGGCGAGCAGCGGGGACGGCTCGAGGGACAGGTTGTAGGCCCGCGGGAACATGCCGGGCGTGGTGCCCGCGACGTTGGCCGACTCCTCGCCCAACCCGCCGCAGACGAAGGCCGAGTTCCGGACGCCGTATCGCACGACGTCCTCCCGGAGCTGGGCCCAGTGGCCCGCGGGCAGCGAGCTGGTCTCCTGGAGGGGGTCGTCGAACAGGTCGGGGTAGAGGCGGCCGGTGGCGAACAGACTGCGGGAGAACTTGGGAAAGGGCTCGGCCCCGTGCACGCAGAGGTCGACGCTGGCCCGGACGGCCGCGTAGTGGACGAACTCGGCGATCCGCCGGCCGAGCAGCACGGAGGCGTCGTCGGTGTACAGGAGGCCCAGCCGGCCGAGCACGGCGTGGAAGCCGAGGACGCGGAGCTGCAGCGGTCGGTACAGACACATGACGTCCCCGGCCCCGAAGACGTTGTCGCGGATGACGGCGTCCATGAGGACGTTGCCGATGACCACGGCGTCGCGGACGAGGACGCGGAGGCTGCGGAAGCTGAAGAAGACCTCGTGACCGAGGACCGGGACCTCGCCCTCGGTGGCGGCCGCGGCGTCATCGGCGCCCGAGCCCTCCAGGAGGCAGTTCTCCAGACAGACGTCGATCTTATTCTCGGGGAAGACGCCGAGGAAGCTATTGCAGACGAGGGAGAGCTCGGGGCCGCACAGCAGGAGCCGACCGGTCTCGCCGACCATGGCGCTCTTGAGGTTGTACGGGTACACGACGGCCGTGTTGCCGAGCGCGACGCAGGCGTCCAGGTGCCGGACGACCCACCACGGCGACAGGGACAGGCCGTTGCCCTCGAGCTCCAGGCGCTCGTAGGCCGTCCTGAAGCCCTTCTCGTCGACCCGGCAGAGGGACTTGCACTCCGACTTCTGGAAGACCTGCCAGCGGCCCGAGGCGCCCTCCTCGACGTACCGCTCCCAGAAGAACTGGGGGACGTTGACGGCGTAGAGGAGCTCGGGGTAGGCCCTCCCCTCGCCGAGGATGAAAGAGAAGGCGTAGACGAGGTCGACGGACCAGAGGTCGACGACGACGCGCAGCTTGGTATCGAAGCGGCGGTGGTCGCGCAGCGAGGCGCAGAAGAGACCGAAGGACTTCAGGATCCCCGCGACGTCCCCCAGGAGGTCGGACAGCTGCACCGACACGGAGACGCCGTTGGCCAGGAGGTCGCAGACGTTCTGCATGCTGCCGTTCCAGGTCCCCTCGACGGCCACGCCGCGGGGCCGGTAGGCCACCCCCTCGAAGAGCGGCAGGCCCCCGCGCAGCCCGGCGTGCGCCATGACCTGCGGCGGCAGGACCACGGCGAAGGAGCAGAGGGCGGACAGGACGGCCTCGAAGACCTCCAGGGCGCCCCGGGGCCGGGCGGAGAAGACGGCCTCGCAGCCGCCGCCGAAGGTGTCGCAGTCGACGGCGATGGCGGCGGCCACCCGGGCGGCGACGCAGACGGGCAGCTCCTCGCGCCCCTCCAGGACGTTGGCGTAGCGGTCCATCATGGCGACGACCGAGTAGAGACCGCGGTCGAGGCTCTCGCCCACGCGTTCCACGACGCGGGCCACCGCGGCGTCGACCGCCGCCGCGTTCTCGGAGAAGAAGTCCTGGACGCCGCGCCGGAGCCGGTTAGAGTGCCGCAGCATGTCGGAGACCGTCATCTCGTGCTTCCTGAACGCCGTCTTGACGTAGAAGCGGCCGAGCTCCCGGTCGAGGCCCGGGTCGGCGTCCAGGATCCTAGGGCTCTCCCCGACGACGGCGCTGTACAGCGGCACCGGGCCGCAGCGCTCCACGTCGACGGCCGCGCGGCGGACGCGCTCCATGCTCTCGAGCCAGGCGGACTCCGAACACCGGTCCTCGGCGAAGGGGCAGTAGCGCCGCCGCCCGCTGACCCCGTGGCAGTAGCAGCGCACGCTGACGGTGGACCCGAGGATGAGCGAGTCGATGGAGGTGTCGCGGCCGGCGCGGAAGGGTCTCCCCGCGGAGGCCCGGGCCACGTCCTCGGGGTCGACGACCACGGGCCGCCCGCCGATCCTCACGTCGTCGATGCGCGCGTAGAAGTCGTCCTCGGAGGTCTCGACCGGGACCGGCGGCGCGGACGGCCGCCGACCGGATTTCGGCGCGGCGCCCGCGGACTCGCCGTCGGCCGCCGGCGGGGCGCTCGCGCTCGTCTCGCGGGTCGGACGGACCGCCGCCCTGCCGGCCCGCGGGTCGGAGGGCCGTCCGCCGGCCCGCGCCGCCGGCTGACCCCGCGACTGCTGCGACGAGGACGCGGGCCGGGACTGTCGCTCGTGCGGGCGCTCGACGGCGGCGCCGGCCGCGGCGACTCCCTGTCCGACGCCGGCGGCGGCCGAGGCGACGGAGAAGGCCGAGCGCCCCCCGGCGGCGGCCACGCCGAAAGCGCCCGCGGCGGGCGGCGGCGGCGACTTGGGGTACCTCTTCTTGCCGTCGCGCACGTCGCAGCTGGCCACGCTCATGACGTTACTGTTCCCGATCTGGATGCCGGAGACGCCCGACAGCTTGACGTACGAGGGGAGGCCCGACCCGACGGTCGACCCCAGAGAGAACCCGCGGTCCGGGGAGTCAGGCCCGGGGTAGTTGAAGACGCAGAAACTCTCCCCGCTGCTGTCGTCGTCGCTGTCGTCGTCGGCGAACCCGCCCCCGTGGGCGAACTGCACCCGCCGGGGGCCGTGCTGCGGTTCCTTGCGAGACATCTCCGACGCGGTCTCACACGAACTCGACCAGCGGACCGAGGTCGACGTAGAACTTCTCTAACCGGACGACGGGGAGCTGTCCGCCCCGACAGGCGACGACGCCCGAGCGCGCGTCCCGGGAGCAGAACCAGCCGAGCCGCTGAAGGGTCCCGAGGCAGCCGTTCGACTGTCCGTAACCGGAAACGGTGTTATTGAGGAAGAAGAACCGGGACGCCCGGAATCGGTAGCGCAGGGCGTCGAGCAGCGTGTGTGGGTGAGACACCCGGGTCACCGCGACAAAGGCGGAGGGTCGCCCCTGGCGCTCGCTGTTATAGTCGTACGTGATGACGAAATAGGCGAAGCGGATCTCCTCGGAGGTCTCCCCGTCGAGGTCCAGGTAGAGCTCTTTCGGGACGACGAACGGGTAGATCTCCGTCTTGAGCAGGTTGTACGAGTGCCCCAGCATGGAGCAGGTGATGAGACACGTCGAGCCGGGCGTGATGGAGTTGGTGCACCCGAGCGGATGGATTATTTGGTGCAGACGGTTGACGCCGGTCCGCAGCCAGGCGAGGACGGCCTCCCCCTCGCGGCCGTAGGCGGCCCGCAGCACGGCCTTGGTGGCGGCGCCGACGTTCTCGACCGCCATCGAGACGAAGAAGAGGCTGACGAGCACGCTCTTGGGCATCTCGATCCCGGTGTCGAGGCGGAACATCAGCAGGCCGAGGTTCTTCTGCTCGACCTCCATGAGGGTCTCGCGGCTGAAGAAGCGGGCGGTGATGGCGGCGTGATCGGCCCCGTAGACGTAGCTGCGGACGATCGCGCGCTCGATCTTCTGCTTCTTGGCCACCTGGAAGGGGTCCTCGGGGTCGATCCCGTCGATCTCCCGCTTCATCCGGGCGAAGCTGGTGGCGTACGTCATGGCGGCGGCGGCGGGGAAGCGCGCGCAGGGGAACCGGGCCCTGAACCTAGATCAGACGCTCGAAGACCTCCGTCTGAAGACGACGTCGGACGAGGATCTGCTTAATATTCTGGCGAAGATCGAGATCTCGGCCGTGCAACTGCAGACGGTGACCTCGCCGCGCATCCGCCGTTTCCTCAAATACGTGCCGACCGGGGCCTACCACTTCGACTTCATCCACCGCAACCCGGTCTTCTACTTTCTGAACCACGGGACGTTCGCGCCCGCCGAGAGGGGCCGCTTCTTGCTGGCGGCGGAGCTGCTGGGCGAGCTGAGGAAGCACGGGGAGAAGAACCCCGGGGACAAAAAGGAGCAGTCGCTCTCGGGACTGACGAACGCGCAGACGCTCCGGACGCTGTCCGAGTTCCTGCACGAGGTAAACCGCGTCGGCGAGCTGCAAAAGTTCCTCTCGGACCGACATCTAATAGACGAGGAAGACGCCCGGCCCCAGAACCGCATCAAGGAGTTCGGCGAGGCCGAGACGCAGGCGCTGGAGAAGATCGCGACGGCCACCGAGCCGCTGCGGAACTGCCGGGCGATCGCGGAGCTGCTGGAGGAGATGTACCGCGGCGCGTTCGAGGCCTTCCGGGTGTCGTTCACCCACCGGACGCTGCGGCGCGCGGAGGACACGGAGCTGGACGCGCTGGTGAAGATGATCCACTGCCACGAGCACCACGCCCGCACGGCGGAGGCCGAGGCCGAGTTCCGCAAGGCGGTGGACAAGGCCGGGGAGACGCTGGCCAGGACGCAGACCACCGACATCCACGAGATCCAGCAGCCGGGCGCGGAGTACACGCGGGAGGCGAGCTTCAAGATCTCGTCCCGGTCCCTGACGGCCAGGGAGCGGACGGACGTGCAGTTCCCCGTCCTGGCGCCGTCGCTGTCCCTGCTGAAGCACGTGGCGCCGCCGAACGTGCTGTTCCACCCGGGGGCGGTGTTCGCCATCCTGCGCGCCGCCTCGCGGGAGGAGGGCTCGGAACAGATCGTGGAGCTGCACGCCTTCAACGACTTCTGCGCGACGATCGGCGACATCCTGTTCGCCCAGACCCCGGAGCCGCGGCTGAGGTCGGCGCGGCTGGCCGACATCCTGCACCGCACGAGGGCCTTCTACCGCCTGGGCCTGACCCCGAGGACGTCCGCCACCTACGTGCGGATGGTGACGTTGCGGTCCATACACCGTCACAGCCCGAGGAACGAGGTGGCGGAGGCCGCGGACCACATCTCGTTCCTGGCCTACAACGCGCACCTGCACTTCCTGTGCCTGGCCCGCTACAGCAACACGTTCCTGTTCCACCACGCGAAGAAGCTGATCCTGGAGCAGCAGAGGTCGCTGCTGACGGGCAACCGGGCGCTGGAGGACGTGTGGACGAACGCGGCGTTCAACGTGAACCGCATCTTCGCCACGCGTTACGACGAGGACGAGTTCCTGCGACTGACCCGCGGGATCCCGGCCGCGGGGCGCGACTACCTGTACCGGGACGCGGCCAACAAGTGGGACGACATCGGGTTCCCCCCCGAGCAGGAGGACGTCGCGGACCCGCCGCCCCTGCCGCCGCAGACGGACCCCACGAACGAGGACATCGCGCGGGCGTGCGAGCTGCTGAACGGCAGCGACGACGGGAACGCGTACAACTCGCTGCTGCCCCTGAGCACCTACCCGGACTTCGACCGGATCCTGACGAAGACGACGGTGATCCCGCAGCTGACGGCCATCCTGAACGCGTCCCCGGCGGAGGCCAGGGCGCACGACGACGCGCGGCTGCTGAAGCTGATCCACGCGTGCCGCCTGCTGATGCCCCGGCGGCTGGAGCTGTACCGGAGCCTGGTGTCCCTGTACAACCTGCTGCACTACGTGAGCCACACCGACCTGGGACTGGTGAAGGTGCTGTACTCGGTGATCCGCAACGCGGTGGTCCACGTGTCGGAGATCACGGGCGAGGACCACGCGTTCGACTCCTACCTGCTGGAGGACCTGGCCGCGGAGTCGTTCGTCCTGGCCCTGGAGACGGACGTGTCCCAGACGCTGAGGCGGGCGTCGCGGCACAGGGAGAGGATCGCGAGGAGGTTCGCGGCGCACTGCCGGCTGTGCGGCCTCCTGCCCAGGACGCGGGCCTCCCTCTACACGAACACCAACACGGTGATCCTGTCGAGCAGGAGGGCGGTGATCCTGAAGGTGTCGCTGCCGACCTTTGCGCAGAGACTGGAGTCGATCGTGGCGGAGAACGCGGAGCTGGAAGACGGCCTGCGGTTCGTGACGAACGCGGACGAACGCATCCTCGAGCTGCTGAGGTCACTGACGGCGGACGCCAAGGCGATCCCGAGCTTCACGGACCTGACCTTCAGCACCCGGGGCATCGCCCGGCTGCACGCCAAGATCGCGGACGCGGTACAGGCCTACCAGATGACGCTGAGGGACCTGTGCGACGAGCGGATCCAGTACAACCGGGCGGCGTGTGAGATCTTCGGGGCCACCGCGGCGGCCTGCCGCACCCTAGAGAAGAGCAGGATCGCGGAACTCGGACTCCGACGCTGTGTGACGGACGCCACGGCCCTGATAGAGAGCCACCGGAGCCCGCCGCAAGCGCCGATCGACGACGAACTGGACCAGGAATCGATGAGTGTATTAAAGAAAGCGTTCGCGACGGACGAAGGACTGGACGCGACGCCGAGCCGTCGAGAAATGACGGGCGCCGCCCGGGGCGCCGTCACCGAGGACGACTTCGACTACGCGAGGGAGCGGTTCGTCCCCCCGCAGAGCATCGGCGCCCTGCGCGACTGGTACGTGGAGACGAGGGAGAAGGCGCAGCGGGACCTGACGACGCCGCTGCGCCTGTCGAGGGCGACGGGAACGCCGCCGCCATGAGGATCGTCCGGGCGAGCCGGGACCAGTCGGACCCCACGTACGGGGCGCGGGCCGGCAGCCAGTGCATGTCGAACTGCTTCGCCTTCCTGCACGCGTCGTACCTGCTCGGGACGGAGGCCGTCCTGGACCGCCCGACGCTGGACGCCATCATGGACACGGGGGCCGAGGTGGACGCCATCGCGGACGAGAAACTGCGGAGACAGGGGGTCGTCCGGCACCCGCACCGCCTGGGATCGGAGATCCCGAGCGTGATCGAGTCCCGCTGGGGGATCACGGGCCACGCGCTGTCCCGACCGTTCAACGGCACGGCCCAGACGCAGGACCTGGGAGGCTACAAGTGCCTGGGGATCCTGGACTTCCTGGCGTACGCCAAGAAGAAGAGGGAGCCGGTGCACGTCGTCGTGACGGTGGGCGCGCACACGCGGGGGCTGGTGCTGACGGAGAGGGGACCGACCTACCTGTTCGACCCGCACACGACGGACCGGTCGAAGGAGGCCGCCGTGTACATCTGCGAGACCCCGGACGAGGTTGTGGACGCGCTGGCGTTCTTCGGCGCGATGATCGGAGACTTCTACTACGACGCGACGATCGTGTACCACCTGGCGCTGACAAGCGCGTCGCCGTCGCCGATCCAGCTGTTGGTGAAGATCATGGACGAGTACCGGGACCCGGACATCGACGCCCAAGATGCGATCCTGCCGCCGCCGAAGATCGAGCCGAAGATCGAGCCGAAGACCGAGCCGACGACCGAAGAGCCGACTGAGCCGACGACGATGGCGACGACGCCGCCGAAGCAGACCAGGAAGAGGCCGGCGCCGGATGTCCAGAAGACGCCGGCCGCGAAACCCACGAAACACGGGCGCAGGATGGCGCGCATCCCCGAGGCGATGATGGACCTGCTGGTGGAGAGCATGAGCCAGGTAGAGCAGTTTCGCGCGGCGCTGCAGGATCTGCCCGCCTCGCCGCCCGCGGACTGGACGGTGCGATCCGGGGACGACACGTTCCACCGAGAACTGTTCACCGACACGGCCCGCCAGCTGCTGGCGCACAAGATCGAAAAGCACGTGACGCTGGACCGGCCCGAGGACCCGGCGAAGGTCGCCAGGGAGTTCGAGGAGCTGCTGGGCCTCTCCGGCGAGCTGGATCACGCGATCGACGCGATCAGGACCCACGAGGCGTCGGCCCCGGCGCTGTACAGACACTACCTGCTCCCCCGGATGACGGCGCTGACGTCCGCGGACCTGCTACTGGCGGGAAAGGTGCTGGCCCTGTTCGAGGGGACGTCCGAGTCGGACTTCCGGGCCGCCGCGGCGTGGATCAAGAAGATGCTGAAACACGTCCCCGTGGAAAACGCCTCGGTGACGGACGCGGAGCTGGACGCGTTCGTGGAGAACAACCCGCTGACGACGGACCACGCGCACGTGTGCCTGCGACCCGAGCACGTCCGGGCGCTGTCGGACCAACTGGCCGCCAAGAGGTCGGCGCTGAAGTCGAAGTACATCGAGAACGACGCGACGTACAAGAGGACGCTGGACGCCATCTCGAAACTGGGCCTGGCCAGCAACGCGGCGGCCGCGCTGCGGGCCTCGGACGTGTCGCACCTGGACGACGATCAACTGGAGTCCCTGGAGAAGGCGGCGGAAACCTACGTGGACGCGGCGACCGAGTCGGCGGCGGCCAGACTGAAGAGCCTGACGGACGCGCACCACAACCGGATCGTGACGGGCTCGATGCCGGAGACGGAGATGGCGGACGCCCTCAGAGCCCTGGAGGCGGCCAAGGAGAACGTGGAAGCGCTGGAACAGATCCACCTGATCGACACGGAACGCGCCGACCCGATCCGCCAACTGCACGAAGACCTGGCGTACCTGCGCTCCGGGGACATCAGGCTGGAGATCACGCCGTCGGAGGAGATCCGGAGACTGCGGGGCGAGTACGAGACGGCCAGGAAGCAGATCTCGGACAGGGAAGCGTGGATCCAGGAACTGATCGAGAACATCGAAGACATGGCGACGGACCCGGAGACCGCGCCGTCCCCGGAGACCCTGGACCTGTGGCGCTCACAGATCCAGGAGGCCGAAGAGATGGCCGTGGACGAGACGAACGTCGAACGGGCGGAGAGGCTGCTGCGGACGCTGACGACGATGAGCGAGGAGGACAAGAAAGCGGTGGAGTTCGTCCAGAAGCTGTCCCCGGTGCTGGTGCCGTCGCAGTATGAGGTGAAATGCGTGAAGAGGCTCCGGAACGTCCTGTCGCAGGCGGACCACATCCGCGAGGAGTTCACGGAGGTGATCATCAAGACGCTGGCGGGACTGATCACCCAGCTGTCGGACGCGGAGCCGCCGAGCGACGAGACGCTGCTAAGGACGACGAACCTGATCGAGCACCTACCGCCGTCGACGATCCGCGAGGAGCTGCTGGCCTCCATCGACACGGTATCGCAGCTGACCCGGCGACTAAAGAACGCCATCAACCAGAAGTACTCGATCCAGACCCTGGAGGACGTGATGGACTTCTTCACGTCGAACGGAGACATCATCAAGACGATGTCCGGCACGACCTGGGGGAAGCCCCTGATCCCCATCTACCGCAAACTGGCGGCGAACTACGCGCAGAAACTGACCGACGTCCGGGAGGCGGAGTGGCTGAAGCAGGCGAAGAGCGCCGAGATCGATTCGCCGGAGACGCTGGCGCGCATCCTGGCGACGGCCCCGAACCAGACGATCCTGGACAAGGTGAGCCCGGAGCTGCACCTGAAACTGAAAAAACGGATGGAAGCCGAGGCCGAGAAGCGGTCGGCGGACCTGAAGAGGATATACGAGGAGATGAAAAAGAAGGCGGAGACCGAGCTGCGAACCGTGTCCGACTCATTCGTCTCCCAGACCCCGTCGACCTTCTCGTCGATCGACCTAAGGGGGACGGCGGTGACCCTGAACAAACTATACCGGGCCGACAGAGAGCAGCACCTGAGGACGTTCAACGCCAACCTGGCCAAGTCCCTGGACTCCCTGCGGGAGGAGCTGGAGGCGACGGAGCGGGCGCTGCTGCTGGCGGTGGTGAAGAAACTGGATCCCCAGACGACGTCCCCGAACGACGCGGGGGAGCAGAAGCGCGCGGAGACGCTGCAGCAGAACGCGCGGGCCCTGCTGGCGCACCCGGACCTCCTGGTCGCGGAGACGCAGCGGGGGCTGACGGACGCGGGTCACCGGCTCTCCACGAACAAGCACCTACGGCTCAACTGGCGGGACGCGCAGGCGGCCCTGACGCCCACGAAGTACATGGACGCCTACAAGGCGTACGTCGGACTGCGGGACGACATCCAGAACGAGTCGGCGTCGGCGCGCCGGAGCCTGAACGAGACGTTCGAGCGGCTGTCCGGGAACATCCACGACAACACCAGCCAACAGGACATCACGGTGAAGGTGACGGATCACTTCTCGGCGAGGCTGCGAGACGCGATCAGAGACGCCCAGGACCCGTTCGCGGGCGAGCTGTCCCGAGCCCTGCAGGCGTCCGAAGCGACCCTGAAGGACCTGACGGCGGAGATCAACGCGAACCTGAGGACGCGATGGGAACACCACAAGGCGACGCGCCAGTCCCAGGAGGCGCGCTGGCGGGAGCTGGTGATGCAGCACCGGATCCGAGCCCCCGACGGGGTGGAGATCGACACGGCCAAGCTGACGAGCGACACGGTGCTGGCCGTGAACCGGCTGGTGACGGCGGCGGAGACCACCCTCCCCTACGTGACGGCCAAGCGGGCGCTGGAATGGACGACGGGCTTCCTGGCGGCCGCCATCCAGGAGAAGAGAGCCGCGGAACCCGACACCCCGACCGCGGCGCAGATGGCCACCCTGCTGGACAGGTGCCACGACGCGGCGCGGACGATCGAAGAGATGGTGGGATACAACACGCGACTGGAGACGGAGACGCTGGAGACGTCGGACCACACGACGGAGTCGCTGTCGAACCTGCAGCTGATGCTCCAGGCCCTGGACCCGAAGCGGATCGTCGGCGGGGAGAAGCGGCACAAGGCGATCAGGGACATGATCCTGGCGAAACAGAACAGGCTGGCGTACGCCGAGGAGCTGGAGAAGCTGTCGGCCAGGTACTTCGAGCTGCTGCGCGACGTCCGCGGATCGAGATACGGATTAGACTTCGAGGCCCAGCTGCAGAAGATCCAGGCGCTGCGCTCCGAGGTGTCGGCGTACAAGAGAGACCCGGGGGCGGCGCCGGGAGGAGAGGGGGACCGTCCGTTCCCCAGGGACCAGACGGACGAGGAGATCTCGGTCGCCTCCCTGTTGACCGGCATCGCTTCAATGGAGAGATACGTGACCGCGCAGAGGACCCTGCTCGACAACCTGATCTCGTCGCAGCCGCTGGTGAGCTACGTGGACAACATCCCGGCCTTTCCCGTCCAGGAAGATAACGGCGAGGCGGCAGGAGGCGCCACGGACGAGCGGAGCCGCCGGGACGCCGCCAAGCTGTCGGCCTGCGACGTGACCACCCCGCTGTTCCGCTGCCTGGACGCGTTCGGAGAGCGGAGGATCATGACCGGACGCGGGATCCGGATCCAGCTGTACGTCTACGCGTCCCAGGGCAACTTCGTGTTCGAGACGCACTCGCACGTCCGCAGCGGCAGGGCGGCGGCGTCGGCGACCCTGGCACCCCACCCGAAGGACCCGCACGGCGACGTGGTGACCCGCCGGTACAAGTCGGTGACGGTGATCGCCTCGATCGCGGCCACCCTCCAGGCCTTCTGGACCGACATCGCCAAGTACGACGTGCGGAACGTCCTGGACGGCCTGCTGGGGGAAGAGGACAGGGGGACCGGCACGGTGGCGAACCTGAAACTGTTCGTGTACGAGGCGACGATCGCCTGGTCGGAGGCCGTGATGCCGATCGAACCGGGACATCCCCACTACCAGGAGGCGCAGGAGCTGAGCCTCCTGGACTACGCCACGTTGATGTCGACGCTGCACCCCGAGTACGTGTACGCGGCCGCCAGCTACCCGCCGAGCGCGGCCCTGGCGACGATGGTCACCAAGATGGACCGGCGGACGGTGGACGCGGCGATGAACGCGCGGGAGAACCCCCCGCCGTACGACATCTCGGACCTGAAGGCCTTCTGCGTGGACACCAAGACGTGGCGGGCGGTGGACACGCGACCGACGATGTGGCACGCGGACCTGATCAAGCAGATGTGCACGTCGCACCCGCGGAACCGGCCGAGCGCGAAGGCCACCAAGCTGTTCCTGTACCTGCTGGCGACGAAGATCCTGCCGAAGGAGGTGCTGCGCTGCCTGTGGGCGCAGTTCAAACCGCGGTACGCGATGGAGCTGCCCTCGCTGGAGACGCTGACCCAGGCGCTGTGCGAGCTGTTCTTCAAACCGTACTCGACGTCGATCGAGAGCCGGTCGGGCCGCCTACCGACGGGAGAGACGATCGAGCGACAGATCTTCCTGCGCCAGAAGGTCCAACCCCTGCTCCTGGACGAGTTCGCGGAGACGGACGCGGTCCTGGACCACATCCTGGGCTCGTACGTGTTCGCCGTGCCCATGACCTACGGCATCCACGCGGCCAACCTGCTGAACGGCCGGTACCGGCTGATCGTGCGGCACCTGGAGAACGTGCCGGACGACCCGGACTTCAACAGCGTGATCCGCTCGCGGGACCTGTCGTTCTCCCAGTTCCCGTGGACCTCGAGCGTCCAGAACCCGGTGGAACGCTCCTGGTTCTCGATCCAGGAGGACCGACTGCGGGAACTGCTGCAGAACCCCAGCGCCCCGCCGAGCGTGCCGCTGGTGGTGTACAACTCGTCGACGAACTACGTGGTGACCACCGTGGTAGCCCCGACGGAGGCCCCGGCGCCGCGGGAACGCGCCACGGTGTACGTGAAGAACCCGTTCTCGGCCATCCGCATCCCGGCGGACGAGGGCGCGGCGGACCCCCGCCTGCTGACCCACGTCCCGCTGAGCATCGATTTCCTGAAACGCGAACCCCCGAGACCCCGGGACCCGGACCCGGGCGAGGGAGGAGAGGACGACTCGACGCCGGGCGGGGCGCTGAACGCGCCGCTGTTCGCCCAGAACAAGGTATCGACCATCGTACCCCGGGACGCGGTGACCACGGTGTCGAGCGAGTCGGCGTCGTCGTCGTTCCCCGTCCACCCGTTCCGAGCCCTATCGAGCGCCATCCGCGCGGCGGTGAAGATCCTCCAGGAGACGAGGAGCCAGCTGGAGGACTTCGAGGCGGACATGTACGCGGCGCTGCGAAGGCTCAAGATCCTGTACCTGCACTGACCGAGGGAGGGAGAGAGAGAAAGAGACAGAGAGACGCGAGACGAAAGAGACCACGGGACGCCACACGACCACGTTTTTATCTTTTTTTATTCTGCGTTTTTTATCCGCTTTCTTTTTTATCTACTGATCGACGGAGGACCTCCTGGCCATGGAGAGCATCCGCAACAGATCGAGCTGGAAGGCGGCCTTGTCCTCGTGCCCGGGGACCTTCACGTACTTGGCGACCATCGTCGCGATGATGGGGTGGTTGCCGAGCACGGTCGCGGGCAGTCCCAGGACGGCGGTGACGAACTGTTTGCGCCGCTCGTCCTCCTTCTTGCTGCCGCCGCCCCCGGACCCGGGGTTCGCCGCCGCGGCGGAGGCGCTCCCGCTACTCGACATGCTGGCGGCGCCGGAGCTCGGCGCAGCTGAAGCGCGAGTAGACGGCACAGCCCGGGCAGACGGCCCCGACGGACGGATCGGCGGACGGCGGGGCGAGGTCGAGACAGGTCTCCCGATAGACGTTCTGACAGGCGGGACAGAGGAACTCCCCCGAGTGCGAGACGAGGCGCGCGATGCGATCGACGGAGAGGTCCCGCAGGACGACGGTCCCGTAACAGGTCCGCGAGGAGCACGGGAGCAGGACGTCCAGGCGCGTGCCGGGACCGAAGACCCCGCAGGCGGCGTTGGAGCCGATGACGGCCCTCCAGCGGACGGTGAGCGTCGGAACGCCGAAGAGATCCGCGGAAACGAGCTCGTAGATACGCTCCCGACTTAAATACTGGTTCCCGCAGAGGGAACAGTGCGCGGTATCGTTATGGGTGCTGTAGATGACGCTCTTCTCCTGTCGATCTCTGTAATAAAAAATACAATTTAACGCGAAACTGTGGTTGCCTTCGAGTTTGTCCTTGCCCATGTTGAGGCAGTGTCCGCAGTTGTCGCAGAGGATGGCCTCGTACACCCCCCCCTCCGCGTACCGCGAGCATTTGGTCTTACAGTAGCACAGGACGGGCAGGTCGATGAGGCTGGAGATGAGTCCGTTCCGGAGCACCACCGAGGCGGCGAAGGTGGCGAGCTTGGAGAGTCCCCACGGGGGACAGCCGTGGGCGGCCGGGTCGGCGGTCTGACCGGGGGGAGCGGAGGCCGCGTCCGACGACCGGGGGGCGCCGGGCGAACGGTAGGCGCACCGCAAGCTCCGCTGACCGAGCGGGACGAGGAAGCGGGGGGTGCGCCGACAGTACCTCTCGACGAAGACCTTGGCCATGACGTACAGCGGGTTGCCGCAGGGCACCTCGCGGCAGCGGTCGCGCAGGACGGAGACGAGGGCCGAGACGCGGGCGTCCCCGCAGGCCGCGTACCGCCGTTCGCCGAAACTCAGCCTCCGGTGATAGACCGGGAGGTCGCAGCCGGTCTCGTACTCGCGGGCGCGGAGGAACGTCACGCAGGGGGAGCTGGCCTGGTTGGGGACGGGGATGCCGAAGGGCAGGGAGAAGACGAACTGATGCAGGTCGTTGAGCCCCTGAAAGGTGACGTTGTCGACCAGGGCGTCGATCTTCTGGCGACTGTAGCGACGGAAGACGTGCTCCAGCCGGGCGGTCATCCCGGCGTGCAGGTAGAGACAGGAGAGGTTGCGGGACACGCGTTCCATACACCGGACGACGTAGAAGTAAGACAGGAGGACGAAGGTATGGCGGGTCATGGACTCGCGACGGCAGATGTCCCGGGCGACCGAGCGGGCGTGAGGCGAGCAGACCGACCAGCGCTCTAGGAAGCGACAGTACAGCTCGTCCACCAGGTCCTTACAGAGAAACCTCTTGCCGCTGACGAACATGTTGAGGACGCAGTAGACCCGCTGCCCGTCGCGCTCCTCGTCGACGGTGCCGGACAGGAGCAGCTGGAGGTGGTAGCGGTCCCGGTGCTGACAGACGCCCCAGAAGAGCTCACGGATGACCCGGCGGGTGGGGCGCATGCTGCCGGCCGGACCAGGCGACGGCGGCGACGGCGACGGCGATCAGCAGGACTAAGAGCGCGAGGACGGCGAGCGGGAGATAGACGGGCGCGGCGCGGCGGGCGAAGAGGGCGACGAACCTATCACCGAGTCCCGGGGACGAGGGGGACGCCGAGGACGGCGTTCCGCCCCCTCCCGGCCGCGGCCGGACCGTCCCGCGGTACCGGATGCCGGGCAGCAGGAGCGCGCGCCGTCGGGACGAGGTGAGCCACCTCCGCGACCGAGAGCGAGGCGAGAGGGCGAGGGCCCCGAGCTCGACGTCCCGATCGTTCTCGCTACCGGAGTCGAGACGCTGGTGAGTGGGCGCGGCGCGCACCCCGCGCGCGTAGATGTCCCGCAACAGGGTCCGATACTCGTCCTCGCTGTCGGGCCCGAAGGCGACGACCTCGATGTTGTAGGAGAGCCCGCCGTTGGATTTGCGGACGACGCAACTGGTGAGCACGCCGTGCGAACAGGGCTTGATGCGCTCGACGTCCTCGAGGGTGACGGCCAGCGACTCGTTGACGTCTAGGACGTTGAAGTCGCGGACGCGCTGCAGACTCCGCAGGCGTTCGGGAAACCCCAGGTAACAGGAGAGCGAGACCCGGCAACCGGTGTTCTTGAAGACGAAACAGGCGGAGCGTCCGCTGCGACACTCCCAATAGCTGAGGAGATACTCCAGAGGATACACGACGCCGGTGCTCAACATGGCGTCGCAAAGGGAATAGTTGGGGTTTTTGCATATTAAAGCGTTATCGGTGACCCTCAGCTCCGTCTCCCCCAGTCGAAAGATCCGGCGCGTGTTGAAAACCAGATCGGCGCCCGCGTTCTTCTGGAGTTCCATAGCGTCGGAACGGCGTCGCGCGCTCAGTCGGACACGTCTCGCCGTTCTAATATTCCATTGACGTCCAATAACTTGGTGATGACGGCCGTGAAGAGCCTCATCTTCTCGTGAAGGACGGCGGCGTGCTCACACCCGGAGCAGGGACCGTACACGTGGCGGAGGAAAGCGGCGTGTCGCCGACCGACGGAGATAAAATTGAGCCGCGAGTCGATCGAGGGCAGAGTCAGCTCGTAGACGCGCGGCAGCATCGGCTCGAAGCGCAGCGTGTCCAGGCGGCCGTCGGCGAGGAGCCGCTCATAGAGGGCGTCGAGGCGACACTCGACGTCCGGGTCGCCGCCGCTGCCGCCGCTGCCGCCCCCGTCGCTCCCCTCGCCGCCGTCGTCGCGCCGATCGCGCCCGTCGCGCTCCATCCCGGCGAGGATGTCGATGTACCGGGCCTGGAACCCGTGCCTCGTGACCCCGGCCTCGCAGATCGTAAATGAGCTCCTGCTCCACGCTCACCCGACGAGGAAACCGCAGGCCGAGGCGCCGGCGGAAGCGATGTCGCCCACGTCCGTGACGTCGTGCTCGACGGACTCGGGTCGGGACACGGCGACGGAGGAGAACTGCGACCTGGACGCGGAGCTGCAGCGGATCGGGGAAGAGAACGTGGCGGAGATGCGCGACATGTGCGTGGCGCTGGAGATCGACACGCGCTGCAACCTGTGCGCCATCGTGAGCATCTGCCTGCGGCGGGACCCGCAGCAGAAGTGGCTGCTGGACTACAGCCTGCTGTGCCAGAAGTGCAGCGCGGCGCCGCGCACGGCCCTGGCCACGCTGATCGCGGCCACCGAGTTCCTGCACCTGCTGCAGCTCCACTTCAAGGACATCCAGTTCGACAACCTGTTCCGCGAGCGGATCGTGACCATCTTCGACTTCCACACCCACTTCTTCATCAACCGCTGCTTCGCGCACCGCGAGGAGCACCCGCTCATGGCCGAGAACATCACGCTGGCGCACATGGCGGTGATCCGGGCCCTGCTGCTGGACGAGGAGACGGTGCCGTACACGAAAAACCGGCGGCTGCAGTACAAGCTGCCCAAGAAGCAGGCCAGGCCCAAGAAGGCGGCCGCGGCGGCGGCGGCCATGGCCATGGAGCAAGAGGAGGAGGGCATCCACTCCATGGACCGGTTCCGGCGCACGGCGAGCGGGACGTTCGCCCCGACCCTGTTCTACATGTGGGCGGGCACGAACGTGATGTTCAACACGTCCCTGACGGACCTGGCGATCAAGAAGGCGAACGCGCTGAAGAAGCTGCGGACGCGGCAGTCGGAGATCGAGCCGTGCTACGGCCCCGTGTTCCTGAACCCGGTGCCCGTGTTCCGACTGCGGAACGGCACGACGACGGTGTGCCTGCTCTGCGAGCTGATGGCGTGCTCGGAGCAGAACACCTTGTTCCTGAGAAAGCTGCACGAGCGGATCACCAACTACTCGCAGAACAACCTGAAGATGATCGACCGGACGCAGCTGGTCCTGGCGGAGATCATGCCGCAGACCCGACACCTGGACCTGCCGGCCGACCTGAAGAACAAGGACCTGTCGTCGTACCTGGCGGACGCGGAGACGCCGGCGAAGGCCACGCCGCCGGGCAGCCGGGACCCGTTCGAGCTGGACGCGTACACCTACCTGATCCTGCGGCAGGTGGGGGTGGTGGGACTGTACAAGCACCTCTTCACCGACCCGGTGTGCGCCGCCAACATCCGCGCGACGGACACTAGCGTGCTGTTCTTCGACGTGCCAAATGAATATTTAAACGAGGTTAAGCTGGCGATCTGCTCGACAAACGCGTATCCGTCGGCCGTGGAACGCGATTTCTGGCTGTACGCGATCCTCTTCAAGGCGTTTCAGCTGATCAACCGGAACTACAAGACGAGAACGCAGATGAACGACTTCCTCCGGGACTTCTGTCAGGTGCTCGAGACGTACCAGTTCGCGCTGGTGGACCCGCACTTCACGGTCAACAAGTATGTATAACCGCGACCGCGGCGGCCGGGCGGACGAGGAGCGCGACGACCGGACCGAACGCCCCGCGAGGACGAGGACGCGGGCCGCGACGCCGCCGCCGCGGAGCCCCTCGCGCCCGAGGAGATGCCGGCGCCGCTCGCGGACGCCCGCCCGGATCGCCGAGCCGGCGCGCGACCGCTCGGTCGAGCGGACACCGACCGCGAAGCGCTTCGCGTCGGAGAGCGAGTACGCCAACGTGAAACTGGCGGACCTGCACGACGTCTTCCGCGAGCACCCGGACCTGGAACAGAAATACCTCAAGATCATGCGCCTCCCGATCACGGGCAAGGAGTCGATCCGCCTGCCCTTCGACTTCCGATCGCACCGCCAACACACCTGCCTGGACCTGTCGCCGTACGGCAACGACCAGGTCTTCCGCAGCGCCTGCACGGCCTGCAAGGAGGGCACGAGCTCCCCGACGGCGTCGGACAGCATGATGGCCTTCATCAACCAGACGTCGAACGTGGTGCGGCACCGCAAGTTCTACTTCGGCTTCCGCAAGAACCTGGACCTGCTGAAGCAATCGGCCAACCAACCGCAGCTGTTCCAGATCTACTACATCGTCCAGGCCTGCATCCCCGAGATCACGCCGTTCCTCTACCTGGAACACGACAAGCTGCACATGCAGCTCATCTTCGAGAACGAGACGGTGCACGTGCCGTCGCAGTGCATAGAGCAGATCCTGCTGGTGGCCCGGGACCTGTACCGGGTGAGCATCGACATCGCGCACCAGCACCTGACCCTGACGGCCACGTGCGTGCGACAGGAGTCCACCTCGGTGCGGATCGACGTGCTGATCCTGCAGCGCAAGGTGGACGAGATGGACATCCCGAACGAGGTGAACGAGAAATTCGAGCGCTACTCGATGTGAAGGGTGACGAAACGGTCTTTTTTATTAAAAGGGCGCGAGCCGTACAAACACCCGGAGACGAGGCGTGCGTGTCCGTTCTTTCGCGGGGGCCGCGTCCCCTCTCCGCCCCCCACCCCCAGCCCCTCGCCGCGGCCGGGCCCCTCTCCTACCCTGCTCCCGCACGTATCCTCCCCGTACACAATAAACGAATTCATCCCCAACCCCGACTCCCGAGCGAGATAGGCGCCGCACTCTCGGTCCTCCTTGCTCATTCTCAGAAACACCTCGGGCAGATAGGTCCTGATGGGCAACACGTAGGCGAAGAAGCGTTCGCGTCTGGGCATGTCCTTGGGGAAAACGGGCAGGAGCACGTTGGTGACGGCCTTGACGATCTGATCGAAATACTTCTCGGCGTGGATGGGGATCTTGGCCTCCCGGACGTGCGCGGGGTCCTCGGCCACCTCGTAGTTGGGGGCCCGCTTCTTGCTCTCGTCCGGACAGGTCAGGACGTACTCGATCCGGTCGCCGACGCCCGGCAGCTCCTCGCCCCGCTCGACGAGAGACCGGTAGACCGCCAGGTGAGGTAGGTTCTTCTGCTTGTAGCGAGACGCGTCCTGCGAGAGGACCGACGAGAGGACGAGCTGGGCGACGGGCACCCGATCGAGGAAGAGGTCGTCCCGGGCGTCGCAGAGGCGGCGGATGACCGGGAAGAAGCCGACGGGCACCCCCTGGCGGCGCAGCTCTTCGAACGACATCTCGGAGAGCCGCATGGCGCCCTCGGACACGGCCTCGTCGTGGAAGATCACGTCGACGACCTCGGAGACGATGCTCCGGACGAACGCGCAGGCGTGCCGCCGCACGAGATCGACGCCCTTCATGCAGAGCTTGTTCTCGCCGTAGACCTTGCCGATGTAGCGCTTCTTGCAGATCATCATGAGGGAGACGAACATCTTTTCGAACTCGAGGCGCACGGGGTCGCGGAACAGGTCGCGGGTGACGGCGGCGGCCAGCTTCCCCGCCACCTTGACCAGGACCTCTCGCCCGATCCCGCGGAAGCCGACGAAGACGCTGTCGGTGTCCCCGTACACGATCTTGACGCGCAGCGCGTCGCGGTCGACGGCCTCGCGGGGCACGCCGACCTCGGAGACCAGGAACTCGACGTCGTTGCAGTGCCGCTCCATGTACGCGGAGGTGGCCAGCAGCATGTCGCGGCCGATCTTGGTGATGGAGGCGGCGATGGGCAGGCAGGGCAGCATCGGGGCCGCGACGCCGGTGAAGCCGTAGAAGGCGTTGCAGGTGACCTTGAGCGCCAGCTGCTGCTTGTCCATGAACATCCGCTGCTTCTCGTCGCCGCACGCCTTCATGGCGTCGCGGACCAGCTTCCGCTGCTTGAGCCACCGTACCAGGAGCTCGGCGAGCAGGGAGCGCCGGACGTGCTCCCTGACGAAACGGTAGCGCGTCGCTTCGCCCACCACCACCTCCAGAACGTCCTCGTCCGGGACGGGAGGAGAGCCGTCCACGAGCAGGGTGGAGTAACAGAGGTTGTTGGACATGATGATGGAGGGGTAGAGGCTGGCGAAATCGAAGACGAGGATAGGGTTATGGTGGTACCCGCACTCGGGCGCCAACACGGTGGCCCCCTGATAGCCGACGTTCCCGGACGCGGAGCCCTGGGACCCCTCCTTCTCCAGCCCGTTCTCCCGACACTCCCCGTTCTCCCCCTCATCCCCTCCCTCGGGATCGTCTTCGTCCTCACCGTCGGGGGCCGATCCGGACCGCTTCTTCTTCCTCCGACCCGCGGTCCCGCCGTCCCCGCCCTCGAGCCCGGCGCCGTCGCCCCCGGAGGACGGCGGGGAAGAGGGCAGGCTCGGCAGGACCATCCCCCGGGCGGAACACTCCTCCAGGATGCAGGTGTAGATCCGGATCTGCTGGCCGTCGAAGATGACCCTCCGGAGGGGGATCCTGGCCAGGTTGGGCGACGCGGCCGCCTCGTAGTGGTAGGCGATGACGTTAAGAGGTCCCTGACGAGCGCCGTCCTGGACGCAGTACTTCCCCACGCGCGCGCGGCCCTCCTCGCCGCCCAAGAAGGCCACGGGGATCTCCTTGTAGCTGAGGTCCTCCTTGCGCTGGCCGAGGTAGCGCTCGGCCATGGTGTCGAGCTTGTAGTTGGGGGCGGAGGTCTTGGCGGAGCACACGGGGTACATGTCCAGGACGACGGTGCCCGCGCAGAAGACCTTGATGACCCCGGAACGGCCGCCGAACGCGTCCCCGGAGCCGTCGGGAGAGTTGACGAAGAACCGACCGCCCCGCCGCAGCTTGGTGAAGCGGCCGGCGTCCTTCTGGTAGACCCGACACATGCGGTGCAGGAGATACTTGATATCGAAGCCGTTGATGTTGTAGCCCGTGAGGAAGTCCGGGGAGAAGCGGTTGAAGAAGATGAAGAAGCCCAGCAGCATCTCGTACTCGGACGGGAAGGTGTAGACCCAGACGTCCTCGACGGGCGCGCAGGAGCCGATGGTGAAGAGGTGTTTCTCGGCGAAGGTGAAGCGATGCGCCCCCGACCCCCCGACGACGAAGCAGACGCACGAGATCTGGATGACGATGTCATCGAGGACCTCGGCCTGCGGGAAGGCCCCCGAAGCGCTCATGCACTCGATGTCGAAGGAGAGACAGCGGTAGGGAGGCCAGTTGGGGAGCGGCTGCCCGGCCACCACGTCGCCGACCTGGCAGTCCAGCTCGATGACGGCGGTGCTGGTCTGCCCGTTGCAGCGCCGGGAGAAGCGCCCCACGCGCAGCCACCCGAAACTCGGGATCTTCCGATCGATCAGAAAGCGGGCGAGGGGATCGACGCCGATCTCGTAGGCCCGCCGGCCCTCCTGGACCATGAGCGCCCCGACCTTGCGGGCCATGCTCCAGTTGTTGAAGGAGACGCGGTAGAGGTGCGGGATGTCCCCAGGCCGTAGCCGCACAGCGACGAGCGGCGCGCGGCGAGATGGAGACGCTGAAAGGGGTCCGGGGCTCCGCGACGCGTCCGCGAGGTCGTGGATCACGTCGCGGAGGTCCTCGCCGGGCCGGTTCTCGCAGTAGAAATACGATTTCTGCCCGAACACGTTCACGCAAACGGGCGTCCCCAACGCGGTAGCGCCGAACAGGCGGATGACGTTCCCCGCGGGAGAGATGTGCTGGCGCCAGCGACGGGCACGTCCTCTGCCCTCGGCGAAGACGAGGCTGACGACCTGATCGAAGGTGTGAAACACGAAATCGCAGGGGGGGACGGCCTCTCCGTCGGCCGCGATGTCGAGGCCGGGCCAGACCATGACGGGGTCCAGCACGTACTCCCGGTCCTCGAAGAACATACGCGGCGAGAGCTCGCACTGCGTCTTGATCAACCCCGTCGCGCCATCATACAACACGCCACGCGGAACGATTTGTAAAAAAGACTCTTTATTATCGGCGGCCGGCTCGGCTCTCCAGTCCCGTCGCGAGCGCTTGGTGTGCAGATAAGGGTTGAAGAAGATCTCGGCGTCCATGGCGGCGCGCTACCGGTCCTCGACGTCGGAGTCGGGTAGGCTCTGATAGCCACTATTCCCCCGCAACCTATCTAATATATTCCGACCCACTTTCTTAGCCACCCCGATCGCCGCCTGCCGTCCGGACTCCTCGAGATCCTGCAACGCCCTGAGCATCGCCGCCGCGTCCTCCCCGGAGTACGCCTTGCCGCTACCCTTTTTATGTCCGCTTCCCGCGTCATCGCCGCCCTTGGTCACGTTACCGCGCTTCCCCTGGGACGTGGAGTCCTCGTAGCTCGGCGGGCGGTCGTCGCCCCCGCCGAGGGCGCCGAGCGGCTTCCCGGCGACCTGCATGGCGTGCGGGAAGAAGTACTCGACGGGACGCATGACGGCCTGCTGCTGGCGGCGGAAGATGATGTAGATGACCAGCACGATGGCGATGACGATGATGATGATGGTCACGGTCCCGAAGGGATTGGTGAGGAAGGAGACGAAGCCCGAGGCGATCGACCCGACGGCCCCCGCCACGGCGCCGAACACCATGCCGATGCCCTTCCCGGCGGCCCCGAGGCCCTGCATGAAGTCGTCGAGGCCCCGGAGATAGGGCGGGGTGTCCTCGATGATCTGGGTGAAGAGGAAGCGGACGGACTGCTTCTGGGCGTTGTACTCGCGCATGATCTCCTCGAGGTTGAACACGTTGGAGGCCCGGATCTCGCCGCGAGAGTACAGCTCCAGGATCTGAAAGTCGGTGTTCTCCAGGGGCTCGAGCGACACGCCGATCATGGTGTCGATGAGCTCGATGTCCTTCAGGTTGGTGACGTTCTTGAACACGTAGTCACGAAACTCGTACCCGACCTCGTCGGTGATGAAGATCTTGCGGCTGGGGGTCTCGCAGCGCTCCGTCCGGTGGTTCCCGAGCAGGATCTCGTTGTGCTCGCCGAGCTGCCCAGACTCGATCTTGGAGCTGTTGACGAACTTGAAGAGGACGTGGGGCCGCGCGTAACAGTTCACGACCTTGTTATCCACGAAGATACGCATGTCTTTCAGGATCTTCACGCTGTCCTGGTCGACCGGCACGCATTCGGACAGGGCGAGGACGTCCCCGGCCAGCTTGGCGGTGACGGGCCGCCCGTAGATGGACGACAGGATATTGGACGGGTTGATCTTACTCAGCTCGCGCAGCATCTCGGCCTGGCGCTTCTGATCGAGACACCAGGCCTCGAGGATGTTCTGCAGAGCACCGTTGATGTAGTCGCGGAGGATGTCGTAGGTGAACTGGAGCTGCGTGTACGTGATGTCCATCTTGATATCGTCCACCGACGACACGTCTCTCCTCCGCCGGCTACGTGAGGTATTGTTGACACCCTCGCTCTCCGTGACGTTTTCGCCCGTGATGTTCCAGATGGCCTCCCCGAGTTCGTGCAGCCGTTTCGGTTTGATCTTCTGCCAGAATACGAGGAGACCGCCGCTGGTCTGGTAGACCTCGACGTTGCCATCCTTCACGTGCGTCTCGTTGTACTCCTCTTCGAACACGCGATCCAGCTCCTCCGTGGTTCCGTTCAGGATACAGTTGACGTACTTGGTCTGATTGATATTGTGTTGATGTTTGCCCGTCACGAAGGTGGCGGTGAGGCTACGGGAGACGAAGTGATAGGAGCTGTTCTGGGCGGTCCGGATGGCGCGCTTGACGACGACCTGCCACCGTTTCCACTCGCACAGGGCTTCGCTCTTGTTCTGGATCTCCCAGGCGATGGTGACCTCGGGCCGCTCGAGGAACGCCATCCGATGTACACGATGAGTGCTGACATTCCAATCTCCAAAACGATCAACCATCTCATAATTCGCCTCAACGCGGAAGTTGGCGGTGTCCTCCTCGAAGGGCTCATCGTTAGTTCCGTTGAAAAAAGGAGACGTCTCAACAACCTCCCCAGAACTGAGTACGAAGAAACTGTACGGCCGGTTGGACCGCGCCTTGGTGACAGTAACGACGCAATTGATGGTACACGACTCGGTGTACATCCAGACCTTACGGCGTCGATGATACGCATCTTTGGTGGAGACGAAGCGGGAGCTGCTGCTGCTTACATAGTCGTCCGGGATCAGGGGCATGGTGACGTTCTCCTCCTCATCCCGATGGTACGCGATGTACACGTCGCCCATGACGCGCTGGGCGGTCGAGTAGCAGCTGTTGTTCCGATTGATCTGATCGATCTCCCCACACGGCATAGCCAGTCGGTTCACGGTGGTCCCCAGTAGGTAATCGTCCCAGATGTACGCGTAGCTCCTCTGAAACTGCAGGTTCTTGTAGTACGTGATCACCTTGAAGGTGTACGCCACGATGTCCTGCTTGTACACGAGCATGATCCCCTCCTCGGTCGGCGTCTTGGGGCTGGGAGCGGGACACTCGATGGTCTTCCCGAAACGGACGAGGTCGGTGGACAGCGCCATGCAGATCCGATACGGATACTTGCCCGTCGAGACGGAGGGGATGTCCTGCGAGTCGTCATAGTACGGCGACACGGTCGTCCACGGGCCCCCGGACGCGGGCTCGACCGTCGAGTGGTGCCCGTTGTGGTGATGGTGATGTGTGTGACCGACGGACGCGGCCGCTTTCGCGGTCGGCGTGCCGGCCTCGCGAGCCGGGGTCGTCTCCGGCGCCGGGGTCGTCGGTGAGCTGGCCTCAGCGGTCACCCCCACCGGGACGAAACACGGCAGGCTCAGGATGCACGCGCATAGAATCGGGCACCACCTCGCCGTCGGCCAGGCGGTCCGCATCCCGCACCAGGTCCACGAGCGACGTCTTCTTGCGCCTCTTCCTCCCTCCGGACGGAGAGGGGTCGCGCCGGTTCGCCGTGGCGTCCGCCGGAGGAGGGCCGGCGCGAGGAGAGGGAGCGACGAGACGCACCGACCCGGGAGGACCGCCGACGCCGTGTCCGGAAGCCTCGTCGGAGCAGAGGGCCAGGTGTTTATATAGCAGCAGATAGAGATCCTTGGACCGAAACCTTCGACCCGCGTACCGTAGCAGGAGCGGCGCCTCCCGATTGTAGGTCAAGACGATCCCGTCGCCGGCCGCGTCTCCATCTTCCACGCGCCACACGTCCAACTGCTTCCCGAACGTCTCGTTATATAGTGCGACGGACAAAACCAGTTCCCGGACGTGGGCCCACACCGCTTTCTGCAGGTCGTTGACGTCCCGCACGTCGACGAAGCTGAAGAACCCCTGGTAACCGGCCACCATCCAGTCCCCGGGCTCGGCGGTGCCGTCCGCGCAGCGCACCAGGTCCTCCTTGACGTGGGGCAGGATCCCGCCGTTGTCGCAGGCGTAGGCCATGTTGACGTTGTAGGGGAGCGGGTAGCGATCGAGATACCGGGTGAAGAGCGGGCCGTTGATGAAGCGGTAGACCTGCTGGCCCAGGTGCGGCAACAGCTCGACGGGCAGACGCTTGTGCACCAGGTTGTTGACCACGTACAGGTGCTCGTCGTAGGCCAGCGACTCGCCCACGTCAGGCAAAGCCCGCGCCTCCTTCGTAGCCCGCTGCCGGGACAGGAAACCGTTCATAACCTTGGACAGGGCCTCCAGGCACACCGTCCCCACCAGGTTGACATTCACCAGCTTGGTGACCAGGTGCTCCTGGCTCTTGATGCAGGCCATAACCTTGTTGTAGCCCACCTCGGAAACCTTTTTTAGGTAGGCCCTTTTTCGCACGTTCACCTCCTTGTTCACATCGTGCGTCCGCAGGAGCGGGTCGCCACACTCCAACGCGAAATTCATCCCCCTCGCCGGGGCGGTCGTGCTGCTGGCCGCCGCGGCCTCGGGGGGATCCCCCCTCGTGACCCCCCCACCGCCGCAGCGACTGTCCGCGTCCCTTGCCCCGGCCGCCCCGCTTCCCGAACCCTCCGCCGACGTGTCCGCCCCTCTGCGACTGCGCCCAGCGCCGCCGGCCGCCCGCCTGCTGGTGCCGGGGCGGCTGGTACTGCTGCCGTGGCTGCTGCTGCGCCGGCCCCGCTCCGGGACCTCCGTGCCCGGGGCCGGCGCCGTTCCCCCCGAAATCCCCCCCGATGTCCCCCCCCAAGTCCCCCCCGAAGTCCCCCCCGAAGTCCCCCCCGAAGTCCCCGTCGCCGCGGTCGATCCAGGGTCGTCCGCGTCCCGGATCTCCTCGATCAGCGACCTGATCTTGGCGTAGATCTCGTTGCTCTCGTGCAAACGGTTGAAAAGCGGGTTGTTCTCGAAAGACTTGACGCTCATGGACGTGATCATATCGACGACCTTTCCCGGCGCCGCGGAGATGGAACCCACGAACATGCGCTCGTGCCCCGCGAAACGGCCTTCGCCCAGGCTGAAGATGTCCTCGACCGCCTCCCCGTAGAGAAAGCGACTCAACTCCCCGCGCAAGGCCTTCCACAGGCCGTGCGAGGCATTGAGCTGCCTCATCGTCACCCCGACGTGCCGCACGATCACCTCCGACGTCTTCGACCAGTATGTGTAGTCCGAGAGTGAGTAGATCCGTTCCGGGATCTCGCTGAACAAATTGTATCCTCTCAGGGCCTCCTCCGCGTCGTTGATGTAGGCACAGGACCCCGCTGAGGAAGACGCGAGGTTCTTTAGCGAGCGGATGATAGACTTGACACGCGGCGCCCGGATCGCCACCTCGCCCAGGTCCTGCTCCACCGTCTGGGCGTCCGTATCCAGCTGCACCAGCACCTTCTTGACGGTGACGTGGTCGCAGAGCAAACCCTCGATACGCCGGTTGATCGAACGGCCCTGGTTCGGCACCGCCATCAGCTCCTCGTAGCACTGGTAGCAGGTCGAGGTCTCCCGGTAGGTCTCCGGTCCGGCCACCGGGGACGTATCGCACAAGGCCCCCAGCAGGGACAAGAGCCGTCGACACACCTCCACCCCCTGCGTCCGGTCCAGCGCCCCATACACACAGTTGATCTTGCACAGGAGACGCTCGATATCGTTCAGGGTCGCCAGTTCGATCGTCAGGTGCAGGCCGGGCGCGAAGACCAGCGTGACCGACTCCGGGCACGAGTCTAAGTTCAGGATCCGCCGGTAGTACCTCTCCCGGTCCCGGTGCCTCGCGAAATCCGTTAAAGCCGTATCCAGCTCCCTCATCGTACGGTACAAACCCGCCAAGAGCATCTCCAGGTACAGGCTCAAGACCGAGGTCTGCGCCGTATTCTGCGCCACCAAAGCCGGGTACAGGGTCCGGTAGAGATGGATCACCGTCGCCCCGTTCCTCTGGAAGGCCGTCGAATCCATCAACACGATACTCGGATCGCAGTACTTCAGACATTCCGCGTCCATCGCGCACTCGTTGCATTTGGAACACACGACGCACAGTTTTTGTAACGTATTCATGGTTGGCGACCGGACCTTCCGCCCCGACGCCGCGGGACCCGCGAATGGGACGCCCCGACCCCGACGCCGATACATAAAGGACGGGCGGGGCGGGGGAAAAAAATCGAACGCGCGAGGCACGTCTCACGGTGTTTTTCACCCCGAGCTTTAATATATATAGAAACACGTTTATTTCGCTACAAAAAACATGGCCGGGAGGGGACTTCCCGGGGACCGGCCGGGCGGGGGACGGGGGGACGGGGGGACGGGGGGACGGGAGCGCGCCCGGCCGCCTCACTTGGAGCGGCCGCGCTTCTGGGGCAGATCCCGTCGTCCTCGTCGCCGTTGCGCAGGTTGGGGGAGGGGCGCGTCGTCCGCCTCGCCCCGGGACGAGATGACCGCGGAGAAGTCGTCGGTCCGCCCGGCGCGGACGCCGGGGCCGCCGCCTCCGCCCCGCCGTGGCCGCCGAACCGCTCGCCGCCGTTGCTGACCGAGAGGCCGCCGGCGCCCCCGCCGAAGCCGTACTCGGCCGCGACCGAGGACGGGACGAAGGACGGGGGGCCGCCGCCGGCCGGTCGACGACGACGTCCCCCCGCTCCCCCGCGTCAGCACCTCCCGCAGGTTCGCGGCCGAGAAGTCGACGACGCCCCGGGCCACCAGCGCCAGGATCTTCTCGCGCAGCAGGGCGGCCACGTGTTCCTGGTCGTCGACGAAGAAGGACACGTCGTCCACCTCGGGCACCTCCCCGTCCCGGCCGGCCATGATCTCGGCGATGACCGTGGCCTCGACGTCGGGGTCGAAGGGGTCGGAGCCGTCCAGGGCCGCCAGGACCCGGGAGCGCACCACGTCCGAGTCGTACGTGACGCTGTCGCGCCAGGAGCGGCCCACCAGCAGGTCCACCAGCCGGGTGACGAGCAGGGAGCGCTGGCGCAGGCCGCGGAAGTCCTGCGCCCCCGCGGAGATCGTGCTGAGGCTGCGCTCGACGCCGGAGCCCACGTAGTAGGCCACCTGCCCGAACTGGAAGATGTCGCGGGTGCCCATGCCGCCGGTGAACTTCTCGAGCGAGAAGCTCACGGTGATCAGGGAGCGGGTGTCGAAGACGGTCCGGAGCGCGGACTCGCGCCGGACGACCGCGGCCTTGGGGGCCGGCACGCCCTCCAGCTTCATCTTCTTGAACTCCAGGGTGTACTCGGCCACCGAGCCGAACTTGGGCGGCCCGGACAGGAGGTAGGGGCAGTGCATGCGGTTCTGCACCACGAGCCGCGTCCCGAGGGCCTGGATGGTGCTCAGGTAGTCGCGGAGGCCGAAGATGCCGAGGAAGCGGTTGTGGAAGCGGTACTCCACGTAGTTGGCGATGCAGTCGGGCGGCGTCTCGATCACGTCGTTCTCGTCGTACTCGTTGGTGGCGGCCAGGAGGAACCGGACCAGGGCGTCGAACTCCTCCCGGTCGCCGATGTCGACGCTGTCGGGCAGGGAGTTCTGGAACACGCGGTGCCAGAAGTTCAGGCAGGTGTACTCGCAGTTGGGGAACATGCGGTCGTGGCAGCGGTACAGGAGGAACGCCAGGCCGCCCTGGATGGGCAGCTTGCGCTGCGCGTGCCGCTTGTAGAAGGTCGCGGCCGGCCCCCGCAGCGACCTGCACACCGCCCGGTTCTTGATGCGACAGCTGACCAGCGACCGCACGGACATCTTGCAGGCCTTGATGGACGCCGACTTCTTCACGTAGCAGCCCGCCGAGGCGAAGGCGCGGAAGTCCATCAGCAGCTCGAACTCCATGCTCTTCAGGATCTTGGTGTCCCGCAGGTGCAGGAAGCCCTTCTTCAGCGGCGTGGCGGCGAACGCGCCGGCGATCACCTGAAAGTGCTGGTTCACCCAGCGGGACACCTGCGGGACGGTCAGCGGGTTGTCCACCACGTAGCCCGACGCGTTGATGAGCGCCAGGTTCTGCAGGATGGCGAACACCACGCGGTAGTACTGGTAGGCCAACAGCGGCGAGAACGACTGGGTGAACGGGTTCAGGTCCAGGTTGAAGAACTGCGTGCAGCCGGCGATCTCGTCCGGTCCCTGCCCGGCGGCCCGGACCTCGGCGGCCAGGCGGAACACGGACTCGTCGATCACGCGGTTCAGGTTACCGATCACGCTCACGAACTCCCGCTTGCTGCGCGCCACGAACACGTCCTCGCCGGTCGACGGATCGATCAGCGAGTTCTTCTTGCAGTAGTCCAGCACCTGGTTCAGGTGCTTCATGCGGTCGATCGTCGCGCCGCCGCCCACGCCGCCCGGCCCGCCGCCCGCCCCGGGCCCGCCGCCGACCCCCGACGCCGGGAGGGACGTCGCCGGGACGGGCCCGCCGTGGGCGCCGGCGACCCCGGACCCCGGGACGCCCGCCTTGCCGGGGTCCTCGCTCCGGGCCGCGTCGCCGTTGTCGCGGGGCTCGGGCCCGAAGCGGCGGCCGAAGTTGCCCAGGATGCCGACGTCGGCGAACGGCCGGGCCACCAGGGTGGCGACCGTGGGCTCCTTCTTGACGGCCTTGGGGATCTGCGGCCAGCGGGTGTGCATCCGCACGAAGGGCGTGGCGTAGCAGGTGTGGCAGCAGCGGCCCCCGCAGGCCTCGCACAGGTTGCCGACCGAGTGCACGACGTGCTGGTACACGGCGTGGTCGCCCGAGACGCCCGTCGAGTACACGCCCATGCGGTTGAAGTACCAGACGACGGACGAGACCAGCTGCGGACAGGTCCCGCAGAAGTAGGCCAGGTGGCAGGGCCCGTACGCGTCGTCGCGGGCGAAGGTCCCCTCGAAGGGCACCGGCCGTTTCGAGTCGGACAGCGCCTCCTCGTACATGGCGGTCAGGCCGCTGACGAAGCGCACCGAGCGCAGCAGGCTCTCCCGCGTCGCGTACACGTTCCCGCCGCCGGACCCCCGCGCCCCGCCGCCCAGGCCGCCGTGTCCGCCCAGCCCGCCGAGCCCGCCGCCCCCGAGTCCCCCGCCGCCCCCGGAGCCCCCCAGCCCGGCCGCGGACAGCATGCCGATCCGGGTCTGGTACACCACGGAGTTGTTGGCGAAGAACAGGGCGCCGACGTGGGTGGACAGGTGCATCTGCAGGTCCCGCAGCCGCTCGACGAGCTCCCCGTGCGACACGGCCGACTTCACGACGGGCCACTCGGAGAAGTCGAAGGCGCCGCCGGGCTCGTAGTAGGAGTCGAAGTACACGGACGAGTAGCTGAAGGCCAGCTCGGCGCTGACGACGTCCATGACCATGAGCTGGTCGCGCTCGAGCAGCGACAGCTTCTGGCTACCGTAGCCGTGGTAGCGCTTGAAGGGCGCCAGCTTGGCCTTCAGCTGCGAGTCCTCGACGAACTGCCGGCGCCCGGCGTCGATGAGCCTCGCCGTGTCGACGACCCGCATGCACTGGCCCCAGGACGTGAACACGAAGTAGTACAGGCACTCGCTCAGCGCGGGGACGTACAGGCCGTGCTGCTTCACGAACTCCTCCTCCTCGTCGCCGCTGCTCCCGAAGCTGGAGGACGCGTCGGCGCCGGACTCGTCCCCGCGCCCGCCGTCGGGGACGAACAGCGTGGCCGGGTACAGGGGCACCTTGAAGCCCTCCCGGGAGCGGATCTGCACGGACACGGCCTCCTCGAGGCAGGGCACGAGCTGCCCGGCGTACAGCATCTCCTTCAGCCCGTTGCCGCACGCCACGTAGCCGAGGGTCCGCTCGGGATCCAGGTGGAGGCGCCGGCACAGGGCGGCGACGTCCGTGGGCTCGCGGTCCCGACGCGGGGCGAACGGCCGGACGCCGAAGCGCCGCCGGCTCTCCTCGCACAGGCGCCGCACGTCCCCGTGGTCCTCGACGGAGGACAGGACGTCCTCGGTGCCGTAGAAGAGGAAGACGAAGGGACAGAAGGAGGTGACCCGGGTGAGCACGCCGTCGTCGCAGCAGCTCATGGGGGTCCGGACGGTGCCGACGAACTCGCGGTCGACGGTCAGGTCGATCAGCAGCGGGGACACGACGACGGGGCACTCCCGGTCGCAGAGCGACAGGACGGAGAGGACCTCGCCAGCCTCGCGGTCCCGCCTGACGAGGTACAGCCAGGCGGCCGCGGCGACGGGAGCGAGGTTGGCGAGATCGTCCTCGGCCATGGTCACGGCCGACGCGGACCGGAGCGGAGCGCGAGACCGCCGCGCGACGGCCCGGGGGAGATCGGGGGAGCTCGGGGGACGGGACGGAGGGACGGGAGGACGGGGCGCGGTGTCCTCCGAGCTCACGACGCCGCGAGCGAGCGAGACCGACGACCTGTTTTCGGGGACCCGGCGGCCCTTTATATACACGTTGCGGAAGGTGAATCAATCCCCCGGACCCCGAACGTCACGACCCCGCGCGCGAACGGAGACCCTCCCCGTCGCGATCCGCTCCGGAACCGCACCCGGGACGACGGGCGACGGATCCTCGTCGCGACGGACGCGGAGGCCCGGAGGCGGATCGCGGACCGCGGGAGAGCGACGGGACGAGAGCGGTCCGCCCACGTTTCCCCCACCAAGCACCCTCCCCGCACACGCGCGTCGCACCGATCGAGGGCCGGGGACGAGGGGACGCACGACGGAGGGCGGGGGAGACCGGGCGGCGACGTCGAGGCGCCGTTTCGGGGGCTCGACGTCGCCGCCTGGCGGACACGGGGAGACGGGCACCGCGACGCCGTCGGACGCGGCCGCGGACGCAACGCCGTTCCGTCGCGCCGCTCGACGCCGGACGGCCGCTCGGAGCCGGACGGTCGCCCGACGTCGGACGGTCGCTCGGGACGGCGGTTTTTGAAAAAGCGCGCGAGCGGGCGGCGGTTCGAACCGACCAATCCGGAGCGGCGGATTCGAAATTCGAATTTGAAAATCGAGGCGGGCGCTCCGGATTGGTCGGCCCGAACCGCCGGCTGAGTCATCGCCCGAGGACGCGCCCACGACCAAAAAAGGTGCCTCCTCGAGGGCGGGACGTCCGGATCGGGGCGGGACGTCCTGTATGGACGCCGCCATCTTGCCTCGGACCCCGATCGCCTCCGACGGGGGCGGGACTTTCGCCGCGGAAGCCGCCATCTTGTCCCAAAAAAATCCGCGGGCTCGCCGGGGCGGGGCCGCCGCCGTCGCGGTCGACGTGGCGGCTTTCGCGCGCGTCTGCGCACGCGCACGCGGGCACGCGCACGCGGGCGCTCGCGCGCGCGTCCTATCCTAGGTACCTATAGGGACCTATCCTAGGTCCTACGGGCACCTAGCGCGGGAAAAAAACCACAGGGTACCGCCTACCGGAAGGACAGTACAACCATAGCTTACGTCACATACAGGTTTTTTGGGTGGGACATCCGGTACTGCAGGGGCGGAGTCAAGGATACCCCATTGGCGAGCGTAGCGAGCCAATGGGGTATCCGATGACGTAGCTGCTGCAGTACCGGTGTCCCACCCAAAAAACCGTACGGATACCTACTATGGTTCCCTATAATGGATCCGCTATAGTATTTTGGGGGGAGCCCACAGGGTGGGACATACGTCATCATTGACAGGAGGGAGGAGCAGTACGGAATATCCGGTCAGGAGGGTGGAGTTGAGGGTATCCCATTGGCGAGCGTAGCGAGCCAATGGGATATCCGTAAACGGAACTCTCCTGACCGGATATTCCGTACTGCTCCGACCGGATATTCCGTACAGTGGAACAGGAAGACGGAAGGGGAACCCTATAATAGAAGGTAGGTAATAGAAGGTAGGTAAACGCTGTAGGTTTAGGCTATAGGTACCTACCGGTAGGTTCCTATAGGTAGGTCCTACCGGTAGGTCCTACCGGTAGGTATATAGTACCCCCCCAACCTACCCCCCCCCCTACCCCCCCCCCGTCCTTCCCCCCCAGACACATTAATAAGGATAGGGTAATATTATAGGATCGCGCATGCGCGCGCGTAGACCTGGTCACGTGACCGTGACGTCGGAAGGGTGGGCGGAGACGAATCGCTCGGGTATAAAAGCCGCGCCCGGCCGGCCTGCCGCCATTCCGCCACCTCGACCGCCGCCGCGCTCCACGTCGCTCCGGACCGCCAGCCGCCGCCCAGCCCAGCGGGACCCGCCGACCCGGACCGGCCCAGCGGAACCACCCCAGCGGGAACCGGCCGACCCGGACCGACCCAGCGGAGCCAGCCGACCAGGACCCGCCGCATCGCATCGGGTTTGCCAGGGAGCCCGGGACGGGGGAACCGGGGCGGGACGGGTCCCGGGTGCCGCCCTCCCCACCGCTGCCCGCCGCCCCGTAGGTCGCCTTTCCGGACCGCGACCCGGATCGCCCGTCCCGCCCGTCGCCACCGAATCGTCCCGGATCCAGGAAGCAGCTTCGATCGCCGCCTCGACCGCCGACCCGACCGGGGACCGCTCCCGCCGACCCGACCGGGGACCGCTCCCGCCGACCCGACCGGGGACCGCTCCCGCCGACCCGACCGGGGACCGCTCCCGCCGACCCGACCGGGGACCGCTCCCGCTGACCGACCGGGGACCGCTCCCGCTGACCGACCGGGGACCGCTCCCGTTCACCGACCGGGGACCGCTCCCGCACACCGGCTGCACGTTCCGCCTGGGGACCGCGAGGCCCGATCCTTTTCGACCGGGGACCGACGTTCACCGGCAGCGCTTTCCGACCGGGAACCGCGGGGTCCGATCCTTTTCGACCGGGCTCCCGGCCGGAACGCCTCTGCGTGTCCCCTGCCCGCCGCACCCCGACCGGGGACGCGACGAGACCGGGCCGCCGGCCCCAGTACGTTCACAAGCACATTCACACGAAAAAGCGCACCGCGAGAACCTCCCCGGCCCCGGAGCTCGAAACCCGGTTCGCGTGTCGTTTCGCGAGGCGACGGGGTCTCGGGCTCCTGACCCGGGGCGTTGATCAAAATGGCGCCCGCTTACAGCGCGTACGTGCCCAGCGCGAAACACAAAATGGCGCCTAACCTCGACACCCGCCCGACACGCCCTCACGGACGACCGAGCGTCGATTCCGGTGTGCGCAATGACGCAGCGATCGCCCTGTGGGCTCCCCCAGATGTCTACGACCGGCCACGGCCGGTCTCCGTGCTCGGAGGTCCGCGGTGTCGTCATGACCACCCTGTGGGCTCCCCCCAAATGTCTAGAACCGACCACGGCCGGTCTCCGTTCTCGGAGGTCCGCGGTGTCGTCATGACCACCCTGTGGGCTCCCCCCAAATGTCTAGAACCGGCCAGGACCGGGGTCCACTCTCCGAGGACCCCGGTCCTGCGAAAACACACGAAAAAGTGACACCGAAGCAGCACACGAAAAGCGAGACGTATTCGAGTTAGCTATGATCGATAAAAACCCGAAACGGGACGCGGGCGCTAGGACGGCGATGACCGCGACCGGTCTCCGTTCTCGGAGGTCCGCGGTGTCGTCATGACCACCCTGTGGGCTCCCCCCAAATGTCTAGAACCGACCACGGCCGGTCTCCGTTCACGGAGACCCGGTGTCGTCATGACCACCCTGTGGGCTCCCCCCAAATGTCTAGAACCGGCCACGGCCGGTCTCCGTTCACGGAGACCCGGTGTCGTCATGACCACCCTGTGGGCTCCCCCCAAATGTCTAGAACCGGCCACGGCCGGTCTCCGTTCACGGAGACCCGGTGTCGTCATGACCACCCTGTGGGCTCCCCCCAAATGTCTAGAACCGGCCACGGCCGGTCTCCGTTCTCGGAGACCCGAAGTGTCGTCATGATCACCCTGTGGGCTCCCCCCAAATGTCTAGAACCGGCCACGGCCGGTCTCCGTTCTCGGAGACCCGAAGTGTCGTCATGATCACCCTGTGGGCTCCCCCCAAATGTCTATAACCGGCCATGACCGATCTCCTCGCCGGCTCTCGGGAAGGCGAGACCGGGACGGGACCCCTTTTCGGGTTTTCCCGTGTCGCGCGAACCGCGAGGCCGGCTGGAGATCGAGAGCGCGGGATGACTTGCGCGTTTTCGGCCGGCGCCATCTTGAGCCAACATGGCGCCGGCCGGACCGCGAGGGCGGATGGAAATCGAAAGCGCTGAATGACTTGCACGTTTTCGGCCGGCGCCATCTTGAGGCAACATGGCGCCGGCCGGGCCGCGAGGGCGGATGGAAATCGAAAGCGCTGAATGACTTGCACTTTTTCGTCCGGCGCCATCTTGGATGACTCACGGCCGACCGAGATGATGGCGTCGGTCGAGCCGGCGCCGGGGCTCGGAGCCTAAGTCCGCTTCGGACTTAGGCTCCGAGAGGGAGAGAGCGGGCGGGGCTGGGAGGTGACCACGTCACGGAGGGGCGTGATAGGAGGCACGTGCCACCGCGCCCCGAGACACGTGCACGTCTCCGGCGCGGACCGAGACCGCATCCCCCGCCGTCGAGGACCGCGTGACGGGCCGCCGCCTCGAGGTGGCTCGCGTCGCCATGGAGACCGAGACCCGTCAATCAGCGGTCACCATGGCGACGCGAGCCCGCCTCCGAGTCCGCGGCCGCCGGAGCCTAAGTCCGGCTCGGACTTAGCGTCGTCCGCGGCCGAGAGAGGTGTGGCTTCGGGGTGTCAGTCCGTTGAGTGGGCGTGGCTTCGGAACCCATCTCGGGGAAGCGCGGCGCGGTCGTCACGGCGACCCGTGAGTGACGGGTCTGGGACGTGACGTCACCGCCGAGTCGGCCGTCAATCACGGGTCTGGGCCGCGCGCGGGCCGACGGGAAGTCCAACGGTCGGCCGCCGAGAGCCAACGGTCCGTCGGCGGCGACCGCCGCGCCCGCGGACCTCGAGGCTCGAGCTGCGCAGCGCCACCTGTCGGTGACCGCGAGTGTGGCAACGTTAATCTTTTTTTTTTTAATAGACTTCGTCCCGCGCCCCGCTCCTCCTCCCCTCCCAGGTCGCGGCGGCGTACCCTCGCGGCCGCCGCGTGGAACTGCACCCCGACCCGCGGGCGGACGAGAAATAAAAAGAGCTACAGAGAGACGGACGGTTCGACGTCGTTTGTCTTTTTTTTTATTCCCGTCGGGGCGACCGCGCGCCCGTGGGCGGTTCGGGGAGGGGGGACGCCTCTCACTCCGAGTCCATCTCGCTGTAAGACAGGTCGCACTCCATCACCGCCGCGGCGTCCTCGCCGCCGGTCTCGCTCCTCCGCCTCTTCGCGGGCGGCAGCGCCGGGTCGCGGTACTCGGCGTCGTCCCCCTCGTCGTCCGAGAACGCGATCTCGATCGCCTCCCCGGCGGCCTCCGGGTTCCCGGATCCCTCTCCCCCCAGGCCCGGCAGGGAGAGCGAGGACGGGCTGGCGGACGCCGACACGAGCGGGGTGACGGACTCGTTCCACACCGAGTCCGTCTCGTCCGTCTCCATCGCCCGACGGCGGCGGCGGCGGTCCCCCCCTCCCGCCCCGTCGTCCCCGGCCCCCTCGTCCTCGGAGGAGGAAGAGAGCCCCGGCGTGGGTTCCCGCGTCGTCAGGTCCAGGGTGAAGGGCTCGAAGGCCGAGGCGGCGCGGGGGTCCGCCTGCCGTCGGAAGCGGTCGGCCGAGGAGGGCGCGCGGAGGTCCAGGCAGCGGCAGCCGGAGCCGGACGAGGCGTCGCTGCTTTCGTCGTCGTCCTCGTCGCGCGGGTCGCTCTCCGCCTCGCTGTCCTCGACCATCTCGATCCCGTCCAGCTCGTGGAGCATCGTCGCCTGGTCCATCGCGGGGTCGTCCCCCTCGTCGTCCTCCTCGCTGTCGCCGTCGTCGCTGCTGCCGCTGCTGCTGTCGTCCAGCGTGAAGTTGGGCCGGAGCGGATAGGGCAGCTCCGGGACGTGCGGGCCGGGCTCCGTGCGGTCCTCCCCGGACTCTCCCCCGCGCATGTCCTCGTCGTCGGCGGTCTCGGTCCCCTCCTCTCCCTCCGTGTCCTCCTCGCCCTCTTCCCTGTCCTCCTCCTGGCCGGCCCGCTCCGGCCGCGGCCTTTTGACCACCCGCCCCCGATGGTGGCGTGGCTGTCGGCGGCGTCCCGGGTCCCCTTCCTCTCCCCCCGCGCCCGCCCCCGCCGCGGTCCCCTCGCGGCCCGTCGAGGAGCCGGAGTCCTGCGTCCCCGCGCCCTCGTCCTCTCCCCCGTCGTCCTCTTCCTCCTCCTCCTCTTCTCCCTCCGGCGGCGAGCCCGCGCGGCGGTCGACGATCTCGCCCTCCTCGCGCTCCTCGTCGTACCCGTCCGGCCGTCCGCGGCGGCGGCGCCGGGTCCGTCGGTCCCGCGGCGGCGGCGACGGGGGCGAGCGGCGTCCGGGGGGCGAGGGCGCGCGGGCCCGCGGGCGGCACCGGCCCCGCGGCGGTCCCGGGTCCCGGGGGTCCTCGCGGCTCGAGGAGGAGCGGCGCGAGGAGGAGGAGCGCGCGCGCGCCTCGGCGTCGGCGGAGCGGGCCCCGTAGGCGAGCCTCGGGACGCGGGGCTCGGTGTCGGGCGGTCCGCGGCGGCCCCCCGGCCGGTGGTTCAGGTGGTGGGTCGCGCGGGCGCCCTCCCGGCGGTAGGTGCCGTCCCGGGTCTGGCGCGTGTTGTTGTAGGGGCAGAAGAACAGGCTGGCCCCGTAGGGCTGCAGCAGCTTGCGCAGGCGGAGGCGGCAGCCGGCGTTCCGGCAGCGGTGCGCCCGGACCGCCCCCAGGACGAGCTCCGAGACGGTGCCGCAGCGGTACGAGTCGCTGACGCCCAGGTCGTCGAAGTCGCGCACGAAGAAGGGACCCGGCTCGTGGGGCGCTTTCCTCTTGATGGCGCCGACGATCCGGGCGAAGGCGGCGACGAGGGCCACGGCCCGCTGGATCGGGTGGCGGAAGGAGTCCGGCGGCCTGCGGTTGAGGTCGACGTACGGCAGGGGGGCGGTCCGGGCCTGCGGGGTGGGTTTGTTGGCCAGCTGGCGCAGGATCTGGTATTCCTGGTGGGCGCCTCCCTCGCGGCCGGGGCGGGCGGCGGCCGCCTCCTCGTCCCCGTCCCCGGCCTTCTCGTCCTCCCCGCCGTCGCGGCTCCGTCCCGCGGGGGGCCCGGCCCCCGTCCTCCCCCGGCGGTCCCGCAGGAGGCACGGCAGGTCGGCCAGGTTCAGGCGGTTGAACACCGCGTACTTGAGCAGCCCCACGGTGTTCATGTACGGGTCGTGCGGGTTCACGGGCAGGTTGTGCACGCGGTGGAACTTGATGTAGCTGAGGTGCTCGTCGGCCAGGGCCGTCGCCACGTCCAGGCTCGGCGCGTTGCTGATGGCGAACACCTTGTCGTACATGAGCGCCCGCAGCTCGGCGGCCGGGAGGGTGTCGAAGTGCCGGCGGAGCTGCAGCACGTAGTCCGTGTTCATGAGCTGGTCGTGGGTCACCACCGCCGCCTCGTCTTCGGCGCCGCCGCCGCCGCCGGGGGACGGACGACCGCGGCGCGTCTCGATCTGCCGGACCGGGTCGGGGAGCGTCGGCGGGAAGCGACAGAGGCCCAGGGAGGCCGTGGTGTACTCGCGGAGGTCGTGCGCCGTGGAGGGGGACGACGACGGCGAGGGCGGAGGGGCCGGCGCGCGGTGAGCCCCGGGCGGGTGGTGGCGGCGGGGGCGTCTCGGGGGCGGTCGCGGCGAGCCGTCGCCCGGGTCGGGGTCGCGCCGGCGGCGGTCGCGGCGGGAGGAGTCGCGCGCGTCCGTCGCGTCCTCCTCCCGGATCCGGATCATGGTCTTGAGGCACTCCAGGTCCTCGCGGCTGAGCGCGTCCAGCTTGCGGTTGAGGCGTTCGAGCGTCAGGAGGGTCGAGAGCCCGTCCGCCGTCGGGCCGGCGTCCTCCCGGGGCGGGAAGCGGGGCCGGTGACGGTAGCGGGAGCGGCCGCCGCCGTCGTCGTCGCCCCCGTCGAGGGTCGGGTCGAGGCGACGGGCGTAGCGCTGGGTGTAGAGGGCCGCGGGCCGCCCCGGCGGGTAGCGGTGGGCGTGCGGGGGCGGCGGAGGGTGATGCTGCGGCCGGCGGTGGCTCCGCGCGCGGGGGAGCCGGTGGTCCCGCGGCGGAGGGGACGAGGGGGCGTCGGTCCCGCTCCCGAAGGCGGGGAAGGGGCCCAGACGCCGTTTGACGCCGGTCCTCTGCATGGCGTGGTTTCCGGTATTCCCGGTCGGCCGCGCTCTGTCCGGGACGAAGGTGCGCTCAGGTGCTTTTCTTTATAGCGTCCTTCCTCTCCCCCCCGGGAACGACGCGCGGCGTCCCGGGTCGGGTTTCCCACTTCTCTCCTCCCTCTTTTCTCTCCCTCGCTGTTTTCGCGGTCCCGCTCGGGCTGTCGGCGTCCGTGCGCGGCGCGGGCCCGCGTTCCGGCGTCTAATACTGCGAGGGCGGAGAGATTTTGACGGTCAGGTGGGTCCGGCGGGCGTTCGACTGGCACTTGTTCGCGAAGCAGCGGCTCCAGAGCGTCGCCCACACGTTCCCGCCCCGGTCCGCGCGCAGGTCCAGGAAGACGTTGACCGTCTCCCGCCACCTGAAGTGGTGCTCGGTGGTCAGGCAGCGGAAGTCTCGGCCGCGGCCGCCGTCGTCGCGCTTCACGGCCAGCAGGTCGCGGCGCACGGCGCGGAAGACGTCGGCCGCCTCCAGCTGCGCCTGGGCCTCCGGGCGGTAGTGGCCCCGCGCGAGCTCGAGCACCCTGGGCCAGGCGACCTCGCGCGCGAAGGTCTCCAGGTCCCGGGCCTCCTCCGGGTCCGGCGGTCCGGCGTCGGTCGGGTCGTCGTCCCCGTCGTCGAGGTCGTCGGGCCCGGCGGCCGCGGCCGCCGCCCCGCCGTCGTCTCCGTCGCCCGTCCGCGCGCGGGGCGGGGGGAGCGTCGGTCCCGGGGAAGCCTCCCTCCTCGTCGCCGCCAGCAGCTGGCGGATCGTCGGCAGCAGAGGCGTCTGGGGCCGCCGTTCGTCTCGGTTGATATACTTCTGGGTGAAGCTCACGTCTTCCTCTCCGCATGCTCGGTCGGCGATGTGGACGATCGTCGCGGAGACCCGCGCGTCCCCGCCGTGGGGGTTTCCGTGGTGGGTGAGGTTCTCCGGCCTGAAGTGCGCCCGGACGAAGTCGTGCGGGGCGGCGCGCAGCTTCGGGGGGACGACGTAGACGGGGTTGAGGCGGCGGCACAGCATGTAGCCCGACGCGTCCAGCTTGTACATGAGCGGCATGCGGACGGAGCGGCCGTGGCCGTACACGCCGGTGTCGAAGCAGTCGCCGGGGTTGGACACGGCGTTCAGGCGGCCCACCAGGTCCCGGTCGAGGCAGAGCGCGTGGTCCAGGGTCCTCGCCAGCCTCTTGACGGTCGTCGAGCCCAGGGCGACCGTGCCGCGCGGCAGCGGGATGACGATCCGCATGCCGATCTTCCGGCGGCAGGTGCAGAAGACGGCGCCGCCGCCGCCGCCGAGGACCGCGTCGGGCGCGCCGGCGGCGGCGGCGTCCGGGCCCGGGTCGTCGCAGGCGCTCTTGAAGAAGTAGACGGGGTAGGCGTCGCGGTCGATCGCGTCGTCGGGGAAGAGCTGGGCCCAGGCGTCCAGCAGCGCCCGGCGCATGTCGCGCAGCAGGTCGAAGAAGTCCCGGCGGCGGATGCCCGGCGCGGGGCGGTCGCGCAGCTTCAGGTCCAGGTCGCCGACGAAGTTGAAGACGGGCAGGTGCTCGTTGAAGATCTCGTGGCGCGTGCGGTACAGCTGGTCCCAGAACTTCTGGCGGGCCTCCACCTCCTCCCGCGGCCACAGCGTCTCGGTGAGGTCCTCGTCCGAGAGCGCGTGGCCGCGCGGGAGGTCCCGGTCCAGGTTCGGCGGGACCAGGCGGCGCAGCCACTCGTCCGCGGACAGGCAGACGAAGAGCGAGCGCGGGCCCGGCATCTCGACGCGGAAGGCGGGCAGCGGGCCGAACGCCCGCCTGGAGGTGTTCATCAGGTAGTTGCGGCGCGTCGCGCGCCGCAGCGTCGCCGCGTCCTCGAGCGGGATGCTCCGGCCCGACGCGCAGAGCCGGAGCAGCCCCGGCAGCGTCCTCTGCGGGACGGGGTCGAACAGGTCCTCGGTCTTGTCGTTGAGGCGGAGGATCTCGTCCAGCACCGCGGCGGACGAGCCGAAGAAGACCCGGACCCCGGACGCCGCGTCGGGCTCCCAGTCGTAGCCCTCGTAGCCGGCGTCGGGCGGCGCGGCGAGGCGCTCGACCTCGACGTAGTTGCGGAAGTAGGCCTCCGGGGAGAAGTACTCCTTCATCATCCGCAGCAGGTCGTCGTCCAGGCGGCGGCCCAGGAAGTTCTCGTCGCGCCGGCACTGGTCCTCGTCCCGCAGCCCGGGGTCGAACTCCGTGCGCGCGCAGTACTGCAGGATCCGCTCGCGCGACAGCGCCGTGCTGTAGGCCAGGTAGGCGTAGTAGATGGCCGTGTCGGCCGGCAGCCGCGACGCCTCGCGGAACTCGTCGATCTTCGCGTCCACGTGGTCGATCTCCCGGCCGTCCCGGGCGTTGCGCGCCCGGGCGTAGCGGGCGAAGCGCTCGACCTCCTTCCGGAAGCGGGAGCGGAGCAGCGTCGTCATGAACTCGCGCATCGTGACGTGGGTGGGGATCGGGTCGCCGGGGTCCGACGTGTAGCAGAGCGTGTAACCGCGGGTGGTCTGGATCGTGCTCAGCTGCCGTTCGAACAGGTAGTAGGACATGCTGAGCAGCGCCGTGCCCTCGTGGCCCCCGTAGGCGTTGAGGAACCACGAGGGGGAGGTCGGGGTCAGGAACTTGTCGTTGAGGAAGTCGAGCACGGCCGAGCGGTTGTAGTGCGCCAGCTGACCCAGGCGCGACGGGTCCCCGTGGGTCGCCGGGTCGTCGTCCTCGCTCGCCCGGACCGCGAACAGGTGGTCGTAGATCCGCCGCGTGGCCGCCACGTCCAGCGCGGCGCGGACCTCGTGCGAGGGGATCGACGCCTGCCGCTCGACGTAGGTCGCCGGTTGGAGCTTCCGCGCGTCGCACACGAGGACCGCGCCCACGCGGACCGAGTCCGGGCAGCGCAGCGTCTGCAGGACGAACTCCACGCGGTTGGACGCCTTGTATCTGACTATTAGCGGGAAGAGGGAGTAGTTGGTGGACTCGGTCAGCAGATCCAGGATCACGTTGGCCGTGTCGTACTCGGTGGCGAACAGGACGGCGGTCATGACGGCGCTGGCGGGGCTCGAGGAGGCGCGGGAGCGGGAGCGGCCGGGAGAGCGCGTCCGCGTTCGGGTGCCTCCGCCGCCTCTGGGACTTCGCCCGCTGCCGCCGCACTTTCCACGGGGGTTCGGAGTACGTCGCCCTGCGTTCCGCGGATGACGTCGAGGTGACGGAGCTGGAGGGTTTCCTACGCGACAACTTCGAGAACCTCGGGGTCTCCGCGGCCGACCTGGCCGAGATAGACCGCGACTCGGAGGTCGTCCGTCATTTATTGCGCCTGCTGCCCGTCTACAAGCGTTGCGTGAGGCGGCGCTCCCGCCTAGACCGCCTTCTGTCGAGCCAGTGCCGTCCCCACCTGCGCACCGCCGCCGAGATCGAGTGTCAGAAGTCCAAGCGCGTCGTGGAGGCCCTGGACGTCGTCATCCTGAAGCTCGTCGTCGGCGAGTTCGCCCTCTCGGACGACGACAGCCTCGAGAAGCTGCTGGAGAAGTTCTCCGTCGACCAGAGCACCCTGTGCGAGGTCGGCAAGATCGTCCGGCTCATCGACATGGACCGGGAGAACAGCCGGCGGCTCATGGACCCGGGCGCGGAGGAGGTCGCGGACCTGGAAGCCGACGCCGCGGCCGCCTCCGAGGCCCTGCTGCGGGAGCTGGAGGTCGCGCCCTCCGTGCCCGACACCCCGCCCGGCTTCGGGGAGGGGGACGAGGAGGACCCGGGGGAGAGGGCCGAGGCGGGGAGGGACGAACGCCGGAGACGGGGGCCCGCACGCAAGGGCGCCTCCCTCTCCGCCGGCCCGCCCGCGGGGAGACGCGCGGCCGCCGACGGCGACGAGGCCGCCAGGCGCGCCCTGGAGAGCACGGTCTGAACGGACGGGGGGTCCGTCTCGCCGAGAGATGACGAGCGGACGGGGCGCGGGACGGGGGACGGGTGCCGCGTGTGACTTTTTCGTGTTTTTTATCACGTGAGGAGACGGTTTATAGCCGTCCTTGAGCGGGGAGGCCCCATCTGACCCCTGGTCCGGCGTCCGACGTGTGTGGTGACCTTGGTCCGTCCTTCGCTCGCCGCGATGGTCGGGGGGAGCGGTCGGTTCCTCGTCCTCGTCGGCGCGGTGTGGTGGATCGCGGTGGCCGCGTCCGAGCGGACGGCGCGCGAGGGGGACGGCACCACCCTCGTGCAGGGCGCGCACTACGAGAGGGCGGCCAACCGGACCTCGATCTGCCTGCACAACCCGTTCACGCGGTGCTTCGTCCACCTGGCGGGAGAGCGCCTGGAGCCGGTGTACGGCTGGGTCAACGTGTCCGGCATGGAACCCGAAGAGGAACTGGCGCGGGCGCAGCTGAGGGCGCTGGGGAAGATGGCGAACGACTTTCCGCACAACGAGACCCTGTCGTTCGAGGTCATCCTGTCGGAGGAGACGGCGATGGTGACGCTGTCGGTCGACGAAGCGGCCGTGATGTGGGACGCGGAGAACTACACGGTGGAGGAACAGGACGGCATCGGATCCGAGAGACTCGACAAGTATCTGGAGAAACAGAACCTTACGGCGTTCCTCGGGTCGCGGGGCGACGTGCTGGGGAGGTGGCGGAACATCTCGGAGGCGGCGCACGAGCTGGACAAGGCGGGCAACGCGAACGTGACGTTCGTGTACCACGCGGAGACCGCGGTGTTCGAGTGCTCGGTGACGGCCCTCGTGCCCGTGTATTTCCACATCAACCTGACCTGCGAGGGGTCTCCGGGGAGCGAACACGCGGTCGTGGGGTGGACGGAGTCCGAGGAGGCGGCCACGCAGACGATGAGGTGGACCGATCCGCGGTGCGCGGTCGACGGGGCGAACTGTACCGTGGAGTCCACGGGCGAGTGGAGGAGGGTGCTGGGGCCTGACATCGTGGGGGAGATCGTCATCGTCAGCGTGCGGGGATCCGATCTCGGGACGAGCGTCACCGTGTCGCTGTTCGTGGCGGCGCTGATCTCGGTGCTGCTGGCGTGCGCGTACTACCGGTTCAGGTCGACCCTGAGGTCCAGGAGGGCGGTTTCCATCGGTTATGTGAGAGATTTTACGTGACGACGTGTGGTCTGTCGTGAAATAAAGAGAGATGCATGTGATTTTCCGTGTCGTGATTGAACACTCCCCTTTCCTGGCCCTGGGGCTCTTAACGGCGCGCCGACACGACCCCGGATCCTTCTCCCGCCGTGTGTCGTGACCGTGATATGTCCTTCATCTGTCATGAGATCCCGGAGGATCGGGCTGATTCTTCTCTGCGGTCTCCTGTGTGTCGTCGAGGCGGGCGCGGCGGTCGGAGGGGCCGAGGCGAAATGCGCCGAGGCGAGCTTCTTGGTGTTCAGCGCGTACGACAGGGCGAGCAACCGGTCGTTGACCGATCTGCGGACCGACTACACGCTGTACCTCGTCACTCTCATGGACGACCAGTTGGTGACGCCGTACGAGTGGATCAACGTGTCCGCGATGGAACCCGAGAGACGGCTCGCGGCGTTCCAGAGGACCGTGTTGGCCGACCTGATCTCGAGGTTTCCGGGGAACGAGACCATCTCCGTCGAGTTTCGGATCGCCGACACCGCGGGGCTGATCACGGTCAGGGTCGACTCGTCGTACGCGATGCTGTACATGGACTCGTCGCCCGGGACGGTCGCGTCCGGGATCGAGGAGGGAGTCGTGAGACCGTACGCGGGGAACGAGAGCGTCGTCGAGTTTAAGAAGGCGCAGTCGGCGGTGTTGGAGAGGTGGCGGCAGGCGTGTCGGGACGCGGCTCGGATGGATACTGGCGAGAGCATGAACGTGACCTTCCTGTACCGCGCGAACGTCTCCACGTTCGAGTGTTCGGTGACGACGGAGGCGCCCATGGAACACGCCATCTCCCTCAGATGTGTCGGTCGCGACGGCTCCGCGATAACGGACGTCGGACCGAGCGGGGGCTCGTACGAACAGACCGCGGTGTGGGTCGATCCCGAGTGCGGGATCGCGGACGCGAAGTGTATCGTGGATTCGCAGGACGGGTGGAGGGTCGAGGTGGAGGTGGAGATAGTGGGAGACGTCGTCGTCGCCGCCGGTGCCGCCGTGCGCGCGGCCGGCGTCGGGACGAACGTGGTCGTCGCGCTGTTCTTTGCGGTGCTGATCGCGGGACTCGTGTGGTGTGGGTATCGCGGACGCGGGACGTTCGCGCGGAGGGGAAGGGAATGGTCGGTTTCTTATCTGAGAAGGACCCCGGCCGAGCCGGTGGTGATAGTGATCGAATAAAGAGCGTTCGAATCGGACTGTTCGTCTGGTGTCTGGGACTCCTCCTTCGGCAAAACCTGAGTCTTTTATTGTTCTCCCCGCTCGATCTCGGCTCTGTCGGTCGCCGTCCTTCGCGATCGCGGTCCGTTCGGGAGCGGACATGCAGTTCGGGGGAGAAGCGGCGCGTCTCGTCCGTATCTGGCTCTGCGTCTGGGTCTCCGGCTTCGTGGCCGGGGGGCCGACGGAAGAGTGCGGTTCTTCGAACTTCGCGCAGGCCGCGCACTTTCAGAGGGCGACGAATCGGACGTCGGTCTGTCTGCGGGTTCCGCATATGCGGTGTTTCGCGCGTCTGGTCGGCGGTCGTTTGGAGGGCGTCTACCCGTGGGTCAACGTCTCCGGGATGGAGGCCGAGACGAGGTTGATCGAGGTCCAGTTGGAGGCGTTGTCGAAGGTGGCCGGGATCTTTCCGGAGAAGGATCGGTTCTCGTTCGAGATCACCGTCGCCGATACCATGGCGATGGCTACGGTCTCGATCGACGGGGCGTTCGCGACGTGGGACATGACGACCTTCGAGGTAGAGGACCAGAACGGCGTCGAGGCGGCCGTCCTGGCGCCGTACGTGGGAAAGGAAAACTTGACCGCGTTCCTACGGTCGCGAGGCGGCGTGACGGAGAGGTGGCGCGAGCTGTGTCGGAAGGCGAGCGACGCGGACGGGAGGGAGACCGCGAACGTGACGTTTGTGTACCGCGCGGAGACGTCGGTGTTCGAGTGTTCGGTGACGGCGCTCACGCCGCTGTACTTCGATGTAAAGCTCGCCTGCGGCGGGTGGCGGGATGTCGCGGGAACGTCCGCGGGGCGCTCGGGCGCCGAAGACTCGGCCACGCAGACGACGAGGTGGAACGAGACGCGGTGCGAAGGCGGCGGGGCGAGATGTACGGTCGTGTCGCCGAACGGGTGGCGGGTGACCTTGGGACCGGAGGTCGTGGGAGAGGTTCCCGCGGTCGGCGCGCGGGCATCTGACATCGGGGAGAGCGTCGTCGTCTCGTTCTTCGTCACGGTACTGATAGTGGGACTATTGATGTGTGGGTTCTATTGGTACAGGTCGTCTTCGGGGACGGGACGGGGATGTCGAGGGCAGATGTCTGGGACGTCCGGCACGGGGGATAAAGAGCGTCGCGTATGAGTTTCTGTTTCACAGGGAAAACCTCCCTGTCGTGTATGTGGGCCTCTTAATGATCTGTCTGTGAGATTTCGGATCTGTCGGTCGCCGTCCTGTGTGGCCTGGCCTCGCTCGGGGTCGACCATGACGTTCGCCGGGGGCGGGTGGATCTCCGTGTGCGTGTATGTCTTCTGGATCGCGGGCGCCCGGTGCGCGAGGGCCGCGGAGAAGTGCGAAGACGTGCAGTTCGTCGTGGCGGGGTTTCGCGAGAGGAGCGGTAACCAGACGACGGTCGTCTTCAGGACCGAGTCGACGACGATGTTGGCGTCCCTCGTCGAGCAGTGCGTGGTGTCGCCTTACTCTTGGGTCAACGTGTCGCAATGTGAAGCCGAACGGAGGTTAGCGCTGTCCCAGGTTGAGACGTTGGCGAGGATGGTCTCCGCGTTTCCTCGGAACGTTTCGTTCATGCTCTGGTACACCGTGTCCGCGTGGGCGTCCGCGGCCATAGTAGCGGTCGACTCGACGGTCGTCACGTTCGATGGGAATTTTTCGAGCGCAATGACCAACGAGGACGTGCAAGTCGATACGGAACAGTTTAAGATGTACGCCGGAAGAGAGAACTTCACCGAGTTTCTGCGATCGAAAGACGCCGTGCTCAAGAGGTGGCGAGAGAACTGTCAGGGGACGGTGGACCGGGACAAGGCGGACAGCGCGAACGTGACCTTCTCTTATCATTCCGACACGAAGGAGTTCGAGTGTTCCGTCGATAAGACGGTGCCCGTGGACTACCTGCTGGCCCTAGAGTGCGGCAAGACGGCCTCGAACCAGAGGATGCCTAAAGTGACTGTCGGGAACGTGACCAGGCAGACGATGTCGTGGACGGACCCCGACTGTGACGCATCTGTCGCCAAGTGTGTGGTTCAGTCCGGTAACGGGTGGGAGAAGAAGGTCGGCGCGATCGTGATCTCGTCCGGATCGTCCGGGACGGCCGGACTGGCGGCCGCGAACGGGGCCGGCGCGGCCGCCGCCGTCGTGGTGGTGGTGCTCGTGCTGGGACTGTTCCTGATCGCCCTGTTCAGATACAAGGGGCGTCGGAGGCCCATCAGCGGGATACGGGGACTGGTGCGGGAGCGGGTGGGGTGCGCGAGACTGATCGTGTGAACGGGGGCGAGAGAGCACGCGGGAGACCGGGTTTTTCAAATAAAGATTTTTTATTCATCGTCACCTGAAGGGATTGTCCTGGTGTTTCGTTTTGTCCTGCGGGATCCGGGTCAGGGAGACCGCCACCCGGGGCACGTTCAGCGAGTCCACCGTGCTCGTCAGGGACGCCGCGTACGGGGAGATGCCCGGCGCGGTGAACATCACCTTGGCCAGCGTCTCCCCGGCCGCGATCCGCAGCGTGGTCTGCGACGCGTTCACCAGTTTGATCATGGGCGGACAGTTCGGGGCCCACGTCGTCGGATCCACCAGCAGCTTCTTGAACGACATGTAGCGGCACTGTAGGATCAGGGCGCTGCTCGTCTTCTTGGGGCAGAAGTGTTCCACCTCGAAGGTCAGGTACTTGGTGGCCCGCGGCTCGAAGCGCAGGCTCCGTTGCGTCCGGATCTCGAAGAACTTCTCGGTCGGGTGTGGCGCCGGCAGGTTCAGCGTCTGCCAGGGCTCGGGCGCGTGTTTCGGGAGGAAGTGGATGTACACCTGCAGGGCCCCCGCGGGGATCTCCAGCGGGTTCGGCGTCGTGTTGATGAGCTGCGCGCGGACGTCCGTCGGCCCCGACGGTAGGATGTCCGCGATGCACACGCAGCCCGGCGGGTGCGGACAGTTCGTCAGCCCGAAGAACGCCTCCGGGATCTCCGCCTTCACCCCCAGGGCCAGCGTGCGGCTGCGTCTCGTCAGACGCAGCAGTCTCGTGTTCGTCACCCGGATCCGGTCCCGCAGGATGTCGGCTCGGAAGTCGGATCCGTACGTCTGAAAGTGGATCTCCGTCTTCTCCTGGGGCGGCGGCGCGCCGTCGGCGGCCGACTTGGTCTTGGGCGCGATCGCCAGGGCGGAGCGGCACGTCCGGAGGGCCGCGTCCGGGTCTCCCGCGTCGCCGGCGGCGGACTCGCGGGCGTCGGGGGAGAAGAACCTATTTAAGAACAGAGAGACGTGCTGCTGTCGCACGACGCAGTTCTCGTCGAGCATCTCGTGTGTGGGCGGACGCTGACACTCGCCTCGTTCCGACATCTTCGTCGTCTCGGACGCTCGTCCCTGGAGAACGCCGGCCATGTCTAGCGAAAAACTGACAGGCCGCTATGACGGGGATCACCGATATGGCCGCCCGGTGACCGGTATGTCGCCTTTTATTGCATTCGGAGGGATCCGCCGCCTCTCGTGTTCCGTTTTTCTCTTTGTCGTGTGCTTTTCGTGTCTCGGGGCGGTTTCCGCGACCGAACCCGTCGCCGCGGACGCGAGCAGCCGGATCAACGTACAAGAATTCTACGACGTCTCGTGCCACTCGCATTATTACCACCTATCGGTCGTCTCTTTTGCCTCGATCTGGATGTTCCTCAACGCTGCGGTGTTTATTTTTGCTTTTTGCGTCTTTCTCAAGCACTGGTGCTTCCGGGCGTTCACGAGCGACACGGCAAAGGGTTACTGAGCCCGACCAGCGCCGGTAGGTCGCTCTCGGTACGTGGTGTCCTTTCTCCTTTCGTCCGCGACCTTTTTTCCTCGATCCCGCAGCGCTCGCCGCCGGTGTCCTCGTCGGGACCGGGGAGAGATCCGGCTTCGCTCCGTGCATCGCGAACGTGTCCAAGTAATCGAGGATCAGGGCGTCGATGTTCGTCATGGAGGCCAGGCTCACCGATACGTCGTTGTAGATCGGCGTGCGGTTCACGTACTGCCTCAGCAGGTGGTACAGGTGCAGCATGCCCGCCTCCGTCATCACGCCCCAGTTGATGGCGTTCACCGTCCTCTGGATGTGAACCTTCACCTCCTGGAGGCTGGTCGAGGCGAACAGCGTCGCGTACAGAAAGGCGCAGTACTCGTAGAACTTGGGGATCGTGGTGTGGGTGTACGTGTGGTTGTGATCGGCGAACCACCAGAGGCCCGCGACGGTCTTCTTGTTCAGCTGCAGCTGGTGGATGTTTGTGAGGAGCGAGACGACGCCGCGGGGCGTCGTCGTGACGTTGAAGTAGTTCTTGTACAGGGCGTACACCGGGATCAGGTGTCTCGTGCAATTGTGGTTCGACTCCCGGCGCAGGTAGCGGGTCAGGATCACCGACAGGATGGCGGACGAGAGCGTCAGGGAGTCCGTCTCCATGACCTCGCGCTCCCTCGTCACGGCCTGAACGGTCCAGCGGGGGAGGTTGTACAGCAGGGGCACGGGCATGCGGACCGTGCACAGGGGGTCCGAGACGTTGAAGGTCAGGTTGGTCTTCACCAGGTCCTGCAGCATGGCCAGCGTGCAGTCCCGGGAGGGGATCGGGCCGCAGGGCGCGCCGAACGCGTGCACCTTCTTGGTGTTCGCGTCGTACTCGGCGCGGATGTAGTGGCCCCGGGTCCCCTCGTGTCCGGTCATGGGATACCAGATGGGGTTGGTTCCCTCCTTGCTCTGGCCGGCCCTCCGGATCCAGCTGTGGGAGAACGTCAGCGGGCCCACCGTGAAGTTCAGGGAGCGGTATTCGTGGTGTTCGTGGTGAGCGTGGTCGGGGAAGAACGGCCGTTGGACGGGCGCGTGCTCGGTGGCGTTGTGTCCGTCTCTGTGTTTGTGTTCTTTTTTGTTTTTCAGTTCCTTGTGTCCCTTGTGCTCTTTCGGCGTCTTGGGTTTGTGTTTGTCCTTCTCCTTGCCCTTGTCCTTCGCCTCTTTTCCCTTCTCCCTCCCCGTCGCTGTGGCCGCCGCCAGCGCGAGCAGCAGCAGGAACGCCGCCACCCAGGTTCTCGGTAGCATGGTCGACGGGTCGCGGTCTCCCTTCCGAGGTTCTCACGGTTTCCGTTTCACGTTTTTAATAGATGACCTCCATGCGCTGAGGATCTGTTACACCGCGTTCATCAACGTGCTCGTCATGTTCGTGATGATCCTGCTCCTCTACCGGAGTATCATCGGATACCAGGATGATATCGTGACCCGGACGCTCGGTTTCGCGGCGGATCTCTTCGGCGACGACGGGCGCGGCGGGAACGGGACCGTCGGCGTCCCCGCCGCGTCGTGATGCGATAATAAATACGTGTGCCTATCGCGTGCGTCTCGTTCTTTTGTCGGTCGCCCTATTTGTATTTGCGTCGACTGCAGACCTTGTACAGGCCGAAGAGCCCCAGCAGCCCCACGAGGACGACCAGGATCACCACGGGGTACGACATGCTCTTGATGTCCACCAGGATGTCCGTCACCTCGAACACGGTCCCGTTCTTCGTCAGCAGCAGGTAGTGCGTCCTCGACGTCGCCACCAGGATGTCGTTCTTCGGTTCCGTGATCTGTTTCAGGTCCGCCAGCGTCGGGATGTAGATCAGGCTGTTGATGCCGCCTACCTCGTCGTATTCCATCAGGACGCTTCCGCAGAACTCGCAGTGTTCCGTGAACGTGATGTTCTTCAGCACCGTGATGGATGAGTGTGAGCGGTAGGAGGTGCTGTAGACGCAGGGGGACCGCCGTTCCAGCGCCGTGATCAGCAGGTTCTTGCCGATCACCGTGTTGCCGATGGGGAACACCAGGCCCTTCAGGATGTACCTCGTGGAGATCACGTACGTCCTGTCCTCGGTGGTGATCGTCGCGGTCGGCACGCTCTCCGGCGCGCAGCTGCCCTCGTGCGACAGCTCGCGGTGCGCGGGGCGCAGGCGTTCGCTGGCCAGCATCACCAGGGCGGCCCGGCCCTCGGAGCGTCGCGCCGTCCGGAGCAGCTCCTGGATCGACTGCTCCGTGTAGTCCTTCCGGGCGCCCGACAGGCAGGGGCTGTACGCGTCAGACGGGCCCCCGATCCTGGCGTCGTGTAGGATGTCGGTCCACGTCAGCAGCTCTCGGGGCGAGCACATGGAGGCCAGTATGGCGAACAGCGTCCGGGCGGCCTCGCTCGCGTTCAGGTGGCTGCGGATCGCCCCGTCGATCCGGATGAGGACGCGTCGCGTCGTCCGGGGCAGGGGGGCGGTCAGGCTGTGCGTGTAGTAGGCCTCCGCCGTCGGCAGCAGCTGGGGCAGCAGCGAGACCGGCGTCGGGCCCGGGGACGCGGGTGGGGCTCGGAACAGGTAGGCCAGGTCTGCCAGCGTGGAGGCGTGGAGCGTCCTCGCGTAGGCGGAGAGCGCCCGCGAGAGGACGTCCGCGGTCGCGCGTCCGTTGTCGTAGAAATCGTTCTCCGGAGGGGGCGTCCGGAGGGCCGCGCGGCTCCTGAACGGCGGGGTCGGGTTCCCGTCGGCGGACGAGGCGCCGAAGCAGCGGCGGGCGAAGTCCCCGATCAGCTCCAGCTCGCTCTGTCGCCACAGCGGGACGCCGACGTCGACGTCGGCGTGGTACGTGACCGAGTTGCCCAGGAACAGGCACGTCCCGTAGGTCAGCAGGAATTCGAAAGCGGGCCGTTCGATCTTGCCGCACAGGCCCATCCGTAGGAGCCTCGAGGCCAGGAGAGACAGGACCCGCAGGCAGATCGTCAGGTCCGTGTACTCGACCGAGAACGTGTCGTTCAGCAGGTCCCTGTCCGTCAGGAAACCGAACGTCGTCGTCGCCGCCTTCTCCCTCACCACGAGCAGCAGATCGTGGGCTTCCGTCTGCCTGAGGAGGAACGCCGTGGGGCTGTAGGGGGCCTTCAGGTCGATCTCCCGCACGTCGCCGAAGAACGCCGCCAGGGTCCGGGTCGACGGGTACCCGTCCGGGTTGATCGTCAGGACGAAGAACCTCGGCGTCAGGCTTATCGTCGCCTCGTAGCTCGCCCAGCGCAGCCGGTGATGGCTGCACCGGACGCGCAGGTTGAACATGGCCGGGTGGTCCGCCACCGCGCAGATCTTCGTCCGGGGGATGTGGTGGATCGTCCTCAGCTCGATCGGAAAGTCCTTGACCTTGATCGCGCCCTCCGGCGGGGGGCTGAGGCCCGGGTTGGCGCAGCGGCGGTCGGCGTCCGGCGCCGCGACCGCCAGGCGGAACGCCCCGTACAGGGGGACGACGAAGAAGTCGCGGAAGCGCCGGCGGTACGACTCGGCCGTCTCGGTCAGGTCGACGGACGCGAAGATCTCGCGGGCCACCTGGGTGTCGAACAGGCACCGCGGCAGCTGGAAGACCTTCACCGCGTCCTCGTCCACGAAGTTGAGCGTGAACAGGCCGTTGTCCGCCACCGTGGCGTTGCGGGTCGCGTTCTGCTGGCACGATCTGTTGGCCGCGAAAGGGGTGTAGTGGATCACCGGCAGGCGGGGGGGCTGCCGCGGGCCGCCGCCGCGGGCGGGCCGGTCGCCGCACGACAGGTGCGTCGCGAGCAGGAGTATTAGTGGCGAGATCATCTCGGGGGGAGGAGAGGAAACCGGGGACTCACCGGCGGCCTCGGACCGAGCCTCGCTCCCGCCGGTTTAAATACCGCGATCGATCCCGTCCGCGTCCGGGTTTTTCGTCCGCGGGGCGCCATGGCGTCGCCCACGGGCACCGATTCGTTATCGTATTTACCCGAGTTCAGGAAGCGGATCGGGCGGCGGGAGCATCTCCGCATCTACAGGAAGATCGCCGGCGTCTTCGATGATCCCCTCGCCCTCAATCGCCTCGTCGGCGGCATCTTCCCCGCCGGGATCGGACGGGCCGGCCGTCACCTCTTCTACGAGGTCGATCTCTGTCGCCGCGTGCCGGACTGCGTGGTGGTCTTTCGCGAGCGCGATGGCTCCGCCGCCTGCTACGTGCTCGAGTTCAAGACCACCATGGGCGTAGCCGACGGGGAGTCGCTGCGCGCCAACCGGACCCACCGCCTGCAGTACCTGCAGGGGCTCAGGCAGCTGCGCGACTCGCTCGTCGTCTTCTCCCAGTTCTCCGTCGGCGGCCATGGCCCGTCCTGGCGCGTCTACCCGGTCATTGTTTTCTATAAGCAGCGGGGCGTCGCGCCGACCGTCGTCCGCGTCTTCCGCCCGCGAGAGTATCGCGTCGCCGGGGACGCCGTCGTCGATTTCCTCCGCGGACGGCAGCATCCCTCCGTTAAGGCCCTATCACGTTTTTCCCTGTGTCTGGGCGTACGAGGCGCACGCCAGAAACGAGCTGCTCTGCTGTTCGAGGGAGACCTTCGCCCGCCTGCGGGACGACGCCGCGCTGCGCCTGCGGCAGCGGGCCGAGGATCTCGCCCACGACGCCCGTCTGCGGCGGCGGGCCGGGCGGGACGTCGAGGCGCTGGGAGAGGAGCTGCGGGCCGAGTGTAAGCGGTTCCGGGAACGCATCGGGGAGGCCGAGCGTCTGCTCGCCGAACCCCTGGCCGCGCCCGCCGGGGTCGAGGGCGGAGAGGCCGACGGCGCCGCCCGCGGAGCGGGGACCGCGGCGGCCGGAGACGGGGGCGGGCGCGACGACGCGGAGGCCGGGGAGAGACGCGCGCTCCCCGGACCCGCCGCCGGGGAGCGCAACCGGTTCTGGATCGCCGCGGTCGATCCCCCCATCACGTTCGTCCACGACTTCCGCGGGGAGGTCGTCGACACGCTCTACAACGTCGGGCAGACCTGGACCTTCTCCTTCGGGGCCTGGTACTACCGTCAGAAGCGCTGGTTTTTCAATCAGCACCGCTGGCGGCGGACCTACCGCCTGACGCAGCTCGAGAACCTCGCCGTCTCGCAGGAGCTGCTCATGGGCGTCCTCAACGCGGTCGAGCAGCTGACCGTCTATCCCGCTCACGACGCCGCGCTCACCGACCTCGAGGTGGCGGTCGTCTTGCTCGCGGCCTACCGGGCGGCCCTCGAGCCCCGGTCCGAGCGCTCCGGCTCCGTCGACGGGCTCCTGTTGGACTGTTCGCGCACCCTCCGGTCCCTGGCCGACGACGTCGCCGCCGAGGTCCCCCCGGCGCCCGGGGCGGCCCACGCGACCTCGTTCTTCGCCTACCGCGATCCGCCGGGCATGAGGTTCTACGCTCCCGTGCAGCAGGGGCGCCGGTACGCCCCGGGGACCTTCGACGAGCACGTGCTGGTGGCCGTCCTGATCCGCCGCGGCGTCATCTCTAGCCTGCCCGGCTCCTCCCGGCTCGTCTCCCGGGACGTGTCCGAGCGGATGACGGGGACGGCGCGGGACGACCTCGTCGCGCTCTGGACGTTCCGGCTCTTCGGACACCGGTTCGGCGGTCCCGCGCCCGTCATCGTCTCCGAGCAGCACTACCTGCGCTCCGGGCTCACCGCCCTCGCGGCCCTCCTGCTCCTGTGGAAGGTGCTCAACTCCGAGAGCGTCTTCGTGGCCGGGCGGGCCGGGCGCTTCTCGCTGAAGGACGTCTTTCCCGAGGGGCTCGGGGCCGGGGACGGGGAGGGGGGCGGCCCCTCCGCCTCGTCTCCCTCCGGCGTCGTGGGGGAAGAGGGGTTCTCCGCCCGGAACGTGAAGAACTTCGAGTTCCTGATCGAGAGGTACGTCGTCCCCTGGTACGCGCGGGAGCCCGCCGTCACCGTGTCGCAGCTCTTCCCCGGCCTCCTCCTGCTGGCCTACTGCGAGAGCCACCGCGCCGGCTGGGACCTCGCCCGGCGTTCCGCGGATCCGGCGGGCGCCTCGGGCGGCGGGTCGTCCGCGCTGCACGTCCAGCCGTCGAAGGTCAACCCGCTGCTGGAGTACATGATGCTGCAGGCCACCGCGGCCTCCGACCGCGACGTCGAGCGCCTGGCCGCGCACGACTACGCGCTCTTCCACTGCGAGAACGGGCTCGGCCGCTTCCTCTCGGCCGCCCTGCCCCGCCATCGGGTCCTGGCCGTCGGGGGGCAGCTGTTCAATGTCCAGAGCGTGTACGACTGCCTGTACTTCTTCGTCCTCGGGTTTCTGCCTGTCATCAACGTGACGTGACGCGCGGCGAGGCCACTGATTATTTGATGGTCCGCTCGCCCGATCTCCTCCTCCGAGGTCTCCCGATATAAGGCGGTCGTCCGCCTCGAGCTCAGTCGGTGTCCGGGGACTCCAGAGTGCGAGCCACGATGGCCGGCCTCTGCGCGGCCCCGATAGGGCGCGTCGGCGAGGGCGCCTCGTACTTCGCCGGGATCTTCAACAGCGCCGTCACCGGAACCTCGGCCACCGCGTGCTGCGCGTCGGCGGCCCTCCTCGTGGTCCGCGCCGCGGCGATCTTTAGCAAGGGGACTCGGATCTCTCGGATCTACGTCGCCAGTCTGGTCCTCGCCCTGATCCTCCAGATCTCCGCGGCCGCCGCCGTGTGGGTCGTGCGCATCTGGTGCCCCGGCGCCGTCACCGAGTCCTTCTGTCGCGCCGGGCTCTTCGTCTCCTCCGCCTCCGAGGCCGCGGCCTCCTTCACGGTCCTGTACGTCGTCTCGGACCGCCTGTCCGGCATGTTCCCGCGACCCGAGCTCTCCGCCAGCGTCGGGGTCCGGACTCCCGGGGCGGCTTCGTCTCCGCCCCCGCTCCTGTCGGACGACACGACCTGGAAGGCCTGGATGGCGGTCTTCCTCTTCTGGGGCTCCTCCGTCGTCTCCGGCCTGCCCGTGGTCATCTCCGAGACGGTGAGCGGTCCGCCCGGGGTCGTGCCCATGTGCGCTATCGGGGGGTACGACGGCGTGGCGCACATCATCTTCCACATGACCGTCGTGTACGTGATGCCGGCCGCCCTGATCCTCACCAAGCACGCCGGGGCCCAGAGGTTCCCCGCCGCCGAGGACCACTGGCCGATCATGCGACGGGCCCTCGTCTTCTACGCCCTGCACTTCGTCCTCACCATGCCCATGATGGTGTCCAAGAGCATCAACTACCTCCTCAAGGGCGCGCCCTTCGACTCGGCCGTCGGGTACTACGAGCTGGCGGCCACCGTCCTGTACCTCTTCCGCCTGCTCAACTTCGTCTCCGTCTTCGACGTGCTGGACCGGGAGGAGGCGCGGCCCGTCGAGGGCGCCGGGGGCCCGCCGAAGGGCGGCGTCGGCTGCTGCTGCCGCCGGTGCCTGATCGGCCTGGCCCCGCGGTGGCTGTGTCTGTTCTCGGCGGGATTCGGCCGCGTCGCGTGCGGCCTCAAGGGGCTCCTCCGCCGGGCGCTGAGACGCGGGGGCGGCGGCGCCGACGACGAGAAGAGGCGGAAGGGGGGACTGCCGGCCCGGGACGAGCTCTCCGTCACCGTCGTGGACGGCGGCGGACCGGTCGACGACAACAAGGGCGGGATCGACAACCCCGGTTACCTCGAGTCGGACGGCGATTCGGGCTACGCCGTCGAGGCGGCGTCGACGGGCGGCGACCGCGTCCTCGGAGAGCGGGAGGAGACGGAGCTCGGCGAGCGGGGCGAGTTCGTCGGGGGCGACGGGGCCGACGTCCCGGCGCCTCGGGACTGGCGGGCGCCGGCCACGCAGCACGGCGTCGTCCTGTACGCGGCTCCCGACTTCCCGGCCGCGGAGAGCGTCGTCTGATTTATTTCGTAACCTTTATCTCTGCAGATCGTTTCGCGCGATAGATGTGATCGATAATAACGATGTAATCGAGGATGATAATGTAATCGAGAATAATAAAGAGAGGAGGAGTTGACGTGACGAGTCCGAGCGTCTCGGTTCTGTCGCGCGTCTTTATTGCGCCCTTCCCGTTCCCTCCGCCGTGCTCCCTCCCCCCCCCCCCAGTCCCGGTCCCCTAGTCCTGGATCGCCCCGCGCAGCAGTCCCGCGATCGCGCGTTCGTTCTCCGCGGCCAGCGGCGGCGGCCTCCTCCGCAGCGTCCCCGTGAACGTCAGGTAGTCCTGGATCAGGAACGCGAACACGCCGAGCTGGTGCTCGGAGCGCTGCACCCGGAACGCCTCCGCCGACACGCTTAGCTTCTTCCAGGCGATCAGGTAGAAGAACCAGATCTTCTGACAGACGACCCGCACGGCCGGTTCGAACTCCTCCCGGCCCCAGTGCGCGTTGAAGAAACGCAGCAGGCGGAACAGCCGGTGTCCGTACACCGTGCCCAGCGAGAAGAGGACGTTCCCGTCCTCGGTCAGCTCCCGCGGCGGGCGGATCGCCAGGCCCGTCTCGTCCCTCAGCAGGCGCAGCACCAGGGCCCGCGCGGCGCCCGAGCGGTGCAGCTGCGCCGACAGCGCCGCCGCCGACCTCTCGCTGAAGACCCCGGCCAGCGCGCGGCGCGGCGTGCGCTCGCGCAGCGCGTCGTAGACCTTGAGCCAGAAGGCGGGGGACACCTTGCGGTTCAGGATGGTGTTGTCCGAGACGCCGGCGTTCGCCAGGGTCTCCCGCAGCAGGAGGAGCTCGATCCCCCGGCCCAGCGTCAGGAGACAGGCCAGGCGGATGATCTTCAGTTCCTCGAGCCGCATGGAGCTCAGCGGCTGTCCCGACAGCAGTTTCCCCGTGATGTGTAATATTAGATGGTTGTCGTCGCGCAGCTGGAGGAATCTCCCCACCCGGGCGCTGTCCGCCGACCGCTGTCGCTGCCGCTGTCGCTGTCGCTGTTCCTGCTGGGCCATGGCCGCCCGCGAGGAGGGCTCCGGCGACCCCGCCACCGGGCTCGAGACGGGGTCCGCCGCCGGCGACGGGGAGGGCGAGGGGGAAGGAGACGGCGGCGGCGGGGACGGAGTCGAGGTCGAGGTCGAGCGTAGGGTCCCCGCGGTCGTGCGGGCGGCCGTCGGCCCGGCGCCGGGACGCGAGTCGCCGCTCGAGGGGAGCGCGGCGGCCGCGGACGCCGGGCCGATCTACGTCGGCGGTTTCCTCACGCTGTACGCCGAGACTCCGGCGGACGAGAGCCTCCGTCTCCCTCGCGAGGTGGTGGCCCGGGCGCTCCGTCGGCGGGAACCCTCGGGAGGAGGAGGCCCGGGTCGGCGCGTACCGCTCAATATCAATCACGACGACGCCGCGACCGTCGGGGCCGTGCAGCTCTTCGACGCCGGGGCGGGTCTGTTCTGCCTCGGGCGCGTCCTCTCGCCCGGTTTTCTCTCCATCGTCGACAAGGCGGCGGGCAAGTCCAAGCTGGTGGCCCGCGGGCCCGCCGGCGGGCTCGTGGCCGATCCGACGGTCGAGTACCTCAGCGCCAGCTTTCCCGCCCTCTCCCTGTCCAGCTTCGCGGCGGACGCCGCCGACGACCTCCCGGAGCCGGGACCCGAGTTCTTCCGGCACGTCTCCCTGTGCGGCCTCGGCCGTCGGAGGGGGACCCTGGCCGTCTACGGCCGCGACCGCGGCTGGGTCGTCGATCGCTTCCCCGCCCTGAGCGAGGAGGAGAAGCGGGAGATCGCCGCGGCCGGAGCGGCCCTCGACCGGCCGTCCGAGCGACCCGATCCCTTTCGCTCGGATCCCTACGGGCTCCTGGCCACCACCGTGGACGACGCCTACATCGCCGAGCGGCTGGGCCGGCTCCGGTACGACAAGCGCGTCCTCGGCCTGCAGTCTCGGGAGACGTACGTGAAGGCCGCCGAGGTTCCAGCCGACGTCGCCGCGTCCGGACGGCAGAGTATTAGATGTGACGGAGAGGACGCGGCGGAGGTTCGCGAGATCATGGCCCAGGCTCCCCTCGGCGTCGTTCCCGCCGCGGGAGTCGCGGCCGTCGGGGGTCAGGCCCCCGGTTTCCCTACCGACTGCGTGTATTTGAGCAAGGACGCCCTGGTCTCCATCCTCTCCTCCTCGTCGGCCGCCGCCAACGCCCGGGGGAACGCCGTCGCCGTTCCGGCCGTCGCCTCGGTCGTGCCCGCGTCTCACCTCCCTCATCCCCCCGTCTCGGGCGTCGGCGACGCAGTGGCCCGGACCCTGCCCTACTTCGACCCGGAGCGCGCGCCCTACGGATACGGGATCGGGAGGTATCCCGCCCATCTCCCGCCGCCGCCGCCGCCCTCCGCTCCGGGAACGGGATACCCGATGAGCTTCCCTCCGCCGCCGTACGCGTATCCCGACCGGGGGGACGCCTACGGGGGACCCGGGTACGACCCGCGCTGGGAGAGGACCGCGGACCCCTACTGGGAGCGCCAGAGGGTCGACCGGGGCGCGGGCGGGTATCGCCAGCCCGGCCTCCCCCCGCCGCGAGAGAAGAGGCGCTGGAGAAGCCCCAGTCCCGGACGGGAAGAGGACGACGGCGACGACCGCGACGAGCGCGACGACGGGACGGACTACGGGAGGCGATCCCGGGGACGGGCGCGGCACGCGTCGCCGCCGCCGCCGCGCCCCGAGGCGTCTCGGGCCAAGAGGCGACGCGCCGCGCCCGGCGAGGACGAGGACCTGAGCCTGCCCGGCGAGCGGGGGTATCCGAGGCGGCTCGCGTCGCCGCCCGTCGACGGCCGCGGCGAGGGCATGGAGGAGGTGAAGGTGACCCTCGACGAGATCCGCCGGGACCTGTCCCAGATCCGGGCGTTCGCCAGGACGACCGAGCGTGGGGGCGTCGACGAGTCCGGGGCCGCGGTCGGGTCGTCCGACCAGAGGCTCGCGCCCAACGCCGGGGATCCGGGCGACGCGACGACGACGGCGAACAAGGCGGCCGCCGCCGTCGCCGGCCGGGCGGGAGGAGGAGAGGCGGCGTCGACGGCGCCCGGGGCCCCGGGCGCTCTCCCGGGCGGCCAGAGGACCGTGAACGCGTCGTGCGCGCCCGTCCCGGACGCGGCGGCCTCGTCGTCCAGGAGCATCCTGGAGATGAACCGGCGGATGTTCGTCTCCCTGCTGAACAAGGCCGAATAAAAAGCGAGACGGACCCCGAGACGTCTGGTCGTCGTGTGTTTATTGTGTTATCGCTTTATTTTTCGTTACCCTGTAAAGGTCATCTTTCTGTCTTTCTCATGGTTCGTAGATGTGTCACTGTCTTTTTCTCTGACTTAGCACTTGGGGACGTTCGTATATACAGCACAACAGAAGGGTATCGTACAAAACACGCTATGTTACAACACAGAGTTACAGTTACAGTACAATGCGGTACGCGGCGCTACGAAACGGTACGCGTCGGTACGCGACGTTGAGGTCGGGAACCGAGGGTGTGTCGTCGAGGGGCGGAAGAGGAAAGGAGGACATTTTGGTTTTCTAGCTAGCTTTCTAGACATTGTCGGTCTACCTTTTTCTCTTTCTTTCGTGTAGACGTTTATCGTTGCCGTTATCCGCGACCGGACGGGACCTCTTCTTCCCGTCGTCCGTCCGGTCGCCGTGGTTGCCGGTGCTGTCTCGTGTGTAGATGCGAAGCAAAGAGTAAAACTGGGCACGTGAATACAAAAAGTTCGGTCCGGTATAAAAAACAAAAAAAAAGAAGGGGAGGGTGGGTGATCATCATCATCATCGTTATCGTCTTTATCATCTTCATCGTCATGGGTCGTGTGTGGTCGCCGCCGGCGTCTTTCTCGCGTCCGGCGGCGGGAGGCTGCCGTGAAGTCTGTCTACCTACCGTCCTTCCGTCGGTCGGGCGGCGGCTCGCTTGGTGGATCGGTGGGGTTCTTCGTGTTCGGGTGGGTGCGATCCTATTGGTCTCGTGTTCTTCAGCGTCGTCGATGGGGGGCGATGTCTTCCGGTCGTTCTCGCGGGTGGTGTCGTCGTTCGCCCTCGGGCCCGGGGAGGTTCAGGAAGCGTCCGGTGACCGCGAAGGAGACCACGGACTTGTCTATGCCCGGTTCCGCGAAGTACACCGCCTCGTTCAGGAGCGGCGTGAACACGGTGAACATCAGGGGCTCCAGGTGCGCCAGGCGGACGGACAGAAAGTGCGGGCCGAAGTGCAGGATCATGCGCTGGGAGCGGCGTTCCTCCTCCGCGTCCTGGACGGCCACCTGGAAGGGGCCGGCCACGAAGTCCTCGAAGCTCTCCGCGTCGCCGTCCTCGTCGCCGTCGTCCCGGTCGGACGGCGCGTCGGCGGGGTCCGCGCGCGGCGGGTTGTACTCCAGGGCGTCGAACGTCCCGTCCCGGCTGGAGCGGCGGGGAGGGACCTCGCGCAGCGGGCGGCGCCGACGGCGCGACGGGGCCGGGTCCAGGGACAGGTTGGCGAAGTCCGCGACGGCCTCCTCGTCCGGCGTCGGCGCGGCGCCGGCCTCGTGTCTCTCGTACGGGTAGTCGACGCCGAACGGTCGCCGTGACGGGGCCGCCGCCCGGTTCTCGTCCGGGTCCTCGTCGCGGGCCTCGCTCGGCGACGGCGGCGTGTCGGGGTAGTCTCCCGGCTCCGTCAGCTGGACCCGGACCCGGGACTGCGCGGTCGTCTGGGCCGACGACGGCTCCACGAACATGGCCGAGTCGGCGGGGAACAGGTGCACGCGCCCCAGGACGGCGTGCGCCCGGATCCCGAGGTCCCGTCTGGCGGTGAGGGTGACGATCAGCGGCCTCTTCTCGGGCCACAGGGCCAGCGACATCTCGGCGTCCGGGATGTCCTTCGGGAAGAACACGGCCGTCAGGGAGCCGTGGGCCGAGTAGGCGGTGTCGATGACCAGCGCCGTCGTCTGGCCCGCCTTGACGTACAGGGTCCGGGGACAGCGCACCTCGTAGCCGTTGTCGTGGCGCCGGCTCAGCAGCGGCTCGGGGTTCCTCCGCAGGACGTTCGTCGTCCCGTGCACGACGAAGTTCAGCTGCAGGGTCAGGGAGGACGGGGGGCTCTGGCTGGACCCCGGCGCCCGGGGGTCGAAGATCAGGTACAGCCGCAGCACGTCCGCCGCGGCCCCGATCAGCTCCGCGCGGTCGAGCCGCACGCCCGGGTCCGACGCCGCCGTCGGGTGCACCGTGTCGTACTCCGAGTACCTCAGCCCCGGGACCTGGAACACGACGGTGGTGATGTGCGTGCCGAACGCCGCGCTCGGGGTCCGCTCCCACCTCTGGTTCCGCAGCACCACCTTCACCAGGTTCTTCGCCGCGTTACCCGGCGTGACCCGGAAAGGCGCGGCGTCCGTCTTCAGCCTGCTCTCCGGCCGCGTGCTCAGGAAGATGTGGAAGTGGTTCATCGGGACGTGGCCCAGGGGCAGCGCGAACACGCTCAGGTCCGTGTGGCTCTCCGGCGTCCGGTGGGTCCTCGGGGAGGCGGACTCGTTCGTCACGGTCGCGGACACGTTGACCAGGTCTTCCTGGCCGTCGAGGTAGGTGAACTTGACGGCGAACGGGCGGCGCCGCCGGGGGTGCGGCGTCCTCTCCGCCACGCAGATCACGGCCGGGGACTTGGTCGCCACCGACAGGCCGCTCTTCAGCCGCTTCGACTCGCCCGGGCGGAACACCGGGCCGTTCGTCAGGCTCAGGTTCAGGCACTGGGTCTTGCCGTAGGCGTACGGCGACGCCGGGTCCTTCGGGTTGGCGATCATCCGGTCCGCGGCCATGGCGGCGCGCGCGCGGGAACCGCGGCGCGCTCTCCCCGGGACCCGTCTTCAAATACTGCAGTCTTTCCGCCGCGGCGTCCTCTCAGACCCGCAGCGCCTTCGGCGGCTCTCCCCGGTCGCTCGTCCCGCGAGCTCGCCACCTCGCGGCCCGTCAGGTGTTGAACAGGAGGACCTCCCTCTCCCGCGACAGGAAGGTGAAGTAGAAGGGGTCCGTCTTGGGATCGAACGCCTGTCGGGGGATCGCGAACACGAACGGGGCCAGGGCCGACGGCAGGATCTTCGCGTCCAGCGGGTGCAGTCTGATCATCAGCTCGAACGCGTAGTCGTCCTCGTTCTTCTCCCGCAGGTAGTCCTGTCCGATCTTCTTCACCCGCCGCGCCACGTTCCAGGTCTGGATGTCCGCCGGGGGGTAGCGGCGCCGGCTCGGCGAGTAGTCCTCCGAGATGTAGCGTCGGTACGCGTCGCGGTGTTCGGCGATGGGGCTCTCCGGGATGACCGCGCTCCTGTCCGCCTCCTCGGCCCCGGCGGCGCTCCGCGTCCGGCTCTCGGCCCGCGGCGACTGGTCGGGGTCGGGGTCGACGTCGGGAGGGGGCGAGGCCGCCGCGACCTCCTCTTCCGCCATCGCCTCCTCCTCCTCCTCCTCCTCCTCCTCCTCCTCCTCCTCCTCCTCTCCTTCGGCGGGATCCGCCTCTTCCTCGTCCTCGTCGAGCGACACCTCGTCGACGGAGTCCTCCTCGTCCTCGTCCTCGTCGTAGTAGATGCCGTCGTCCTCGTCGTCTCCCTCTCGGTAGGCGGCCGACGTCATGTCCTGGTCTTCCAGCAGGGCGGCGACCGTCGCGGCCTCCATCTCGTTCTCGGGGGCGGTCGGGTCGGTCGGCGGCCCGTCCTCCTCGTCCTCGTCCTCGTCCTCCGGCCCGGGCGCCCCCATCAGCGCGTTTCCGCCCGGGAGGGCGTTGATGCCGTGCGGGATCACCTTGAACTCGCCCGGGCCCCTCGCCGTCACCTGGTTCTGCGGCGCCGTCAGCACCGAGTGGCGGTCCGCGTTCACCCGGACCGAGGCCGCCGAGACGAACCTGATCTCCCCGATCGGGGTGTTGGGGGGCAGGTTCACGTCCTCCGTCGCGGCGAGCCTGATGTCCAGCGGCGCGCCGGGGAGCCAGACCGAGACCGAGAGGTTCAGGCCGGCGATCAGGTAGGGCAGGAAGAACGCGACGTACCTGTCCGAGACGTAGGTCGCGTCCGTGGCGATGTTCATCTCGTCGCCGCGACCGGCCCGCAGCGGTCTCTGCGGCTGGACCCGGAACCCGTTCGGGGGCAGCTTCTGGAGGACGTTGTCCGTCCCCCGCCTCAGGGCCACGTTCGCCTTCTTGGTCACGACGACCAGGAGCAGCACCAGCGAGTCGGGCGGCTGCCCGTGGTTCGCGTGGTGGCTCAGCCTCAGGACCACCGTCGCCGTCCCCTTCTGGATCTCCGCCTCCGCCACCGCCGTGTTGGGATCCGAGACCGTCTTCACGTCGAAGCCCGCGATCTTCCGCACGTCCACGCTGTCCAGCGCGGCCGACGTCAGCGCCGACCTCGCGTCCGGCGCGTGCGGCAGCCACTTCAGCCTGCTCACCGCCAGCCGCAGGATCTTCTGTCCGGACCGCGTGGAGGCCGTCGTCACCTTGGCCGCCGCGATCTTCCTCTCGTCCCGCCGGCGGGCGGGGACCCGGGTCAGCTGCAGGGGCATCGTGTCGATGGCGTCCAGGGCCAGGGCGAAGGCGCAGAAGGTCGGGCTGCGGATGGTCATGCGGTGGGTCTTCACCGCCTTCTTCCGCAGGTTGCGGACCGCGATCGTCAGGTCACCCGCCCCGTGCGTGCTGTCCACCACGTGGAAGGTACCACGCAGGTAGGGCCGCTGTTCGAAGGCCCACATGTCGCAGACGCACAGGACGGAGGGCCTCGTCAGCATCACGGTCGCCCCGGTGGCGAGGCGTTTCCACTCCCTCACCTGGAACTGGGTCCTCGGCGCCAGTCTCCCCAGCAGGATCTTGGTGAGGCCGCACGGGGAGCTCGACATCGGGTCGTTCGGCTTGATGAGCTCGGTGTGGTCCATGGCGGCGCGCGGCGGGCGGTCGGCGCGGCATGCGCGGACGGACGGGCGGGTGGGGGATCGGGAGGGCGGGGGGCGAGCCCGGTGGGTGGGGGGGAGGACGGGGACGGCGGCGGGCGCGGGGCGGACCCCTCAGGGCTCCGGGGCCGACTCCGCGGGCGTCTCCCTCCACGCCAGGCGCGGCTCCGTCCGGCCGTCGCCCTCCTCTCCGGCCCTCTCCGCCGTCCAACGGCCCCGCCGCCGGAGCGAGGTCACCGTGCCGATCTTTTTCGGGGGGCCCCGGGGAGCGGCGGCCGCGGGCCCGTCCCGTCTCTCGTTACTCTCCTCCAGGACCAGCGGGATCAGCTGTTTCAGTTTAAATATTGTCCCGCACGGGTAGATCTCCAGGGTGTCGTCGTCGTCCGAGAACGCCTCGCCCTGGGCCGCGGCCGGCGTCTCGGCCGCCGTCGACGGGTTCGGGTACGCGATCGGATAGCCCGAGTACAGGATCTCCGCGTGGGTCCGCTTCCTCCGCGCCTCGGGCGGCGGGTACCCGGCCCAGAGGTCGCGCTCGCCCGAGGTCAGCACGCCCCGCTTCGCTCTGCCGTCGGGGCCCGTTCGCCGGTGCTGCTGGTAGTGCAGCCGGTTACCGCCGCCCTTGCCCGTCGGGTCGCCCGGGTCCGTCAGCAGGGCCGTGTACCTGCTCGTCGGCGCCGGCGGCGTCGTCCTGCGGACCCGCGGCGCGTTCGAGGGGAGGAAGTACGCGTCGCCCAGCAGGTCCCCGCGCGCCAGGTCCGTCGACACCGTGGCCGTCAGCGCCAGGCTGAGGGTCTGCCTCTCCTTCCAGGCCACGATCTGGCAGCTCACGTTCTCGCGCGGGGCCGGGATGAAGAGCCCCAGGTGCGCCCGCTCGGAGCAGAAACTCACCGAGATATCGACCCGGCTCTGGTGTCCCGGGAAGAGGTGGACGTTTCTCGGACAGGTGATCGTGATCCCGTAGCCGTGGGGGACGCAGAAGGTCGGGTCGGGGGACGTGTTGAACGCCACCCATCTCTGCGAGGGAGCCGCCGGGGGAAAGCCGCGCCTCCCCGTCACCGCGATCGGCGGCGTCGTCCCCAGCGTCTCCTCTTCGCGAAACACGATGCGCAACACCAGCGAGGACGGCGGGACCTCCTCTTCGGTCCGGGTGAGCAGGGTGAGGTAGGCGTTGCCCGTCGTCTGCGTGGTCGTCACCTCGTGCACGTACACCCCCTTCTGGGTGCAGGACCGGATCTCCGCCGTGCAGTAGCGGCGGATGTCCGCCCTGAACATGTCCAGCCGGATCACCGTCATCAGCCGGCGGTCCCGCGGGTAGGCCCTCCACGACAGGCCCGTCGCCACCAGTTCCACGTCCAGGCTGTGCACCCCCGGCGTCACCGACAGGATGCTGATCGGGAAGCGCGGCCGGTTGCGCGGGTCCTCGGGTCTCTTCTGGATCCATAGCAGGTCGAGGCGCACGGGCGCCAGGGGGAGGGCGAACAGGATCAGTCTGAGGGGAGTCCCCTGGGGCGGCAGGGTTTTACCCGACGGGTTGCTCACCTCCATCGAGATGGCCCTGTCCCTGTCCTTGCCCTCGTCGGCGTCGCGCGCGTTCGGCCCCAGCGCCACGAAGTCCACCGCGTGCGGGGGCGACGCCGCGCTCGAGATCTTGGTGCAGAACAGGATGCAGGCCGTGTGGGGCGTCACGCGCACACCCGTGTCCAGCAGCTTCGTCTCGTACGGGTCGAAGGACACGTCCAGGTCGATCAGGAGCTCCAGCGTGTACGACAGACGGTTCTGGGTCCCCGCCGTCGACCGCGACGCGTCGCTCGTACGTACGGTCACGGCCATGGTCGTGCGGGCGCACGGCCGGCCGGCCGCTTCTCGCGCGCAGGGGTGCGGGTGTCGCTTAATGAGGGCCGCCGCGGGGAGGAGCATCGGCTTATAAAGCGCCGCGCTGGGGCGGGAGGCGAGCGGCGAGGGCGACACTGCTGGCGCGAGGGGACCCGCCGGGCTCCCGCGGTCCGCCCGGTCCCCGCTCCCCGCCTAGCCCTTGAAGATGCACACGGCGGATTTGTCGTCCGGCGAGATGTCGCACACCACGAACAGCGGCTGCTCCGCCACGATGTCCGAGATCTGCCGGATCATCACCAGCAGGGCCGTCAGCTTGTTCAGCTCCTCCGTCGGCGTCATGTTCGGGTTGCGGCCGCGCGCCGCGAGCGAGTCGCCGTGACCGGCGTTTCCGCCCCCGCGCGGGAGGTCCTGCCGGGTCAGGATCTCCTGACACTTCATCAGCAGCATGCTGCTGTCCTCCAGGGCCAGCTTCCGCACGTACGTCATCACCACCTCCGACGCCAGGTTGGCGATCATCGACAGCGAGATGCAGACGTTGCGCAGGTCCACGAGCGTCGTGTCGTTCAGCGACAGCTCCGGCAGCAGGATCGTCGCGTCCCGGTAGCGCACCGTCCGCAGCTGCGCCGAGGCCGCCCGCACCTCCTCGCGCGACCGGTCGAGGGACAGCAGCGCGATCAGGAGCAGGCGCTGGTTGATCTCCGTCGCCAGCGGCAGCGGCACGATCCAGGGCAGCACCAGCTGCCAGTTGCCCACCGTCACCAGGGCCGCGCTCTCGGTGGAGAACACCGGGGCCAGCGCCGTCAGCACGTCCCCCTTCTCCCACAGCGCGGGCCCCGTGTTCTTCACCGTGTACACCCGGCCGTACTCCAGGATGCCCAGGACCATCTGGTTGCCCTCCACCTGCCGCATCACCGTGTAGGTCATGTCCCGCATGCGGGTGCGCACCCGCGCGTAGTCCCTCTGCTTGTCGTTGATGATGGCGTTCAGCCCCACCTGCGCGCTGCCGATCAGGTGGTGGCGGCTGGGGATGGGCACGATCGCGCCGATCATCTTGGCCAGTTTGCTGACGTCCCCGGCCGTCAGCCGCTGTTCGAACGTGCACAGCACCGTCGTCTCCATGTCGGCCGCCGCGGGGAGAGGGCCGCCGATCGCGGCTCCCTTTCGACGCTCCCGACGTCCGACGCGACCGCGTTCGTTTCCCCCGGACGCCGGAGGGCCTCTCACGAGTTAAATAAGATACTCTGCTGGAGGGGGATAGTCTCCGCGACCGAGTAGTTCCCGTAGTGCGTCTCGTCCAGGGACGTCGCCCGGCCCTTCAGTTGGCTCTCCAGCAGCGCCTGGGTCGTGCTGCACTGGAGCGTCAGGGCCTCCTGCAGGAAGCGGCAGGGGCGCTCCACCAGCGCGTCCGTCCCGTCCACCCGGATGTACTGCAGGTCGTTGTCCCCGTGGATGCAGTCCGTCGCCCGCTGCAGGTATTCGTCCACCGTCTTGAACAGGGTCTTGTTCGAGCCGATGATCTCGTCCGCCGTGAAGAACTGCGAGCATGGGCTGTAGAAGCTCGGGTTGTGTCCCAGCCGCTCTTTGCTCCGCGCGTTGTACATCACGTCGCCCAGGGAGCCCCGCTGGGACGCCCACGGGTTGTTGGTCGCCGCGAACGTCTGCGGGTCCGGGGTCCGGTGGTCGTAGAGCGCCGCCGTCGCCGCGTCCTCGTCGTACGGGTCCACCCCGTGCATGGACGACGAGCGGCCGCGCGGGTTGTTCGGGTGCCGGAACAGCTCCAGGTCGGCGCTCACCGGGGTCAGGATCATCTCGCACGTGGCGCGCTGGCCGTGGAGCAGCGACGGGCCCCCGGCGTCCGTCTTGCGGCCGAACGTCAGGATGGAGATGGCCTCCGTGTCCAGGACGTCGGTCCGCCGCGAGCCCGTCGCCTGGCGGACCCACGCGTCGATCTCCTCGTTGCGGTACACGTGCATCGGGAAGATCTGGAACAGGTCCTGGACCCTCGCACCCATGTCGCTGCGCACCCGCCGCAGGTGCGCCACGCAGCTCGTCGACCCGTAGCCCAGGCTCATGTCGATGCTGTTGATGTTCTGCGTCACGTGGAACACCGTCACGATGTCCCGGTTCTCCTTCGTCACGATCGGGTTGTTGATGATCAGCGCCATCGACGCCTTGGCGCTGTACAGCAGCGTGTCCGTGTCGAAGGTGTCCGTCCTCACCGCCGTCAGCGCGAACCCGGGATGCAGCCCGAGCTTGCTGAGCAGCGCGATCGACACCGGCGACAGCTTCTGGTGCATCACGGCCAGCGTCAGCACCGACTCCAGCGTGTGCGCGCAGCCCGACGAGTAGATCGAGAAGGGCGTGCGGTGCCAGTTCTGGTACTCGTGCGAGAACGCCGGCGCCAGCGGGAACCCGCCGTCCGTCCGGTGGTAGTGCGGGAAGTCGTTCAGGTACGTGCGGATGTCCGGGCTCAGGTTGGCCGCCAGGGTCGGGTCGGAGTAGAAGCGGTGGAAGGGGATCGGGGTCAGGTAGTCCTGCAGGAGCTTCGGGTGGTTGATCAGGCAGAAGCCGTTGTACAGCACGTGCTGCAGCGACTCGAACGCCGCCGACGGGGCCCCGTGCCGCTGTGCCGGGTCCAGGGCGGCCCGCACCTCCAGCGCCTGCGCGTGCTCCGGCACGAACGGCAGCAGCCCGAACAGCTCGATGGCCGCGTCCTCCGGCCCGGCGTTCTCGTCGGTCGCCGCGTCGCGGACCAGCTCGATCAGCAGCTCGTTGCGGATGGCGCCCCGGTCGAGCCCCGAGTCGTCGGGCGTCACGAACGCCTTGTCGTAGAACAGCTTCAGCAGCAGGTGCTTCAGGTTCAGCGAGGCGCCGCACGCGTGGTTGTTCGTCACGGCCGGCAGCACGCAAAGGTAGAAGATCTTGTGGTGCACGAATTCCTCGTCGCTCGTCCGCCGCCCGTCCACGAACAGCGGCTCGGCCTGGTCCATCGCCATCAGCCGGGCCACGTCGGACGTGCCGGGGCTGCGTTGTTCCAGAGCGGCGTCGGCCAGCGGCTCGCGGTCCGCCACGAGCTGTACGTAGTTCGTCGTCCGAGGTAAGGCGTTCACGAAGGGGGGCCACAGGCGGGGGTCGTGCAGGGCGCTCACGTAGGCCAGGAGGGGCTCGTCGCACAGGCGGCCGTTCATCCCCAGCAGCTGGCACGTCTTGGCCGTGTACCGCACCAGGGCCAGCAGGGTCCGGTAGTGCGCGTGGGCCGCCGGGATCACCGCCCCGTCCCCGAGCTGGGTGGCGATCAGGTGGACCATGTCGTAGCTGTTCGCGAAGGCCAGGTGTCCGCGCTGGCGGAAGAAGTTGTTGACGCAGCGGGTCACCAGGCCGCGGGCCGCGTTGAACGCCTGGTGGTCGCCGTGGATCAGGCACTCGATCAGGTAGAAGAGGGCGGGGTACTGGTGGTCCGTCAGGGTGCTCCGCAGCACCTGCAGGGTGGCCTCGTGGTTCTCCGGGGGGCGCACCTTCGTCAGCTCGACCGCCTGCCTGGCCCGCAGCGCGTGGAACTCGCCCGGCGCCAGCGGCTCGGGGATGTTGCCGACCACGATACGCGGCGTGCACAGCGATTGCACTCGTCCTTCCGCTGTGTGATGTGCGAAGTCGAAGAACGGGTGCAACTCTGTGTACAGCAGATAGTTCTCCGGCTTGGCGAACTCTCGGGTGGTGTAGTCGTGCTTCGCCTCGTTCATCGTCCGGGGGACCTCGCGCCGCACCTGGTAGAAGTGCACCAGGCGCCTAGTCGCGTTGGCCATGCCGTCTCGCTCGTACTCTCTCCTCGCCAGGTCCCGGATCCGGTTGTCGTCGTCCGGCGGGCCCGCCTCGGCGAACGCCTCGAGGCAGGGGCCCGCGTCGTGCAGCACCGGGTGGCACAGCGTCTTCAGCGTGTCCGCGTAGGTCAGGCGCTGCGGGATCCGGTCCTTGTTGTAGAAGTACACCATGGTGGGCAGCGTCGTCTCGGCCGCCTCCGACAGCTTGATCTTGTTCTCCACCGTGCTGTAGGCCCGGCCCGAGCCCACGTGCAGGCCGATCGGGAAGTAGAAGGTCAGCTCCACCTCCTTCTCCAGCGGGTCCGCCGCGTCCGTGTTCTTGTACACCCGGCGCAGGTGCTCCAGCGCCACGCTCCGCTCGCCGATCCGCAGCACGTCCATGTCCGTCTGCGTGAAGGTCAGCTTCTGGTCCAGGAACTGCGACTCGCCCAGGTTGGCCTGCGAGCTCTGCGCCAGCCGGTTCGCGTGATCGGCGAAGTCCGCCATGATGGCGTGGTGCTGGATGGCCGTCACCGCGTTCTCCTTGCTCAGGACGAACTTGCCGTACGACGCCGGCGTCTTCACGCCGATCTTCTGGATCGCGCCGCCCATCAGGGTCAGCAGGGTCTGGATCACCGTCTGCGTGCTCACGATCACCCCGGCCAGGCGCTCCCCGCCGCCTATCGTGTAGGTGGTCGGGTCGTCCAGGATGCTCTCGGTCACCGAGTCCGTCAGCGCGTCCAGGTAGCGCGTGATCTGGCCCCGGTCCCTGCTCCGGTCCAGCAGGAAGATGGTGTTCAGCATCTTGCTCTTGAAGCTCTGCGCGATGTTGGCCCGCTGCACGCGGGTGGCCAGGCGCCGCGCGACGTTCCCGTGTTCGATCAGCGTCCGCAGCACGAAGCAGGGGGCCGCGTGCCGCAGCAGGGTCTGGAGGAAGGTGTCCACCAGCCCCCTCTCCATCGCGTCGGCCGTGTTCTTCACCGCCCGCAGCACCGTGTTGACCGCGTCCGCGTTCAGCAGCTTGTCCAGCAGCGTGTCCTCGAACGTCTCCTTCAGGTGGGTCAGGCAGGCCGCGCTCAGCTCGAAGGGGATGGTGATGGGGCTCTTCTCCGAGTACTTGGACACCATGATGGTCGTCTGCCGGGACGTCGGGACGCCGTGCCCCGTCGCGACCCGCGGCACCTGGATATAAAACAACATCTTGCCGCTCGTCAGCTTATTCAGGTCGTGGAACGCGATGGTGTGGGCCGCGCAGGCCAGGGACGTCTTCAGGAACGTCACCCACTCGATCTTGTTGCAGTACGTCCCGAAGATGGCCTCGAAGCTCAGGTTGTACCGTTCCGGATCGTCCCCGTAGTACAGGCGGAAGTTGTTGAACATCTCCTCGCCCACGCTCAGCTTGATGTGCGTCAGCAGGTCGACCGGGACGTCGATCTTCGACAGCAGCTCCGTCGCCGTCCAGTTTTCCCCCATCTCGATGCTGCGCGCGGGGAACCGCTCGTTCCGCGGACCGCGTGGGAGCCGGTCGAGATGAGCGCGAGTGGCGGGTCGCCGGTCTCCAGGGCCGGGTCCGAACCGGCTTTAATAGTTAAGTCGCCCGCCGCGCGCGTCAAGAACGCTCCCGTCTGCGTCAACTCGCACAACCTCACTCGAGAGATCGCGCCGTTCGAGGATTCTCGCCTCGCGCAGCCGGTCGCCGTCGATGAGGACCACATCACCGCCATCTTCCGCCTCCTCATGGCCGCCGGGCCCGACGCCGGCGCCACCGAGGAGGACCGGGCCCGGGTCGTCCTCTGCCGGCTGCTCCTCGGACCGGTGGCCGTGCCGTGCTACTGCGACGACTGGGACGTCGACGACTACATGGCCCGCTGCGCCTACCGCTGTTCCGGGCCCGCCCTCTACGTCCACCGCGCCCGGTGCCGCTGCGGGGCCGACGGCGGCGGGACCATGTTCACCCTGCTGCACGATCACTACACCACGCACGTCTTCCGCGGCCTGCTCTCGCTGGCCGAGTGGAACGTCCGCCTCGTCGACGTCTTCTGCGCCTGCAACCGCTTTCGCTCGGACCGCTACGTCATGGCCGTCTTGCCCAAGCACTTCTCCGTCTTCATCGCCTACTACCCCTACTTCCTCGTCTGTCTGGCGCGCTACCTCACCGTGCCCGAGATCGACGACTGCGTCGGCTCCATGACCGCGCACCTCGGCCCGCAGATCGCCGCCCGCGTCGGGACCCACTACAAGATGCTCTTCGGCGCCAACGTCCGACCCGCGCGCACCCTCGCGGCCGGCCGCGCCAACTACGACTTCTTCCTGCTCGAGCTGCAGAAGCTCTGGCTCCACGTCTCCTACCGGAACGCGGTCACCCGCGACTTCTTCGAGGTCGTCTTCGCCGCCTTCCACCGGGAGACGGGGAGGGTCATGCTGGCCCTGCGGTCCCCGGGGCGGGTCGCCCTGACGCCCTCGTGGTTCTCCGTCTCCCGCTTCAGGAAGCAGGTCCTCTATTTCGAGCTGGCGGTCCGCTGCACCAAGAGCAAGAGGGAGAGCGCGCGCAACGCCCTGGTCCACAGGAAGACCGTGGTCGCCTTCGCGGACGCCGATGTCGTCTGGCGCAACCTCTTCTACGTCTACTACACCTGGGGCGAGGGCGGGAGGCCCGCCGCGGCTGCCCCGCCGGCCGCCCCCCTCGCTGCCGAGGCTCCTGCTGCCGTGCCCGTCTCCCCGGGCGAGGACCCGGCTCCCGCTCGCGGAGCGGACGGCGACGCCGGTCGCGTCCCGCCCGGCCGCGGCGAGGCCGGCGCCCCGCGCGCGGTCTCCGAGGAGAGGCACGACGTCAGCGTCGCCGCCCGTCAGTACGTGCGCATCGTCGACCGCCTGGCCCTCGTGCGGCTCCGACATCGGGAGTGGCTGCGATTTCGCGAGTCTGTGGTCGCGGCTGGCGGCGGGGCCGGGGCGGGCTCCTCGGACGGCGTCCCCGGCTTCGACTTCGACCCGGTCCGCGGGCTCGCGCGCCACCGGGCCGCCGACGCCCCGTCCGGGCGGGCCGACGGCCGCACGCAGGGCGGGCGCAAGATCATCGGCGGCCGGGAGTTCGCCGAGATGACGGCCGTGTCCCTCAACCGGGTGGCCGTCAACGCCTTCAACACCAATCGGGTCATCAACCTCAAGGCCACCGTGTCGCGGGACGGCCGGCTCTCCGCCTTCCGCGTGCCGCGGAACATGACCCACAGCTTCGTCATGTACAAGCACACCTTCAAGGAGCCCCCGTACACGGTCAGCACCTTCGTCTCCAACGACGCGGCCCACACCAACTCCCTCAACGTCAACATCCGCGGGTCCTACCAGGAGTTCCTCTACGCCCTCACCGTCTACCGCCTCTACGTCGGCGTCGAGAACTTCTTCCTGCCCGCCGCCGTCTGCAACAGCAACTCGTCCCTGGACGTGCACGGCATCGAGGACCAGGGCGTCATCCGCTCCGAGCGCGACCGCGTCTACTGGACCACCAACTTCCCCTGCATGATCTCCAACACCAACAACATCAACGTCGGCTGGTTCAAGGCCGCCACCGCCATCGTGCCCAAGGTGTCCGGGCTGGCGCTCGAGAACGTGCTCCTCAAGGAGCTGACCTACGTCACCGGCATCGAGCAGCTCTGCGTGGATTACGCCCTGCACCGCGTCTTCACCGTGCTCGAGACGAGGAACTGCTACCAGATCCCGTTCCTGAGCAAGCAGTTCATCCTCTTCCTCCGGGTGGCCATGCTCCGCGCGTGCGGGCTCGAGCGCCGGCTCGCCGTCGACCGCCTCGTCTTCCGCGCCATGCGGGAGGGCGTCTTCGACTACCACAAGAACACGGTCGCCCACACGAAGATCAAGCACACGTGCGCGCTGATCGGCACGCGGCTGGCCAACAACGTCCCGAAGGTGTTGGTCAACAGGAAGAAGGTGAAGTTGGACTACTTAGGTCGCAACGCGAACCTCCTCACCATCTGTCGTTACGTCGATCAGGCCTGCGTGGACGCTCCCCGCCTGGCCGTGCTGCTCGGGGTGCTGGATTGCCTCGAGGCCCTCACGACCACCGACAAGACCAAGGAGGCCGTGGCCCGTGCCCGGGCTCGACTCCGCGGAGGGGGCGGCTCCGGCGCCGGCGGCGACCGCGCGGACCGGCCGTATCGCTGACGGGGGAGGGGGCGGGGGCGGAACCGCGACATGGCGACCGTGCCCGCCGGAGACTCCGTCGTCATCCGCGACCCCGAGGCCGTCTGGTGCGACGGGGCCCTCGTGCTCGGGGACGGCACCGTCCTGGAGCACCACGTCTACAGCGCCTCGCTGGCCGCCCTCGTCCGGAGGAAGATCCGGGCCGAGCGCGCGGACGACGAGAGGGAGGACTACGTCGGTTCCCGGGAGATCTCGCTCTACGTGACAGGGCGCTACCGCCGGCGGACGTCCGGACTCTCCGTCTACTGGCACGCTCACAGCGACGTCATCTACATCCTCACCGGGGTCACCTACTGCGCGCAGATCTACATCGAGTACGGCGCCGAGCTGCCGGGGCGGGACGGCTACGAGGTCTTCCTCGAGCCCCGGGTCGTCCTCGTGCGCGCCCGGGACGCCAACAACGGCATCTCCAAGGTCAGCTGGTCCCAGACCCCGGGCGTCTGGCCGCGGGACGTCGACATCAAGCTCGTCCGCGTGCCGCCCGACGCTCCGGGCGCCCGGCCGCCCGTCATCGTCTGTCCCGACGTCGGCGCCGTGGGCTTCCCCCGCCTGCCGCTCGCCGGCGACGTGCTGTTCAACAGCAACAACAACAGCAACAAGGACCCCGCGGGCGGCGCCTCCGCCGCCGGGCGGGAGCTGTGGGCCCCCGTCGTGGTCGGCGACCGCGAGGTCCTCAGCGCGTTCTGCTCCGACTCCCGTCCCCGTCTGGACTGCGACACCACCCTCTTCCTCGAGCGGGCGGCCTCGGTCCACCGGCGGCTGCTCGTCATCGACCGCGAGCTCGAGGGGAGCGTGGGGCGGCGGCGGGAGGTGCTGCAGAACTGCCTGCGGCTGGCCTCCGCCAAGCGCCTCCTCCTGGTGGACGGGCCGGCCGTCGTGGGCCTGTTCGCCGCGCACGTCTGCCTGTACGGACTCGGGGAGGAGAACATCGCGGCGGACCTGGTGGGCGTCGTGTACCGGCGGCGGGATCACGCCGAGCCGTCCTTCCGCCTGCACAACACGGCCCTGGCCAACGCCATGCAGCTGGCCCTGGCCCTGCGGCGGCTGCGCGAGCACCAGGACCGGCTGCCCGCGGTCGAGCGGCGGCTGGATCCCGGCGACCCCATGGTCTGCGCCGCCCAGGACTTCTACACCGGCGAGATCGACGTCAAGCTCTCGGTCATCTCGATGGCCGCCGAGGTGCTCCGGGCCTTCTCCGCCCGCGGGATGGTGGACGACGCGGCGGCCCTGCTGCAGGGCCGCGTGCCGCTGCTCGGGAGCGTGGACCGCGGGGACCTGGTGCGCGTCCTCCGCCTCTAGATCGGGCGGAAGTGGAAGGCGCGGTCCGGCGAGCACATGTACACGGCCATGATCAGCGCCACCACCAGGTCGTCCGAGCTGTTGGCCCGCTTGGCGGTGTAGGTCACGTACTCGCTGAGCGTGATGCGCTGGATGTGCCGCAGCTGGTCCAGGAAGTACTCCACCGGGTCGTAGTTGAGCTTGATGGTGTGGGAGACCAGTTCCTGGGAGGCCTTGACGTAGGACGAATTAAACTTGCCGATGAAATCCTCCACCGCCAGTCTCTTGTCTTTGTGGATCAGGTAGAAGGGCTGCAGGATCTCGTTCTGGTCCGGGGTGTGGTAGAACAGCAGCTGCACCGGCCTCTGCGCCAGGTTGTGCTTGATGTTGCAGGCGATGCGCACCGCCGCCGCCTGGTTCAGGTTCCCCTCGATGCTCACGCGCACCTGCCGGAAGAACGGGTGCAGCGACAGGATCGACAGGAGCATGTGCGACGCGCAGTCCGCGATCGCCGTCTCCGAGCTCTCCAGCAGGTCCTTCAGGAAGTAGTGCTCCATCCCGTAGACGATGAACTGGTCGCGGTAGGTCCCCACCGCCGCCACGCCGGTCCCCGACGCCCGGCGGTTCGACGTGAACGCGGGGTCGATGTAGACGCTCAGGTGGTCGCCCAGGTGCGGGTGGAACTGCGGGTTGGTCGTGCTGTAGCGGAACAGGTCGAACTCCTCGCGGCTCTCGTCCGTGATCAGCACGGCCTCCTCCGTGATCTTGTTCGTGCCGCCCATGATCTCGTCCATGAACGAGCCCGGCATGAACATGTTGGCCGTCTTGCGCACCTCCGAGTTCAGCGTGATGAACGTCGGCTTGTGCAGCCGGTAGCACGGACAGGCCGTCGCGTCCCCCTTCTCCGAGAACGCGTGGATGTGCTCCTCGCACACGTACGACACCACGTTCAGCATGTCGAACGGCGCCGACGTCAGTTTGGTCAGGAAGCAGGTGCTGTCGCTCGTCGTGTTGGTCGACGAGATGAAGATGATCTTGGTCGTGTTCTGGGCCAGGAACCCCAGGATGGTGTTGAACGCCTCCTTCTTGATGAAGTGGGCCTCGTCCACGATCAGGAGGTTGAAGTTCTGACCCCGGATGCTCTGCGGGAGAGGAAGGGAGAGAGCGGGCGCCGGTGAGAGCGGGAGGCGGCGGGACGGGACGCCGGGGGCGCGGACGGAGAGAGAAAGAGACGCACACGCACGGACGAGCCCGCGGGCGGTTTCGCATCGAGACGGTTTATTTCGCGATCCGTCACCTCAGCAGCCGGGCGGTCGAGTCCGACGTGCTGGACTCGGCGGCCGTCGGCGGGGGCGGCGGGACGGCGGCGGTCTCTCGGACCCGGGACGCGGCGGGTCCGGTCGTCCCCCGAGCCCCCCCGGTCCTCGTCCCCGCCCGCCCCTCGAGGTCCCTCTCCTCCGTCGCCCGCTTCTTCAGTTCGCTGGCCAGGGCCCACACGCACACCAGGAACGACACCGCCAGGCAGATCATGAACAGGACGAAGACGCTCGAGAGGGCGTACGGGTCGTTCGACGATCCCCGGTCCTTCGTGACGGTCGAGGACTCGGAGTCGTCGGACGCTCCGTACACCTCGCACGCCTCGCGGAACAGCGCCCGCAGCGGCCCGTAGAGTTCGGTGACGACCAGCCGGATCGCCCGCGCCGCGCACTGCCTCCGCGAGAAGGCCTGCACCACCAGCTGGTCGCTCCCGTTCCGGGCGCTGGCCGACAGCGCCCTCGTCGTCGGCGGGGAGTACATGTGGACCGCCCCGTGGGTCCCGTTGCAGGTCAGGAGGAAGCGGACGCGGTCGAACTTGCGACCGCTCTCCGCCCGGAACCACAGCGACAGCACCGGTCGGAAGGCCCGGCGGACCTTCTCCGCCGTCGGGTCCCCGGCCGGTCGGGCGCCGGGCCCGGCCTCGCCCTTGACGACCGTCACGTTCAGCGCGAACCCGGCGCCGCCCGGGGAGGGACCCCCCGGCCCCCGGCCCCGGGCGGCGCAGACGAGCAGCAGCAGCATCGGCGGCGCGAGCATGAACGTCATCCTCGGGGAGCTCCGGCGCGCCGGGGTCGAGCACGAGACGCTGGAGGACGTGTTCTCGTTGGCCGAGTCGATCTCCGACGCCTGCGACTTCTTCAGGCAGCCCGGCGAATCGCGGCTCCGCGTCCTGGATCTCGCGGCGTCCCTGTTTGATCACGTCGCCGCCGAGTGCATAGGAGACGTGGCCGCCCTGAACGCCGCAGAAGGCGCCGGCGACGCCGGAGGAGTCGGAGCTCTTCGCGCGCCTCTCGGGACCGCGGACCGCCGAGGCGGGGACGCCGAAGACGACGACGACGACGACGATCGCCGTCGGCCGGACGGGGGGGAGGACGGCGGGGAGGACGGCGGCGGATCCGAGGGGGAGGTCGCGGGGGACGCTCGGCGACGCGCGGGGAGCGAGCGGGACGAGGCGGCGGCGGTCCCGGACCCGCGGCGATGATGTTCGCTCACGGTCGGGATCCGAGGACGGGCAAGCCTTTATCGGCGCCCGGAGGGGCCGGAGGCGGCGGATCGGCGCTCGCGCACGCCCGGGGCGGCGTCGGCGGCTGTGACGACAGCGGGGGCTGCGACATGCGGAACCTCTGCAACCCGCTCACCCAGGAGCTCAACCTGCGCAACATGTACGCCTGCGTCCGCTGCCACCGCACCCACCTCTGCGACCTGCGCCACGACTGCGTGGTGGTCCACACCCAGGACGGCTCGGTCTGCGCCAAGACCGGTCTGACCTACAGCTCGGTCTTCCCCGGCGGCCGCGGGGACGTCCTGGAGCCCGTCAGCGAGCCGCACGTCGACGAGATCAACATGGTGGGCGTCGTCATGTCCTACGTCTACACCTACCTCACCCGCAACGCCGAGCACTACGCCGATGTCATCCAGAGCGTCATCGACGACGGGTGGTTCAACAAATCCACCGAGGACGCCATCTATTTTACCTTCGACCGCGTGTTCAGGCACCCCAACTCGCTCCAGAAGATCCCCCTCAGCGTCGTCGGACAGCTTTTCGTGCAGCTCGTCATCGGGGTCCACGCGCGCGTCACCAAGTACGACGCCACCGTCATCAAGGTCAGCCGGCGCAAGCGAGAGGACGGACTGCTCAAGCGCATGCGTTTCGAGTATGGAAACGCACCTGCGTTTCGAGCCGGACGACGGTGACCGCGGCTCCCCGGCCGCGGCCCGGCTGGTGCCCGTGCACGTCGTCTTCAACCAGGACACCCTCTCTTACGGCGATTTCCGGGCCCTCTCCTCCGTCACCTATCGGGTCGTCTCCCCCGAGGGCGCCGGGCCCTGGCGGCGGGTCCCCTACGTCCAGCGCGTCGACCGGGACTTCTCCGTCGGGTCCCTCTTCCGTCGGGAGCGCGCCCGGCTCTCGGCCGACCCCGGCCCGGGCGTCCCGGCCTTCTACGGGGACGAGCGCGAGCGCTGCAACTTCGGCCTCGTCTTCACCGCGCTCGTGCGGGTGCGCGAGGGCGCCTGGTGGCACGACCTCCTGAGGATCCGGCTGCTCGTGCGCGACGAGGAGGTCGTCGAGATCGACTGCACCCTGGCCCGGCTGCTGTGGGAGGGCTTCAGGTTCTTCGAGCGGGTCCGGCGGAACCGTCCCGCCGCCGTCGGCGGCCGTCCCGGGGGACGGGGCGGCGGCGCCGCGATCGCCGCCGAGGCCGAGGCCGAGGCGGGACGGGACGAGGAGGAGCTGCCCGAGGACGTCGCCGCCCAGTGCGGGCTCGACTTCTTCGAGCTCGACGACCGGCGCCGCATGTCGGAGGACATGGAGCGCCGGCTGGCCCGGTTCGCCAAGAAGCGGGTGTCCGCCGTCGACTTCGGGCCGCTGGAGCCCCCGTCCAAGGTCCGGGGCCGCGAGATCGTCAACCCGCGCGGGGAGTTCTTCTCGGACGGCGAGGCGGTCGAGGTCCCGCCGCCCGTGCGCAGTCGGACCGACCGCTGGTTCGGGTCGGACAACGCGGTGTGCGTCTCGCGGGTCCAGGGGGTGCTCGGCCCCCGGTCCTTCCTCGTCGTCTGGTACTCCGAGTCGGCGGGCGCGGACGTCGAGGGGGAGAGCGACGGGCTGGACGACGGGCCCGCGGTCGTGCTGTGCTTCCAGCACGTCCGGAGGTGGGACCTCACCCTCACCCGGGTATATAACGCCGCGGCGGCCGGGCTCGGGGAAGCGGTCCGTCGCGGCGGGGCGTTGGCGCAGCGGTTCCGGGTGGACCTGTGCTCGGACCTGCGGGGTCGGGACCTGGCGGAGCTCCTCGGGCTCTCCCGTGACGTCTGGCTCGTGAACGCGACCGGAGACGGTTGCATTATTAAGGCGCTGTCGCACGATCTGCGCCCGCGGCGACGGGATTATGAGCGTTCCGACGGTCTTCTCGGCTGGGCCGACGTGATCCGTTACTCGAGCGGGAAGGTGGACGGCGGGCTGGCCGTCAGACTCGTGCCGGCGGGACCCTCGGGGCTCTGGCGTTCCGTGTACGACGACGGCGAGCCCACCGGGTGGGAGACGGACCCGCGCGCCTGCGTCCTGTACGCCCTGATCGACGGCACCCTCGTCTGGGCCCTGCCCGGGGGCTTCTCCGCCGTCTTCGCCCTCGCCGTCGACCATGCCGACGCCCAGGTTATCCGCGAAAAGTTTGAAGAATGTTAAGGCCTTCGTCGAGCGGGAGTGCACCTGGCTGCTCGTCCGCCGGGGACAGAGGCACCGCGAGTACCGCGCCGTCTGCTGCGGCTCGCCCTACCTCGGCCGGGTCTCGGAGACCGACGACGGCCGGTGCCTCGGCGCCTGCATGATGCTGTTCAAGAGGTCGGACGGCTACGTCCTGAGCCTGACCGTCAACGGGGAGTCGGCCGGGCAGTTCGGCTGCCACGGCGTCCTGCGCGAGAGGCTGGTCGTCGACGGGCTCGAGGACGTCGCCATGTACGCGGTCAAGATCATGTCCCCCCTGGTGCCGGTCAAGCTCGGCTTCACCCCCTACATGCTGCCGCCCAAGAGCGTCGCCGGGTCGATGGGTCTGAACCCCGCCGTCATCTACGCCAACTCCTACCTCGTCGGCGAGGAGGAGGCCCGGGACGTCAAGAGCGACGCCCTGTCCCTCGTCTTCGGCGTCGGCGGCGTCGGCGCCTGGATCCGGGTGCGCGGCGCGGCGCTCACGCTGTACGCCTTCGCGCTCAGCTCGGACCTCTACACGGCCTGCTGCGATCGGATCATGTTCCCCTCCCTCGCCAAGATCTACACGGCGTCCGTCGGGTGCGGCGACGACGGGTGCGAGGGCTGCCGGGACCCGGGGAGACACGTCGACCCGACCGCCGGCTTCTTCGGCTGCGTGCCGGACACCGGGACCTGTTTCTGCTACATGACCTGCGCGGGGCTCGACGCGCCCGTGCGGAACCCGGGCTACCTCCCCTACCTCGAGGCGGACCCGGCGTCGATCTCCCGACTCTACGTCAAGAAGTTCGACGGCAAGAAGGGACTGCCCTGCAGGGCGTCGGAGTGCATCGGGGCCAGGGACGCCCGCGGGGCCGAGGTCGCCGTGAGGGACGATACCTTCCGCCTCGTGAGGGTGGACCCCGCCCTGTCGAGGTTGATCGTGCTGGCCTGTCCCGCGCTCAAGATGATGGTCATGCAGCACGCGTGAACCGCGGGGGCCCCGGGGGCGGGCGGACGGTGACAATAAAAAAGAGAGGACGAGACTCCGGTCGCGCGTGTCGTCGTCGGTCCGGTCTTTATTTCGCGCCCTCGTTCGCGCCGCCCTCCCCCTCTCCCCCGTCCCCTCCCCGGTACTCACGTTCGTGTTGAAGCAGCTGGCGAACAGCGCCGTGCTCTTCGCCGTCCGGTGGTCCACCGACACCACGTTGTCCTTGTTCTCCACCGCGTAGCGGCCCTGGAACAGGCGTCGGCAGCGGAACTCCACCTCCTTGAGCACGTACTGCGAGACGTGCTTCTGGTGCGCCACGTAGCCGATGCTGATGCCGATGATGTTCTTCAGCAGGAAACAGATCACCGGGATGGTGAACCACGTCTTGCCGTGCCGCCGCGGCACCAGGAACACGGTGGCCTTCTGCTTGAACAGGTCGATGGACTGGGACGACAGGAAGTGCAGGTTGAAGGCGTGGGTCAGGTATTCGGTCACCCGGTTGGCCATCGTCGGGTTCTTGGTCGTGGCCAGGAAGAACAGCACGTGGGCCAGCAGGTTCCGCTGAAAGGGCTCCAGGTAGACGCGCGCCTTCCTGTCCGGCGTCGCGTCCCCCAGCCCGTCCGTGATCCAGCGTTCGAAATCCTGCAGGAAGTTCACGATCTGGATGAATTCCGCGTCTCTATATAAATCCGTGAACGCGTTCATCTTGCTGCGGTACTCCCTCTGGTCCGGCGGGCACGGCTGGAACCGGACCGCGTCCAGGGTGCGCGACAGCTCCGGCGTGATCTCGAACACGTTCGCGTGGGGGATCGACTCGTTGTAGTCCCGGTACTGGACGCAGAAGCGCTTCAGGGCCGTGAAGGTCTCGTTGCACGCGTTCGTCAGGCCCAGCTCCGGGTGCACCGTCTGGTACCGCTTGCGGCAGAACACCCCGACGTCCGGGAACTCGGACGTGATCACCGAGGTCGGCCGGTGTCGCCGGTTCGAGATCTCCTCGTAGCGCCTCTTCAGGATCGCCGCGGTCCGGTTCAGGATCATGGCGGCGCCCCCTCCCGCCGCGTCCGCCGCCCTCTGCGACGTCGAGGCGCTCGTGGCCGCCGAGGAGGGCCGGGTGTCCGAAGCCGACCTCCAGCGGTACCGGGAGGCCGTCGACACCGCCCTCGTGGCCTGCGAGGCGTCGTCTCCCCACGACCGCTTTCGGCTGGTGGAGACGGCCGGCGGCAACTTCCTGCTGGTCACCAACGCGCTGCCCGGCGAGCGGTCCGCGGCCGCCGCCGAGACCCGAGCCGCGTCCTCGGACCCGCGCTCGGACCGGGACGACGCGTTCGACGGCGTCTTCGACGAGTTCGTGGCCCCGGAGCGCGAGCGCCTCGGCGGCTCCGGCGGCCTGACCTCGACCGTGCCGTCCGCCCCGGGCTACGCCGCCCGGGCCTCGGCCGTCCTGTCCTACGACGGCCGGCTCCTCAGCGGGTCCTACGTGGTCTACACCAAGGACCAGCTCAGGCGGTCCCTGTCCCCGGACAAGAGGAGCATCGTCGAGCGGATCCTGCGCTACGTCGACACCCCGGGGGTCCTGGATCACAACAACGTGACCGACGCCGAGTGCCTGCTCTGGCTGCTCTTCTGCGGCCCGCGCAGCCTGTGTCAGAACCCGACCTGCTTCGGCTGCGACCGGCAGTGCGAGGTGCCGTTCCCCGCGCTCCTGCCCCCGGTCTTCTACGAGCCCGTGGTGGACTACGCGGCCTACATCAACCTGGCCGAGCTCTACGTCTTCGTCTGGTACCGGGACCACGAGTTCTCCGCGGACTCCGTCGCCTGTTACGACCTGGGGCCCGTGGCCGTCGACCGCGCCAGGCGCACGGTGGAGTCGGTCCGGGCGCGTTTCTCCGACAAGAGCGTGCCCGTCTGGCCCGTCTCCTCGCGGACGTGCGTCTTCTGCGCTTTATATAATCAAAATCGTCTGTGTCTCGATCTGGCGAAGAACGATGTCGCCGTCACGGCCTACAGTCCGATCGTGATCCGGGACTGCCGCGAGGCCGCCACTAACGTCACGCTCAGCCACGTCCTCCCCGGACAGCGGGCGGCCGCCCTCTCCCCGGTCTACGACATCGGGGTCCTGCTCCGGGTGCTGTGCGACTCCACGGACGGCGAGGAGAGGAGGAAACGCGTGCGCGAGACCCTGGAGTCGGCCATCGACGCCGCGGACGAGAGCTGACCCGCCGTCGCCCTGGCCTCCTCCTCGTCCTCCCCGTCCGCCGCCTGCGGGACCGCCACCGCGACGGGCGCGCCCTCCTCCGCGACGCCATGCGGGTCCAGCTGGAGGTCGGGCAGAAGCGGTTCGTGGCCGCCGCCCTCGGGCGGGAGCATCCCCTCGTCCGGCTCCAGGACCTCCGGACGACCGACGCCCGGACCCGGCTCGTCGTCCGGGAGGCCCGACGGACCGTCCGCGACGTCGCCCTGGCGGTCGACGCGCGCCGAGCCGAGATGGACGACGCCCGGACCCGGGCCCGGGTCGGACAGAGCGCCGAGGACCTCGTCGACGCGATCGCCGCGATGAAGGACGAGGTGGAGGATCTTCGTGCGGTATTCACGTCATCGGAAGGTGATGATGCGTAGTCGCCGGCCGGTCTCAATAAAAAGCTCCTGTCTCTCCCGTGTCCAGTCTGTCCCCGTCGTCCTATTATTAAGTGTCGAACCGCTCCGGAGTCCGGAGCGGGATCCCGTGGGCGCGCGGGACGGGTGTTTTCCGACCCTCGAAGGTCGCGACCGTGGGAGGCGAGGGCGGATCGGTAGGGTACCCGAGGCCCCGTTCGCTCTCCGTCGGTCCCCGCATGGAGAACACGCCGCCCCCGTCGGCGTCCCCGCGCTTTCGCCCGCGGCTGCTGCGGCCGGGTCGCTCGCTGCCTCTGGCGGAGATCCGGAGGATCGTCGCGGCGCCCAGGAAGCCTCCTCGGAAGCGCTCCGCCGTCGAGGACGGCGCCGTCTCGCCGAAGGTCAGGCGGCGGCTGGTCTTCGACAACGAGAACGAGCCCGGGGACGAGGTCGCCGAGCGGGCCGCCGGCGGGACCGGGGACGGGGACGACTGTCTCCAGGTGCCCCCCCTCTCGTCCTGCTCCTCGTCCGACGGGTCCGCCGTCACCCAGATCCTCTCGTGCGGGTGCACGCCCGAGTCGCGGCACCTGCTCTGCTGCGAGCTGGTCTCGCTCGAGGGTTCGGTCTCCGTCGCGCGGTGCCCCCTGTGCTACGACGGGGAGAGCGACTCGTCCGGGGACGGGGGGTCTCGGCCGGTGTCCACCCCCCCGCTCTCGGCGTCGCCGCGCCGCCGGCCGCCGCTGTGCCCTCGGAAGCGGAGCACCACCACGAGCTCCGACGAGCACGTCATCGTCTCCCCGTTCGTGGGGCTGAAATGTCACATGTCCACCTTCGACGGCCTCCGGGGGCCGACCCTGCGAGAGGCCGGGACGTCCGGGTACCTGCCCGTGTACGCTCCCCACGACGACCTCTTCTGCATCTCGAACTGCCGGCGCCGGAACCCGGCGGACGGGGCCGTCGTGATCGGCAAGGGGTCCTTCGGGCAGGTGTGGAGGCTGGGAGACGGGCGGACGGCGCTCAAGGTGGGCAAGGACACCCTCGACGAGGCGCTGCTCACCCTCTGGGTCTCCGGCGTGGTCCGCGGGCGGGCCCTCGACGCCGGGTTCGCCGGGGAGGTGAACGACAGCGTGTACTGCAACATCCTGACCGCCACGGGCAGCTGTCTGCGACACAACGTGGTCGCCTTTCCCGCCCTCGACAGCGACCTCTATAACTACCGCGGCTGGGACTTCTCCGGCCTGTCTTCCTACCGCCGGGCCTTCACCGGACTCGCCGACGGCATCCGCTTCCTCAACCTGCAGTGCGGCGTCGCGCACTTTGACGTCACGCCGATGAACATCCTCGTCCAGGTCGACCCCGAGGACGGGCGGCGTCTGCGGCGGGCGGTCCTCTGCGACTACAGCCTCGCGCAGTACAACGGGCCCCACGACGATCGCTGCGTGGTGGTCTTCCAGCAGACCCGGACCGTGCGGGCGCTGCAGAGCAGCACCTACTACCTCACGGACCTGTACCATCCCGCGTTCAAGCCCCTGCCGCTCCAGAAGCTGTCGTGCGTCGAGCCGCGGGCGCGGTTTCCCCACCCGAGCGCCCGGCGCTTCTGCGTCACGGACCTCTGCGCCCTGGGCAGCGTCGTCGCCTTCTGTCTCGTGCGGGTGCTCGACGACCGCGGCCTCCCCAAGGTCCGGGCCACGACCGAGAACGCGCTCTTCGCCGTCGCCCGGAAGACCTGCGAGGCCCTCGGACGACACGACGAGGACGCCGTCGCCAACTGGAGCTCGCTCCTGCTGACTCGGCAGCTGGCCTACGCCGTCTCCCTATTGGGCGTCGACGAGGCCCGGGAGGCCGTGGCCGACCTATGCCATTTCTTCGCCGCCAACGCGGATCACGAGGCCGTCGACCGCTTTCGGTGCATATATAAGCGGGCCCGTCAGGAGATCAGCGGCTCTTACGTGGTCCGCCTGCTCAAGGAGGCGCTCGCCACCGAGGACGGGCGGTACCTGCTCGAGAATGTCCGCGCCACGTGCCTCCTGGTCCGCCTAGAGGACCTGGACGTCGGCCCCTTCTCCCTGTTCCCCTGACCGCTCCGTCCCCGGCCCGCGGCCCCCGTCGCGATGGAGGCGGAGGCGGAGGCGGAGGACGGCGGCGGGGGATTCGCCGTCGCCCTCGCCGACGATCCGCTCTCCCGTCTCCTCGGGGGGCTGTCCGACGAACCCTTCGACCTCTTCTGCGTCTGCGACGCGATCGAACACCGCCGGGAGCGCCGGCGGCGCCGCGTGCCCGTGTCCGCGCTCCGCGTGGTTCACCTGTATTCCGTATTCAATAAAGTCAATGACGCGTCCCTGGACGGTCCCGAAACTGGCTGAGCGTTTTGTGTCCGCGGTCGAGAGGGAGCTGGAGGCCCGGGGTGGTGTCGCGGCCGCGGGGCCCGGCGGCGGGCCGGCCCGCGACGGCGCGGACGAGGACGAGGACGAGGACGACGACAGCGACGCGACGCCCGAGCTGCCGGGGATCGGCTCGGGCGCCGGGCCCTCCGAGGGCGACGACCGCGACGAGCGCGGGGCCCGGGACGTGCCGTACGCCGTGTTCGGCTTCGGTCCGAAGCGGTTCACGCGCCTCCTGCGCTGCATCGAGCGGGACACGCGCGGCCAGGCCGCCAACCCCGTCTGGCACGCCTTGCGGATCGACACGGTGTCGGCCAGTCGCTTCTACGACGTCTTCGCCACGTCCCGGCTGAGCGTCCTGGGTCGGTCGGGGCCCGATCCGTCGCAGCCGGGCTGCGAGGCCGTGCGGTTCGGCATGCAGTGCGAGCCCACCGTCCGGATGCTCGTCGAGGAGTTCGTCGTAGGCCGCCGCGAGCGGGCGGGTTCCAACGTCGGCCTCCTGCTCGACCCCGCGTCCGGCGTCCTCGGGGCGTCCCTCGACTTCTGCGCGGGGCTCTCCGAGGACCGGGACGGGCTGCTCGTGGTGGGGCCCGCCGCCCGCATCTACGAGATCAAGTGCCGGTTCAAGTACCTCCGTTCCCCCGACGATCCGGCCGTGCGCGATCTCTTGGAGCGGCCCGGGCTCGCCACCTTCGCCGCCTTCATCCTCAGCCACCCCAACCCCGCGGTCGAGTACCGGCGGTCGGGCGAGGCCCCCACCGGGCGCGAGTCGCTCGTCTCCCACGACTCGGTCTTCCGTCCGGGTCTCAAGCGCGGTCGGCCCGGTTCCCCGCCCGACTGCATCCGGCTCTGGCTCCCCGGTCTGGTCCGACGGAACTCGGAGCTGTCGTCCGTCGTCTTCGTCTTCGACGCGCTCGAGGGCGTCGGGGCCGCGGGGGAGGACGGCGCCGCGCCGGAGGCCGATCCGTCGCTCCGGCCGCCGGGGTACCTGGACGTGGTGCGCCGGGCCACCTTCTCGGCGCCCGTCTTCGTCAACCCGCGCCACCCGTATTACTGTCAGACCCTCTTGCAGCAGTACGTACTCAGTCAGTACTATATAAACGCGCACGACGATCCCGAACGCATGTCTGCCGACGAACTCCCCTCCGTCTCGCTCGTCACGGCCATCCTGCGGAAGAGAGACGCGCGGGAGGTCGGGAAGATCCTCCGGATCAACGGCCGTCCGACCCTCTGCGAGGAGATCCCGCTGTGCATCGTCGTCACCCCGATTCACCTCGACCCGCTGTTCACCCGGGATGCGGTGAACTGCGTGCTCAACGTCTGGGAGAGAGAGTTCAACCGGAGGACGGGGCTGTCGCTATGGGTGCAGAGTGCTGTAAGCATGTTTGTTGCCAGCTGCGCCCCGGGACGGGAGACGCCGTGAAGGACGCCAACGGCCAGTTCGTCGCGCTCGGGAGCGACTTCAGCGTGCTCACCGACACCTCGGACGAGGAGGACGACGGGGACGAGCGGCGCGGGGGCAAGGACGGGAAGTACGGGGTCCGCGACGAGAGCACCCGGAGACTGCTCGGGAAGGTCCCCGAGAACGCCATCCCTCGGACGGTCGCCGCGCCCGTCCAGACCGCGGCGACCGCCGGGGCGGGCGGCCGCGACGACCAGCGCCCCGGCAAGCGGGGCGGGAAGGCGACCAAGACCCCGAACGCGCAGAAGAAGAGAGTGCGGATCGTCGTGTGAACCGCGAGAGGGGGGGAGAGAGGGCCGGAGACGGGGAGCCGGAGGGGGAGAGGGGGGGTCGGTCGCCCGTGCGCATTAAAGGAACCGGAGACCGGCGGAGAGACACGCGGACGCGACTCTGGTTTCGTCGTTTATTGTCGGGAAGGGGGAGAGGGGAGAGGGGGGATCTCGCGTCGGCGGGCGGGTCCGTCTCGGTCGTCGCCTCCGCTTCCCCCGCGCCGCCCTCTACTCCGCGTCCCCGGAGTTCAGCGAGCGGATCTCGTCCGTCTCGGCCGGCAGCGCCCGGTAGCGCCGGTTGCGGCGGATCAGGAACCTCACGATCCGGATGATCGTGAAGCCGATGCACAGCAGCAGCAGCACCGTCAGGCCGATGTTGATGTCCCGCGCGAACTCGGACGCGTTCAGCCGCTCGTACGTGATGATCGGGTACATGGCGGCGCACACCGAGAACACGGACCCGGCGTGGAACCCGAACTGTACCTTCACGTAGTGCACCAGCACCGCCTCGATGATCGAGAAGTAGACGCACGCCACGATCCCGAACACCGCCATGGCCGCGAACACCATGTGCCCCGTCTTGACGAAGAAGCTGTTTCCGAACCCCAGCGCCAGCGACAGCGCCAGCACCATCGTGGCCAGCCCCAGGAGGAACTGCGTCATGTTGATCACCGCCGTGCGGTACTGCACCGTGCCCTGCAGCTTCGGGTGCAGCTTCGACAGGGCGAACGCGTTTCGCTCGCGCGACTCGTAGTTGGTCACGCAGGTCACCGTGAACCCGGTCAGGCTGATGAAGTAGAGGCACTTGGCGAAGGCCACCATGGACGGCAGGCGGAACGCCAGGCTCAGCACGAACACCTGGAACGTGTCGACCGTCAGCACGAAGGCGAAGCAGGACGCCGTGTCGCCCAGGCAGCTGATGTCCTGCGTCGACTGGTTCACCCGCTTGCCGTCGCCCCCGCCGTCCTTCCGGAAGAAGATCCGCACCCAGCACACCAGGTAGTAGACCACGATGCAGAAGAAGACGGACTCCGTCAGGATCACGTACATCACCAGCTGCGTGGCGTCCAGGTACAGGTGCGGCGTCAGGTGGTGGATGGCGTTGTAGTTCGACAGGTTCAGGTTGTCGAAGTCGATCATCCGCGGGTAGTAGCAGGGGAACCCGGCCCCCGGGAAGTGCGCCGCGATCGAGAACACCACCACGTTCACGAACGACGCCGCGCAGCATAGGATCGACAGCGTCCACGTCTTCAGGTTCACCCGATCCACGTGTGAGATCTGCATGGCGCCGCTCGGACGGGGCCCCGCTCGCTCGTCCGGTTCCCGCGGGCCGGCCCGCGGGGGTCAAATAGTCGAAACCCGTTATCTTCGGGACGTCGTCCGCCCAGCGAGGACGGGAGGGCGGCGGCGCCCCGGTCGCGGTTTCCTCGCCCTCCCCCGCGTCTCCGCGCTCCGGTCCCCAGAGGACCCCGAGGCGGGAGGAGGATCCTATAAATGGCGTCCGGGATCCCCGGCCCCGGCTCACACCGCCGGCGCGGCTCCCTCCGGCGGTCGCCCGGACCATGGAGGGCGAGACGGCCGCGCGGTCCGCGCGTTTGGTTCCGGGGGACGGTGGCGCACTGGTCCGTCCACTGCTTCCTCCCCGAGAACCACTCGGCCCTGCTGCAGTATTACTTTCTCGAGGCCGGGGAGGACGATCGCCTCACGCCCCGCGTGCTCTTCCACTGCGTCCCCATCGACCGCCGGGGACCCGAGCGGGCCGGCCTCCTGCGGACCTACGGCTCGATCGTCGCCTCGTCCCTGGCGGAGTCCGGGGCGGTCGCCGCCGCCGCCGCGGCCGCCGTGGCCGACCTCGCGGCCGCCTCCCGGACCACCGGACGGTCGGTCGACACCGACAGCGACGACGAGGAGAGCGCCCGCGACGACGACGACGACGACGACGACGACGGCGGCGGCGGGGACGACGGTCGCGCCGGGTGCGGGGGGAAGAGGAGGAGGGAGGCCTCTCCGGAGGACACCGAGGACGTCCTGGGGCGGCTCGAGGAGCGGCTCGGCCGGCGGTCCCGGGCGCTGGCCTACCTCCTGCTGTACGGCGGCGGCCCGACGGCCCGCGTCCTGAACCGTCCCTTCACCCCCATCGAGGTCCTCGTCGGCACCCGGCCGGGCGACCTCGAGATCCTCGGCGCGCGGCCCTGGGAGGACGCCGCCCCCGGCCTCCTGCGGGCCGTCGCCACCTTCCCCGTCTATCGGATCCGCGTCCCCGGCGCCTACCGCTCGGACGCCCCCGTCCAGGCGGCCGTCGCGGCGCGCGTCCCGGCCGGCGGGGACGGGGAGCCGTCTTCCCCTCCCGGCCCCCCGTCCCCGCCGGAGGCCCGGCGGACGCGCGCTCACGAGAGGCTGTGCCGGGGGCGGCCGAGCCGCCCCCTGGCCTTCGTCGTCCGCGCGGGGTCCCGGAGGATCGTCTTCGAGGACGTCGCCGGGGCCGGCGCCGACGGACTCGCCGCGGCCGAGCTCCAGACCCGCACCGTCCACGAGCTGTTCGAGGTCCGGGACGTCGTGTGGATGCGGCGGCGGTTCCGGGTCTGCGTGCCCAGGGGGTTCCTCGCCCTGGCCTTCAACGACGACCAGTGTCTGCTCCTCCTGCGCGACGCCCTCGCCAGGCTCTTCGACGAGGTCTACGCCGGTTACGACGGGACCTATCCCCTCTTCGACTTCCTGGGGCCGAACATGTTCCGGTACGGCGGCCCGCGGTCCGTCTTCCTGCCCGGGTTCCCCTGCGTCCTGGTCTACTCCGTGCCCTGGCCCCACAACGCCGTGGCCGAGTGCGGGGCCGACGCGATCCGTCACCAGCGGGCGCTCGCCGGGCTGCCCGACATCCTGGGGGCCGTGGGGAAGGCTCCGGTCCTCGACCCGCCGGGGCGGACCGTCCGGTTCGTCGGCGGGCCCGCCGTCGCCGAGCTCGAGGTCTACTTCACGGAGCTCCGGGTCTTTCGGCTCAACGCGCGCTGGTGCTCCCCGCGCGACGTCTCGGGCGACGCCGTCGGGGACCTGGACTGCTCGGACGCGCACCTGTACGCGGACCGGCGCGGCGTCTGTCGGATCTTCCTCCGGGGGCTCCGGCTCGCCGTGATCCGGAGCTGTCTGCCCGGCGACCGGGACGCCTACCCGTTCGTCCTGGAGGATTCGGGCCGGCGGACGGATCTCGCCGCGGCCACGCTCTTCCTCCGGCGGCTCCGGGACGGCTCCCCCCGCGTCTACCGCGTCGTGCGCGCCCTGGAGAACTACCTCTCCAAGGTCGTCACCGACGCCTGCGACCGGGCGGGGTTCGCCTGGATCCTGGTCCGTCACGACTGCGAGTTCTACGTCCGCCAGCGGGCCGGGGGGCCCCCCGGCCCCGGGCCGCCTCGAGGCCGTCGTCCGCGCCGCGCTCGACGAGGCCTGGGCCGCCTGCTTCGGGCCCCAGTTCGCCTGTCCGGCGGTCCCCGAGGTCGGCGTCAGCCGCGCCGGGGTGCTGCTGGCCGTCGACCGCTTCGTCCTGGGCGGGTTCGAAGACGCGCCCGACGACTGCGTCCCCGGCTGGATCTCCTCCGCCGGTCGCTTCCTGGCCGAGGCCGTCCACCAGGCGTTCGACGCGGCCGACTGGAGCGCCAAGACCGCCGTCCTCAAGATCATGGCCACGCACGTCCTGAGGATGGCCGCCAGGCGCCACGAGCTGGGCTTCTGGGTCGAGCGTTTCGCGCCGGGGCGCAACCGGGTGGACGACCGCTCCCCGGCCGTGGACGCCAGCGAGTTCTCGGGGGTCCGGGTCGCCGGCGGCCTGATCGCGACCCAGGCCTCGGAGGCGGCGCTCAGCGACCGCATCGACTACGAGAACTACGTGCGGCGGACCTTCTTCATGCTCAGGGTCTGCCTCCGCCGCGTCATCCGCGTCCTGGCCGACGAGAGGCTGGCGGAGGAGTCGGACCGGCCGCCGCCGTCGCGGGGGGAGGAGGGTCCCGCGCCCTTCCCGGTCGCCGTCACCGCCGAGGAGCTGGCGGACGAGGCCCTGAGGGAGTTCGAGGACGCGTTCGCGGACGCGCAGCGACACGTCCTGAGTCGGTACGGCATCTTCTTCCGCGTGTGCTGAGGGAGCCCGTCTGGGAGGGCGCGGGGTTCGGGGGAGGGATCGATTCGCGCGGAAATAAAGACTCCGTCTCGTCACGTATCTCGCGTCGCGTCTCTTTTTTATTGCGTGGGTCCGGCCGGGGGGCCGGCTGCGGACGCCCGTCACCCGATCCGCTCCCGACCTCCCTCCCTCCCTCCGAGCCCTCCGTCCCCGTCCCCGTCCCCGTCGATCCGCCGCGCGGCGGGGTCGCCGGGATCGCGTCGACGCCGGCGGCCTGGTGCGCGGGGGTCAGCGTGCTGGGCTCGTGGCAGTCGTTGGACAGCCACTTGTCGTCCCCCAGGGGCACGTAGAAGACGTTGCACGCCTGGTTCAGGACCTCCACCGCGATGTCTCCCATCAGGTCCCCGTCGCGGGTCGGTCGCTCGTTGATGGCCAGCGACACGCACGCCATGGCCGACAGGTCCGATACCCCGAAGTAGGTCTCCGCCACGATCCCGGCGCTCGAGCGCTGGGTCTCCTTGTACAGCACGTAGATCTGCGGCACGCACTGCATCACCGGCCTCTCGGTCACGTCGAAGAACAGGTACAGGGAGGTGCAGATCATGCGCACGCAGCTCTTGCGGATGATCCGGGTCAGCCCGGTGCGCGGGTTGGACGCGTACAGGTAGCGGGCCGCGCCCTCCAGCGTGGCCTTGGACAGGGGCAGCGACTCGATGGCGTAGAGGAGCAGGCACAGCGCGAAGTCCGCGTTGGTCTTGGGTCGGAAGATGGCGATCCTGTGCTTCGCCCGGATGGACGAGAGCCTCACCTCCGTGATGGCGTCCTCGCCGTCCAGCACGAAGAACAGGCAGAAGCCCAGGAACGACGCGCGGCTCTCGCTCTCGTCCCGGTACAGCGCCTGGGGCAGCAGCCGTCCCGCCTCCGTGTGGAACCACAGCTGCCCGTCCGCCACCGAGACGGCCACCAGGTCGGGCGACGTCAGCCGGACCGACTTTCGGTCGCTGTGCACCTCCAGGGCCCCCCTAACCGTTAATGTGCTGCACATTTCGGCGCCGTCTCAGCGTGTCCAGTTTCTCCCACGGGGACCTGATATAGGGGTGGCCGACCGGGGACGGCCAGGGAGGAGGCGCCGCGCCCGGGAACAGGCCCGCGGTGTGCGCCCAGGCGCGCGGGGTGCGATCTCTTGTAGTTCCGTCGCCCGTCGTCGGCGCCATCGGACCGAGCGCGCCCCCCGGACGTCCGTACGGCGTCGTCGGTCCGCCCGGTGGGCGGCGCGCCCGGCGCGGGCGGCCGTCCCGGATCCGCGCGGGTCCCGGCGCCGGCGGCCGCCGTCCGTCCGTCGTCGCGACCGGCCTCGGGACCGCCGCCCCTCCCGGCCGCGGCGTCGGCGCCTCCGACGTCGTCGCCGCGGCCGCCGCGGCCGGGTAGATCCGCGCGGTCTCCCGGAAGCGGAGGAAGTCCGTGTAACGCTGCAGCCGGCTCGTCTCGTACACCACGTGGGCCAGTTCGCTCAGGGACAGGAACAGGTGGTCCTCGGGGATCGGATCCAGCAGCGGGAACTGCAGGACCGACGTCAGGAACGGGGACAGCACCTTCTCCACCGTGTAGTTCGAGTACGAGATGCTGTCCTCGGCGCCCTGGTTCGTCACGTTCCGCCGGAGCTTGAAGCAGCGGAAGTATTCGTTCTCCCACAGCTTCGACAGCCGGTCGTCCGAGTCCCGGTCGTCGGGCACGAACTGCGAGAAGAAGCTGTTGGCCACCACCCGGTTGTCCTCCACCGCCGTCGGGTTGGTCGGCAGGTCCTGCACGCGCCGCAGCGCCCGCAGCGTGTCCGCGGTCTGGAGGTCGGCGCTCGGCGGGCCGCGCGTCCGGCGGCCGTCCGTCTCGTAGCGTTCCAGGGCGTCTCGCAGCTCCCGCGTCTTCCCCTCCCACGCCTTGTTCAGCAGCTTCAGGCTCTCGATCTCCTCCACGTGGTCCTGGATCTGTTCCTCCAGACAGCGGATCACCTGCCTGCGGAACAGCTCGCGGATGTCCTGCGTGCCGGGCCCGAGCGGGCCGTGCGCCGCGCCGCCGCCCGCGCCGGACGGCGGCCTCGGGGGCATGAGCCGGGACTGGTCGACGGACGGCGTCAGGTCCTGCAGGAACGACTCCACCGAGTCCTCCAGCCCGATCTTCGACTTGCTGTCCGAGACGTTCAGCAGGAACTTCACGATCGACGCCTTGGCGTCCACGTTCCGGTCCCGCTTCTCCATCAGCTCCACGATCCGCCTCGTGTTCATCTCGTAGCGGCTGGAGGTCACCACCTTCACCGGGTGGGTGTTCAGCAGCTGACACACCTTCCTGTGCGTCCGCAGCTCGTGGTGCCGCGCGCGCTCGTAGCGGATCCGCGAGAGCGGCGTGGTCAGCGCCAGGTGGTCCTCCTCCAGGACCAGCGGCTCCGAGTGCACGTACCGTCTCAGCCGCTTCTTGCCCGCGAAGCACTCGATCTCCCCGTTGGACTTCAGCCGGTGCATCCGGAGGTTGGCCGCGTTCGGCACCTCGCTCGTCATCATGGCCGCCACGCAGCGCCGCAGCGTCTTCAGGGTCGCGTCGTCCAGCCCGTCGAGCAGCTGGCAGGAGCGGAGCGCCGCCGTGAGCTCCCTCTGCGCCGCCGACACCTCCTTCAGGCGGGTCACCGTCTCATTCGCGAACAGGGGGACCACCCCGACCGACGCGATCCAATCCACGTATCGGCAGTACCTGTCGTCGCCGGCGTGCGCGTATATAAGTTTTTCCAGCAACGCCGAGACGGTGCTCACCAGGGTGTGCCGCAGCGCGTCCGACCACATCTCGAACTGCTCCAGCGCCACGGGCCCGTCCTCCTCGCGCACGAACCGCTCCCGGTGCGACCTCCAGGCGGACGACAGGCGGGAGATGTTGACGCCGTCCAGGATGAAGCGGAACATGGAGTAGAAGAGCTGCTTGCGCAGCACGCTCGGGTCCCGCAGGATCTGGTGGATCGTCGCGCCCACGCACGCCCCGGTCGCGCCCGTCAGCATGGAGAACAGCTCCATCGACAGGTCGGTGGGGAACAGGGGGTCCGACGGCGGCGCGGACGGCTCGTCCAAGTACGACAACATCTTCGTCCTCAACACCTCGTCCGCGTTGAAGATCGAGCGGATCGTCGCCCGCGTCACCTCGTTGGCCAAGAAGCGCTTCTCGGCCGGGTCGTTCGCCAAGGACTGGTTCCGCCACATGGTGGACCCCTGTCACGCCGACGCCGTCGAGGACCTGGCCCTGGCCGCCGCGGCCGCCGACTCCGAGACCGCGGCCGCGGCGCCGGGTCGCGCCGCCCGGCGCGCGGGGGCGAAGGGGGGCGCCCGCCCCGGGGGAAGGAGACCGGGGCCGTCGCCCTCGCCCTCGTCCTCCCGCTCCTCCTCCCCCACCGCGTTCCCGTCGTCCGCCGCCGGCCTCGGCCCCGATCCCGTCGAGGACGCCCCGGTGATCGGGGACCCGCAGCTGGCCCGGCCGCCGCCCTTCCTGCCCTTCTCCGCCTTCCTGATCACGGGCACGGCCGGCGCCGGCAAGACCTCGAGCGTGCAGACCCTGGCCGCGAATCTGGACTGCGTGATCACGGGCAGCACGGTGATCTCCTCGCAGGCGCTCAGCTCCGCGCTCAATCGGGCCCGGTCCGCGCAGGTCAGGACCATCTTTAAGGAGTTCGGATTTAATAGTCGACACGTCTCCCTGTCCGACCGCATCTACCTCCGTCATCGGGACGGCGTTTCCTTCGAGAACGTGGAACCCATCCAGGAGCAGCAGTGGCGGGACCTGTCCGTCTACTGGCCGGTGCTGTCCGACATCGTCCGGCGCACCCTCCAGGCCGGCGGGGGCCTCGGTCGGGTGTCCAAGGACGTGGGCGAGTTCTGTCGCAGCAACGTCATCGTCATCGACGAGTGCGGGATCGTGCTCCGCTACCTGCTGCACGTCGTCGTCTTCTTCTACTACTTCTACAACGCGGTGGCCGACAGCGAGCTGTACCGGAGTCGCGCCATGCCCTGCATCGTCTGCGTGGGGTCGCCGACCCAGACCGAGGCGCTGGAGAGCCACTACGATCACCGCACGCAGAACCGGGCCGTGCAGCGCGGTCTCGACGTCCTCTCGGCGCTCATCGGCGACCCCGTCCTGTCGGAGTACTGCCGGACGTCCGAGAACTGGGTCATGTTCATCAACAACAAGCGCTGCCGCGACCCCGACTTCGGTAACCTGCTCAAGCACATCGAGTTCGGCCTGCCGCTCTCCCCGAGGCACGTCGAGTACGTCGACCGCTTCGTCCGCCCCGTCGGCTTCGTCCGCAGTCCGGCCCACGTCATGGAGGCCACCCGGCTCTTCGTGTCCCACCGCGAGGTCAAGGACTACTTCACCGCGCTGCACGAGTACATCCGCGCCGACAACCGGCACCTGGTCTTCGAGCTGCCCATCTACTGTCTCCTCAACAACGAGGCCTTCGCCCGCTACTGCGACTCCATGGGCCCGGACGTGACCCCGCCGACGCCCGAGGCCTGGTTCCGCGCGAACCTGGCCCGCATCGGCAACTACTCGCAGTTCACCGATCAGAACATCTCCGCGGCCACCGAGGTGCACGAGCTCTCCGACCTGGTCGAGACGGAGGGCGGACGCTGCGAGGTGGTCCGGGAGACGCTCCTGTCCTGTCGCATCACCTTCATCCGCGAGAGCTCCGTCGCCGTCACCAACAAGATGCGGGCCTGCGTCATCGGCTACAGCGGCACCTTCGAGTCCTTCGCCGAGATCCTGCAGAAGGACCTCTTCCTCGAGAAGACGCCGTGTGAGCAGGCCCTCTACGCCTACTCGCTCCTCTCCGGCCTGCTCTTCTCCGCCATGTACCTCTTCTACAGCTCCTCGTTCGCCACCGACGAGATCCTCGTGGAGTTCGCTCGGATCGCGCTGCCCGACGTCCCCGCGCTCCGGGTCGACGACGGGGACGACGCGGCGGCTCGGGACGGCGACGAGGCGGAAGGGGGGCGGCTCGGTCGCGTGGTGACCGATCGGATCGGGGGGCACGGGGGGGAGCGCGGGGAGGACGGGGACCACGGTCTGGACGAGGAGATCACCGATCTCGAGATGGTGTGCGGGTCCGACATCTACACCGACGCCTTCTTCGTCAAGTACCCCGTCCCGCCGTCCCCCTTCAAGATCAGTTTCGAGGACGCCGTGCAGATCTACACGACCTTCCGCGACGTCTTCCTGGCCCGCTACCGGATCATGCAGCAGCGCAGCCGGGGCGGGTTCGGGCGGTCCCCGCTCATCACCTACAACCGGCGCAACGTGTGGCGCAAGAAGAGCTGCGAGATCACCTCGCACAACCGCACCTTCGTGGGGATGCTGACCTACGTCTCGCCCAACAACTCGTACGTGCTCGAGGGGTTCACGAACGACCACGTGTCGGCCATGCACCCGGAGCGGCTGCGGATCCACCCGAAGATCCTGGAGAGGGGACTGCCCCGCCTGCTGGTCCGGGACGCCTGCGGTTTCGTCTTCGCCCTGGACCACAACGTGTCCCGGTTCTCGGACTACGTGGAGGGCAAGACCGCGCACATCTGCACCATGGTGGACTACGGGGTGACCTCGCTCATGGCCATGACCATCGCCAAGAGCCAGGGTCTGACGCTGCAGACCGTGGCGGTCGATTTCGGGGAGACGAAGAAGCCCCTGAGGATGAGTCACGTGTACGTGGCCATCTCTCGCGTGGTGGATCCGGATCGGCTGTTCATGAGCCTGAACCCGTTCCGGTTCCCGCACGACGGCCACGGGCGGATCGTCCCCTACATCCGCCGCGCCGTGCAGGACAGGAGGACCACGTTGATCTTCTGAGGGGTTTCGGTTTTTTTTGTTACGTTGTGCGGGCGGGCGTGAGCGCGTGTCACCGTGTTAGGTCATCTCCCTCGCGCGGGTCTATATAAATCTCCGCGTCGGGGCGCCGCGGCCCCGACGGGGTGAGAATAAAAGACCAGAGAGATGAGATTTGTCGTGTTCTTTATTCCGTTTTTATTCTCTCACGCGTTTGGGCGATCCGGCGGCCGTCTCTTCCGCGGCCGGGGGCCGGCGACCCGCCGCGAGGGCCCGACGCCCGGCCGGGGGATCGCTCGGGGGTGCAACCGAACGCGGACCCGGTACCGACCCGTCGGCGGCCGGAGCTCTCTCGGCTGATTCCCTCCCCCCGCGTCGCGTCCGAGAGGAGCCGTCTCGCGGCGTCTCCGCGTCGCCGCGCGTCCCGTCGGTCTCGACGTCGTCGCCTTCGCGGAACGCGGGATCTCCGATCTGGGATCCGGTCGTCGTCCGGGCCGGGGACGGCGTCGACGGGGGATCCGACGCGTCCGTCGCCGTCTGCGGAGAGAACAGAAGAGAGAACGCGGGGTGGGAGCCGAGAACGGAGATACCCGCCATCGGCTCCGCGGAGAACCATTGAAAACAACAACACAGGTGAGCACAGAGAGGCGCGTCTCCGGTTTCCGTTCTGTGCTGTTCGCATGATCGTGGACGATAGAGGGAAGGTGAGACACGATTAAAATGAAAAAAAAAAAAAGAAATCTATAAAATAAGAAGTAATATGTATCGTTCTTATCTACTAAAAAATCAAAAAGCTAGATCTCTAGTTAGACGTGAATAACTCGACTTTTTGATTGTTTTTCTTTTGATCTTGCTACGCCTATTCTTATGATTGGTTCCTATATACACAGTAATACAGGGAGGGTTAGTTATTCCTTCTTGGGTTTACACCGCTTCTTTGTATCATCTAGATATATGTGATCGTAGATAGTAATGAGAACGGTGAAAACGGGGGAACTACTTATCTTTAATGTCAAAGTGGGCTACGGTGCAGACCGTAACGAGTTGATGGCTTCTTCATCGGAGAAAATAAATGACGGATATGATGTGAATGATATATCGTCATCGATATACGTGGTTTCTTATCATTTTAAGTTCTGAAATTCTGTTTCTATGTAAAAGAATGTATAACGTCCGATGGAAAAAAGAAAAAAAGTATGGATAATAAAGAGGTCGTGGAGTACGGTTGATTTCTTTTTCTTAAAAGAAGTAAACTGATTCGATTTCCTTAAAAAATGAGTTTTTTCTATATGTATATTTTGTTTTTCTATGAAACGAGTGGAATGCACGGTCTGGTGATATATGGACCTGGACTAACTTAATGTGTTGAGAAAAATAAACGAGTACAGGGAAAGGATCCTAGAGAGGAGAGTTCTTAACGTAGTATGAGAAAAAGAAAAAGAAAAAATCTTGTTCTTAAGAGAGAAAAAGAAAAAAGCACGATGGTGGTAATCTATGAGGTGTGTATAATTCAGACAACATGAATGATCTTAAAGTTTTCGTATATCTTCTCTTGGATTGCGAAACAAAATCTCCTGTCCAACGCTAATAATCGTTGGTTTTCTCGTACGGAACGATATCTATCTTTCGCGCTTTTTTCCTCCTACAGCTTGAACGCGCGTGGTTAGATCGCGAGGTTGTTTTTTCGGTTTTAGTTTTCTGTTCTGTTATTTTTTGTTTTGTTCTTTTTTTCCGATTGCATTTTCTATAGTATGTGACTTTTCAGTTTCCTATGTCGTTCATTTGAAATCTCTTCGATAAGTTAATCGTTTCTTAAGAATTTTTCTTTCTTTACATTGATCTGTTCCCACATAGAAGACGGATGTTGATATTTTTCTCACATAGAGTGTTTAACAAACGTTTATTCATATTGCCAGGTATTTTGCATTTTTGTTTCAAAAGTTGTTGATCGTATCAAAAAATTTAATCTATCTCACATAAGTACGGGTACTAAGGGGGATCTGATTGATTTTTCTAAGTGATATATGTATATTGCTACTGCTATAAACTATAAATATGTTTTAAATGAGATATTCGAATAAAATCAGTAACGAAGATAAAACCAGGGGAGAACTAAGTTGAATAGAGTACATCCAAAATTACTTATACGTCTATCAGGAAAAAAGAAAGAATGAGTGATATAGAAAAAGATAAGAGGATCGATTAAGCAAAATAAAACTATGGTGCTCTTGGTCAATTTCGGTTTCTATCATGACGATATAACGCCTACCGACCCGTCATCGCCGTTCCTTTCTGTTCCCCTGATGTGGTGTTACGTGGTCTATTCGGTTTTTTTTTTTGGTCGGAACGCGTTCCATGAGACTATATACTCAATCTACCTATCGATCGGGTGGCAGTGATTAATGATCGTTAAGTTGTTTTACTATAAATAAGAAAAAACAGCTGTAGTAGCATGGTGAAACTCTAATTCAAGTTAGGTGAGATTCTAGAACTCAATCAAACCATCTAGGTCTATATGACGATTATGACTTATGCTTATGACGGATATCATGAAGAATACGTACATTATCATTCTTATTAAATCAGATTGCTTTGAGATTTTCCGTGAGTAGAAACGGAGACCGAAAAGACGTATCTAAAGGAGATAGGATAAGTCTAGCATACTTATTGATCTGAATTTCTTGTAGAACCCAATAACATGGGAGAGAGTAAAAGCGTTTGACAGTAGGGCAAAACAATAGAAAATCAAGAGTTTTTTTGTTTTATTCCTTTGAATGAATCGGTAAGAATACCCGCGTGGGAGATAAAAACAACACGAGAAAAGGAAAGAGAATTCTACTAGAATAAAAAAAAAATTGAAAAGAGTGAAACTCCATACATGCGTATTTGTAATTAAGTTTTTTTAGTTCGTGTCTACGATTTTTACCTTTCTACTTGTTTACTTATGATGTGGTGATATTTTTTGCTGATATGTTGTCTTTTATATACATGAGTTTATCGTCTTGTTCTAGACCCTTTCGGGACGTGAAAGATCATAGTTTTTAATGTAGTTTTTAAAAGAAGATTTTTTTGTTTCGGAAGAAAAGAAATTTTTTACTGTTATCATCATGTTAACTTTTTAAGCCGAGAAAAGAAAATGCGTAATTTTAAAAAACAACAAAGAAAACTTATGGCCGGGGAGGGGGGAATTTTTGTTTGTTTTTTTAGAATCTTTCTATACAAAAAATAACTTTTTCGTCTCTTTCCCCCTCACAAACGATCGACTTCTTTTCTCAATTCGCTTCGTTTTGTGAGATAATGCAGTGTATGTAGATCTATGGGATTCGAAGGACGATGTGAGTGGAAGGGATTGTTGTTTTTCTGTCTTATGTTATTTCATTTTTTTTTGTTTGTCCTGATCTCGCCGTAATCGTGGTGTTCGTCGTCACTTGTTAACTTTAACGTTCGAGAATAGCGAGCATGGTTCGTTCTGATTGTAAGATCGGAAAAAGTTAATGTTAGATGATTTACATTGTATAGTGTTTGGACGTTCTTTCTTTGAAACTTTTCGTTAGGTCGCTTTCTTCGTAGAAAAGAAAGACGAAGCGCGAGGGGGCGCGTTCTTATCTAAAACTAGTGAGAATGTAATGTAAAAGAAGTGGAAAGAAACTCATTTAAGCATCTAATTTTCTTTTGTCTAATTCCTATCAAGTACCAACCTTATCTTACTATGACAAAGAAGAAAAACGCTATACTAAAACTTACTTACTAACATCTTTACATTTGCTTATAGACTAAGAGATCAAATTATACAGCCTAAATAAAAACAGATGAATAGAAACTACAATATGACTCTAAACGGGAATGATCGATTGACACTATGTAAAGAGTTCTTATAAATTCAAAGCAGCTCGAAAAGGTGACAGTTGAATAATCTCTCGTTCGATAAGAAAGAAAGAAAGAAAGAAAGAAAGAAAGAAGATTAAAGTTGAAAGAAAGACATAAGTGGATGGGACATACGTGAAAAAAATTTCTGTCATAAACGAATCAGATTGTGACCCAGAAATTCAAAAAAATACAAGAAAAAGTTTAAAACGAAAACCGTGTGAGAAATGTTGGTCTATTACGTATGTTGTTCGCATATATCTCTGATCGAAATCTTGTCTACAGAATGGTCATAACGTTGTTCTGTGCACATAGCGGTGGGTTGGCGGTGGCGATAGTGGATTACTTTTTTATTACAGCAGTTTTTAGTTGTTTTGCCGTTTTTCTTTCTATGATTCGACGAGAATCGCGTTAATTGACGTTTTTCGTTTTGTGTTCTATCATCCTCATGATAATAATTTATTCTGGCTGAGAAAATATGATAGTTCGGTTAGGTCCAATGATGGTTAGCTATTTTATTACTCTTCCTTGACAAAAACTGGTGGTTCGTATTTCATTCTCTTTTTGTTTTCAGATACAGCAATAAATTAGTAAAACGAAGTAAAACAAAACCAAAGATTTCAGATACAAAGAAAGGAGAGAAGATGCTTTCGTACAAATGTATACTAGATATTTTTCTAATTTGAGCTGAATTTCGTTTTTCGTGTATATGTCGTTTTAACCGTTGATCCTATCGAAGGTCGTTCTAATCTCGATTCTAGTTGTGCGCGGATTGTTTAAAAAAAAAGAAAAAAAAAAAGATGGTAACGATAGTGGGTATTTTCGTCGTTCTCGGGGTCGTAGAGTGTTGATATCATCCTTATCGTTAATCATCCCGTTGCCCACCATGGACTTTTGTGATCTATCGAATACACGTTTAACCTAATAATAATTGCATCTCAGATGTGATAACAATCCATTTCTTATTTAATAACAAATGTTTTGTAAAAGCGATAAGTATTCTAATGCTGCCATTTTTTTTTGTTGATTAGATCCATTTATCTCGAATGACAAAAATCCGTTCTCGTTTTTTCACATCCTCGTCTCCGTTCGGATAGATCGAGGCGGAGAGAGATGAACACACTTCAAAGAGTAGTTCTTACTCCTATTACCGGTCTTTCTGTCGATTAGCACAAATTTTTTTGGTTTGTCTTCTTGTTATTCTTCTTTCGTGATATGTTATAAATCTCTACCTAATGATAGCGAACAGATATATCATCCTACATATCTTATGCGGTTTGGATAAAAAAACATAAACGTTGTTTAGCATATCTCTTACACCCCTATTCCTAACAAGACAGATGTTATAGATGGTACTATATATACATTTCCCTAGTAATAAAAGCTATTCACTAACCTACTCGGCTTAGTTACGATTAACTCGCGTCGATTTCGAATAGAGAAGAAAAGAAAATTGAAAAATAGTGATCGGGTAGGAGTCTAGAGACTAAACCAATTATACATGCTTTAACTAGTTGGAAATTTCTCGTGAAATATCAGAATGATGAACAAATGAAAACAAAAAAGGAAACTTAGAAACTTATTTGTTACCGAAGTGAAAATACTTATTGACTTATCTAATGACCTACGTACTTACCCCCTCCCCCGTAGAGACTAATATCCCAGATACGAATCTAACCCAGTAATGTTCGAAACCTAAAGAAAGTTAAGCTAACTGTATGAGAATTTTATGTAAATGTTTAGAGAAAAAGTAAATAAAGAATAGAGAGAGAGCTCTTGTAGATGTATGTATGTATATATGCGCAGACGGCGGCCGTCTGTCGCTGCTGGTCTTCGCGCGGGCGCTGCGGACGGGCGCGACCGGCGCTTCTCCCGTCCCGCCGATCCCGGCGCGAGGCGCGAAACGCTTAAGCGGTGGGTCTCCTCTCCGGAGAGAAGGAGATCGGTGAGAAAGTAGAAAGATCGACGACGGCGGACCTGTCGCTGGCGTGCGATCCTCCCCGCCTCTTCGCATCCCTCCTCGCGGGGGCGCGACGACGGGGATGGTGTGATAATGGCGACGGTCCGGTCGCGACTCGCTACATTTCTGCATTTTTTTTTTCTGCGGACCGAGACGTGCGCCAGCGCGGCCGTCCCGACTCGCGGCTCGGAAAAAGCTTACGCGCGCCCGTGGCTCGAGAGCCTCGGGGGGATCAAGTTACACGGAGGTCAAATGGCAGTTCCTTCTCGATTTTTTTTTTTCGTTTTCGTGTGGTTCTCTGTTCGGTTTCACTGTTTATTAGCGTTTTCGTCTTCGTCGGCGGCCGCCGACGAGGCCTCGCTCGGTTTCGTCGTCACGGTCTATCCGACGTTTCTTGACTCCGGGAGGGAAAACGGCGAGGGTAGAAACGAGCGGTGAGCAAAATCCCCTCGCTCGTCGTCGTCCTCCTCGGAGACCTCGCGGCGCGTCGGCCCTCGTGGCTAGAGTCGCGATCTGAGCCGGCCGAGTGAGCGTTCTCTAGCGCGCCGCGGCGTGTGTTACAGGTATCCGGATCGCCAAGCATTTCTTTATTGAAGATAACATCTTTCACTGATCGGTGGTGCGATGAGTGAGTATATTCGTATATAAACTGACTACACAATTTTTTATTCCATTTTTTTATTTTGTCTTTGGGTTTATAGGAGAGAAAAACTCCCGGATGGACATTGACTTTAGAGAGAGTAAAAGAAAAATCATCTAGAGCCCGCCGTGGCAGGGTTATTTTCTTTGTCTTTTTTCTAGTGAGATTTAAAAATAACAGAAGATATATCAGAGAGTACAAAGAAAAGGACGGTGTGGGGACAAGGGAGGAAAAACGAGGATGGAAAAGGAAGGTGAGACTTTTCCGTTTTTCCTCTGCTTTCCTGACCGTCTTGAGAGTCTACTTAACAAGATGGTTAAATTTCTTCTAAAGGTGAGAAGAGTTAAAATTTCTTACCAGACAAAAATGAAAAAGCATAAAGAAACACACAGTCTTATCGTTCTTTTTTAGAAGAAGGTACGACGTTTCTCACATCTACCCACGTCTATCTATCCCATTAAGGTTAACTACAGCTACGAAGAGAATATATGTTATGTGAGAATGTTAGACATTTTTCTTTTAAATTTGCTTGTAAATGGTTACAGAAAAAAAAAAGAAATATTAGGAAAAGAAAACAAAACAAGACACAATGGAACGATCGCGGTGTGCCGTTTAGATGGTCTCAGACCGGGATCGAGGTGCAAGGTTGGGTCTAAGGCGGGAAGGGGATGGGGCTTTTAGCGGTGGATGGGGACCGGAGTCCGTTTTCGCGATCGTTGTTCAGGTGTCGTCGTAACAACTTCTCCGGAGAATGTTAATGATTGCGGATAATAAAGAAGAAAAGAGAATGAGTCTCTTATAAGATAGGCATGATACTTTAAAAGACACAGAAAAGGTGTAAGGGAGGATCGAAAAGCTAAGCACGCACACAACGTCGTGTCTGACGCTACCTGGAAGCGAGACGTCAAACCGCGACGTCGCAGTCGAGTTTTGACATGCACAGGACGATAAAAACGGACGCTTATAACAAGCAGGGCTGTGATGGGTGAGATAAATTCCTTCTTTTCGTATTGTTATGAAAACAAACGATCGCGTGTCCCAGAAACAAGGCATGGTCGAGCGAATGAAACGCTCGATGAGAGTTCAGAAAAGAAAAAGTCAAATCATATGGAGAGCACGCTGTTTTTTTTTTTTCATCCTATGGTCGTATGATAGTAAAAATGATCTTTTTGTTTTATGCCTTTATCTAAAAGAAACAGAAGGATATAAAAATCTGGGCATTGAGGTTGTTGTTAGTAATAGTATACAAGATAATGGTATTTTGTTCTTTACTTGTTAGTCAATTATTCGCAAGGTCCGTCCAGAGACTGGAGTGGAGGCCCTTTGTTATATAGACAAATTTTTTCCGTACACTTTCCGTGTGGATTTTGTTATTTTCTTTAGTTATTCCGTAGGGTATTGCAATAAAGAAATCATGTGGCCGGAGGTTCAAAAAAAATCCTATTTTTTTGCGTAGTGTACAGTGAGGTCGCATGTCTTGATGTCATTTCTCTCCCCTCGAGAGGAGAACGGGAAGAACAAAGAAAAAACAAAAAGACAAAACTGTGCCTACTTCTTCTTGCGTCAAGATTCTTCTTTGCATTTCTTGTACGTTCGCGTCGCGGACGGAGATGGGGATCTTTTTCACGGGTCCCTCTTCCCGTGATTCCCTCCTCGCCAGGCGGAAAGAGAGTGTAAAAAAGGGGTCCCGCGTCATCGCCGCGCTTTCCTTCCTCTCCGATCATCTATTTTGCCTTAATCGAATGTGTTGTATCGATGTATTGAGCGGAATGTTTTTCAAAATTTCTAGTTAAATGCTTATAAATTTCTTTTTATTTTTCTAGATTCGCTGGAGCGTTGTTCTGATGGTAGGTCAGGTGCTCCTTTTAGGCTCTCTACTCAGTGGCTGAGAGGGTATGAACATGACCCCAAGAAAGAAACCCGTTTCTTTTTGGGTTATTTTCTTCTATAGAGTTGGTTAGAAAAGAACAAAAGGGAAACGAAAACAAGGAAGATGTAGCAATGTATGAAAAGCAAGGGTCTTGAGATCGTACCTCGCGGGTACGGGAAAATAAAACTAAACAAAACAAAACGAAAACGAGTCGATGAAAGTTTTGTCGTGGAATTCATTAACAAACGAAAGTTGTTAGCTAATTGATGAGGGCGCCTATTTTGTCATTGTAGCGTGATGGCCCGCCGAAGTCATTTTATCTTGTTAGATTTTTTCCTTTTTTTTTGTGTTTACATTGATTGGATCGATGGATTTTTCCAATTTTTATCTGTTCTCAGAAACGTGAAAAAAGATGACTGGGAAGCTATCCGTATTGTGTTTGATACATAGATTCTTCTCGGTCCTTGTTTTGAGAGTCCTGAATTCACACACGCAGTTCAGTGACTTAATGTTGGAAAAATGCCAAATCGGGAGAGGCCGGCGGCCGACGGCCTCTCGTTCTCTTGGATAGGGTTTTATCACGAATTGTACACGAGGACTCAAGACGCGCTGCCCTTTTACCGTGAGAATACACTAAAAAATGATGATCGCGAGTCGTTGTTTTGAAAACTAATTTGATAGAAAATATACTGTACTCGTCAAGGATCGTAAAATTAACAAGTCATTTGCTTTTAAAAAGATAGAAATCCTATTGTGTGTTGATAAGATATATCTACAAATAGATTCTGTGTAGAAGAGATTTAGAGATCGAAGATCTGTGTTGGTGAAACCTTTTTGAGATTGAGAAATTTAGGCTTTCTTACGTTTGGAAAGAAAAGACAAAAAAGAAAAAAAGTATTTTTCGAAAAGAAATACAACGAAGAAGTCTGCCCGGGTGTGCCGGACGGGGGTTTGTAAGTGGTTAGATATATATGTACAGATATGTTTGTTTTTTTTTTTGTTATTTTGTTAAAAAGATTTTTGTTTCTCTTATATGTATAGCTTGTACAAATACATGTTCGTCGAAATGACTAACGTACTAGAGCTAAAGGAAAAAGTTGACTTGATTAAATCCTTAACTAATTATAAACCGACTAAGTATATACCGACTACTTATCCCGACTAACCCGATAAATTCTTATGTAATATGATAAAAGATAAAATATCTCACTAACTCACTAACCAGACTTAAAATCTATGTAATAATGAAAGTATTCCGTTTGAGGTTTTATGTATCTAAAAAACTAAAACAGAAAAGATCTAGATTCTATTGTTAAAAGGAAAAATGTATCGATAATAAACCATTTTTACAGAGTTCAGCATCGGTGGAATCTTAAATCACCCTACCTGCAACATGTGTGCGAGAGACGTTCGATGTGGAGGTCGCTTGCGGAACGCCGACTGACGAACCTTCCGCGGTCCGGACGGTCGCTCGCAGTCGCGGAAACGAGACGACACGGTCCGCGCGTCGGAGAACAACGTCAGGAGGGCCGATCGCGTCTCCGAGGTTAACATGGCGGGAAACGGGTTAAGGGTCTTTTGTAGGGGGAAGGGGAATCGGTCCCTAGGGAACTACGGTTAAACGGTGTTTGCAGTTTCGATCGGGTGTTCGGTTATATATCACACATCTCCCCGGGAGGGTTTTGGTCTCTCGGGCGGTCGGGAGAGAGAAGCGCCCGACGTTCCTCGGATGAATGCCCGCGTGTCGGACACGCGACCGGATGACTCGTGGGCGCCGGCGATCCGCGGATCGTTTCCGGTAGGCATGCCGTCGTCGGTCCCCGAGACGAACCCGGCTCGCGACTCGCGCATCGTAGTCTGGTGACAGCTCGCTGACGATCGATATCCGGGCGGGCGAATGTCCGATGACGATTATGTGCTCGTCACCGGAGGGTCTCTCGAATAGTCTGCCGCACCGGCGTCGAGCACGTACTCGCTATCGGACACGCACTCGAAGGAACCGTCCGCCCGACCCGGAGTCTGGGGGATCCTTCGCGAGCGGGTGTCCGATTGCGAGCGGGTACTCGTGGGCGGCGTCTCGTTCACTTGACCGCGTCCGGACGACGTGTCGACCTATAAACCTGCCGACCCGTCTGCGGAACGTGTCGTCGCTCGACAGCGAGTCGTCGCTCGTCGTTCCGGCGGCGATCCGCGAGGGACCGCTCGGCGTGGCTCGGACGCCCGTGGGCGACCCGCCGTCCGCGACGTAGGCGTCTCCGGTCCCGATCGACCGGTCGCCCCGTCGCATTGTTCGACGCGGGCGAGCGTGCGCGGGATCCCCGGCGACGCGCGTGGCGATTTCGACGGGCGCGCGGCGTTGGGAGGCGTCCCGGGTCCTGTGACGCGACGGCGCCACGGGTGGAGCGTTCCGGGGTCGGGGTCTCGGCGACGGCGTTCCGACGAAGGCGAACCGTATTTAGAGGCCTCGAAACAACGTGGAACGGCGTTTCGATCGATAGCGCGTTCGACGGAGTTTCGGGGCTTCGAAAGTACGTTCTCCGCTCACCGCCCGGGCGCTCGTTCGCCTCCCGGTCGCTCGACGCAGGGGGGCCTCCTCGATCGTCCGCGAAGAATCGATTTATTAAGCTTCGGGGGCGGTCGGAAGGTCCCCCGACGGCGAGGTCTCTATCGATGACCGCCGGGCCTCCGTCTCGGAGGTCCGCGGCGACGGCGGGCGGCGAGCAGGATCAGCAGCGCCACGAGATTGTCGATCATCGTCGTCCTTCCCCTCGCCGTCCGTTCACCCTCCCTCCTTCGGCGAACACCACGAGCTCGTCTCGGGTCGCCAGAGTCGGGAGCGACTGTGGATCCGCGAGCGGGGTCCTCTTCTTATAAAGTGGACGCGCCTCCCGGTTTACCAACCATTTCGTGTCCGGGAGGATGGTCGCGCCCTACTCGAACGCCGTCGGCCGCGGTTGAGAGTAACGTCATGCATAAATTAGAAGTGGGCGTGCTTTTTTAGTATATAAATGCGCCGCGTGTCAGCCTTTCTATCGCATTCTCCTGCGCCGCCTGCCCGTATGAGAGAGAATCCCGGGCGCTGACGCCGCCGACGACATCAGACGAGCGGATCTCCGGTCGTTCTTTCGTCGGGAGAAGAAGCGAGCCGGGAGACGATCGACGGATGCGATGGCGGCCCCGGACAGACGTCCGACGCCGGCGTTCATCTCGACGCGCCGGTACATAACTTTTCGTAATCCGGTTCGGATCCTTCATCAGAACGTCAGCCGGCAACTGGACGTGCGGCAGTGGGTCTACGACGAGGCCCAGGTCCTCGACTGTCGGAACGGCAGCGGCCGTTCCGAGACCTGGCCCGGAGGTTGGGTCTGCGTTACCGTCGTCCAGTCCGGGGACGGCGTTCCGGGTTCCGGACCGGTTCACGGCTGCATGTCGCTCGACATCTTCTCCGGGAACGAGAAAGTGGACAGTACTTTTTATACCGGTAACATCGTCAGCAGTAAGACCGTCTCGTCCGTCGTGACTAATCCTTCGGCGGACGGGAGCGGGGGCACGCTCCTCACCCTCGTGGCGGACAGCGGTACGCTTCAACTGACGAGGGTGGAGCACGTCCTGGTCGGGTCTCACGGCGCTGTCCGTGGGGGGGTGGTCGAATCGGACGACGTCATCGACACCACCCCGGCGCCCCCGCCTCAGCTTCCGATCGCCGGTTCCTCGTCGTCGTCCGAAGAACGGAGGAGGGAGAAGGAGAAGGCGTCGTCCGCGTCGTCGGCGCCTCACGATGAAGTGAGACGAAGAAATTTCGAGTCGATGAACGGTTCCGTGCATTCGAGTCGAGAACGTTCGGGGACGTCGGGTTCTTCGGGGTCCGGCGGCGCCGGCGGCGGCAAACAGAAAGAGCGACGCCGGCAGGAGGAGGAATGTAAGTGATGGCGACGGTCGCCCCTTTTACTTATCCGTCTCGTTTCATCACTCTCCATTTTGATCTTCTTACCGCTCCCCCGCTCTGCCCCGTCCTCCCGGGCTCCGCGGTCTCCGACGCGCGCTCGGTCGCCTCCCGTTCGGCGGACCGCTAATCGGTGTGTCTCTTTTCTGTCTTCCCCCACCCCCCATCGTCGTCTCTCGCGCGGCCGGCGGAAACGTATCAGGTTCTCCACGGAGCGGCGGAGGGGAGCCGAAGCGTCAGAAAACGCATCACGATCCGAGGGTGGCGGACCGGGATCCGGAGTCGTCCGCGTCGTCGTCCTCCGCCACGGCGTCGAGGGTGCCCGTCAACGTCGAGGGTAATCCGCACGATGACGGGGTCTCCTTTTTGAACAATTTCGCGAGCGGATCCTTGTCCGGCGCCGTCGACGGTGCGTTCCCCTCGCCTGTGGTCATAGAGACACCGGGGTTTATTGATGTAATGGTAGAATCGGAGGACGAAGATCGCTACCGGTCCGCCGCCTCCGCCTCGGTCGCCATGGGGGGGCAGGATAACGGCGAGGGCGACGGCGGCATCGTCGCCGCCGCCGCCGCCGTCGCCGCCATCGTGGGGACGGGACGCGGCCGCGCTCGTCACCGCGACGGCGTTAACGCGGCGGAGGATGATGATGTGACTGTTGCGGACGTGCAGTCCTTAACTGACTCACGGACACGGGAATCCGCCCCCGGTGGCGGTGACCACCACCAGCAGCATCATCATCCTGGCTCGGAGGGAGCGGGAGTGAGCGACGGAGGCAGCGGCGGCGGCAGTAGTGTCGGAGGGGGCAGCGTCCATCGTGGGGAAGAAGGACTGTCTTCTAACAACTCCGCTCTTCCTCCGGTTCTGCAGATAGAGGAGGGCAGCAGTCGCAACAGCAACCCGCCTTTTGAACAGCAACCCTTCGAAGGCGTCTTCGATTCCCTGATGAAACTGTTGAACGAGTGTAAGGACAAGAGCGGAAAGATGATGACGCCCGCGGGAGGCCCCTCCGAACCGAGTTGTTCGTCCGCCGCCGCTGCCGGGTGCCCGGGCGTCAGCAGTCGACTCCCCACCCTGGAAGAGCTCCTGGGTCGTCCGGGGAACAAGCCGGTGTTCTTTAACCGCACCGAGTTCGCGCCGAAGCCCGTCTGCGAGATCCGACCGTTCGTCGAAGGGAACCGAAACGCGCCCGCGGCCGTCCCGCCCGTCGCGGCGTCGACGGCTCGCGGGAGCCGAGGCGGCTCGAGCCGACGGAGGGCCCCGGCCTCGAGCACCAGAGCGCCCAGGTCGCGGCGGACCAGACAGACGCGTAACACGAGCGGCGCTCGAGGTCGGGGCGGCGGCGCCGGCGGGCGATCGCGGAGGGGACCGTTGCTCGTGGAAGACGGTTTGGAGGTCATCGAGGTGAGCGACGCGCCGGGACCGTCGGTCGAAGAAGAGACGGCCATGGCCGCCGCTCTCCTGGAAGACCTGGTCGACCTCGATTACGATTACGATTGAATCGTGGGCGCCCTACGTCGGACTATGGGACCTCTGACGCGGTCTCGCTGCGTGATCGCCCCACCCGTCGGAACGCGTGTGTCGTGTCTGAATGATTGTTTTTTATATGCCCTATCTCTATTGTATCCCGTTTCAATAAAACGAAAGAGAACGAATCGTTTGCCAGTCTTTATTATGACAGCGTCAGCAGCATTCATATCGTTTTTAACAAGTCCCGCTCAGCACGTTCCAGTCCACTCTGCTCCCCTGTCTGCTGAGATACTCGTTGGCCAGCACGAAGTGGTTGTTGCCTATGAACGGGTTCTTGGCTCCCTGGGCTCTGGGCGAAGGGTGGCTCGATTTCAAGATCAGGTGTTTGGTCGAATCGATCAGATACTCTTTCTTCTGCGCCTGTAGACCCCACAACATGAAGACCAGGCCGTCGCGTTTCTCCGACAGCGCTTGGACCGCGCGGTCCGATAACATCTGCCAACCCAGGTCGTTGTGTGATCCCGGGCGGTCTTTGATCACCGTGAACACGGTATTGATCAGGAGGACCCCCTGGCGACACCAACCGTCAAGACAGCCGGAATCGGGGATCCGGAAGTTTGGCACGGTCCGGTTTAGCTCTCGGAACACTGTCACTAGGGACGGGGGAGCGTGGCGATCCCTGGTCGTCCCGAAAGCGATGCCGCACGCGCTCCCGTCGTGGTACGGATCCTGACCGATGATGACCACCTTTACGGAACCGGAGTTGCAGAGGCGACTCCAACGGTGCACGTCCTCTTTCGGCGGGTAGATCGTGATCAGTCGCCGTTCCCTATCGACCTTGTCCGTGATCTGCAGCAACTGCGAGATCTGTCTGGGTGTTGGTTTCATGAACCTGAGCCAAGATTCCTCGATCCCTAGTCGTTCCGCGTAATCGGTGTAATCGGTTAACGCTTCGTCGACGTGTTGGATGTCGTAGACAGCCACGTTCTCGAGCAGCCATCGTCGTAGGGCCATGTGTTCCTGCGACGCCGGTTCGGAGCGCGTGACGGCTGAGCGGAAGCGGAGACCGTCAGGGTATGTGATGCGGAAAGGTACGCGCCCGATACTCCTCCGAGATGGAGAACACCGCGGGGAAGCGTTCTCGGTACAGGTACAAGGTTTCTATCAGATCTCGTCCCAGTCCGGGGATGTCATCAAAAACTGTGCGGACGAGGTTGTACGTGGCGTCTAATAAAGATACCGTTTCCGCTTTTAGGCGCACGACCCCTGACGTTTTCGTCGCCTTGTTACGCAGGAGAACCAGGACGGCCATAACCGGTGGGAATAACTCGAAGCCGATCACGTCTTCTACAAATAGGTCGTTCGTGTACTCCAGACGCAGGAGGTCGTGTTGGGTACACACGTCGTGCACGCACGTAAAGATGTTGGAGTTGGGGTGGCCGCACTCGTTGTATCCGGCCAGGTAACTCATCCAATCCTCTCCCCGGATGCTGCGGAGCAGCGTGAGTAAGACGCGGAGTTGCTCCGTGTTATTGTGCAAAAGCACCAGTTGGAATAGAAAATCGTCGGTCACTTCCAGAGGAACGCGCAACATTCCGCGTTCTTGCCGGTAGCGGATGAGAGACGAGTAATGATGCGCTTTCGGTCGGATCGGTCCCTCTGCGATCATCGTGGTAAAATTCGATGATGTGTTCTGACAGATGATCAGATTTTCTCGACACCGAGGACAGATCGCCGAGCCGTTAATTGTCGCTTCGGAAGACAAGAGATAGACGACGTCGTCGGCAGCATCGATGTCCGGTTCGTCCGTTATCGTTTCGGACGTGGGTCCGGTGATATTAATAACCATCTCGGTTCTGGGAGAATACTCGTGAGGCGAAAGCGGAGGCGGGCTGGTAGAATTGATCGTTTCGTTGTGATGTTTACGATGATGGATATGATTGCCGTTATGCACTTTATTCGCTCCGCAGACGACCGCGAGAACGATCAGCGTCCACCGCGACCAGACGATCATCATATGAAATCCGCGGGCCGATAGATGTAATCGTTGAGTTCATCGGCCAACCGCGACACGATCAGACCGCCCAGTTGGAGTCTTTTATAGATCGTGAGAAGAAGGGACGCGCTCAATCCTGAGTCGAGAGTGATGTTGTGACCGAATATGGCGACGTGGCCGGAGCAGTCTATCCGGCTGAATAAGACCTCGTGAAATAAAGTGATATCGAACGTGTCGTCCGGTGTGTGTGTACAGATCTTCGGGTCTATGAAATTCGGGGGGGTAGAATGATCGGTACGGATGTGTGCTGTTGAGGATGGGGTTCGACCCGGTGGAGGGCATTTCCTCGGTCGTGTGTGTGATCGGGGAGACGCCCTGAGTAATAAGTACTGAAGAAGCGGAAAGTGTATTTTGTGAGATTTTATTTTTTTCGGAAGAAATGCTGTGACGTGGGTAATTTACGGACGTCGCGGCGTCCGATTCTGGACTGGAAATGGTATACGTATGCGTGGCGGGGGCTGTCGATGCATCGTCTTTCGCGGGGGTGCTCTGGATAGAGGTTACTACGTTATCGTCCGTGGAGGATTCGACGGAAAAGAGCTCAGTGACGCGTTCGGTAACGGATGAAGCGAACCCCGTAGTCGCGGGAGCGGTACTGATGGGAGGATCGGTCTGTATGGAAGCGGTAGGATCAAACGTATCGCCTCGTCGCCGTGTTCTCCGATAGATGTGCGGGAGGAATCCGTCTTCCTCCAGAGGCAAGTCATCATAGCGTGTCGATTGATCCGTCTCCGGAACCACTGGAGATGTCTCTTTGGTCGCTGTCCTCGTCGTCCTCAGGTTCTGGACAGTCGCCTTTTCGGGCCGTGTTGTCGACAACCTGTGATTAAACGGTATTGGGTAATTAGAAAGATTGATAGTGAGTAACGAACGTCGTTTAAACATCATTTCTGTGTGAATTACCTGCCTCGTAGTAGTTTCCGGAACCATTTGCGAGGGTAATGTAGGTAGATGACTCAGATTCGTTTTCCTGGTGGTCTGTTCGACATCTGTTGGCGAATCGGAAGTTAAGGACGATGATCCCTCTTCTTCCGGAACCGCACGCGCAATCCTCCTGTGTTCGTTGTGGTAGTACACGTTGTTCGGGTCATCAAGCGACGATTCCGAAAAGCCGGATCCGCGGTTACCGAATGTTTCAACATTATTGTGTTCGTCACGTTTCTTGATAGAAGCATCCGTTCCATCGTCGACTAACTCCGTCGCGGATGAACTCGCGACAATAAAAACGATAACGAGGATAACCCGAGAATGCATGGTCTTTCGCGGTACGGGGTTCTCGTTTTGGGATTAAATAGTTGACGATGATCGCTGAAGTACGTCGGTATGACGTTCTCGTTAATTGTACGTATGTGTGTTCGTGGAAATCCTGAAGGTACATTTCGAGATGGCTTTCTCTGATGTTTCTTTGCATATTTGAGCAGCTTCCAGAAGGTTTGTTCCGTTGGTCGAACGGACACAAACTTCGTATTGTCCTCCCTCCGGACAAACATTTGACCTTCGCCGTGTCGTTCGGGTCAACGTCTGTGTACTCAAACTCAATTTCAGATTTGATACCTTGTTCAGATGATCGTATAATTGCCGGATCACCCGAAAACGATGACATGATACGTGAAGTTGAATATCCGATATACTTCGTTTTTTAATCGTACACAATAGCGTCAGATCTTTCAGTAGGTCGTGAATGGTCCTGACGGCACACTGTTCGATGATCGACCGTACATGAATCATTTCAGAGGAATGTCCGTTTTGTATTTTTTCTTTTTCGTCTAGATTCGCTTTCTGACTCGATCCGTCATGAACAACGTGTTCGGGTGCAATATCGGGCACCGTATGCGCTAACGTCTTGATCGGATCATTGGTGTTGTTTATTGGTCGGATAGTGATTTTTCTAGGCGGATCCGCAGTCTTTGGAAGGATAGGACGACAGGGGACACCTCCTATTACTCGTACGGCGAAATTTGTCCCTTCCAAAGAAAATACGCGACGATGGGCCGGGATCGGCCTTGTTGACGGGTCAGTCCGGATTACCATCCGGTCAACGTTCGTTCTATCGACGGTGAACACAGGTGACCCGCGATTCTCGCAGACGAGCGCCGGCACCGAGCCGGTGTACGAATAAGTTCTGAACGGAACGTCTCCTATCTTAATCGTTCGACACGAACTCCCGTCGTTCCCTGCGGAGTCCGAATCAATGGCCGGAGTCGTGCACAGACTTGATAATTTTGGGGGGAGTTCGGCCTCTGGTCCGATTATACGAACTCGGGTTTCCCATGGAGTGTCCCCCGGGGGAATTCGTAGGAGGTTCGTTCCCTGGTGTGCTCTAATCACAACCAATTTGTCATCCGAACCGTTGGCTGGAGATAATGACGTCACTCCAAGTCTAGCCACTTTGGAATAAGTGATGGTAGACCAGGAACTTTTTTGAGGAAACACGGGCGTCCAGTCGCCCGCATCAACGGTATTCATGACGACGATAGAAAACCGAGAGACAAAAACGAGTCAGACACCGCGGTCGGAAGTTCGTCTGATTTTTATTCAATGTCGTGCGTATATGGGACGTTCGTCCCGTATCGCATTCGGTGTAAGATGAAGGCGAGTAGCACGATACTCGCCAGGACCAGGAGTACCGCTAGGATCGTATAAAATTGTGATGAATGTCGGTCGATGAGGAAGGTCTTTTTGTAGTGAGAGGTTCCTATGATGACGTCCACCGTTACGTTTCCCCTGGTAACCGACCACGGGATGATGTACGTCAGCAAGAAGGTGACCGTTCCGTTATCGTTCTTCGTTCTTTCTTCACTAGTGTTAGCGAATGGACCGCCATGTTTGCCGTGAACAAGAACAGTGCTCTGAGAAACATTTGCCTGAGGCAAGACGATGCTGATTTTTAAATGCCGTATCCATATTCCTATTTGCAGTTTCATAAGCGGGTAACCCGTTAACCACCAGTGGAACGAAGGCGGACGTTTTCCTTGGTAATGGGTGAAATTACACATGTATTCTGTGTAGCCCAGTGGACATCTTGTATGATTGATGCTGAATATGTTGTTTAGTGTATGGTATTCGATCGCCAATTCATCTATGGAGAGAAAATGTGTTAAGAAAAAAGATGGACCATATTTAGATTGGTTAGCGTTGAGATACTTACCTCTGTTCATCCGTTGATGATAGGTGTCCGGAAAATGTGTGATGTTCACCCACGATCCTCGAATCTTTTTGTAACACGTGATCATAACAACGTAGCTGTCTTTATCTTGTGTCGCCGTGCAATTCATCGCTACCCTTCCGTTCCACATGCCTCTTAAATGATGAGTAGGACATGTTATATTTTCTATCGCGGCACCTGTTCCACACACACTGAAAAGTAATAACAAACGCCACATCGCAACTTAGTAACCACACGGAACGCAGAAATGATTAAGAGAAACACGACGGGATGGGGTTTAAATATCTTTTATTGCGACATAAGGAGGCGTATACTTTTTTTTCTTTGAGCGATGCAGGTACCGATCACGATGATGGAGAAGCGTTCCGTTTTTTGATAGATAATACATCACTACACAGATTATTGTTAGTATAATAATGCAAGTGGTCTTTGTTATATGGTGCGTACGTGGTACAATCTCTGTTACGTTTAGCATATAAAGGTTTTCGGGTGCGTTTTCAAGTTGATCTTGAAAGGCTGTGCTGAAATTGATATGGGCATCCGAAATGCCACTTTTTTCTTGTTCGGAATCGATGGTGACAAGACGATCGTAGTTGTCTTCATAGTTATCATCATTCGTTTCGTTTAGAAATGGACCCGAAAAGGGAGGCCAGATGTTGTTCTGACCTGTACAATGACATACGATCGTTCTGTTGACGGCGATGAGTGTCACGCATATCAATAGGTGACCCGGTAATCTACAATCGAGATATTCTCCCCAAAAAGAGCCCGTAACGGTCAGTGACGCGCGTCCCATCCACGCGTTTGAATCAACAAGCTCACGTGGCGTCACTTGTAAATCACGAAACGTCAAGATACCGAGTAAGGGAAATAGGCATCTAGTCTCGCACGTGGCGTTTAGGATATATTCATAATATGTATATTGCAAGGTAATATTACAATGTAAAGTACTCTCAGTACCGGAGATACAAAATACACAAAGCACAAGAGACAGACGATAGATTGACATTTTTTATTGATATAATTTTATGTATGTGGAGTGGAAGCGGAGCGTGATATATTGCGATGTGAAGCAGAGGCGGATGAGCCGGGTTGGATATCCAATCAATTGAGTACTGTGGCCTTTTAAATATGGGAATGTTATGTCAGAGCGAAATATCGGGCGGGTAAAATTTCGAATCGTCAGTAGGCTTTCGTCACGACATCATCGAAACGTAGTCGAATTCACCTGCAGTTGATTCTGTTCCATCGGCATCATGTAAGATTTTCTTTTCGTCAGAAATCGTGTACACTTGATACTTTTCCACCAGACCTATGCGACGTGCCAGTTTCATTAGCGTCGTCCTCATATCTGATATTTTACTGAAAATAATTACCAGGATGATCACGAGCGTTGTCATACAGCATATCAATAATAGATTTTTGAGAAAATCATCCGACGTGGCCGCCATGACGAGATGAAAGATTAAAACAGACACTGGATCGATCGATGTGCTGTTGGTTTTGTTTACAATAGGCGATGGTTCTGTAGTCTCCATATCTGTTTATGCAAGCTTGTTGGTAAGGAGAATTATTGCCAAGGGTAACAGAGCCACAAATAGTATATATCTTCGATTTTCCTTTGAAGTCGCGCTGCTGTTGATATAATTTTGACTCCCCGGAGAGGCGTACGTTGCGTTCGAAGTGAATGTGTCCCCGCTTGTGAATGAAAGCGTCGTGAATGTTGACTCGGAAGTTATATCCGAAGAATCGCCGGATCCGTCATGTGACGTGGGAGCAGGAGTTGAGATTGCGTCGCCCCTGAAGATGGTACACAGCAGACATACGTACATCGTTAGATACGCAACCGATGAAATAGTGCGCATTTCGATGGTTTCGTCTCTGCTTCGATGTTAACCGTTGGTCACGATCTGTGTGTGGGATGTAACCTCGGTTGTGAGAGATGTCTGTGAATTATCCGCCAGATCTTACTTTTTTTGGGTTTATATAGCGACATGGCTGCGGTCCTATCCGGTCTTGTGAGAGCCTGACGATCAGATGGGTGTTGCCTAAAGGAGTTTGTTTAAATATTTCATATTTCAAACTGTCGTTTGTTGTATGGCACGAATTATCGATTCTGATATCATAATGAAGACATTTTAGAGCACCACATCGTCTATTGACGGTTGTCTCATGAAACGTCGAATTGTTCGTTTGATGTCGGCTAATTTTCGTTGTATTATTCGGACGATGGTGAAACATAACAGTATAATGAAACAAATGAATACAAAAATTATTTCTGGGAATGTCGAATATGAATGCGCGGTCAACGCGACACGATCGTCTCTTAAAGATGTTACGTTTAAAAGATTGACTGACCTTTCCGGGGACATTTCCATGAGGGGGTAGTAGCGAATCGTTTCAAAAACGAAGCGTGTAGAATGAAGGGGTCCGACCATTCGAAACGAGGCGAGGAGACGGTCTCATGCGAGAAAGGTTTTTACGTTGGGATGCTCGTCGATGTCTGTGACATAACAATTGCAGTAAAATGTAGGAGAATACGATGACGCTGATCACGATAAAGATAATGACAGTGGCGATAGTCACGTAGTCTTCCTTAGACACTGTCTGGACGGTGGTCCTCTTCGGATACGTGGTCGGAATCATTGCTACAAAGCGACTGACTCTGCGAATCTGCCGGGGTTGCTGTTAACCGGTTTATATATCTTCTGTGCGAGGCGGAGATCCGGTCCGTGTCTTTTTTTGTTTCTGATTTGCGTGAGAATGTAAAAAGCGCCCGCGATTGCGCACACGATCATGACGGAGCCAGCTAAGACGGTTGTTCCACTGAGACTGCTTGCGGATCCTTGTGGGTCTGTGTCGGGATTATGTCCTTTGAGTAGCAGTCGCAGGTTGCCGCCAAATAATCCTGGCCCGTTTCTGTTTTTTACTCGCACATCTACCGTGTTTGGGGTACAGAGGGAATTTTTGCCGAACAGCCCACGCATACTAACTCGACACATCAAACAAAGAGGATCGGTCGTGTTGACTATGATCTTATCTCCGAGAATTGTAGCGTTCCAATGATTGTAAATGGATGCATTTGGATAGTAGATTATTCCGCCACACGATGGTCCGGTGCAGTTTATAGACTTTCCTATCATTGTACCGTTTATGAACCACGTAACGTTGAAAGGTGGGTAAGTTACCGGGGTTCCTTTTTTCCGCGGTCCTTCACGAGAGTTAGATCTTAAGCGAAAGCCACCAGGCGGGGTGCATGTCAATTCAAGAAGATCAGCGCGTGAGTAACCATTAGCACCGAGGATCATAGGAACGTTGATTGTTTTCGTTTCGTTTCCGATCCTACCAAAAAACCTACCAAAATCTCCACGCGGCAGATCAAGAAACGAACCGAATAGCCCTTTTTGCCAAAATGTTTGAATGCCGTAACGTGTATCAATCAGTTCTACATTGGTTGTGTTGAATCGTCCTAGTAGGTGTTTCTTACCATTTTTTTTCTTCCAATCTCCTTCAGTTCCGTTGCCCACACATTTGATGTATTCCGGAGAGCGATCCTCGAGTCCTTTATACACCAATGAACAACGTATAGCTGTAACGGTCGATCGGGTTGCTAAGAACGCAATCGTGACACACATCAAGTACGCTCCCAAAGTTATTAAACGGGCCATTGTCGTGAAATATGTCGAATAGTTACGGTGGACGTGTCAAGCGTGATAGGTGAAAGAATATTCTGGTGTGAGATGCTGTCATTAATATAGCGAGGATAGGTTAAGAACCGCCCACAACGTAATCGCTTAGAATCATTACATCGTGCTCTATTCATCAATTTGTACGAACCTAAGATTGAACGAACTATATGTTATTCGTACGGGTTGAATACCCGAGCGTCCCTTTTCTTTAAGGTATACGAGAAAGAAGGTGCCCAATATTACACACACCACGAGGATGAAACCGAAAAAAAGTGTTGGACTGTTCTCAGAGAAGTCGATGGTATATTCTGCAGCGTTATTTTTGTCAGATATCAGTGAGGAATAAGAATTTTTATTAAATATATCTTCTACGGTCGATCGGCTTGTAGATGTGTCTTTTGTATTCGGACTACACAACGTGGTGCTACCAAATTGACCATTCTCTCCGAGGAGACACGTTACACATACCGGAGTGGTGGTGTTCGTCTCAATCCAATTATTTCGTACTGTAACGTTTTTCGCTTGAACGAACGAGGAATTGGTATTATACGTCACGTTAGAATAACTATCGTTCTGAACATGTGCCCAACCGACGATCGTTGAGTTTAAGAACCAAGTTATGTTATAAGGATGATGATCGACATGTTCGGGAGCAGACACGTTTTTATTGATTGGCATACATTGTAATCTTACATTGTGACCGTCCCAGGAGCCACCCGCTTTGATGAGCATAGGGACGTATAATATCTCGGTTTCGTTTCCAATTGTACATGTATATTTTCCGTTCCCACCTTGTGTTAAATTGAGAAGGGTTTCCAAGGTATTATTTCCTTTTCTGGAAAGAACGGTAACATTGTATTCACCGTCTTGCAGATCGACGTTTGTTCTGTTAAATCGTGCTATCGCGCGTTCAGTTCCGTTTTCGATTTTGGTCCAATTTCCATCGTTTCCTGTTCCGATACAGTAGAGAGCGGTAGGTTTAGAAGCGCTGTACCCGCTGTGTCCCTCGTATAGGACCTGGCACGACATAGATGTATCGACACGATGGACGGCATAAAGCATAAGTGTGAGACAACTTGTGTTGGTGATGACGAGTGAGAGGTGAGGCGGAGACATAACGTGAGAACGATGCGAAATGGACGATGAGTAGCCTGGGTGTAAATGTGAAAGGCGGGGGTGGGGTAGTCATTAATATAGAATGAGTATACAACGTGGTTCTGTATGCGCTACCGTGGAACGGTAAGAAAAATTACGATGTAGTTCTCTCAATGATACTCCCAGAAGAGTTGCTGAGTGGTCCGTATAGTCGCTGTTCGTATCCGGGAATCTGGCGAGGTCTTCTTCCCATCACGTGTGTGAGAAGCACGAGGCCAGCGACCGCGCATACGAACGCAATGCTACCGATGACGAATCCCAGCCCGGTGGCGTTGCTTACGAGATTTCCCAGATTTGTATTTCCATTTGTGATTTGATCTGCCTGCAAAAGCGACGCTCGTAGAAAATTTTCCGAGCTGGTTTGGTGTCCGCTTGCCAGGTCTTTTGTTCCTGGAGTACACGTTGTGTGTGAACCGTAACTATCGTTAGAATGTACGATACACGTTAAGCATACTGGTCGGGTGTTGTTGGTAGTTGCTTGATCATTACGAAATGTGACATTTTTTAATTGCGTGAAACTTGTGTTCCTGTCTACTACGACGTATGAAGTGTGATTATGGGCGATTGTCAGTGCGACGAACGTGGAATTTAGATACCACGATATGTTATACGGATGTATATCTTGACATTGGAGCGTGACGCTTTTGGGCTTTGAATCAGAATTAGTTTTAATTTCTTTGGCCAGGAAAAACAGGTGATATTCTTTTCCAAATTTACATCCAAAAGTACCGAAGATACCGGTCGGTAGACTCAATCTTGATTCTAGGTTGGATTTTTTTATGTACGCCGTTATTGTGAATCCCATGTCTATTTGTGTAACTTGTCCATTTTTGTCAAATGTCGCCAGTGTGGTGTCTGTGTTGTTCCATCTTTTGAACCATGACCCGTTTTCTTTGAGTCCTCGACATTTGAGTGCCCACGGTTTCCCTTGGGGTCCTTTTTCGATCTCCCACTCTATCATCGCGTTGACGACGTGAATGATGACTAATGATGAAATTACGTAGTAAAATCGCATCATGAACGACGGTCAATGGTGTTACTTGTCTTTCACGTGAACACGTTAATTTATGTAGGCGTAACGCAGTCGATGTGCTAAAGCGGTATATATTCTGGATGTGACCCAGATAAAGAGTAACGCTATGCAGATCACGACGATTAATATAGGGACGAGTCGCGTTACGATCCACCCACGTGTCATTTCGTCGGGGTGGGTTATCGCCGGCGTCATCGAAATCAAGGGTGGGGGCGTCCGTCCGTGCCCGTCATTATTTCCTTCGTTTAACAGTATGATGACTTCTTGTGTGGAAATTGCGGGATACATATCCGTCACCGGGAGGGTCGTTGTTCTCATATCGTGGTCGAGGGTCCTTCTGTTAGGGGGTGACGGTGTGTTCGTGAGGAGAGAATCCTGACTTATTCCGGATGTGGGTTTAAAGTCACGGACCGTTGTGACATCAACTCCCTCGGTTGAGACTCCCTCGGCTGAGACTCTGCTTGGGTATAAAGATTCTGAATCACCAGTGCTCCGTCCTGTTCCTGGATATGTTGTTGATCCCTCGGGAGCTGACGTACCTGTTGTGGGGGACGTTTTCGGCGGGATTGTCGACGCATTTTCTCGTTTTTTGCGCCTTCTGATAGAGTTTCCGAGCCTGTGTTGGGGGTGAGTGACGGTGACGATGGTGGACTCGTGTCTTTCCGTTCGTGGGGAGAGACCGCCTCCTTGTTCTGTTCTACTTGATGGGTGCGTCGAGGGACGTTTGTCATTGTTGTGTCTCTCGAATCCGTAGGACCGTCTGTATACACGTTCTGTATATTTCGAATCTGTTGAATGAGGTTGAGGTTCATTCTCTGTTGTAGTAATTGATGGAGCGTTGTCATTTCTTGAGAGCGTGATCCATCGTGGGAGGGCGATAACATGATGGTAACGGCTGAGTCATCATCGGAATCATCCGGGGCAGTAATTGCACGTGTGGGGTCATATACGGACCTAAGAACTCCCCAAGTTTGTGGTCGATACAGGTGACGGAGATCCATCCAGGCTGCCAGGCGGGATCCGGGGTGGGAACTACGATAGTCGGGTATCGAACGTGATGCATCGGTGCGAGGTACCGAGTTTCCGCATTTGCGTACGTCGCGTATCTCAGTCCCGTCTGTATATAGATCGTTGTGGGTGCTGATGGCGGATGGCGGTGTCCCGGGGGACTTATTCGGGTAGGGGGTCGGATCATGGAAATAGGATTCCTCGTTACCGGGGACGATTGAATCACGACGCCTTCGTGACCTAGAGAGGGTTCTTTTTTGTTCTTTTTGTTCTTTTTCCTGTTTTTTTGAGGATCCGTTTGAGGTTGGTTGTTGGGTCTCGGAGTCGTGTCTTGCATCGTTGAATATGGATGGGGTTGCATGTATGCCATATTGTTTGAAGTGCAGGTACTTTAACAATTCTGTTGCGCGGCGATTCGGGTCCCTGATTTCTTCTAGACGAACTTCAAAATTCTGGTATCTCCGTGGCGACGACGTTGTTTTTCCTTGTACACAAATAAAAACCTCGACGGTTAAGATGAAGTAACACAATAGGCATCTGTGTCTGTGTCCGTTGCCAAAGATGGTAATGTTCAACGGTTCGTTCGTGTAATTACCCGTTTCATCCGACAGGTTGGATATGAGCCAACGTAATTCTACTGGTTTTCTAATCCTTTTTTGAATACATTGTAAGCTGCCGTTCGATTCTGAAACGGGCGACCAGGAACCTAAGAGTTGAACATCGGTCGGAGTTACGTTATACGTGGCTGAGGAATTCCCACACTTAATATGAGAGCTTTTGTTTCTTTGCTCCACTGTCCGGTGACAGTTATCTCCCTTATAATCTGAGGAGTATCCTCTTCCCACGATTCCTACGGTGACGTTATCTCCACTCATGATTTCTGCCCAGATAGTGACGTTCCAGTTGAAGGTGTTCCAAGTCAAGACAGGGGCCCAGATGAAGGGCATCAGTACTAATAGGATCATTTTGTCCATAATGTGATATTTCGTTTACGTGTTTGGGCGAACATCTAATAGTTAGAATCTAAGTATTCGATTCCGTTTCCGATTTTTAGTATGTGAATTCCATTTCACTATTTCTTTTGACAAATGACATAAAACAAGTGTACTCATTTGATTGTGTCCCTTTATTGGTAGTGAATTCGACATGCCTATCACATGAAAAACGCGTGTACAATACATGTAAGGATGTGGGGGTTCCATGTAGGGGAAAACGCGTGAGGTCCAATGTGGGGGACGTCGAACAGTGCATGAGACCCAGTGTAGGAGAGGCTACAAATGGGTGGGGATACTAGTGGGAGGGATCTGGTACATGGGAGGGGTAAAATTCGCGTGAGTGGAGATTCGTTGTGGGGGGTCCTAATCTGTGTAGGGGGCGATAAGGGAAGAGCCTAACGTGTGGGCAGGGATACCGGCTGGGGTGTACGTAATACATGGACAGGGCATGTGTGAGAGGGACTTGACTTGTGTGGGGCCCGATTTGTGGGAGGGGCCATTTGTGGGAAGGGCCTAACATATGATCAGAGACACTGGTTGGGGGGTTGGTCTTTGGGCGGGAGCCAAGTGTGGGAGGGGCCTGTCCTGTGGGTGGGAGCCAAGTGTGGGAGGGACCTGCTCTGTGGGTGGGAGCCAAGTGTGGGAGGGGCCTGTCCTGTGGGTGGGAGCCAAGTGTGGGAGGGACCTGCTCTGTGGGTGGGAGCCAAGTGTGGGAGGGGCCTGGTATATAGTGGGGGCCGGACGTGGGAGGGGACTGGCATGTGGGTGGGAGCCAAGTGGGAGGGGCCTGCTCTGTGGGTGGGAGCCAAGTGTGGGAGGGGCCTGGTATATGGTGGGGGCCGGACGTGGGAGGAACCTGGCATGTGGGTGGGAACCAAGTGTGGGAAGGGCCTGATATATGGGTGGGGCGGGCGTGGGAGGGACCTAGTCTGTGGGGTCATGTATGGGAGGGGGCTGACCTACGAGGGTCAGGGTGAGAGGAAGTTGATATGCAGATGTGGTCTGACACGTAGGTAGAGTCCTATATGAGAGGGGCCTGATAGGTGATGGGAATCCGCTCCGATTGGGGGGTCCATTGAAGGAGGAACAAAAGATGTGAATAGGAGTTCGGGGCAAGGGGACTTGATTTGTGAGTAGGATTCAACCTGAGTGGGGGTCCGTTAGAATAAGAGTAGGGGATGAGTGGGGATACGGCGTGGGAGGGGTCTGATCTGTGGGTGGGGGTCCGATGTGAAAGGGACCTGGTCTGTGAATGGAAGTCCGATATGGAAGAGGTCTAGTCTTTGAGTGAGAGTCTGGTGTATAAGTGGGGGTGTACTGGGGAAAGGATCTGGTGTGAATGAGAGTTGAGTATGCATAAGAAAATTGATATATCGAAAATGGAGATAAAAGTGTCCACTTACATCATTTATTCTAGAACCGGCCACGGCCGGTCTCCGTTCACGGAGACCCGGTGTCGTCATGACCACCCTGTGGGCTCCCCCCAAATGTCTAGATCGGAATCCACCGGCCGGTTGGGATAGGCCGTAGGGGTCGTGTGCTGACGTGAATACGTTGTCTTTCTCTCGAATTGTTGATTGGCGTAATCCGATACCACGTCATCATAGATGGGGAGGGGGTTTAGACCACCGTCTATCGTACAGAGCCGTACGCATACCTGTTTGTTGAACTCCTGAGCTAACTCTAGGCAGATCTTGAACACGCAAAGAAAATCACATGGGGTGGCGGCTTGCAACATGAGCGATCTATAGTCCGAGGTCCTGGTCGCATTATCGTGGGTGTGTTCTTCGTCCAGCATCCAGGCCGCTCGAGACCCGCTGGCGAGGGCCTCGGATACGTTTTCCACCGTCTCTCTGCTGTGGTTTCTGGGTTTGGTGTGCTGAGTCAGAAAGGGACAGGACATAGACACGTTCACGATCTTCAAGATCCGGTCACGTGCTAATTCCACCGCCCTTCTCACTTCTTGGCTTCTGGTGTAGTGCATCATAATGAAGGTGTCGTGGATGGTACCCTCTCTGCACAGTTTGACAGCCCTGCCCATTAGGTGTTGGATGGGCATGGGACGGAAAGGGAGGTTCTTATATTCCAGGGCTCTGACAGGTATCTCACTGTTATCTCCCCTGGGTTTTCTCCTGTGTGCATTGGGGGCCAGGAATCCATTTCCTGAGGATCGGACGGGTCCTTCTCTGCTTCTTTTCTGTGTTCTCTTGCCTTTTTTCACGGGGGCTGAAGAAGGACGGAGACCCCCTCTCTCGTCCCTGTCCCCTCTCATTGCAGGACTGTATGATGGCCTTGAAATGGGGACCATAGTGGGCAACTCCTCTGAGTCAGAACCTGAAGGTTGCGTGGGAGATCTTATGGGAGATATGTATCTCCTACGTGAGGACGGAGGGCTCGGGCTCCGGGTTTCACCTCTCCTTTTCTGAGATTTGGGTGACATGCTACCCCCAGAGGATCTGAAGGAAGAAGAAGCCCTGGATGAATGGGAACCGCCATACACATTCTTTCTTCTGAAACGAGAGGTGTCATTGGATTTCCTGTGATCGTCTCCCTGGACCAAGTGTGTCACATCCTCTTCTCCATCATCATCTGAGGCGGATGACAGGTAAAACTGTCTGGCCTCTTCTCTGTCCTCACCTTCTGAGGAAGATGAGTCAGTCTGCTCTCTGCCATATCTGGGCTTGGTTCTGACTCTGGAATCTGTGTATTTCTTCTGAGACTTATTTGTGATGTTAGAATCTGTAGGCCTGACATCTGATCTGATTGGTTGTTGATAAGTAGAGTGGTGGGTGGGTCTGATATTATTGTTGGAAGGGGAGGACCCTGAGTTTTCTTGATGTGAGGAGCGGCTATGTAAATGACTAACTACTGTCTCCAGGCGACGCTGATACTTCTTCTTAGTTGGTGAGACGGGGGAGATACCTGATATAGATGCGGCCGCTGTGACAATGTCATATCCTCCTGGGAAGTCATCCCCTGTGAATCATAACCATGGGGCACATGTTAGAGAATTTACCCGATAGGCATCAAGGACATGATGAAGACAGAAATGCAATTCAGAATGATTTATTTATTGTATATATGAAAATTAAAATGGGTACGGGATGTAGGTCATGTAAATAGTCCAGGTTCTTGGGAGTACCAAATACAGAGACAGATCAATGTCGGCTCTCCATATTGACTCTATTCCTTTTTGCACTTCTTCTTGCCTTTCTTGCATCTCTTCTTTCCTTTTTTTGCCTGTTTTTTCTTAGGTTCTTCGAGTTTCTCACGAACTTCTTGGTTTTTTTCTTCCTGCTGACGTTCCAGTTCTTTCATCTCCTCGTCACACTTTTGTTCGGCCACTATCTTGGGCACGGAAATGTATTTCCTCTTACGTCCCGCCTTAGGAGGTGGGCGGGTGAAAGCTCTTGGTTGTCTGAAGGTTTCGGTGGGATCCAGGAGCTCAAATGATGGGGCCGTGAGGGTGACCACTTCATGTTCCACAGTAGGCTGAACAGCGTCATCCTGGGAGATCTTGGGGGTGGAGACATCTACCTTCTGAGCCTCATCTGTCTCGCCTACCTCAACACCAGAGACCTCTCCTTGTTCTATCTGATCTGTGATTACATCACCACGGGGCAGGGCCTTGGCAGCTTTATTAAGGACCTCTAGTGAGATCAATTTGTCTGTATAAGCGTGAAAGGTAGCCTTTTCTAGAACTCTTCTGATGATTGACAGGGTATTTTCATTATACTGACTCATCTGTATGAGAATGAAAAACGCCATGTTCCGCCTAGACTGCTTTATCATGTTTTCTTGAGCTACTAAGGCTAATCTCTGGCCATAGAGAAGGGCCCGAACATCTTCCCTGAGACTAGCATAGGTCTCTCTACACATTCTGGGAAAGGTGTCTCTGTTATAGTACTTCCTGTTTCGTAACAGGGTAGCCATCTCCTCTCTGAGTTGTAGGACCTTAGCGATGATGTTCGAATTTGAAAAGTTATCATCCGTGATAACCTGATCCTGTTTCCACCTGAGTAACTGATTTCTAACAGTTGCCATGATCTTAACGCTGGAGGGTGGGTCGTAGAGACCCGCTGCTCTCTGTGCGGCTTCCAAAAGTTTGCTACCTATCTCTCTGTGTAAGATGAACTTGGTCACGACCCTGCTGCCGTCTAGGTGTCTTTTGAACACGCCTTCTAGTGATTTGGCATAGGTAGAAGCCTCTCCCAGTTTTTCCATCCACTCGTCCTTTTGTGGTTCGTTGAGACCAAATGGCATGAATTCAGTGTAGCTTTCATATAGGGCTCTTCCGAAAGTGTTACTCTTATCTTCCGGATCACCTGAGTTATTTATGATTGCTACATGTTTATCAACTATGATATATACTTCTTCTGATTCTTTGTACACTTTTTTGGCGAATCTCATCACCATTTCATGATGAATGATTTCCAACATCTGCAACGTCACTCTGGTACAGACTTCAAGGCTTTTCACTGTAAACCATAGATAGAGGCAAAGTTGCTTATTGCCTCTTGTTTACCACCCCCTACCTCAGGCGTGAACATGCATGTGCATAAAAGACAGTCTTACCTGCCAGGTCTTTGATCTGCGCATCTGCACCGGAATCGCCCATCTTGCCGGAGAGAGTGTCCATGGCTTCGATCATAGGTTCGGTGGGAGTGTAATCTGGTTCTGGATCGGTTAGAATATCTTCCAGGGACATGTCACATCTGACAAGTTCGGTGGTCTGGGTTGTGAGTTCATCAGCGATCATTTTGGGAATTCTGTAAAGATTTATAATAGGTAAAGAAATGTATGTTTTCTATATGGGTCTGCCTATAAAAAATAAAAATGTCCCACCTTTTTATGTTACATACTTACTTTTCTGGGGGTGTGGGTCTCGGAGGAAGAGACTCGCGATCCTGTAGATGACGTGTGTCACCAACCATGATCATCCTGGGGTTGCTGAGTTCCATGTCCATTGTCTGTCAGATATGATTGGATATATGAGATATTCCATATATTTATTTCTCTGTTTTTACCATCTTTTTAAGATGGAGGAGCGTTTCCTGAAATTTACTTTCATCCTGATCACCTGTATCCTCTCTCTACTCTACGTGATCGGTGACGGTAACGAGATTGAAGAGACAGACAACGGGACAGGTGAGACAATGAAGGTTTGTATTGAGTCCCATATCTACCACCTCATAGGTGATATGATACTGGGGCTCCTGCGTGCGGGTCTGCACCTCTTGTGGTTTTATTATATCATCTCTTGACACATCGGACAGAACCCCGTCGAATAACGACCCCCTTGATACGTCGGGACAGACGAGACGTCACGAATACAACGAACACAACACGCCCATCTCCAGAGTCTTCCAACTCGGGGGAGGCGCACGGGAGATGGCTCCAGCCCCTCAGCACCATTCTCTGTATCCTAGTTATGTTTGGCCTCATCATGGCAGCGGTGGCTTGCAACATCTGGTGTCTGGATACCGATGACGTCGGTAGCCGCGCAGACTCTATGTTAGACCTCGAGACAGTGCCCCCTACCGAGGATATAGACTAAAAAATACATCGGTGGGGCGGAGATCATTTTCCTAAAGAAAAATGGAAACTCTATCAACCACACGGTATATCTAATTGAAATGTCATCAAAATCCAAAAGAAAAACGTGTGGGTAGGACCGTCACCATTTACAAGATGCACGTGGAGACCACCACCGGTAAGAGAAAATTAGACAAAATCGATAGGTCATCCGCCACCAGAGAGGTGTAAAAGATATATGGCTCGATCAGCTGATACACCGCCACCGTAAAACCACGCCTCTCCCATATTGTGTAGAGACCCTAGCGAGCAGCCACAAAGAATCACAGACAGAAGAAAGTAGAAGCACCAATAAGTAACAGTATATTGATATAGTATGAAATTCTTACCTTATTCAGATTGATAGTAGTTTCCACTAGAGGGTGCTGGACAACCGGAGTCGAGTGCCGGGACGAATCTGTCTTGGAGATCCGAAGAAACGGGGTCTTTCTCCCAGGAGCGGAGAGGATCTGCGTTTCACGGTGTCGGAACCGAGAACTGTGCAGAGCTCGACGGCACTACCCTTTTTATACCCACGTAACTGTCTCTCAACCAATAGATTTCAAGCCAACTTGCTCAGTCATGAGGAATTTTTGGGTAAAATGTTGCAATTTGTAAGGCCATTTCGAGCCAAGTGTCGAAATCGGGCGAGCGGTCGCGCCCAGATGACTCTCGAGCATGTGCTCGTGTGACTCAGAAGGCAGATTTGGCACACAGAAAACTGATGAGACCAGGAGAACTCATTAAACTTTGGCTGACACCGTGAGTCTTTGGCATGCTTATTATGGGATTTGATGGGAGGGCGTCCTGACATGACACTGAGTCACCGATTTGCTGAGAACATCTCGGAAACTAAATTCACATGTGCAGCATTAGCCCTTGGCTAACATTTTGATGACACGACAGAGAGGCCGCTGACTCTGTATGAAAATTGGCTGATCTTAGGTAATTCAGGTCACTCAGTGGATGATAGTAACTATTTCTCAGAACCATACCTAATAAAGAAATCACTGACGCGGATTTTTCCCGGTAGACGGCTGACACATGGGCATGGAGTTAATTAGATACTGATTCATTTTCATATGAAATTCCTGAGTGGACGTGATCCACCTTATGAAGTAAGAGCTGAATCAGCCTCATGTGTCAGGGTGCGGATCCGGGCTGACCCCGCTCGTCAGCGGTTTCCAGAACACATGTCCCATGTGTGGGTGATTAAACTTTGGCCGGTACCTATCGTGGCACATCAACTGACGTCTGAATCAGCGCATCCCGCGTCGGTGATTCAGACCCGTTCCACCCAGCTGATTGTGACATTGGCCCTGAATCACCCTCACGTATCGGGACGTGGACCCGGGCTGACCCCGCTCGTCAGCGGTTTCCAGAACACATGTCCCATGTGTGGGTGATTAAACTTTGGCCGGTACCTATCGTGGCACATCAACTGACGTCTGAATCAGCGCATCCCGCGTCGGTGATTCAGACCCGTTCCACCCAACTGATTGTGACATTGGCCCTGAATCACCCTCACGTATCGGGACGTGGACCCGGGCTGACCCCGCTCGTCAGCGGTTTTCAGAACACATGTCCCATGTGTGGGTGAATAAACTTTGGCTGATACTTCATATTATGACAGTCTTGGCTGAATGTTATCTACCCACCCGACCTCTGAATCGATATATTCCATGTCAGTAAACAGAAACTGTTTCTCCCAGTGGAATATGACAATTATGGTCGGATGTTACCCACCCTATGAAGTAAGTGCTGAGTCAGTCCTATGTATCAGAACAGGGACCTAGGTTGACCTTATGTGTTACTAATTCCAGAATACTGACTAAGGGGTCTGCATAACATCCCCTCCCCTGGCACGAGATCGAGCCAAGAACCTTTGTCAGCGGTTACATTCCGGTTGACATATGACTAATCGTGTCAGCAACATCATCAACTGAGTCAAAGCAATAATAATTTTCCTATGTTTCCACATATCTGGTGACAAAGCATGATGTTTCTCAATTCGCTCAGTCTCCTGACAATGAGTTATGTGGAAAAAAGAGTATAGAACATACTGATTCAGACCTTTGAGACCTCTGAATCAGTGGAAATTAATTATAAAATGGTAAGTGTAGCAATATTTTAATAAAATTACGTGGTAGAACAGGCGGAGTTTAGGGTATAAAAGAAGAATAGTAGGAAGTCCTCGTTCAGACACCGATCTGACTTCAGAAACAACGGATCCTCGATCGAGAAACTCGCAAGCTACGTTCTGGGAACTCTCCGGACCTAGGGTGAGTACAACTACCCCATTCTAGAGATATTTGGGACGGGGACGTGGGGTCCCTCGTCCTCGGTCTCCGGAGCGTCCTCTATGTGCGGAGGCTCGCTCGGGCTCGATACCCTCTCCGATAGATGTATTGCAGTGGATTTGATAAGCATTCGTCTGCCTATCCGTTCACCCGCCCACTTGGGGTTTTAGTTTCACCTTCCCTACGTGTGGGGGTCCCAGGAGCTTACCTGTTGCGGATCCGCTGTCTTTTTAGATCTGCTGTCCGGTCCCTTGGTAGTCATAATGGAAGCGGAGGCGATGCTTCCTTCTCCCTCGGAGTCAGTGTCCAAACCCCACATCGTACAGCCTTCGGGCAGCTAGATGAGTTGAGGAGATCTGTTCCCTTCGAACAGGTACAGGTCCTCTGATCTTAGATCGGTGAAGGCCCTCCTTTTAAGCTCCTTGTTCTCCTTACCTCCGCATTTTGCGGTAAAGGGGCCGATCCCTTATACCTGCTGACGATGGTAAGCGATACTTACCCGACTGACAGGTGACCAAGCGTTTTGGTAATGGATACCCACCAAGGTGGCTCCGACCTTGCAGATCCCTCCATATTGAACATGGACTGATCCTCAAACGACCTCGGTTGATGAATGACGACCGGTTAATGTCTCATGGTCACGGTTATCTCATTTCGTCCCCTGCTGTCTGCTGACGGAGACAAAGCTGCAATTTCTGATAGGGGCGGGAACGGGTCAGTTATCTGATATCCCTCAAGGTGGCTTCGACCTTGCAAGACACTCCATAACAGAAACCAGGTGCCCTGCAAGCGACCCCGATTTCTGAATGACAGCCGAATAATCGCCGCGGTCATATATTTGACTTTCGTTTTCTCCACCTGCCACTTGTGGTCAAACCGGTGCGTATCTAAGGTCTTTTTGAGTGATAGGCGACCACCGCACCCGGTCATAGATACCCTCAAGGTGGACGTGACTTTGAGGGGGGTCTTTATTGTGGAGATAGGTCACCTCTGATCAACCCCGATTATTGAATGACAACCGGTTAATGACCACGATCGCGATCTTGCTTTCTCTTTATTTGGTATTTCCTTGTGGTCAAACCGGCACCGTGAAAGGGGCGTCTGATTGACGGGTGACTGTGAGATCGGACACCAGATACCCCCAAGGTGGTTCTGACCTTGTATACTTCTCCATTATAGAGATAGGAATGACCCTACGTAACCCACCCGATTGATTGAAGGGTGATCGCCGGACAATTGCCAGGTTATAACTTTTTCCTGTTGAACTTTCAATTTTCTAGCCAAAGGGGCGGGTGGATCTGTGACTAATCCATAAAAACGTCAGCGACTCCTCCTCAAAATCTGCCCCCGACCCGCCTCCACTGCAAAACTTTATAAAACCTGACCCGCAAGTCTCGGCCCATAGACCGCGGTCGAGTTATTCACAGAAGGTGAAGAGGCTCTGTGTTCTGCTCACCATCAGAAGACTAGGAATTGTGGTGAATAACCGAACCAGATTTTTGTGAAGCCGAAAAAGTGATCCTGTCTCCCGGGTACAGAGAGAAGATAACGGAGCCCCTGGAGGTCTATAAAACATCCCGCGTATGTGAGTCTTTATAAAATATTTTTATTTTTCTATTTCTATATTTCTCCTATCACTTGCTTAACATCCTAGTCACTATAACAAATTATAATATTGGGTGGTTTCATCGATTTCAAAAGAATGATATAGGTTCATGCTTGCGGTTTCACCCATCTCTATCATCTCTAACCATTGAAGAAATTCTCTCACGTCCCTAGAACGCAGTCCCAGCATGTCTTGAGATACGGTCCCCGCCAAACACACTTTCCACATCTTACTTTTAAGATGAACCGCATTAGGGCTTCCATCTTCGGTTCGGACCAATTCTCTTCCTGTGGTTACTAATACAGGAGTTTTTCTCAAAGACTTAGTCACCTCTTTGGCCCGAACTTTAAGCAACATCCCGGCCAGGAGGCTTCTATAAGTATCTGAGACTAGAACGTTCTCGGGGGGATCTCTCCACCAGATGAGCAGTTTATCTACACAGGCAGCCAGGTCTTCCTGGGTGGGTGTACCCACCAGTATTCCCGTCAGAGGCACGCAGGCCATGATGGCATTGGCCAAGTCCAGGGCACCCGTATCTGCTTCCCCATACAACCAGAGACAATTTTTGGGAGTGTGTCTCGAGCGAAGGAAGGCCCAGAGGACCCCGGCTACCACACGAGGGTTGAGGTTATGGGTTCGGATCAGACGATACGTGGGATTATCACAGATGTCCCTAGCGACCGTGGTCCCGTCCCCCTTGATCACGTAACGTAACGGGGACTCCCGGGTTCCCAAGTACCTCCGAGCCACAGAGATAGCCTTCCGGGCCCGAGCTCTCTTCACGGGGTCACTCTGAACCTCGAGATAGGACTCGAACTCTTCTAAACACCAGGTGTTCTCATTCACGATCCCATACTCGATCAGAGTGGCTACCATTTTAGGTAGTTTATCGACCGGGGACTCGCATCTCCTATCTAGGGATGACGAGGATGACCTATGGTTCCCGTGTCCTTCTCCGACGTCGGGTGACCTGCCGGAACGAGATTTGGATGGGCGGGTCTTACTCTTTTTGCTGCCGCTGATCCCCGAGGACTTCTCGGTGCTCTTGCCGGTTCTAGTCTTCATCCCGGACGTCCGCGAATCCCGTTCTCCCTTCTTTTCTCAAGAAAATGGGACGTGGTCTAAGTGATCCGCACCTTTTAAGTAGTATTCGGTGCCAGGATACAGAATGACTAAGCTCTGACACCATTTCCTGTTACTAACACTTTCCAGATCTCATGGGACATGGCTTCTCATCAAGAACTCCGTTTTGTCTTAGAATCTGAAAAATCTTCATCTTCGAAGGACCACTCGTACTCCAGAGACAAGATGGACGTCGGGACTTCCGAACGCACCCGGGGCATGAATTTTCCCTATGCGACCCAAAGAAGCCCTGACACGGTCGACGCTCAGTTCTTAGAACGTTCGGGGAGCCAATGGCCAGACGTACTCAGACCCGTAGAGTGTATGATAGATTATCAGGAATACAGGAAGAGGGCTGGCGCAGCATGGGAGCCGTTCATAGAACTTTTAGGGGTCTCTAAAAACTTTTATGCTCTGGGTCGCCATCTTGAAGAGGTAGATGGAAATATGATCCCCCTTCCGTGGCCCGTAGATAAACATGTCAGGCTCACCTCCACCAACATGCTCAATTACCATGGGAGCCTAGAATGTGTCAAGAGAAACTATCCTATGATAGGTGGAGAGGATGTGGAAGTTTTGGGAGTGGTCCTTTCTAGAGGACAGTCTCTGTACAGTAGTACTGATCATCCAGTGTTATTTATTTCCCGGAGCGGGGTCGTTTACTGTCACATTCGGGCTCAGCCTATTTGGGTCCCTGGTTATGATCCGGACATGGATCAGGAAAGAGTGTTTGTGGTGGCAGATGATCTGAGGACCCTTGCTAAAGAGGGATTGGTCAGGTGCGACGAGATGTACACAGAGGAAGGCGGAGCCCCTTATGCTGCACCGGACGACAAGTCCCTCCAAGAATTGATCAGGATCAGTCGATACGGTTCCTACAGGTTTTTCAAAAACCTGGATGCCATGGAAGAGCAGACGATTTACATCAATGGCTGCCCGGGGATGCTGAAGGATCGAGTGTTTATCATTCCCACCTACGTCCCGAGCTATTTGAAACGCTTAATGGCAGAGACTTATGGGAAAAATTTTCACATAATAGGCAGAGTAACCAGATCCCCCGACGATCCTCCCTGTGACTGTGAATGCTTTATTATGGTAAATGACACTAACAAGATTTATTCATACACACCCGAATCCAGTAAGGTGAGATACATAGCCAAAGATTTTGATCAATTCTTGAGGATGGGAACTAGGAGGGCATACTTTAATTTTGAACTGTTTCATAAAGACCGCCCTCCCGTTCATGACGAGCCCACTTTCACCCCGCCCCTGGGATGTGGTTTCTTTCTGCTGTCCAGGGAAATGATCACTGTGAAGAGAACGAAATAAAAACTATTGACTGAATATGTACGCATTACACTGAATCATCTGAAACAGTCCCATCCACTTGGATCAAGTTACATCTACACCTGTGTTTTGTCTATTGAGCCCTGTGTTCAATCCTACTTACACCTGGGTTCCATCTTGGGTCCTACTTATACTTAGGGCTCATTGCCTCCACCTACACTTAGGTTCCACCTACCTCCGGGTCCCATCTTGGGTCCTACTTATACTTATACTTAGATCTTGGGCCCTACTTATACTTAGATCTTGGGTCCTACTTATACTTAGGGCTCATTGCCTCCACCTACACTTAGGTTCCACCTACCTCCGGGTCCCATCTTGGGTCCTACTTATACTTATACTTAGATCTTGGGTCCTATTTATACTTAGATATTGGGTCCAGGGCTCATTGCCTCCACCTACACTTAGGTTCCACCTACCTCCGGGTCCCATCTTGGGTCCTACTTATACTTATACTTAGATCTTGGGTCCTATTTATACTTAGATATTGGGTCCAGGGCTCATTGCCTCCACCTACACTTAGGTTCCACCTACCTCCGGGTCCCATTTTGGGTCCTACTTATACTTAGAGCCCTAAGTCCCATCTTGTCCCACTTACACTTCTATTATGTATATTACTATAAACCATGTAAATCCTTTGTAAGTACACCTTTTTTTTATCACCTGAGATGATGAAATAAAGTTTCATACCATCTTGTATTTACTTTAGATTTTATTGTTTCCGAAAGAAAGGATCAGTTAAGTCAACCCAGGCCATCGGCAAATCCGGGTGCAACTTTTTGTCTAGATAGCAATAGGGAGATGGTGCTCTCATAGGCATCATTTGAAAGTCGCATTCAATTTTTGAATAAGTATAGGGTCTTCTTGTTTTTAGTGTGTAGCCCACATATTGATTGAAGTCAAAAGTCTTGCCAAAATCCTCATCGACCATCCAATTAAAATAAGGGGGGTCCGTGTCTATCAAATAGAGAATCTGTCCCGTCGAAGTACAATTCAATTTCAGTTGGGGACCTTCTCTGATAAGTTTTCTGAAGGAAAGGAAACATATACACAAACATATAGAACATAAGCATGTACACGTGTTAGATATCTAATAAAAACTATACCTACCCTTCTGAACACCTATCTTCCACACACTGAATTTCCCCTTGAACATCCACATAGAGCAGGGACTCTCTGCAGGATAGTTGGATCTTGTCCATCAAAGTTTCTCTGGATACATGTCTGGTCAGATTCTGTATGTCCGTTCTGAGGTCCGAAGAATGCAGACAATATTGACTACCGTCATCGAGAACGTATTCAATCACGGATCCGCACACCTCCCAGTCTATGAAACGTTCCGGGGGACCCGACGAATAGGTATTACAGCAAAACCTGGCGACGGATGTGAACGAATGGCATAGGAGAAGTAAGAACGGAAACGTAGTCTTAGGCGTCGGGAACGTCACACCGTACGTCATCGTTGTCACCGCTGCCCAGACAACAGAGAATAGCCGTTCGGAATAGGCAACCGAGACAACACATCTTGAGCATACAGATGGTTATGAGTACATCTGGTAAATAAGTCGCCGTTCGTCGCGGAAAACGTGACGTCCAACGTATAGCTGATCGAGGCTTTGGATTTACCGGCCCCGATTCCATCGGGGAAAAATTTACTGTTCATATGGAGCTTCAATTCGCATTGACATTTGATCCACGATGCCCCGTCCCACGCCTTATATTCGTAACTCCGGATATAGGTTTTAGGTCTACGTTGGATGTCGGTCACCGCGTACATAAAATCGTCCATATCTAAGTCGATTTCATGATATTCGAAGGTATTTTCTCCACGATAGTTCTTTGTCAACATTCGCGCGGCTTCTTTGACTACCCAGAATAGGCTGTTCTCCGCGTCTTTCTCACTCTTCATGAAACACGCTAATTTCTTTGCCCAACCTTTAGCCGGGACACAGATCGTGTGACCAGAAAGAAGATGGAAGATGAGTTCTGGACCGCACTCTGTCAAATTACTTGTTATCTCTAAGATGGCGTATCTCGGGATCGGCTCCATTAACCACGGACAGCATGAAGTCTCTATTTTTTTCGTATTTCCGATCGAAGTAGACCCATTCGACGATACCCAAAGCCAACATACGAACAGAAACACGTGCCACGTTGTGTAATTAATCATCTTTTATTGAAAATGGTAAACGAGGGGGGCCCAAATACAGTAAAGGACGTAGCCGAGTCTCGGCTGTGTGATTACGAGAGTTGTAGATCGAGGTTCACGCGCAGGGTCTTCGTGGCTGACCTTTTTTGCGATGACATGCTCGTAACTATTGACATGAGTTTCCGTTCATGGGATCCGGTTCGTAATCGCGCTATCGTCTTCGTAAAGGTTGTCGTTACGAACATATCCCGATGTACTCCGGGCGCACGGGGATCAGATGCCAGAATGTCGATCGTTCTAAGCAAATTGCTTATATTCAGGCTGTAGGAAAAGGAGAGGTTAGAGAAGAGGGTCGCAATATATGGGGGGGGGGGAGATTAACGTTACGTTCTACCTGTACAAAAGGTCCACTGTCTCTTCCCTGTCCCGAATGGCGGCCCCGAAACACAACCTGAAGCCGGTCACTAATACTTTTTCTGGACGAATAAGGTCCGGTACATACGTGTCTGGGACCGAGATCGTCACGGCACCCGAGACCGTATTTACCCAGAAACACGCTAACACCGCTAGACGTAGCCATTCCGTACGTACCATGGTGACTTTTTTGAAACATCTTTGAATGATTCCGGAGTTATATATAAATCTTATGATAGATACGATCACGACGATCAACGAAGTCGTCCATATACCGAATACGAGCAGGCGACCGATTTTGACGTCCCGAATTAATGTCGTCATTCTCGCGTCCAGGCAAGCGCGGCCCACGGTCAGGACGCCGTTCACTCGAATCATGCATACTCTGCAAGTCTCCTCCGTCCGAATTTTCGCCCTCATTACCACGTACGGTCCGGTACGTCGTAACGGGATATAACTCGGACTGATCGCACACGAATCCATAGGATTCGTTGGAGACTTCCGTTTGTCGGAGACTGATGATGACAGACAGCGTTCGCTCAGCCAGGCGGTCTGACCCCCCGTGGAATTTCTAGGTACCCGAAAACGACACAGAAAATACTGCTTGCTTGCCGCGATCTCGGCTCCCGTATCCACCAGCGTGGCGACATGTCGTTCGTCGCTGTGTCGAGCTCGATTTACCGTCATCTCACGGCAAGCTAGGCACGTCTGTCTGTGTACAGTCTTGTGAAACCACTGACACATGACACAAGAACGTCGCGCGAGCAAAGGATTCAGCGACACGACGACCGTTCCGTTTTGCCATATGGCGCTCTTTCGTCCATGAACCACACCGCCGCGGATCAGAAACAGATCTTCGGAGCGTGCCATGATGGGCTCCGGTTGTTCGGGGAGATAACAGAAGGGGGTCCCGGAGATGATTTCGCCCGGGGGTCCGAACTCGCAAGTGAACGAATCACCCGTCTGAGACGAAGCCCACGGCATCACGGTGTCGTCGACGTTCCCGATCACAAGGCAAGAGAACGATAACAAAAGGACGGCCTGTGCTATGATGGGGGGTAGCGCCATGGCGTAGGGCGGTTGGCCGAACGATACGGGAACGGAGCGGTCGCTCTCTTTATACAAGAGCTGTGGGGTCCGCGTCATCGAACTTCCTCCGGATCCCTCGGATTTCACTGCACGGTCTCGTAGATAGACTCTCCACCACGGCCGGTCGGGGACATGTCTTCGTAACCGAGTCCCAGCCTCGGGGTATATGCGACGCCCCGATCGGATTGCGGTCCCGTCCTGATGGTACCGACGATGCTGCCGTCGTGTTCGGTCAGGAACACCCGACATTCGATCCCCTGTTCTTCTTCCCTCCGTCTCCGACATCGTTCGATGATGGCCGAGATGAGGATGGCCAAAATGGCGAGCAGCAGTAAGATGGCCGTAGCGATCACGACGCAGATTACGATGAACTGTTGATGTAACACGTCCATCGGAGAATACGAAGTCGTGTTGCCGGACATCCCGGTACATCCAGAGGAGGAGGTGGCTCTGTCACCCATGGTCAGAGTCCCCGGATCCTTATCGTCTCGATCGGGTGGGTCGGGGTCAGATGACCCACCTTATTTCCCGTCGTTACCGCGGTAACTCGAATCTGTCTTCGAGTACGCGCCATGAACCGATCTTCACTTCCATCTCGTATACGCGGATCGGACACGACCCGGTGGCCGTTACGCTCACTACCGGTCCCTCGGGTCCTAGATAACACGACAGTCGACACCCAGGTGCATATTCTATGTATTCGAATCCCGGGCGTTTGATAGTTAATACGGTTTTATTTCCGTCGTCGGGTCGGAGGATGCTGGTGACCGTGAATCCAGAGGGTAACCAACCATACCTTTGAGGCGCACACGTTCGTCGTCGGGTCTTTCCGTCTGTTGGTCTATCATAGGTCCTACATTTCATACCCAAGTTCAAAGACAGCGCTTTATCGGCGCTTCTCCCGTCTTCAGCGGTAACCGTGCAGCGCATCGTCCCCACAGATGCGTGATTAATAGTTCCTAGAAATCGTACGCGCAACTCTTCCATACCCCGTTCATCAGGATCTGTGCGCGTCAAATGCAATTCCGCGTCGTCCACGTCACGGGGGCGTAAGTAAATCACCCGGTCAAATAACAGACGCGTCCACGGTGTGTGATACAATAGTTCATGTCCATAAAATTCTCGATCCCACGTTAGTTCCAGACTTACAAATCGTGACGTTGTTCGCCAGAGCCATTCTAACGTGGCGCGGTCCATGCCACCGGTGCTGCGTTCGTTTTGAGATACAGTCAACACGATCTGGCAGACCGCGACGTGTACAAGACACAGGGACACGTGCGCAGAGACCGGGATCCGCATCTAATTTTTAATTGTCACCCCAACACGCTACGTAACGTCCAACCCACACACAGGGCGCACCACAGGGCGAATGGTCGTTCTAGAGCTGGTACCGCGAAAGTCACCGCGGTTAGGGTTGTGGCCAGAGTCAGGAACACCACGCTCATCTCGAAGGCTTTTAGATCACGGACTCCGTAGGCTTCGACACCGGATCTGGCGATCAGTCCCCCGCGTCCATTGTCCATCTCCACCGCAAAACCCACATCGGTCTCGGATATGGCAGCTACCAAAACGAAGACGGCTCGACCTTCTGGGTCTCGGATTCGAGAGAAACTTAACCTCTCTCCAGACACGGTATTTTTGAACCGATCTAGGCGCCCCGAAAAGTGGACCACGGGTCCGTTCTTCACCCGGAGCAAGGTCACCCCCTCAACGTGTGGCGAGATCTTTTCAGAGAGGGAGAAATGCGCCCGTAGGATGTTACCCCGGATCGTAAATCTTGTCTCCACCAGCGCACTCACCAGAAATGTCGCATAAGCAGTCTCTTGATCGATCATGTCGTCTTCCTTTAAAGGTACCGCAAAACAAGCGTGTCCCCCGATATTCTCATAGACGGGGGACAATTCCACACCCGTAGATATTTCGTTTGAACCGTCCGTGGTTCGACGACTGAATACCGATACGGACGCCGTTCGTCCGTCGTCGTACGTTCCGATATCGGAGACGAACGAGTTTCCTTCAAACGTTTTCCACAGGTAATGACAACGTTCCGTGTTAGGACCCGTGGAACAGCGGATCCAGCCAACTGCACCACGTGAGAATGGGATTCGTAATGAGCAGTTGAGGATCAGAGGCTCGTCTCCCATAGTGAAAACCGTGCGGGGATGAGCGAAATCGAAACCAGACAGGTCTCTTTTGAACGGTTTTTCCTCTTGGGCATGAGCACTGAAGACCTGTGACGCCGCGAGCAGAAACGCCGCGATCGAATACATGGTTCGGGAACACGACGGGAGGGGGGAAGAACGACACAGACACGTAGAGATTCTATAGGTTATATACAGCTTTTTTTATTGAGACGACGAGCGGGAGTGAGGAACAGTTTACCTTTTACCAATTTGACGAGGGCGGTTAATGAAAACGAATGACGATAAACACGACCATCATGAACAGGGTTGCGACAGTGGAACTCACATAGGTCCACTTTCGCAATTGGACGATCGTCTCCGTATCGAATCCTTTTTGCTTTTCCGTCGCGGTCTGTGATTTTTTTCTCGGTGTGCCCTGGGGCGATCGTTGAAGGGTGGGGGGGTCGCGGTCTCGTTTTCTCAGCTTCTGCCGCAATCTGTTGCGGTAGAGCCGGATAACCGGCGAGAATCTTGGACGATCGTACTTCACATTTATCGGATATCCTACAACGAAATGACGAGCCCGGTGTCAAGACATACTCCAGTGTCACCTCCACGGATACCGACGATCCGTTCAATGAAATCTTGGCCGATGGATCTGACTCTGGACCAAGGCCATCGGCCAAGAGCAGCGTATACACCACCACGCCGTCGGGCATCCGCTCGATATCTAATCGTCCCCAGAGACGATGGTGAAAACGGCAATTGATACGGACTCGGGGTCCTTCCGTGAGTAAAGAGATGGCGATGTGTCCCGGAATCGTGATGGAATTTTCGTACATCACTCCGTATTCATTTTTGACCACACATTGATAATCTCCCGGAGGCAGTCTCAGGCCGTAGTCCGTGATGGCGGACAGACAATAGGTGGTGTTATACTTGGTCTGCGAGTCCCAGCGTGGTCGCAAATCCATCTTCGAGATGAATTCGTTCTGTCCCAGTATATAGCCGTCATAGCCGTTCCGTACGTACTGGGTAACCGATTCGAAGATCGTGCAGTCTTTCGAACGACCCCAGATTACGTTCTCTGGATGTGGGCCGCTGTAGTGACAGCATAGACGGGCTATCTGAAGATTAGGATCGCCGTCTATCACGTAGTGTGGTTCGATTTTCACTTCCTTGGACGATAGAGTCAGCGGTTCGCTCACGGCAGGGACCACGCAACTGGGCACGAGAAAACGACAGCTGTATCTTTTCTCCGCTCGCGACGTCGCCACTTCCAAGCGGAAGGTCACGGTGTCGTTGGTACGGATAACCATCGCCCTCTTTCGGCCGTCCGCGGATCGGTAATATCCGGCAGGATCCGCGGGCACGGTCAGGACGGATCTCCCGTCCACCAACAGAGACAGGTTGCCCTGAACGAAGGCGCCTTCCACGATGCATGTCACGAGATCTTTAGTGCGTCTCTGTTGTCGATTGGCCTCGATACGTACCACGGGAAGTATGATCTGGGGGAAAGGGCTCTGAACACCATCCGCGACAATCATGAGCAGATACAGTCCGACCTGGGATGGGTCGTATGTTCCGTTGGCCTTGTATTCGATAACATTTTCCAATTTCCGCTCGCTTGTGGACAGATTTTTGGAGGATTCGGGTTGCAGATCGTGTGGCTTGACGCATAATCGCCGATGCATCGAGACTGTGGCCGGAGCGGGGATGATACATGAGACGGAAAATTCATCGTTGATCTTGGAAGGTAATTTCCAGACACACGATGGGCCTTCCGGGCTACCCGGATCAATCGGCGACGGGATCACAGACGCTGTCGACATGGTGTTCCCTCTCACCATCGTCACCACCAGGAGGGTGAACGCGAATTTTTCCATTTTTCCCATCCCGCCTGATTCTCGCTTTCCTCGCCCAGGTCTCTCGACCGTGCGTCTCCGGTCTCCATAACTCGCTCTCGCCTGGAGCTTTTATATACTAACGTGTGATGAGCACCTCCCCAGGGAAGATGATGACGCCGAGATTAACGATCAGACATCGGACTTCCGCGTCGCGAGACCCGAGTTGCCGCACGGGAGATGGCGGGGAGCCTCAGCGAGGTTCCCGATTTCTGTAAAGCGGCCAGTCTCGCGGCCCTCTCGGCGATAACACCGGTGTACGTTTCTTCGGGTTGATTGACGAATGGACCCGGAGGACACATCATTCGTTGATAAAGCTCGCGCTGTCGACGTCGTTCTTCGTCCGTCGGATCCGGTCGTGTTCGGGGACAACGAAAATTCCGTCTTCCTTCCGCAAGGACGCCATATCCCTGCTCCGATTCGTTCTTCGGTTGGTAAGATTCTCCCGTCACTACACACACGGGCAGGCTGCTGACCGGATGTCGGAACTGCCTCTTTGCCTCTTCCAAATGGGCGAACTGTACACACCTGTCCGTATCCGGGCCCGTGCGGAGTTGCCATCGAAGCCAACCTCTCAGATCTCGTCGCGCGACCTGTCTCACCACCGGTTCTCGGTCTCCTCTCGTCCCTTCTCGTTCGTGAGGACACAGAGCCCGGCGTTCTAATCTCAGCTCCCCGAGAGCATCGCGGTCAAAACGATTCGGTTCCGGAGAGATTCCCCGTCTGAGTAATGTCGACAGATCGTCCGCCAGTCGATACACATCATTTTCTTCGACTCCGAAGCCGTATACCGCACCGGTAACTCCGAGTAGGACCACGATGTCAACCATGAACACGAACCCGCCGCTGTTATCGTAAGTACCGATTCCCCCCAGAACGACCCATTCTTCGGCCAGGCGAAATTCTACATAGTCCATCATCGCGCCACACGACTCATCGTCCAGTTCGGAAAAAGGCGGTTTGCGTCTCAGTTCCGACGCGTCAAAGATCTGCAGGATGCGCTCCGAACCGCTTGCCCGGTCACAAAGAACGATCGCGGTTCCTCGTACGCTCGTCACCGCCGCGTTGACGCTCTCCAAACCAATCACGCAAGCGGACAGGATCTTCTTCACCGCGGTTCGCGGACGCGGAAGCGAAATCGTGGCACCCCCATCCCGGTACGCCGGTTCGCAAGCGGATAGTCCCTTGTGCGCCAATTCGACCAGATTCTCCGCCGCGAGGAATAGACCTTCCGTCTCAGCATCGTAAAGAAAGAATCGACCTTCGGTATCCATCAATATGGCACAGGGAGTCTCTCGGTAGTGCAGATCTGGAGACCGAGCGGCGCAGGCCCCGAGGGGAATCAATTCGACATCGCGAGCGACGGCGACGTCGCAACAGATGTAGGCTCTGAGGTCGACCCCGAATAAGACCCGAATTTCGTTCATGGGCTGAGGCAACAGATACCAGTGTTCTGGAAATCTCAGCGTCAACGCCCGACCGGAGAGTTGACGGATCCTCTCTGGAATCTCGTTCGGATTAGACAGGGCCACATACAAGGTTCGAAAGTCCCGCAACACCGTTGCAAAGAAACGGCGCGATAGGTTCTTTTTCTCGTGTTCTTCCACGATCTCTTTAGATACAGTCAACGCTGTCGATTTCCAGGAATGGCCTTGAACAATTTCTATCTCATTATCCGAACGACCCGAGTCGGACCCAAGATCGCTGTCGCTGGAACCGTGGCGACGATGTCCCGACGCTTCACGGGATTCCCGGACGGATACGGTCTGCGCGATTTCATCATCAGGAAAGTTAAGAGCCGCCATATTGTCGTGCCCGGTTAGAGGTCCCGATCGAGTGCCTCGTTCTCGCCCTTCTTCCGACATACTAAGACCGAGCACACCTTTTATAAGACTGTCATCTGGGGGGTAAACCGGTGACCTACTCAACGGTATGTGTTTCTCATCCAGGTCGTCGTCCACGCATCCGAAATCCTCGTCGAACGTCCCGGGTTCTAGCGCGGTCGGGTCCTGCCACACTTCGGTCGGCATCTCATGATGTTCGCGGCCTAGGAAACGTACATCTCGCCGCAAAGCGCCCCGTAGGGACCACATCTTTCATTCCGTTTCCCTTGTCGCCCGTCGCCGCCCTTGGCACCGTCCCGCGTCCTTCACCACCCGGGAATGGTCACCGACAGACCAGGGTCGTGATTATTGGTCTCCCTCTCCCGTACTCGGCGTTGTTCTACCTCTACCAGTTCCACGTTCCCTCCTCCGTTCATGGTCATATATCCCATCGATGACGAAAGGGAAGGTTCCGACGGCTCTTCGATCGTACCCTCTACCCTCCACGGACTCTCCTGAGGCCACGCGTACCGCCGCGTGCCATCGTCCGCCGAAGGATATACGTCTTCGTCGTCGTCATCCTCGTCATCGTCGTCGGAACTGTCTTCGTCATCGGCGTCGTCACGAGATTCGATCTGCCCGTTCACTCTCCGTTGTCTCCGATGCAGAGTCGCGTGTCTCAACGCCCGCTTATCAGCATCATCCCAGGTCCGCATGTCGGCGCAGAAGCGATCGTCTCGACACAGCCACAGGTGTTCGTTCTCCAAATCAGCTTCCGTCATCACCGGTCGAATGGAATCGGAGACGTGCGGACAGATGGTAACGCTCTCACACCGTCGGTCTCCACGGTCACCACGATCAAACCTGGCTCCAAACGACACGCTTTTACACAGACCCGCGCGGAATAGCTCGTTCAAGTCGTCGGCCACCCGATAAAACTTCTGACGGGTCGCATCTACGGTATACACCGCTAAAAACGCGTCGACAACTAGGACGTGACGTGCAAAGAAGTACGAGGATGCGGTATATTCTCCGACTATGCCCAGGGTACGCCACGGACAGCACAGTCGATTCGCCACGGTGTCCCGACATCGACGTAGACAATCTTCGTCCATGGCGTTGAATGGCCAGTGTGCGGCTATCTCTTCAAACTCCGAGGTCACTTTCATGGCCTGAAAACGGTATCCTGGAGTATACAGTGCTACATCCAAATCACGATACCGTTCGCAATACGTTCGAACCTCATTCAGCGTGTCGCACGATAACAGATCCGATACCAACCGCGGCGGGGTCAAGGTGGTCTGCGGCGTGCGTGGGTATCGGTACACTAGTTCGCAGTGTAATAACCCGAAACGCGCTAGCTTATCCAGACTTGAGGACACCAGGATGGCAGCATCCGCTTTAGAATCGTACGCATAGACGCGCCCCAGCGTACCGAGACATAAGAAAGCGGCCGTCTTCTCGTACAGACCCTGCTCACGGACCACCAGTTCTCCAACCGGTGTCAACGTCTCATCACAACACACTAATCCGGTCAGGTCCCGGTCACGGAGTTCAGGCCACTGTTCTGCGGGACCCACGTCCAGAAACCAGTTATGAGGTATCCCGAGTAGTAATCTGTCGCCTTTCTGTCGCGAGGCCGTCTCCGCTATCGTCGCGGGATTGCCCTGTGTCCTATAGAAGTATCTGAAGCCCATCATGACCCGAAGGAAAACCGAACGGCTGGTGTGACGATACGGGGACGGATCGCCCGTGACAGGCAGAGATTCCCACGTTGTGTCCATAATGATCCGTGCGTTGCGAATCGGCCCGTCGCCTCCTGGAACTCCCGGATATACCTCGCCCCGTAGATCTTATATGTTACCTGGGTGGGATTTCCGCGCCTCGAGCGTGACGATGTCAGCGTGTCACTGCCCGGGATAGGGTCTCCGACCGTGTGCCGGTACGATGAGCTCGGTGTACAACTGGTATTGACGCCGAGCGTTCACGATCTCCTGATCGGTCACTTCCCGGTCAGCCTTTAGGATGTAATGCGCGGGAACGAAGCTCAAGCGATAAACACACGGAACCCTGGCCAATCCTTTCCCGGCAGAGGACCCTCCGCGTCTCCGTTCTGCGGCCGTCGTCGTGACCGCCTTGACGTGCATGATCGCCAGAGTCAGGTTCTCCTCGTACTCCGTCATAGGATTCTTATTTTCTGCTTCGGTCTTCAAAAACCGAGCCGCTACGTTCGGGTCTCGGAGATCCCACGGCATGGTGTGCGTCCGATCCGTAGCTTGTGCCAACCAGGAACAATATCCGATCACGTCCCTCGTCGGTTCACAGAAAAACTTATAGTGCTCTCGAGCCAGCTCTAACCGATCCGCAATCCGATGCGGACAACGACTTGCACCTTCCAGTTTCTCGCGTCGGCGGGTCTTAGCGTGGAACTCGAAACCGGAATGGAGTCTTTTTACCATGCCGATGCGAAATAACACCGAAACGTTGTCGGCGACTCGGCGAACCAAACCGAAGCCCGAATACAGAAGCAGGACGTACACCACACCGAAACGATCTACGATGAGAACGTGTTCGGCCCGAAACTCGGAACCCTGTGCGTTGGGCGCTCGATATCCCAACACCCCGAGAAGACACCAGGCGCAACGGAGTTTTCCCGACACCGCTTTCCAACACGATAGGAACTCGTTGTTGTTCAATCCGCGAAACGGCCACATGTTTCGCAATTCGATAGGACTTTTGGCCAGGAATAGAGCAGATGGACCGTAACCGGGTGTCACGAGTTCCACGAATCCATGTCCGAGAGCTCGCGTATAACCGACGTGCACGATGTCGTTCTTTTCTGGATGTGCGAATACGACCAACACTTCGCGACCGGATGCCGTGTCATGGACTTCTTCCGTCGCCGTCCAATTGAGACATTCTACGTCGGTCGGACTCAAGATCGCATCCGAGCCGCTGATGTATGTGAACGCACGACGAGTCAGTCCGAAACGGGCAAATTCTTCAATATCTCTGGCCACCAGATACAGGACATCTGACCGCGAACAGTAAACGTAGATTCGCCCTTGCGTTCCCGCCAACATAAGTCGCGTACCGTAGTCGCTCAGAGATAGCGGATCTTCGGGTCGATTCGTCCTACCACACAACCCCAAGGGAATCAAGATCTCTTCGCAACACACCAGTTGGTTTGCCCGTCGCGTATAGGCCTCCCAACATGTCTTACCCGCACCACCAGCCAGAAACCAGTCATCGGGGAAACCGAGCCAGATCATGGAACCATCAAACTCTCTCGCCGCTTCGGCGCGTTCATCTGCGGTCTCCGAGTCGACAAGCAGTCGACTGAATGTCTCCAGCACGGACACATAACCGGCCGCAGCGTTATCGGATACGGGTCGTTCCATATCAATTATTTCTCTTCCTGTTTCTCGTCACTGTTATATGTCAATTCGTTCTTGATCACACCCGCAAATGTCTCCCCCTATCTGTCACTCTTCCCTCGTCTATAGTCTGGGATAGGTCGTACAGGAAGGAAACAGACTGAGACGTTAGCGGAACAGGATAATGATTTTATTATGGTATATATGCACATGGGAGGGGTTCTATATCTGGAAGATTGAGCAATCGCTACTCGCCGTCGTCCTCGGGACCGTCTCCGAGTCGGACCTCGGATAGGGGCCGGTTGCACGCGTCGTCCAAATAACCTGGTGGGCATCCGTGGAGACCGTACTCGGCTTCGTCAGCGGCATAGGCCAATTCCGCATTGCGTCTCGCTGTGTCCCGGGTCGTTGCGTCAAAATCCTTTCTCATCAATGCGTCGTTCTCATCCCAGGTTCCGGCTGGCTCATCGAAACGCCCTTCACGAAGAAGCCATCGTAACAAGGCACCGAAGTCCTGTCTCGGTCTCGTCCCCAACATCTCGTACCGATCGTTCCATGCCGCCACTCCGACATGAGCGCAACCGGGCGCTTCCAATCGATCACGACCGAGCGTACCACGGTCGATTCGACGTCGGGGCAGATAAAGTTTCTGGAGTCCCATCCCGAAAAGCTGCAGCAGACTGTCCGCGATCCTCCAAGAATGGTGACGATCCGGGTCCACGTGAAAGATGGCTCCCGCTTCGTCCAGAATCAGTACGGATTCTACACGTAGCGGATCGGGACCGATTCGGAGACCGACTACTCCGAACAAAAACCACGGTCTGTCTCTCATCTTCCTCGTGATCTCCGTTCGGAATACGTCCAACTCGGCGTTTGTCATCTTCAGGAACGGCCACCAACTACGGAGGCATTCGTTCGTGCCGCAGAGAATCAAGGGCCGATCGCCCTCTCCCGGAGTGTGTAGAAGGATCGTCCGACCCTGTCGATGTCTGGCACGCTCCGCCACGGCACGACCGTCATACACGTCGCCAGCCAACAACTCTGCGACCAGTTTCTCTGGAACGCGAGTGGTCCTCGGCAAATGTTCTCCGGTATACAGGAGTTCACAGGAAACCAGACCCCTCCGGGATAGCTCGTCGATGCTGAGGGCCAATACGAACACGGTCGCCGTGTCCGTCGCGTAGCAAAGAAGCTGACCGTGAGGCCCCAGATACACAAACCACGGTAATTCCTGACACGGGGCACCCGTCCGAGGTCGACGGATGATCTGTCCGAGTAACGTGTACAGTCCTCGAGGAATTCCTGGGAAATCTTCCCATTTGGGATGCCCGGAAAACGGCACGATGTGATCTTGCGGCCGGAGACAGAGATACCATCCCGACGGTGCGCCGAGGCACATCAAACGTCCGGAATCCTGCTTTACTATAGTCTCGACAGACCGGGGATCGTGTTGAACAACGAAGATGTCGGAGAAATCATTCAATATGGCTACGACCGCATCGCGCGTAGAATATCGATAACTGGGTCGCATGCCGACCGGTCGTTGGTCCTGATGTCCGCCCTCGCGGATCGAGGCGCATAGGACGTCCATGGCTGTCCGCTCCGACCGAACCCGTGTCTCGGAATGTTCCCTTCGCAGTGCGTGTCGACCGTTTATGAGCGTCGGAGAGAATGACCAATCATGGAATTTCGTCACGGGGAGGGGAAAATAACTGAGATACACGAAATCAGTCGCAAAATCGTTACCGCCTGATCGATTCGACGACGTTTTCCAGGCCGAGACGGGCGATGATACGACGCCTGGGTGCCGGTGTCTGAGGGACGGCCGGAGGTTGACTTTGAACGACGTGATGATCGTCGACACAGGCGGGACACTCGAAGTCGGGACGGACGCCATCAGGAGGCAACATGACTGGTGCGTGACAGTTACCTGACGCGGACGAAGCTAGGACCCGTCTTCTCATCATGGCGTCCTCGGATAGGTCCACGCTCGGTTCCGACCGTTTATCGGGTAGGACGGTTTCACGAAATGGGGGTAACGCAGCGTTCAACCCGTCACGATCATCGTCGTCGTCAGAAGACGGCCGCCAATCATCATCACCGTCGAACGCGGCCATTGCCAGCTGCTGTGTCAGGGATAGGGTTGTAGCGGCCGTGTGTGGTGGCCCCTCGAACGTGGGAAAGAGTCCTTGTCCGTCTTTCATGAGAGCTAGATTCCGACGCATCAGAGAATCAGCAAGTGCCGTCTCTTCCTCCGTTTCGAGACTGGAACGCCCTTCCCTCGCAATCCAGGCGAACTGATGACTAGACTGATTTTCCGACGGCGGGCAGACGTCGACGCACAGGTGTAGAGCGGTGCGACGAGCGTGGAACCAGATCGTGGGATCCGGGGGATGTTCCAATTTGGCCGCGCCGGTCCATTCTCGGTCAACCCGTCGACCCGCGTTTATAATCTTTAACAACCCCATCCGTTCGAAATCGCGGACGCTGTCTGCCAGTCTCCACGCCTCACCCGTCGCGACAGACAGATAATACAAAGACATTCGATCGTCAAAAAGGATCAGGAAAGTCGCATGAAAGACGCCGTTATCTTTGTACGTTCCGAGAAGACCCATGGTATGCCACCGGCAGGATAGTCTTCGATCGAGATATTTGACGATCTCTGTCAGACGTCGCTTTCCCATTCCAGAGAAGGGCCAATGTTCGCAACAAAGATCGTACCGATCTAAAAGAAGCATGGGTTCATCTTCCAATTTCACCGGCGTCCGGATCCGCAAGACGCTGTTCCGCAGACGGGAAAGGATCTTCAGGAGTTCTGCAGCGTTCTCGCAACCACAAAGCGTATTCCAAATGGTATCGGTCACCGGTCGCGGCGGAAGCGCGGACGGCATCTTGAAGACAAATTCCGACATAGACAATCCGATCCGAGAAAATTGATCTACGTCGTTAGCTATCAATTCTAACGAATCTTCTCTGGCACTGTAAAGAAACATTCGAGACTCTTTTCCCATGGCTACATACAACGATGTTCGTCCCACGACCGGAGATCGCAGTTCTCCGATCACGACGACCCATTCGGCCGTGGGAAGTAATGGTCGAAGATCGACCCCTTCCATCTCCATCAGTTCTCCACGAGGCGTGACGACGAGCCACCAGTCGTGAGGGATCCCAAGTCGTAGATGAGTTCCACTATCGCGTTTGACGGTCTTCTTCAGCGATCGTTCCGAGGTCGTCGTCTGAAACAGTGATTTGAAGTCACGGAGGATTTGGTCTCTGACTGCCGGCGGGACGAGCGGCACCGTCCGCCAGCCCGACCGGCTCTTGACCCAAGACATGTTCGTTCCGAGTCCGTGTCAGGCGCCGTCTGGAAAAATTATCGCGGACGCGGACAGCGAGATATGGTCCCGATGACCGCGCGCGCCGGTCTTTTGAGAGCGTTCACTGGAGCCACACCCCGTTCCCAACCCGTGTCACAGGCGCCCCCGAAATCCCCCTTCCGATTAGACGGCCGTGTCGACCAACGGCGTCACACGTCTCCCGGCGTGTTGTGCCGAATTGCTGCTCGACGGCCGTCCAGGTACTCGAATCGGCCCCAGTTCGCCCTGTCGATGCCACAGGAATCCGAAAAAGATGATAACGATCGCCGCGAACGCTGGTATGAAAAGCGCGAGCAAAAAAGCGGTATTGTCACTGAACCCGGAAATCGCCCCCTCCCATTTCAGAATCTTCATGGCGTTATTAGTAGCAACACCATGAATCTTGCAAACGTAATAATGTTCTTCTCCGACGCGGACAACTATGTCGACATATTTTCGGTACAATCCGTCTCCTTGAGGCAAAGGACCCGGATCTCTTTCGACCACCGGACGAGTTGAAACGTTGTTTTTTTCTAGACACCAATGTATCTCGAGACCGGCTGGGTAGAAATCTCGAGCCGAACATCTTAATTTAACGGAATCGGAATAGTGTAAAAGTCGACGTTCCACGTTCACGTGCGGAAACTTAACGTCTTTAGACATCAAATTTCTGTAAATTAACAATCTAGACGAGCAACCCCAAGCGTGTGTGTTATTGAACGACATCGATTTAACATCGTGTCCGTTAAAAGCGAGCGTTGTATCCGTTTGTGATGTACATTCTGTATATACCTGAAGATTTCGTATACCTGCCGTAGCCGTCACGTTTGTCATTTTACGAAGTTCGGCCTCCAGTTCGGTACATCGTCTTTTAAAATGACACTTTTCAGATTCCACGTTATCATTTGTAAGCCATTTAGCCTGACTGTGTATGTTTTCCGATGAATAAGCTAAAAAAGACTCACCGTCTAGATATCCTTTACCGGAACATGTAACCAGATCCGTATCTATCGTCACGGTGTACGTATATCTCAATCCCGTTTCTGAATTCATCGGATGACAAAGATTTATGGGGAAGATTATAGCAATTGCGTACCATAACGTCTCCATAATCGCGATTCGCCCGATCCCTGACCATATGTTTGGTACCTCGAAGTCTCTTGATCTACCGCCATCTAGACATGACGCGAAATAAAAACATTTCGGACCACCAATTCTGAGATATTAACATATTTATTAACGGTGTAGTCATTTTGGAAAATGTGAACGAAGAGGAACATACTTTGATCATGTGTTAGATGTTTTGTACCGATTTACTATAAAAATAGCTTGCCATCTCTTTTCTATTCTTTCGATATCTAAGACGTTCATCCTTGTTCTCTTGTAACATATTATCATCACGCCGATTATGCATAATAGGCCCATTAATGTAACTAAAGATACGGTAACAGTGACCGCCCACAGCCGATCGGACACAGATTCGTGTCCGACACTAGAGTCTGTAATACCGGAGTAATCCTCGGTTTGATTCAAAATAACTTCTGTCTCCAATTGGTCATTTTCAGTTGTTGTATGGCTCTTTATCATATTATGCGTGGCCATTATTGTATTCGTTTGGACAATAGACGTCGATGACTCTGTTGTCGTAGGAATCAAAATACTTGTCGAGATATTCATGAGCACCGTAGTTACCACGTTCACTGTTCTAACACTCGTGGTCGTGAGTCGTCGACGAACCGTTGAAAACGTAGGTTCCTTATATGCCGGATGTGAATAACGTACAAACCAACCCGTTGCAGCTCTCAATACACATACGAGTTGTGAGACGTCTTCACCTCCCGATGTGTTCACGCTGACTCTGCTGTACCTAGATGACCAATCTTCGGCCACTTCTTTCGCCGTAATATTCATATTCGGTCCCTCCAAAGAAAGAGAAAACTGTACCACATTTGTTGTCCATGTTTGACATACTGTATTGTTTTCTCTTCCATATAATGTACGAAAATCAGATTTGAAAACGTCTGCACCATCAAAGTGTAATACTCCTTTTCGTATTCCGTTCCATCGTCTAAACCTGGCGAGCGTATCCTTTCTCAACAGATCCAGATATGATCCCCCAAGCAAGTGGTTCATCGCTTCTCCTATTATGTTGTTAATAGTAATTTTCGTATCATTTCCATAGACAACGGCGGACGCGATAAGCTCTTTGCTCATGTTCATATGTATAACTATACAATTATCGAAGCCGGTTGAGATCAGAATACATCTGTACGATATCCCAAGATCAGAGACGTGATCGTTCAACACATTTCGTACCTTTTTTAGATGCTCTCTTTGTTTATCAATGAAAGTAAGTTCCGCTTCTGCTTTATGAGGTTCATAAAAACTGTCATATTCCATGATATTGTTACCGAGGTATCCGTTTGTCCAAAATATGGTGCAAATTGCTCGAGTATCTGGAAAACTTATGGTAGCCGACACGTTTTTCGATCTTCCGATAGATACCGTAGACAGAATGATTTCACGTCTTGTATTCTGGGAACGTACCTGCTGAAGAGGAATATTAGGTTCATTCGAACCATCTACAAAAGCGACGAATAAAGACAAATGCAGCAATCGAATTATGTTGGAGAACATTTTATATGAAATCCAGGACAATAAAGAACAGAAAGTGAACCACACTCGATATGATGGTAACAACACAAGTACATATCTTTATGGCGTCCCCAAAGGTGATGACTATCAGAGTATAACATGAAGATCGTTGATTACGAAAACCTAAACTTTTGGTAATTCACCCTTTCCGTTGTACAATTATGGTTTCCAGGCACGTAGGGACACAATCGTCGATAAGACAATAAAAATCCGATGGCTATGACCAAGGTCAGAACGCGAATGGTTAATAAAACTATAGAGCATCGTTGCTGCGGGGCCATAGTATGTTCACCATCTGTGCATTCGTGCTCCGCTTCATTCTGATCTTCAGATGACTCGGAATGATCAGTCACAGTATTACCAACCATGAAGTAGAAGATTTCACCGGGGAACACCGGTACAACTGCTACAGTTTCCAACCTATCCACCGCACACGTGGCACATGAGAGAAACCACCAAAACAGTCTCATAGTAGCGCGTGTTGACATACCGACGTTATCCGGATATGGAAGGTTTGAGAACCAGAACAGGACTAAGATCGCGAACACGAATAATCCTTATCTGACTGTGAGGACGTAAATGCAGCGTCTCAGTGCCTCTCGGACTCCAAAACATTGGCCACATAAAGATTTTCTATTTCGTCTCGAAGAATCGCTACCAAGAGTCCGATAGTGGTCAAGATGAGTAGTATCACGAACATGGCAACAATGAGCGCCACATCACCAACTCTGTCGTCTACGACGACAGCCATGTTCGTAGAAGACTTCAAAGTCTGAGCATCGACCGATGTTTCAAAAGTGTCATTCATAATCATTAATTTAATCGTATATTCAAAATTCTTTGTTTACAAACGTCTAGTTTCAGGCGTTTCAAATGTAACCTTAGGAGTCATTTCAATGTCATTTTTTGACTTTGTTTCTTGATGAGCAGTTGTTCGAATCGACATACGCGTCTGTGGTCGTATACCATGAGGGATACACGTGAATGCGTTAAAACTGATGTTCTTTTTCCATACGACTACGATTGTCCCGATGAATAATAAAAACAATATACTGAACACAATCACGGAAACGAGATTACCTAAAGTCAATCCAAGATAACGTTTATAGGAGTCATATATGTACGGTGCCTCTTTATAAAGATTATCTTCGTACGCTCTTGTATCAGGCACCGTGTACTCGATATCGGGATCCGTCCGACTCTTTAATGACATGGTAAGACCTCGGCCTCCAATAATACTCATTCCCGGTGTCCACGTCAGCTCGAAAATTGCTATCCAACCTAGGCTTGATTCCACAGTACATCTAGCGGTCGTCACAACAGTAGAATTCAATTTGACCGTAGCACGAGCCTCAACCGTTCGATAACGTTCGGACCTAGATCCAGATGATATTAGGTATTCCATCCGACCGTCATCGAAAGAGGGGACCGATCCTACCGTTTCACATCTGATCCGAAAATGAACCTCCAGACCGCTCTTCACCTGACACGTTATCATAGTCTTTTCAGAATTGACATATGCAACGACTCGTAATTCTTCGGGACGAGAATCTCGAAGAAGGTTATGTTGGATCACGCTCAAATCGTATAACAGATCTGGGAACGCTTCCGTTTCAGGTTTCACGGCATCGCCATCCATTAACAGGTTCAATAATCGTTTACCGTCTCCTCGAGTGAATACAGATTTAGGAACACACGCCCCATAGTTTTTCATACTCGTTCGTAATTCACAAGACAACGTAGCCTTTATTATCACTTCTTCATCTCGGTATTGAATAATAAAGCAACGGAATTTAGTTGACCTAAAAAACAATCATAACGAACGGATAATCGTGACCCTTGATTTAAAAGTACTTGTCGAACGCGTTCGAGATACGTTAACGGCTTTGTGAGAAAAGATCGTAATCGTTCCTTTCCTCTTGTGCTACGACCCACGTCAAAAGTTGAATTGTACCATCCAAATAAAGGAAAAGTATAATGCAAAGCAACTTCGGCATCATATTTATACGTATTTCCTTGACTAATCGCAGTAAACGACATGAGGATAGAATACTTATCCATCCCGGAGACTCGTCTCGGATTACAGACGCAAAACACACTGACGATGACCAAGAATCGTATAAACCTCATTCTGGAATACGAGGGGTCTATCCCTCTTATGTTTTCATAACGCTTTATTCTACTTCTACCTCATATTTTAATTGACGCAAATTTAAATAAAAACACAGAAACGTATATTTCAAAATGGAAACAAGCCTATCTGTTCTTTTTATTGCAACGAGGAGGGACCGGAGGTGGTGTGGGGGATCGATATAATCTGAGCACGGGACGTCTTTCTCGCAGATGGTATCGTATTACCGCACACAAGGTAACGAAGACAAGAAGCAAGAGAATTTTTGTGCTAGAAAACAGTCCCAGAATGTCAAGTAGGAATGACCATCGGTTCATCTTCTTTGATTTCCGTTTAGGGAATATCACGTCCCACGGTACCGCGACCTCCTCGAAGATGTAATCCGAACCGCGGATTCGTAGTCTCATTTCTTGTTTTTTGTCCCAGCCCATCTGCGATTTCACGTTGCACGTTGCGACAAGCCCGTCCCTCGGTGTCACTGGAATTGAAACCTCCGTTCCATAGAAATTATCTTTCAGATTACTCATATCGGTTCGAACTTCGTCACTCTCCGTCGTGTAAAGTGAGGCGACAAACAACACCGGTACTTCACTCTTAACCAAACAAGAGGCACGCGGTTCGGGTTTGACGGCGATCCTCATCTCAACGACGATTTCCTCTGGAACGCACTTCTTCAAGAACCATTTATGTATGGTTTTCCATCGCATTACCGCTTCGTGGATCTTTTCGAAGAGATCCCAAGTCTCAAACGTTTCGGAGAACAGTTCCCGAAACTTTTCCCCTTCCTGGGTTGACAAGATTTGTTTGTAATAGTGTTGTTTCTGTCCGGGCGGCGGCGGGTCGTCGAAATAATACATGCCTTTCAGTATCACATCGTTTCCTTCCTTCATGTGCATTAGAATACAACTCACTTTACCGTGATCGTACGTACAATTGGATCTGATGCCGAGTGTCCCGGTGTAACCATCTAAGGCTACTCGAATTTTCTGTAGATACTCTTCGTGTGATCTGAGATAACGGATCTCAGGATCATCTTCGGTTATGTTCAGTAGACCGATCCTACCGAAGATACCTTTCTTGACGAGGAGTAGAGGAAACGAGTAGTCGAACGCGATCACGGAACTGACAACCATGTCTTCGTTGAGGTTGGTGGACATGGTGAGGAAAGAAAAGACTTCTTCATGTCGAAAGGGTCCGCTCTCATCCGCGGACACGATGTCAAGAACCAATAGGAAAAGAGAACGATACCACGTTCGAAAAAAAATCATCTTTGTTTTTCACTTCTGACGGTCCGGAAGATTCGAGTGTGCTTGTTCACCGACAGCGGTGGATCCGTTTATAGACCAAAAGAGGTTTAATGCCGTTTTTATAACATGTCGGGCGGGGATTACAGCATCATCCAAAGCATCTCGGGAGAACGGGTCATTGAAATTTTTTTCGACAACTCTCACATACTCCGTTCCCGGTCGTCAGTGACGGTTTCGTTATCATGTTCGATTTTCCAGACATGCCAGTCGGTGCACCTACAAGAATGTAGGCTATCACCTTAATTAACGTAGCGAAAACGATGGTTATTACTGCACCTACGATCATCATACACACAAACGTGTTCCAGTTCTTTGGTTCTGGATAGTAGTAGTGTACCCCCGGTCGGTATTCCTTGACGATTCCTCCTTGAAACGTTTCTGGGTATACTCTTTTTGGTCCTTTTACGGATGAGTTACCTCCTAGCGGTGACATGACCGTACACACCAATTGATTAACATCATAACCGTCAGGGGGAACAAGATTTGCAATTGTCGCTACAGTACACTCACGTTCAGTCCTCGCTTCCTCGGAAACGATCGGCGGCATTCCAGGCCCTTCAATGACGAGCACGAACGGCAGAGGTGACGCTGTCCGTAATTGGCAGAAAATATCTCGTGGATATTCTGGACTGTATTGGAAAACGAGACTGGAACTGTAATACGAAGCTGCGTTGCGAATGCGCCTAAACACAGCTGCCCACCTATCGTAGATTTTCCGCGCGTGATTCCTTAGAAGATCGGTACACGTTCCCAATACCATGTATCGACCGGCGTGAACCATATCTCCGGTCGATACAACGCGGTCAGGATCATTCACCCTGATAGACGGCTGCGTTCCGTCCCAATAGATATGTGCACTGGATTTAACGTCGTCGTTGATATCATAGACAACTTGACATTTTCTGAGACACGGGACGAAATGGCACGCGACTTGAACGACGATTTCCGATGTATAATCGTTGTTCTTTTTCATGCGGAATGTCTTGAACATCTCCTCGTATTGAAGCATGTACCGGATCTCGGGCAGGTTTCCAGACGTGTCGCCGATAAACCCCATCGGATCACGAACTGTACCATCGGAGTCTAGAAACGCGATTGGCAGACTCCAGTTGACACGAATGCTTCCGATCAAAGGTGCGGTTCCGTTACGACTCGAAAGAATAAATTGTATGAGAATGGATGGTTTGGTCGGGTCGGGTATAGTATCACCGGAACCACATTCGACGGCCCATATCGTTGCAGCGGTACGCAACAAAATCAAGATTGCGATTAAGACACCGTACGTCATGATGAAGTGAGGTTACACCACCCCAAAAGAAAATGAAAATAGAAAAGTTCTTTCAAATTACATTTATATGCTACCACGCCCATATTTTTGTTAATCAGCGGAAAAACGAGACATATATGACGTGAAATGAGATAGATATAACATAAAAACCATTATGTTTTATTATATTCGAAATCAAATCATGGGTCGGAACTCGGAACGATTTACCGACGATGTCGTTGATTCCTTGTTTTCAACTCCGAAACGGCTCAAAACATTCTCTACCATCCAAACATGGATTTGGTTTTTGAAGAAGAGATATACAACGGCGAGAATCAAAAACACAACAATCATTAATACGATAAGAAAATCGTAACTCTGTCCATTAGTACAATCTTTTCGAGTTTCGGAATCAAGTCCGCCAATCTGTTTCGCGAGCTTTGGTAGTTCATATACACCCTCGAGCTGAGTCTGATTGGCAACCACTGTCCATCCGAGTATCGATTTCGCGCTACACGATGGGGAATCACCGGGATTAGTAGAGACATTTAAAGTCGCCCAACCAGTTTCGTTTGATCTCGTGTATGTCGAATTAATTTCTACGACCGAGTTCGATTCATTCACACTTAACCAAAAACGGGTAGGAGAGGGAGTTGTCCCGGTGCATGTAGTCCATCCATTACCGACCTGAGTCATAATGGACATGTGATTGGGATCCGATATGTTGGCAATACCAGTACATACTAAACCCCATCTGTCCAGTAAAATATCTGAATTGTTTTTCAAAATATTAATGTTTAACCATTTTGAGACACCTTCAATTAGTTCCATGCTCTCCGATGGCGCAGGAGTGGACTCGGAAAGTTCCACGATATCAGAATTTAACATGAATTTTATGATACAAGTAAAATTATCTTTTGTTAAGGGACATTCGTATCGCAGACCAACAAGATCGGGTACATGACCGAAATACGCTTGCATCAAATTGATGTGTTGATCTTGATCTAAAAGAAAGTTTATTTCAGGATCTTCCTTCGTAAGATTAATCCATTTTGTGGTCCAAGGATTTCCGTCCGGATAAATACCGAAAAGAGGAGAAGTCTCATTGAGTCCTCCGACGCTGAGAACGATGTCAGTTCCTCCAACGGTCATCGAATAGAAGACAAGGACCGGAGGTTCACACATTTCATTTGTCACACTACTGCGTGTATCAACAAAAGATCCACCGACGGCCGTTATTATTGTTACATACATAAAGATTGTTCTAAAAATATCGTTTCTACGAAAAACATGTTCCGCTAGCATTTTCATGTTGCCGCGAAAAAAAGAGTCAATGCGACAAGCTGGTTTCCACACGGTCCCTTTTATATTGATAAAAAATCACATGTATGCGTTTTCCCACATTAGCATGAAAATCCTTTTATTACAGCAATGTAACAGAGTTACCTAGACAAACCTCTATCTATCAATCTCCATATCCGTTCTCTGAACTTGAATATACAAACAACACATAACGAACATATTATGATGAAAATAAATACATATATCACTGTAATATTTCGGACATGGTGTTCGTCATCATCCCAATCATATAAGGATATGCTCACGTTGCTCTCAACCGTTCCACAAGAAGATCCGAACGTAAAATTGACTGTGGAACGTGGCAAATGTCCGATGGTGGAATTCCTACATGTACAATTCAAGCCTTTGTTTTTTATTGTTGTTTGACCTTCAGGATTTGTGCACGTACAATTTAACGTTCCGTTCCCCAACAATTCAATTATCTTGTACGGAATCGTGTAGTTCCTTTCGTGTTCTGTATAGTTCCTTATAATAGACACTACGTTCTGACCAGACTTCTGATGAGGTCTCCAAAAATATGCCTTATCAAAAGTATGATTGCTGATTAAAGTATCATTGATACATAAAAGACGATTAGAATTTGTACGAAGAGGATTCAATACATATATAAGCGACACGATGACATGAACCCCAGCGAACGTTGACCGAATTCCTTGTGTCAGTAACGTATGTAAACTAAATATTTGTTCTAATGTCCAATTTTTATGTTGTTTACCTAGATCATTCCACGATGCGTTGTTTAATCGTTGATACGTAGAAAAGTTCTTGGAATCCACTCGAACTTCATGTGTAATGGTATCTTCAGTACTCACAGTGACCAAATACATGTCTGTAGTATTACACGGTCCGTAGAAAGATGTTCCGCCGCCACACGTGACAAAAAGCAGAACCATCGTAATCCGCATATCCATACTCATGTCTTGTGTCGCACAGATAGGTAATTTCTTTATTTCGCACATAACCTTATATTTATATGAAAAAAGATGTTTCGTCACAGTGCTATGACCCGCCTCTATGATTAATTCAGATAATCTTTTCGAGGTGATAAACGAATACGCTCATCTTCTTTTACAAAACTTTTACTGAATTTCTTTATGTGAAAAATAACGCAGAACGGTTATTTTACAACCAATATCGGGAAAGTTCTTTATGATACCTATTTTCAATGGATCCCAACCGTTTTCTAATGATAACTAAAACAGTTACCGTGACTATAGTTATCGACACAATAGCAATAATGCCAACGACAGGCAATAATCCACATGTGCACATGCTTTCGACAGAAGCGTTTTCATCCATATATGTCCACGAGGTTAAGTGCGTCGATATATTTACATAAGTTGACATAGTTACATAGGTCGAAGCATTGGTGCCCACATAGGGAATACAGTTAGTAATATTAATAATAGAAGTGGGATTATCACGAACACCCAATAACTGACATATACGCTTCCATTTATCTCGTAATTCGTTCACTTTCCTTTTTAGCGTTTCAATGCCTCGTCCTTTTACATAGTCTCCGAGATTTCTAGTTTGCGACGCATTTGAGGTACAACGTTGTACTGTTGAGTTCTCATAAATACTACTCAACGTTCCGTCAATATATAAAAAAAAAGCATATCGATTATGAGCAAAATTTAATATGTATCGCAACGAAACGTTTCTGGCTTCCGGTTCAACTTCAAATAGAATGTTAGTAGCCAATGTCTGTTGCGCATCAAAAAAACTATATTCCGCTTCAAAGTCTATTTCGTTTGGTATTTTTCCATTGCGAAAAGTAAAGTATTCTTTGCAGATTCGATTACTCAATACAGTGGCGAAACCAAATCGAATTGTGTTCTCTAGACAGCGAGTAGTTTGCATGCTTGTTGCTTCAACACTTATATTATCACACGAATCATGATTTTTCGTCGTGGTTAGTGATATATGTAGTAAATTGAGTGCAATACATAAACAAAATATAAACATTTCTTTTAATAAAGTATAACGGAACACAAGACAGTCGGGTAATATATACACACAGATGTATAAAAAAAGAATTATATGGGTGTTATATAACATTGTAGAGCATTAGATAATTAAAAAATAAATACCCATCTTTATGTCCATCTGATAAAACATGTATCAGTGGATATAAAATCGAGTGATCGCTCGTTTGTATCAAATACCATTCGAATATAAAACTTAATGTAAAATGTCATACACAGTACAAATGTTTATCAGAGCATAACTTTATTAAATTAAAATCACAAAATGTCCCTAGATTTTTTCTTTGCCAATCGTAATTGTCTTCGATAAATTACTAGGGCTGTTATTATAAGCGCAATTACGATGACGATAATGACGATCGCTACAGTCGACCCGGTTCCAATGACAGAGCTTTTAGCTGCACTCGCTTCGTCTTCATAATCAAACGTTAATGGTATTGAAGACATCAAACCGTAGTTGTAACCTGATGTATACATCGTTTGTGTACTCGCCATTTTGATACGAGAAGACGTAGTCGTAGATTTTTTAGATTCACTATCGTAATTAATCGTTTGTGCGGTATTTGTCGAGGCTGAAGATATACTTGTAATCGATACACCCGTCTTAGTGATATTGGACATAACCGCGTGAGCATCGATCGTTTGAATAATGGTCGTCGAAACCAGAGACGCGGCCACGGTTATCGGCATAGCCGTGGTAACACGGTCGGGTATAGAAACCGTTTGATCACCAAACGTTTGCGTGGCATTTATCTGCATATTCTCCGTTACCAGGATCGTTCTTTCAGTATTATGTTCGTTTACGGAGGTTTGTTCCACAGGTATATTCGATGGCGTATGAACCTGGGGGTTGGATTTGCTATCGGCCTCGCTCGTTGAAATCGTTTGCGCATCAAGTATCATTTTCCGGGAAAACGGAACGGTCGCAGTATATGAATTGATACCATCGTCGGACAGATTCGAATACGATGACATTTCGTATCGAGCAGTACTTTTCGGTGGATACGATACAGCGAAATCAAAAAGATGAGTTTTTTGCATCTCGCATATTGTGTGTGCTGGTACGTCTGTTACCGTTTCCATCTCTGTCTCTGTGTTAGGTACACTTATAGTCTGCGTTACACTCATTCCATTTGGAAACTCGATTTTGCACGTGGAGACGTTTTTATGTCCACGATGCGACCTTCCAACCGTTGAATACGTTGCGCCCACATCATCATAATTTGTTACGGTGGTTTCTATGCGACATCCATCGATATAAAAACGATAATACCACGGAGCCTCGGATTCTATAACGCATACAACTGTGTCATTCTGAATGTATAAATCATAGGCATTGGTATTGTTATTATCGTGTTCTTCCACGTATTTGTAGATAACATTTCGTTCAGAATCTAAGGATGTCCTACTTTTTTTCAGATAATCGAGATCTGTGCCATTCATGTACGGATTCAAAGTAGTATTGAACATATTACCACTTTTTGATACATATCGAAATTCAGTTTCATTCGTTTCCAAATAAAAAATTAATAGTGTGTTATTGATCACGAGCGAGAAATTAACATTTCCGTTCGATGTATCAAAATATATAATAATGCTTGCAGTCCTTAGTTGTAAAGCGTCTAAAGGGTATTTCTTAACAAAATTATCCTGATTCTTAAAAAAAGTGCTCACGTTATAAAACTGCACCGTTAACGGCAATATCGCACTCCATTCTCCAATAGCATCGGGACTCGGAGTTATATACATAGCACTCGTACAATCCAACCGAAATTCATGAATCGTCTTCCCGCTAGGATCGATTTTCGTTGTTAGTACTACAACTTTCTCATTACATCGCATACTTTTTTGGTCTTCGTGAAACGTAATATTTTTCGATGAACCGATACCAGAAGATCCTAATACACATGATGCGGTAGACCACATAAAAACCGCGTACACGAGGGAGCTCATGCTTCTGCCGTGTAGATGTAGCGTATAAATAAAAATTTGGTTCACGGTGTCATTATATAGCACCGTATGTCATCATCCGACCATAAATGGCGTATTTGTTCCTATCTACACGATGGAACTGACGGTCATTTGTTCGAAACGTTCAATTTTCATTAGATAATGAATAAACTATGCAACTAACGTTTTCGCTTTTTTACAAGGGCACTTTTTGTTAGCCGCTTCCTTTTCCATGAAATACAAATAATAAGATCACGGAGGAAACGAAGAATGCAACAACAGCGAGCGATCTTTTTCTAAACATAAATGTTAAGTTCGTATTATTCATCGAAGTTATTCATGTTTTATGTAAGACTCTATATGTAAATTAACATTTCTACTAAAACGGACGAGGACGCAAATGAAACAAAATTCTTTTCAGATAACGTTATTACAGACGTTCGCAAACATTTGTGAGAACAAGTCACACGTAATAACACTTGTTGTTACAAATGGACACAATCATCCTCCTATAGTCATGACAATGTCTTTATAAGGTGACTCGGTAGGTACATTTTGAAACTTATACCTAAACGATGTTATTTCTTTCTGAAACACGAATGATGCGATTAGACCTATAACCAACAACACTATAATCACGAGAAAGGTTACCGATCCTGCCCCAAATATCGGCACGTCATTTTGGAATGAAATTTTTTTAACGGATTCTGTTTGTATCTCGGTTATAGTATGTATATTAGCGACAGTAGGCGAATCGAGATATTCTTCAAGCGTCGATGTAGAGATTGTCGATATAAGTGTTGTTGGTATGATAAACGTAGATATATCGAGAGTTTTTGATATTTTTTTATCATACGGAAAATGAATCGTACAGAGAAAATAGACTCCACCTCCACGAGAAACACTTCCGCTGGTCGTATGTATGTTGGTCTCTCTGTCATATGTTGTTTTCGTGTCATTAATCACAGATCCATTAATGGCGATCTCATAACGCCATGGAACGGACGATTTTACGGAACAACTGATGGTATCCATGGTATAATTATAATGTAGTACATACGTATGTGTCGCATCTTTTTCAAGTTTATTAAACTTTTTACATATATCGGACCATTTATTTTGTATGTTCTTGGCATGTTTCTTTAATTCCATTATAATAGAAGTCCCTCCCTTATAACGTTCTAAATACATAAAAAATTCTTTCATCATACCGACCGAACATACATACGAGAGTTTATTATTCCTACAAGTACCAAATAACTTATTTTCAATACGAAAAAAGAACGAGTGTTGTCTGGATGCAGTATCAAATATGCACGTCAGAGACATAACAGAAGGCTCAAATCCCAGTAGTATCTGAAAAAACCGTAAAACGATTCCTTGTTCATAGAAAAAGAAAAATTCAGTCCACACATCGCTCACAAGTGGCTTCTTTGCATTCCATGTTACAGACGACGATCCGCCTAGTATAATGAATAATGTACTCGTCATACCTAATCGAAATTTATTTTCAAGCGTGTTATTAAAAAGTACGGTTTCCAATATGATTTTTCTGTCATTGCATGGATCTGAAAAACTTTTTTTTCTTGAAATGACGTTTGTCCATACGCTTCCAGATAACAGAAAACATAAAACAAAGACATGACTAAAAAACATTCTTGCGATGTTATCTTTAATATACCTAACATTAATATTGCGTTCATGTAAAGCGTCATATCACCATGTGGACACTCTCTCGAATTTCGTTTTCAATGGTCCCCTCCATCTCCAGACCATAAATGAGACAGCTGCGATAAGGATGACTAACACAATGACGGATATAATTGATCCGGTCTCACCCGTAGTTAACGCATCTACAGATCCATTACTGAAGTACACATTAACGTTGCTTATCTGAAGAGTAGAAATAATTACGGGTGTTGTTAATATTGTGGTAACATGTTCAGTAAATACTGGGGTATGTGGAGACCGCGTCGTACGCGATTTATTTATTTCAACGCGTTCACAGTACGCTTTCCACTTAGTATATAATTGTGACGCATCCTTTTTTAATAAGTTGATTCCTATACCATTCGCGTGTCCTTTCACATCTTTTATATGACGATGGTCAATAGTTGCCACGCCATCTTTGGAAACACTACCAAAGAGCTATCTATGTAAAACGAAAATTCACATGAGCGACTGGAAGCATCAAATACATATATCAAAGTTATACGTTTATTCCATACGGGCGATCTCGAAAATAAACGAGTCAATTCAGACCACTGTTTTTGAAGGAAATTGAGCTCCACGGAAATGCCTACTTTTTCTACATTCGCTTCCCATTTGATCGTTTCTGTTCGACAATCATTTCTAGCAACAAACAACATGCCCGTAGAACGTAACCGAAAGTGATGTATCATATTTCCTCTAGTTGACGTTGTATTGAACATGAGGATAACTTTTGTACACGGATCATTTTGCTTAACAGTGGCATGTGACAATTCTACGTCGATCGTTACATACCACACAAGGATCAAAGCAGACAAGAAGACAACCATATTCTTGCTTCGCAAGAAAAAAGAGTGTTAGAAAGATGCGTTACAAAAACAATATATAGCCATAATTGACCACATGATCAGAAACCGTTTTCCTGTCCCCGATTGGAGAAATTAATAACGACTCCCATTTTTGTACGATAGCTCTTTACTCTCTATCAATAACGACCCTTTGTTCTCCATTCATAGAAAAATACCGGAGACGTAATCGTATTCTATTCATAAAGTTCTCTGATGATTTCGAAGACTTTTTTTGAATAAAAAAAATACTAATCAAAAAAACAAATACAATAACACACACGAGCGCGATCGTCAGATAGATACCCATTCTAGATCTGGTATATCGTTTCACCATGTCCGGTGTACGACCGACGGTACTAACCTCTGATACAAACATTTTTGTCGTTGGGACTAATGTGCGTTCCCAACCGTGAGGAGACAAAATGACACATGCAACCTCGTTCGGTTTATTATGACTACGATTAATTACTCGACCAATAATAGTATCACCGTCGTCCAAAGCAATAATTTTTCCCATTACCGTCTTACATCCATCACATCTCAAATAAAAATAATATCTCATAGGCACATGTGTCCGGAGTTCACAATGAAACATGTACGCGTTTGGATCGTAGAAAAAAGATGTCATCATATTTTCGGGTTTATCCTTTTCTTTAGTCAGATTACACAACATACGCCAACGAGACAATATGGCACCTCTCGTTCCAAGAATCGTATCAAAATACGTTCCATTGGCATATGGTTCCATCGCATGTCCATTCGGACCGAACGAGGATATTCCATAATATCCCTGAGAAACCGTACTTGAACTGTCTATATGAACCGTTATTAACGGTTCGCCTTCAGCCAACATATAAGTGATCATTATGATTGTACTATTCAAAAATTTCAACGCTAACGTTTTTAAAAATGTTACCTGTTCCCGCGCAAAAAACTCTTCTGTTGTCATGAGTTCCGTACACACCCACGGATACAATGCAATCAAGTGACCGTTATCAAAACGTATGAGATCCAAAGTTTGAAAAAGACGCAACCGTACTGAAACACGGCCGGTGAATCTGTTATATGCAGCTGTTACAACAATACCCTCTTTATCACATGAGATAGGCATATCCGATGTTGATATCGCTGACGTGAAAAATATTTGCATCAGTGAACAAAGACACATAAAAATAAATTCTCCGTTCATAATAATCATCTGACGTCTAACGTTATACTCACCAGGATATGTGAGTTATTATACCCCGATACGACTCGTATAATTCTAATATCGGTAATCCCCATTTACGTAATAATGACCGGATGTAATTCGAACAAATCATAAAACACCGATCCCGTTCCGAAAATATACGTGACACATTTATTTCACTACAATTAAGCAGTGCCACATTTAGCTCCCCGTCGTTTCAACGTTGAAAGCGACCACATAGTATTATAAACAAGGATTGCTAAATAAACCACGATACATAAAACGAGAAAACCTTCAAATAAATATGATGAGTTCCCTCGACCATTGAGAAAATTATCGTACCCCCACAGGTATATCGTCCTAATAATACCAGTACGAAATCTTACAACACATCGCAAGGTAATCGCGTCGTCGAATGATCGCACGCAGATTGACGCTCGGCAGACTGTCAAATTTTTTTCGTATTTTGCAATTCCGATCGTTGAATCAAAATACTGAGACGAGATTTCCATCGCATACTTCCATGGCACGAAACTCCGTAACGAGCAATGGAACGTCCCGGTCGATTCGTTTTTCCAAAATATATGTCTGGGCACCGATTGTCGTTCCAGTAAGACCATACGATGACATATCAGGGCCCATCTCGCTCTCAGAACGTCTTGTACCTCACGCAGTTTTTGAATCGCGGTCCCTTTTGTATCATTTACACGTGAATCCTGTCGAAATCTACTAGCACGCGCACAAGAGAAAGGTTGAAATCGGCAAATATACAAGACGTATGCAACACTGTCATAGGGTACGCTACCTTTTCTCAGGATTTCATTCAGATACCGACGCAAATCTCGAACCACATCTATCTCCTCGTGGATAACCGTTTCATCTAACCATTCGTGAATCTTTATCACTTTAGAATCCACAACGTTGTACAAGCGTAGGGATTGTTCTAGACGAAGTCCACACGATTGACCGAGATCGGGATCGTAGATACACTCGATGACGATTGATGGGTCGTTACAATCTAACGATCGTATGTCCGATATATAGAGATAAAGAAGTAGCATCACCAAACAGTTGCTCCAGTAAACCATATTTCCGTCGATCTGGAAGCTTGTGTTCTAAATGAATATATCCTTCACCAAATATCGCAGAAGAATAGTCGTCGATTGTTCGACAACTACACTTAAACAAAAACCTAGATACGTTCCCATATAGGTAATCACCCAATCCAAACAAAACATGCTCGTTACAAAAAACACATACACACAGCACGTCATGTAAAATTTCCTTTATTTTTTTTTCTTTATTAGACCATAAAATATTTTTGTACGATTAATATAAAGACCGCGAGCGTTTCTGATAATTTGCCATCTCTCGTACACCGCCTCTTCTCTTGCGGAACGTAACTGCGAGCACTGTCACCGCGACCAGGGCGACGATCCCGATTATGAGGAGAACGCTACCGGGTGGTATCACCACGTCACTGTTTGTAGGATCTTTAACTTGTTTCGCATAGTTTGGCTTCGAGGTCGTTTCATTTATCAGTTCTTCCCCGTTACCGTTGTATTCATCCTCATTTTCTTCATCTTCATCTTCATCTTCATCTTCATCTTCATAGTAGTCACCATCTTTATAATAGTAATAATCGGGATTATCGTATTCATATGTCATCAGCTCGTCCTCGGAATAGTTGAATTTAGCATTTATCCATACAGGCCACGGTCGCCTGTGTATTGTGCAATTAAGAACGCTCATATTATAGATGTCACGCGTACTGTTCGTAATCGAACAGAATACGGTTTGATTGTCTCTCTGGGTGCATTCTTTGTCCACTCTTGTGAGATTATATCCATAAAGAGTGATGTTATATCTGATAGGAATCGAAGTATTGAAAGCACATTCCACCGTTTCGTTTCCGATGAGCGTCATCCAGGCCAGGTTTTGTTCTTTGAACTGCAAAGTTACGAAGTACTCGCACAGGTGTGTCCAGCGACCTTCGAGCCAATGTGAATGGTTCATCAAACGATGCAGATGATATCCATCGTTACAAACATGAACACCATTCTCCGCATCTGAGACGTTGACTTCCCTAGACCCTTCTGTGGTTTCTCCTTTGAACACACAGGCTACCGTGCAATTTAACGTGGTCACATTACAGTTGTAGACAATGGCCGCAGAGGTGAGATTCGGATGTTTGTTAAGCAACGTTTCCAAAGGCGTTTTCTGTTCCGCGGTAAAGTTCAATTCGAACCACATCCTGCTGATATTCACGAACGGCGCGAGCTGCACCACAGTTCCGTTCACCGTTTTTACAAACGGGAATGTGCTGTTAAACCCGGTTACCGTTTCGAATGAACCGTTTCGTGTCTGATTAGCCATTAGACTCATGGTATCGGGACATCTCCATGCTGTTGACAAGCCGGTACATACCGCAACACACAAAACAATTTTTGTCAGCGCATGCGTTGCCATCTTTCTTGCAAAAGATCTCGTCGAGGAGATCGGTCCTGCGTTCCCGAAAGCTCACCACGGAAAGATCTAAAGTACTTCATCATCCGGAGACATTTTTAAATCGTAAGAAAACCACGCCCAGATATATAAAACGCCACATGACCAACACGCATAAAAAAAATCCCTTTATTTACCGTTTCGACTTAAAATAGATCGTACACGTACACGTAACCGACTCATTATCCGGCCCTTTCTGTTAGCGACCAGTCACCCCAAAACTCCGACGCACACACTCGTTTAAAGGTCGAGCGTCTATTTTTTTTTTCCGAGCCACAAAGATAACTATTAAGTTCATAAACACAACTAACATGACGATAGTAATAGAACATTCGGCAGATGAATTCAACGCGACTTCCGATTCTTCGTTGATTTCATTAGTATGTACATACGCACGCGATTCATTTTTCGGAAAAAATATATCTCTACAAAGGCTCAACCAATGATTTTTTATATCAACCGACGAATTCCTTAATTTATCTACATGGTGTCCGTCTGTACACATTTCGACTATACTTCTGTTTATCCCGCTCTCATAAACAAACGAGTGCTCTTTCATTATTACGAGACGATGCCCGATATCACAAAGAACAGAGCATCGAAAGTTGACAAGTGTACAGAAATAGGAAATGGATATCTTCATGGAGTTTGGATAAAATTTATGAAGTTCCCGTAAAAGAGGTTTCTGTTGCGTTGTAAAGTTCAATTCTATCTCCATCTCACGAAGAGTAATTCCAGGAACCGTTATTATTACATCATGATTTTCTAAAAGAAGCATCCTAGGATGATCCGTAAATCCTATTTCGATTTCCAATCGATCGTCCGATTCCATATACGTAGACGTTAAGCTGATCTCAGGATCATCGCACGATGGTTTAGACCATCCGATCCATCTTCCGTAGGATTCAAGATGTGTTACGTCGATGAAACACACAAAGAACAATATATATCGTCGCGTGGACATCCTCCACGCAATCCTCATCATGTTTCCCGTTACGTGACGTTTTGAACAATGATATAACACACATTGTTATCTAGGATCACTGTAAAGAACAAGACACCACGCCCAGTTTATGAAAACGTTTTTAATCTCACCACTTTCTCTATGACGAATATAACATCGATCATAGCATTAGGAAACGGGACACAATGGACTTTGCAACGTATATGTCTTTGATTTACTGCATATCCGTCTTTTATCCGCATACATTCTAGCCGTACTGATGATTCCGTCGCTCAGATATCCACATTTTTCCACACCTCGAACAGTATATCTAAATAGAAATAAAGAGTGTTAATGCTAAAACATTGAAACATTAACTAGAATTCTATCATATCATATTCAGACATACGAGCCAGTGTACAGCGTATTGTCTCTCCATTTCAAAGTACTGTTGTTCGTATCTCTGTACAATCCGATCCAATAGTCGAAGAGTTTCTTATATCTGAGTAACAAATCCTGTATGGGAAAAAATGCTATCAGTATTATATTCTTCAACAAAAAACAAAAACAACACAAAATATTTTTCTTACCAATTCTGCTTCATTGTCAAATCGCGCCAAATCTGAATCATTTAATTTACATAATTTTTGACTCTCCGTACAATTAGCTACGGTATCTGAGAAATAATAACATTTATCACTAAATCCAATCCAATCCTGCGGACAGTTGTCATGTATCGTTGTGTTTGGCTGATATTGTGACGGGCGAACTGTCAAAAAAAAACACATATTAGACAACAAAAGTATTGGGATGTAAGCGTAGAAGTTAAGAATGCTTACCCGAGATGACGGCCGATAAGACAATGATGACTACGACGAGGAGTATGATTATCACATAACAACAGTACACTCTCGAAGTCAAATCGGTCGATTCATTGCCCACATCGCTTTTCTTTGATGAAAGAGACCGCATGGAAGTGGTTCTGAAACTAGCGCGGTGACTAAATCACGTTCCTCGTTCTAGACGAAATAATACACGTGATTATCTTACATATCATCGGTAGATCTCCTTAAGCCTTGCCGTAGTCGCCTCTATCAGTTTTCATATTTTCGCCCCTCTTATATGCGTGGTTAGGTTGTGTAATAAAACGCTGACGATGTGCAAAATTGTATATCGTTTACTAAAGAATAAGTACATAGGCCGTTACTCTGTTTTTTACGAAACACGGATATAACGACCTCGTTTGTTACCCCGCCACCAACAGTATATCTCTACGACCGCGTCAACGATATCCCGTCTTTTAAACCAGCAGATGATCGAAAACACTACAAGAAAAAAACCAATCAAGCTCAATAGTGGTACGCGAATGTCCGCAGCATCCACTTCATCGTTTTCCAAGTCGATAACTCCCTGAATGAGTGAAATCTTCTCCTTTCGATTACTGGGTCGTACAATGATAGCAGACCATCCGGTCGGAGATTCGATGTGACATCTCATGTTTGGATATGTATGGTTATACGCCTCGGTCACGGTATCATTTGCACCTTCGTCTGTTGCTCCGGATACGTCCTCGAGACCGGGACCCGACATTGTTATTCTATTAATAAACGGCGCAGAACTGCGTAGGATACAGGTCGTGTAATTACCGTCCTTACCGAACTCTTTCCAGAACAGCGCGTACACTTTATTAATACGATGCGCGTCTACTAATTTCCTATAAACAAATATCCATTTTTCACTCAGAACCGAACATACTTCTAAAAAATCCCTTACCCGGACACCTCGAACCTGTTCGTTTGTTAAATTACACTGAGACCGTGTATCTATCCTCTCTCCTGACGACCGGTAGATCGTTTCACATTCATCGTTTGTATGATTCACTTGGTATGAACACGTATCCCCACCCAGGATGAATTCATACGTGCTGTGTGCCGATCGGTCGTCCGCTCCGTTCTGAAAAGCTCGAAGATGTACTTCCTGTGCCACAATGAAATCGATTTCGGATCGCAACTCGTCCCGCTGTGGGCACCATGAACACAATCGAAGGATACTACCCGATTCGCCGATACGTATCAGCTCCATGGTCGAAGGAAATGAAATTGAACCGATAAGAGTAAAATCGTTTTTCATAATATATGTATGAATCCTTAACACAACCGAATCCGTTGACGTCGAGACGTACAACCATGAGAAGAAAAATAAGGCTACCTTGAAGACCCATATCCTACGTCGCATTCTCGTAAATCCAAGATGTGTTCTTACAAAATTCAATACAACACACTCAGATTACTATACAAAAACATTTTTATTTAAAAAGGATAGACTATATATTCTAAGAAATTGTACGAGGCCGTGTCTGACGACGATGAAGACGACGATCAGAATCTCATGTATTCTACGCCGTTCTCTGTCAGATCTCTCGCTCTCCTGACATTTCTTTCTCCGTCTACGTACTCTCGACAGATGGTCACGAACGCCGCGAGACATGTAGCGATGGCGATAACTACAATTGTCGAAGCACAAAAGATTGTCCATACACTTAATACACGCTCTGTTCCGTCCATGTCAAAAAGAGACGTTTCAGTGACGACCGTTTGTCGATGCGGCGGTTTTACGATTAGTGTTTCGTCCATCCACGAATTCAGCTCCTGTCGCCGATCGTGCTCAAGCAATCGCATCGTCCAATATCCTTCTGGTATATGCGTAACTGCGACCGACCATCCGACGATGGACTCGATCCGACAATACTTTAGATTCAGGTCATTTGATTGCACGCTCGCGTTCACGGAAATAAAAGACCAATATTCTTTCCCATATACGGTTTGTCCTGTCTTGCTGGCCAGAGACACGGCTATCGGAAACGGTGACGAACAATATGCACTACACCCTACGAAATTCCTGAGCGAATCTCTAATTAAAGTCACCCAAACGTGCGAGGGCTGTGCATATTTTTTCATCACATATAACTGTTCCCGCCAACGTATCCGAATCGCTTCACGGTTTTCGATGAGATATTGCAGACCCGGCACATTCATCGAATCTAAAAGATGCATAAAATTGCCGTGTCCGAACACTGTATTGTTCGACCGATGGATCGTCAAGTGCCCTCGATTCGTTACCACTTCCGTGTCGCAAACAAAGTCGGATTTCAACAAAAAACATGTATGAACAATTGATGCCCGAGCGACGAATTCCCACTTATCTCCTAAAGTTAATAGGTAACGCTCTTGTGTCATAAAAAAATTATACTCGATGTCCAAATGTTGTAGGTTAGGACATCTGTGGCACGTTCTGTTCTTTAAACCCGTCAGCATCAGTACAGGATGGCTACCGTTGACCATAAGTTGATGTCTAGGAGAATACTCTCGAACCCATTCCGATTTAAAAACGATACGAAAGTCCACCCGCGACAAAGATGTTGCGAGAGAGAACATGAGAAACAAACACCACAAGTGCCTCATTTTCTATAAATGTCACACTATCTCAGATAGCGCGATATAAATACTTGTATTCTACGCATCTTTTTTTAACACGTCACGCGTGCGCGCATTGTCCTCTAAATGCCCTCTTTCGATTTCTACACGAGAAAAGTTATAAAATACATCAGTTAGACGATCATTGAGGCACATAAGAGATTTATTCAAGCATTAGGCTACTAACATACGCCGTCTGTGTGGCTGCGAACGATAGAGCCATATCCGGATACATTGTCTTTTTCCTTTGCCTATGTGGTAGACCGTCTCGGCATAGTATGAAAACCACGGTGACGATGATAATAAACACAACAAAACCGCCTAGGGTTCCAACGTGTCTATACACGTCGATCCCGTTAAGGCTGACGGTTGTGATGACAGACCTGTTCCGCTCCACGTTCGTACCATTCTCATTATACGTTGCTGATTGAAATTTACTTTTGGTCGACACCCGACAGAGTGTAAGGAGAATGAGAAGCGCACATTTCGAAAACATGCTCATTCGTATCGGTGAATTGATGCGAAAGACGACATCTATTCTCAACGTGTCATATATACAATGAAAAGTGCGTATATAACGTACCAAAAGAATGAGAACGTGGGTGACACACCTCGTTCCGGAGCCTGTTCCGCACCGCAGAGTTCTATGATTTCCTCGTTACCACACGCCCTGACCCGACAAGACAGACAGCTGCTCGGTGACCGAGACCACGGTCCTACGTTGTCGATCCACAGTTCGTCGTATAACCAAAGCATCAAGTCTGAGTTCAATACATCATTTCCAATGTTGTTGACGTATAACGATCCAGACAGCAACAACGTGTCATCTAAGAACCATTCTACGCTGTAATTTACACAAGTGTGTACGGGCGCACACCTAAATGCGAGACCTCGACCTCGCTCTTTAAGGACTGTTGCGTATTCATCGTAAACGGACCGTCCTCGATCTACCCGAGCCTCGTCTTCTTCGTGACCGACGGTGCACACCACTGTTCCGGAGCATTCTGGCCTGATTCGAACGACCGAAGTCAGGTTTAATGCATTCGATAGAAAATTGCTATACGATTTCCCCTCTTCGATAGAAGGATGAAGCGACGTGAAGCCGTTAGCAGAGAAGACAGCAAGAGGCGTCCGCTGTTTTGTGCTCCCACATAGCCGATACCATGTACCCATCAAGGTATCCGGATCAGACACTGTGGCGGAAGGCGCTGTCCATAGGCATGTCAGAGTCACGACATCCGATCGTGTACCGCCTTGAATGACCTGTATCGTGCCTTCGCTCGACCGCGGGAGAAGATGGAGGAGCGTCCAGTAAATCAGAGTCCGGCAGATCATGTTGAATCACAGTAAGATTCAAAGCGGAGATCGGATTCCTTATAAGTTCCAAGGTTCCCGGATCCAAAACGTCATCTCGAATCCCCAGGTGGGACAATAATATCCCGGCGACCACAAATGCGCTCGCGACCGCGAAACAGGTTGCAACGACCGAAAACCGCCAATCTCGCTTATGCGGCACGGACCCTATTCTGAGATCCAACAGGCGCACACATTGCGTGTTTGAGAAAAAATGACGAGTTTCCGATACGCAACGGCATTGTAAACAATACTCCGTGGATTCGTTCAAATTTTTGAGATAGAGCACTCCTCGATGAATTTTGACGTGCGCGTACCAACCTTCTCTAATATCTAGAGATTCCTCAATCAGGTCGCCATCCGCCCCATCCATCTTAGCTATCCATCGGCCGTCTACGGACCAGGACACGGTAAAACGAGAATTTGCTGTTTTGGGACAGATGCACACCACATAGGCACTACCCGGATCGTATTTTCTGACCACTGACAACCTCGTACTCCCCGTAATCGAGTTCCCCGTCGAGTTTTCGAGATCATCCGCCCGGCCGCAACGAAACCGGAGGTCGTTCGACCGGCGACATACGATACGTGATGATACGGTGGCCGCGTACCACAAGACCGACAGCGTCACGAAGAGCGACATGCTCGCGGCGTCGGATGCGCAGAGGAAAAAGACACATAACCGTTTACACACAGGCTTTTTATTTGCATATTGCTGATCTACTAACAAGAAAACGATACACAGCGTCAAAACAAAACAGGCGCGGATTCCGGGAGACCGTGATCGCGAAGCGGACGAGGTATTCTGAGTAAACGTAGTCCGGCGTGTTTTGTAAACGTCTCCCATTGGCCTCCACGGTGACCAAACGCGCCGCGACCGTATAGGACAGCTAGGAGGAGACTCAGGGCGAGACAGAGGACGAGTAGACCCAAGATGATGAATAGCGGAGTTTGGTCGTCGTCAAAAATCAGGGGCACGGTGGCGGTGGCCGGGTCCGGAAACGTGTGAAAAGGAATAGAGACCATTAAAGCGTCGCGTGCGCCGTTCTCGTCGTTCGACGATGGACTCCGTGTTGCCATTGCAGTCGACGCGATCGTCGTCCGGAGCGTTTCCATCGTACTTCCTGTTGTGTTTGTGATGATTTTCGTTACCGCGGTCATCGTCGTAGTTCGTCTACTAGATATCGTGGATACCGGTGGAAACACGACGACGGTGACCGAACAGATGATCTTTGAGAGTAAATCCGGAATATCGACTCTCACGGATAACAAGCCGGTACTGACATCTAACGTGACACCGTTTCTCGGTCCGATAGTGGTTCCATTTATCGCGTGGAGCAAATGTGGACCCGAGGGACCTGTCTCGCCAACCAAGCTGCCGGCGTCGAACCTTGATAGGCTCCACCATGCGTTAAATTTAGACGTGACGCACACGGGAGGGATGGGACAACCGAGAAGGACCGTAGAATTGATCATCGAGTAGTTTCGTACGAGAATGTAACCCGCGTACTTGTTACATCTACATCGGTTTTGCGTAAAACCTTTCTCAGGCACACAGTTTGTGGTCATCCCCATGATCACAACAAGACAAAATTTATAGAGAACGAGAATACCGACGAATATATACAAACGGGCAAACATGGCAAAATACGAAGAAAGAGCCGCTCGGAGAAGGCGGTTGACCGAGACGGCAGTTACAGATAAGGAATCGTCAAGCGGATCATTGCGTAGGGTCAGGACACTGGCGGATATACATATGTGTTAATGCATACACGGAGAGCATCAGAGAGATGGAACAGACGGCCGGGAACACGTATCGATGAATGCAAGAATGCTGTTGAGACGTCCGTCTCTCGCCCTCTGTTGTCTTAAGATGTTCTTTTGTGTGTCTACATTTCATCACCGGGGGAGAAGAGATATTATCTCCCATGCCCACAATACAAAGCACTGGCGCTAACGTTTCACGTGACAATGATCGAATAAATAGTGCCATAGGGGGTAAAGAGGTATGCGCCTCGAGCGAGATATTTGCTGACCACCAGAACGTCGTTCCTCCACTTATGCGTTCGTTCGGTACGATAATAATCTGCCCGTTAACCCGCCTCGAAGTCCGAAAAAATGTATGCGATTCGGAATCTGTGACAAAAAAATGGTAATGGACGTGTCTGAACACGGAACGGTCAGATGTTCTCCCAATAACGGCCGTGTGATACCGATAGATATTCCACGCGAGACATGGTAATGGTACGGTGCACATAGTTTTGGTATCCGAACCCACACAAGCGAGCATACCCGAAGAGTCGTTGGACGACCGGGGGCGTGTATCTTCATGTTGGGATCCGGAGACGCTCGGAAATCTTGAATGTATAGGAGTCAAGGGAAACCAACCGAAAGCTGCCGTGAATACCGCTCGCGCGTCGCCAGATTCTGACGATTGGCAGAGAGGCCGGTTGTTCCCGTGCGCGACTGTGAACATTTCTCCCAGAGTACAGGTGAGCGCGGATCGGAAAGAATCGGAATACAGATCGGTACACGCGGCTGTGACCCCTGCGTCCCTATCGCATTCGACCTCGGAAGCCGAGACCGCAGCATTGAGCAGAGCGAGAATGCCGAGGCAGAAGACACGGCGGGCGCGAGTGTCTTCTACGGTGCGACCATTTCGACGCCGCCGAACGGGGCGGCGGCGGTTTTGTAACAAACGCCGAACCGTCTGAGCGGACGGGACATTAACGGAAACAAGCGTAGGGTTGGTGCCACCGGAGCGGACGAGAGAGGTACGCGGAACGAAACGACGATGCGAGCGCATAGGACGTTCTCCAAGACCGTTAGATTCCCAACTCGTTCGTGACGTCTTCTTGATCAACATTGTGTTCAAAGTTGCGAGGCGAAACGAACCGAAACGAGGCCGCAGGATAGACAGTGAGACTAATGTTCTTACGAGCGTCGCTGACAAACTGGAGCGATACGTAGAGGGAAACGTGACGAGGTTCCGAAAGGGATCTCCTCTGCAGGAAGATTCCGAATCGAGAAAGCGGAGTCTAAGTCGAGCCACCAACGAAACCCGACTCCAAAAGATCTTCCCTACCTTTCACGAAACCGGGAACGACAAAAAAGCGTGCACCGTCCACGAGACCGATGACGGTCGCGGGGGATTCGGCGACGTCGTATCTGAGTCCTTTATCCGGATGTATAGGTCGGACGGGGATTCGTTTGGCGTGTCGGGGCCTAGCCAGATAAGCGTTATTCCGATCGGAGGGAGACACCTATCATCTAGCCACTCGGAGGTCCGGTCGCCTCGGGGAGACTTCCAGGGAAATGGATGTGGAAGACCTAACAGCTAACAGATAAACCTAGATGACAGGGAACTAAAGCGGCTTCGGACAAACCGCGTTCGTGGTCTCTGTGGAGTCCCGAACGTCGCCGATACGGGTACACAAAACAGACAAGAGACGAATGTGAGATATATTTTTATGTGACATCGTTGCGGATGGACATATTGATCAACGACAACCAGGAGACGTAATCATGGTAGCACTGTGACAGGGTACACACGATCGTATAGGAATATGCGCGAGCGAGTGAGAATGAGCGGGCGGCTACATCGAAGAAGGAATACGAGCTAAGTATACAGAGCGTGTGGGAAAGGAGCGACGTGGTCGAATGTCAATGTCCGTCAACGGCGAGTCGTTCAGACGATCTCGTTCACAGGCAGTTTTCTATAACCCGTTCCGCCTCTTCCGCCGTCGACGACGCATGCCCGGAGCCGGGAGCAACAGGATGAACTGACCATCGCCCCCGCGATGGTCAACGCCAACAGGCCCAACGCCGCCGTTAGCGCGATCCCCACCACCGTCCAGGTCACCACCGACAGGCCGAACTCCAAGAAATCTAGAAACGTGTTGTTCGTCGTCAACCGAAGGTCTTTTCCGGACGCGGGCGGAATCCGGGTATTGGTGTCCGGGTCCCGGCAACTCAACATGGAGAGGGAAGAATAATTGGGGCCTTGGCGAGTACATCTCAGACAACTGAGGCGGACGATGGCTTCCGTACCGAACACTTTCAGGGCTCCGGTGAACGGGTCCAGGAGATACTGGTTCAGATAGTCCGGGTGCTCTACCCAGTCGGTCTTACCCGGAACGCCGAGCTGCCCCGAAGGAGTGAAAGTCGCGATGCGCCTACCTCCGTTCCACCAGTGGATCTGTTCCTGCAGGCTCAGATTTAAGGCCTTATCGGGGCAGACTGACTCACCATCCGGGCGCATACAGTTAAAGTAGTAGGCGTACGCCTCGAATTTATCCGGGTTCGGATTCACTGACGTGTACGTCCGTCCAACGATCCTCGCGTCGGCGGTCAGTCCGTAACCTTTTATTCGATAGTGCCCGATGAATCCGACCGGAGTTTCGAGCCATCCCGTGATGTATACTTGGCTCACGTTCCCCTTCTCGGGTGGACCGTAGTACATGAACACGGCTCCGCCTCGGGAATACTGCTCCTTCAGGTGGTGGTAACCCTGCCAGTCCATCCTACCCACGAGGAGTTCGGTACCGTTCTTCTGTACAACGTACCAGTTCAGCCCGGCTCGAACGTCGTCGGATTGACCGACCCAACTGACGCCGATGACGGTGAAGGTCGTGCGATAGTAGAACCGAACGTCCAGGGGATCGGGGACGTAGGGGACGGCTGAGGAGGCGTCGCCGTCTTCATCTGCTGCGTCAGGACAACCCGAGACGTGTCCGTGATCTACATCGGAGAATGTGAACAACAGAAACAAAAGGACAGAGACGGCCGCGCCGTTAGCGCGCGGCCGGGCCATCACCGGGGAGCCGGAGCGATCTTATCGCCACCGCGGCCGCGAACAGAATCCGTAGGAGGTTGGGGCGCGTGAGCTTTTTGTGCTTTCCACTTCTCTTCCGCCTGTATTAACAGTTCGAGTTTCTTCATGAAGCGTTGATGACTCTCGCGATCGAAGGTCGGCGCGTGGGCCTGCGACGCAGGAGTCGGCGGCGACGATGGAGATGGCGAGAAAGGATGAGGGGGCGGCGAGGAACGGAAACGCCCGAACGTGGAATGCGAAGAAGACGCCGTGGTCCTCTGGGGACCTGTGGGCCCCGCGGAGCGGGCGGACGGTCTGAGCGGGGGGTCATACGGATGATGAGAAGGAAACGCGTGTGGCGGATGGCGAGGAGGCATCGTGGGCGGCTCTGGGCGATGATCTCGTCGACCGTGGGAAGAACCTTCCTGATGTCGGACGGGACGGACGGAAACTAATCGGTGACGGCGACCGACACGTTCGACGACGACGTCGACGCGAAACGAGTAGAGACAGCGAGGCTGTCCCGGAGACGGCGGAGGCGTGCGGCCGGTCATTCGAGTGAATTCATTTTCCAGGGCGGAGAAGATCTCGTCGGCGGACGGGTCGTGGGGAGCGGAAGCCATTAGCCGGGTGGCGAACGAGCGGAAAGAGGGAGAAGCGGCCGCCGCGATCAAATAGAGAGCACCTCGGAGAGACGACGGCGAAGGGGCGGAAGACGATGCGGGCACGGAAAGAGAAGACAATGGCGTGAGACGGGTTAGGGGCGGCGTCTTAGCAGAGGGTGAGGCGGCGCGAGCTGGAGAAACTGAGGACGGAGGGAAGCGAGGAACGGGCGGACGGCCGGAGCCGTGGGATATGTCTACTGGAGACACAGGTGGGGCGAACGAGGCGGCGACGACGGAGTGAAAAGGGGAAGGGGAGCGGGAGGTGGCAGGAAAATATGAGTAAGAGCAGAGGCAATGTCAACCGGGAGCACCTGAAGAGAGGGCAGAAGCACAGAGAAACGAGATGTTCCCTGCCGTGTACGTTGTGTACCTTATCGTCTGCGTCATGGCAGGGCGGGCGAACGATGCGAGGTTCCCATGCCATAAGCTGGACGTACAAGTGAAAGTAGACATCAAGGGAACCAGGAACCGGGATACGTGGTGCGTGATAGAGTTTAACTACATAGACATAACCGGCTATCTAGATCCGAGCGGTGGACCGCAGATGTGGGAACGGAAGGCTGGAGATCTCGGACTTCGGACTGGAGGCGAAAATCTGTCGGCGACAGATAGACATACTGGAATGCATGAGTAAGGCGAGCGGAATAGCGGATGTGACCATGACGTTGCAATATGTGTTCCATGTGGGACACGGGAATTGGTCGGGATATCTGCGAGCGAACCGAGAAACGTTTAGGCTGCGTGACAACCAGACCGTAGTGTACTGTGTGCCGCAGGCGAGACACGAAGCGCGGCTGGCGACGCTGCGCAACGGGGGATGTGGACCGTTTCTTCCGACCGAAGCAGAGACGAGCGAGATGCGGCAGAAGTGGCTCGGGATGTGTTTAGAGAAGAAGAGAGGAGGACGGCCCGACAAAGTGAGACAACTGGGGTTCCAATGTCGGGAAGGGGACGTGGAGACGACGACTAGGAAAGCGGAGAGAACGAGCAACACAGAGACGAAAGAGAGAAACACGACGGGGAAAATGGAGAAGGCGATGGAAGACAGCACAGTGGGAACGGGAAGGGAGGTGGGGACCGAAAGCGGATGGACGGGAGGAGGGGAGGAAGGAGTGACAGAAGAGAGGAGAGAAGGGAACGGTGTCGCGAGCGCCGTGATCGTCATGATCACGGTGGTGGCAGCAGGGGTGGGGGGAGCGTGGATGTGGAAAAGGTGGAGGGGGGAAACGGGGTGGAGGTGCGGCGAAGGGGGGGAAAAGTAGAGTCGGAGATGGGGAAAAAGAGAAAGGGAAAGGGGAAGAAGGACAGGAGAAGCGGGGACGGGCGGATAAGAGCGAGCAGGAGGAGAAGGACGAACAGAAGAGGAACATGGGGGGCGCAGGACTGGTGGTATGGCTCAGTGTGGTCCTGATGGCGAGCGCCGGAGAAGCAGCGGACATCGACTGCGGGAAGTTAGAGATAAGGTTCAAAACGATGATGAGAAGGGGAACGAAGAACGAAACCGACCAGTGGGTGAGGTTTAACGTGCTGAACTATTACTGTACGAGGAGAGAGGGCAAAGTGATATGCGGCGGGAACGCATTTACGAAGAATCACAGCGTGGAGGAAAGAGTGTGGGAAACGCAGGCGGAGACCGTGGAAGGAGTGATCGTGAACGGAAGCCTGTGGGACGAGTGGGTGTGGCTGTATTCCGTGTTCTACGTGGCGGAAGAAAAGCAGACGGTGTTTCTGGAGATGAAGAAGCAAGTGTTCGTGGTGGGGGAGAACGGAACGGTAGAGAGGTGCCAGGGAGAAGACGAGAAGGTGGAAAGAAGAATAAGAGAGTGCAAAGGGTGCGAAGAAGAACTGCGGAGACGGACGCGGACGGCGGAGATAAGCGAAAAATGGAGAGAGATATGCAAGACGCAGGGGACGAAGGAGGTGGCGGCGAAGACGATCAAGCAGCTGACGTTCGTGTGCGGAAAGAAGGAGAAGGGGAGAAAAGGAAGCAGGAGGACGGCAGAAGCAAGCACGGCAGGGAGGAGGACGACGCGAGAGAGGACGACGAGAAGAGAGACAGACGGAGGGGGGGAGACGGCGGAGAGGAACGAAGAGAGGGGGAGAAGCGGAACCGTGGCGGCGGGACTAGCGGGAGGAGGGTGTGCAGCGGTGGGGCTGATAATGGCAAGGAGGAGGTGGAGGGGAAGGAGAGGGGGGAAACAGAGGTGGAGGAGGGGAAGAGGGGAGAGTGAATAAAAGAAAGTGGAAAGAAGGAGTGGAAGTGAAAACGGGGGAGAGGGAGGGGAGAGGCAGGAAGGAAAGAGGCGAACCGCAGGGGTGGAGAGGAAGCAAGGGGAGGAACAGGCAGCGGAGAGCCCAACACCCACACCGAGGGCGTAGGAGGCAATGGGGAGAGGAGAGTTTTTGAGAGAAAGGGCAAGCAGAGGCGGGGGAGCGGGAGGAAAGGAGGAGAGGGGAGGGAGCAGGGGGAAAGGAGAGGAGAACGAGCGAGGGAGGGAGGCGGGTGAGAGGCAAACAGGCACCCGTCGTGAGGGCCGGTCCTCCTCCCCCGGGGGCGTCTTGCAAGGGGGGGGGGCTTTGCGGCGTCGGTCGCGGGCGCGAGGAGGCGAGAGGCGGCGGGGGGAGAGGAGGCCGGCAGGAGGCGGCAGAGGAGGCGAGAGGAGGCGGTCGGCGGAGGAGGCGGCAGGAGGCGGCAGAGGAGGCCGGAGGGCGTGGGCTGCCCTGGCCCCCCGTCGCGCCGCTCTCTCTCCCCTTTTCCCGCTCTCTCTCCCCTTTTCCCGCCCGCCTGCCCTTCGGTCCCCGCTCCCTCTCCGCCCGGGCCCCTTCTCGCCCCCGTCCCTCCCGGCGCGCGCTCCTCCGCCGGCGCCCCGCCCGGCTCCCCGGCGTTTCTCCTTTTCTCCGCCGCCTCCGCCCACCCGCCCTTTCTTGACATCCACCTCCCCCCCCTTCCCCTCCTCCCGCTCATCCCGCTCATCCCGCTTGCGCTTTTTTCCCCCCTCTCCTCCCGGGTGCGCGCCGTTGGC